ATCTACAGTCATGACAGCGATAGCCGCATCATCTACAGCCATGACAGCGATAGCCGCATCATCTACAGCCATGACAGCGATAGCCGCATCATCTACAGCCATGACAGCGATCTTAGCATCATCTACAGCAATGACGGCGATAATCGCATCATCTACAGCCATGACAGCGATAGCCGCATCATCTACAGCCATGACAGCGATACATGGGTCACCATCAGCAATTCTTGCTATTAATAAGGCGCAAACAATTACTGTTTCTATATTGGAAGAGGCATTAACTAAACCGAATACTTGTTTAAAGAAAATCAATGCATCTTCTACACAATATTTAAGCAACAATATTGTATGGAAAACAATTGATGAAAATCATAAAGGATTTTTTATTAAGGTTACTGATTATAATAAATGGAGCTTTAATAGTATACAATATCAAAGCGATAATAATCAACATTATCTATATCAAAAAGATACCGGAGAAATGTCGACTATATTAAAAGCTGATATCATTCGACCATATAATAATCAACTTCAAATATATGATTATTGGCATGTATTTTATATTAGCACCTGGTATTACATCTCTCTTCCATAGAAAGAAACAATAACATGTCATATACACTATACAGTAAATCTCTTAATCGCGCTATACTATCAATAGATGATAGTAAGATTGACGATACTATCATCAACAACGATGATATAGTAGTAATAGACAATGGCGCCGATGTTTCTATAGAGTCATTAGAGTCACTAGACAATCATGAATACTGGAACAACAAGGCGCAAGAAATTATTACTACTAATAATACATTGGAACATGCAATATCTATCAAGAAGCAAGAGATAGCATATGCTAGAATGCAAGCAGAAACATCTGGTACTATTATCAATGGTATCAATATCAATACTGATAGAGATTCACAATCGAAGATTACTGGCGCCGCAGTACAAGCAATAGATGATCCATCATATACATGTCAATGGAAAACAGACGATGGTATCTTTGTAACTATTGATGCCGATACTATCAAGATCATAGCTAGAGGTATCAGAACTTATGTACAATCTTGTTTTGATAAAGAGGCTGCCATTATATCCTATTTAGATACTCTTACTAATAAGGAAGATGTAGATAAGGTTACGTGGAATACATGGGAGCCCAGTAATAATGGTGCTGTTGGTATTGATGATGATACGCCAATCAATGAAGGAGATAATAGCGGCGCCATATCTAATGATGAAAATAATAAAGAGAAAGATGATGATCATGGTATCATCGATGAGTCAGGATCATAGTAATGGATGGTGATTATACATAGATATTAATACCAATCAAGTAAAGATAAGTAAACTTTTACCAAGATCTATGGTTAGTTATATAACCAGTAGATTTTCTGGATGGATAACAACATTATGCGATACTATCAACACTACTATTTTTGGTGGCTCTCCAACAACGTCGCCAATGGTTAGAAGCGATAAGATTTCGGCGCAAATGACTTCATTGTTCACGAATACAAAAGTGAATGTAATTGTATATGCTAGTAAGACACCACAAGCATTTACTTTTCCGGGTGCACCAGTACTAACTAAACATTCGATTTTATTGAGATTGAAGAACCTAAGTTTCTATCTTCCTGCACTTGGACAAACGATCTTCATGATGCTGGAAATGATGATCATGAATGAAACCATTAGATCAGCTATTCTATATAAGAATCCAAAGGTAAGTATTGATTCGCGTACTGGAAAGATTAGATGTTCATTGAATGAAGTTACATGTTATGTATCTAGTTCATTGATTGATCTACTTCGTGAAGATGACGATGAAGTACTTGCAGTACTGTTACATGAAGTGGGCCATAATATGCAAGTTTCATATTATCTATTAAGTAGATTACTTGGTGTTGGATCTCTTCTATCTGTATCAGTTTTGTTTTTAGTTGCGGCGGCATCTGGCGGTGGTGATGATGCGATGGCTGTATTCTTAGTTTTTATGTTGTTGCTTATCGGAACATCACATCTATTGTTAGCATATATGAGCCGGCGCCAAGAGATAGTAGCAGACGAATTTGCTATTAAATGTGGATATGGTAATGCTATGAGTAGGGCCATTAAGAAGTTACATAGATATATCTATGATAGTTCCATTAGAACTACTGCAATCAACAATCTTAACTTCATTGATAGGATTGGACACTTCTTTAGTAAGATTGCAATGTTTATATATAATCAGTTCTCAAAGTTAAGACTTACTGGATATCCAGATATGCGGCGCCGAGAAGATCTTATTGATACAAAAAACAACGAAAGAGAGCTTCTTGGTAATTTATATTAGAAGGAGGCCGATGCATCATAGCTGATAAAGTAAAGCATGCTTTTGTAGCAAATGCATCTACTGCCACCAATAGTAATCCTTCTATAGTAAATGGTACAATCTGCTTTGTCAAAGAAGATAAGTCCATAAGAGTTAAGATGGGTGACGAGATACATCAATATGGTGGATCTAGTGATGCTAAGACCATTATAGAGAATCTAATCAATAGCACATCTAAACCACTAGATGGTATCAAGATTGTTAATAATGAATCAGATATAGTTGTCACTGGTGGTAATTTTTTGTGGTTTGTATTGACACAGAAGAAGATTGTATTGACATATGAGGGCGCCAAAGTATTTGACGCTAGAGGCGGTTATTATGGGGGCTAATAGTTGGCACACATATATCTCTAAATATTATGATAATATGGGGAGGTGTGCATAGACTATAAGTAGATCAGTTAAGACTCTCATTGATATGGAAGTTAGCGGTGATATTTTACTACATGAGCCGCTAATAGCCAACGATGACAATGTTATTACTAGGAAATACTTCCTAGATAACATTAAGGATAGAATCAAAGATGCACTAACTAATGGTACTGACATCGCTACTATTATCCAGCAGATTATACAAGATAAGCTACTTACTGAAGCAGAGCTGCGCAAGATTATAGTAGATATAGTAAAGGAATCAATACAGACCAATACTCACCTTAAAGAGATTATCTATACTGTTATTAAGGATGGATTGCTTACTGAAGATGATATCAAGAAGTTAGTCAAGGATATTATCGAAGAGTCTCTTAAGGATAATGTACAGCCGGATCTCAAGAATCAAATTATTGAGATTATAAAGGCCTATATGCAAACAGAGGGTCTCGATGAAGAGAAAATTAAGAAGATCATCAAGGACTTCATGGACGCCAATCTTATTACCAATAATGAGATTCGTGCCATTGTTAGAGAGATGCTTGATGAGTATATTGGTGGCGGTGGGGGCGGCGGTTCCGGTGCCACTCTACAAACCCGAGTTATTACTATCATCAAGAATGCTCTAGCATCCAATACGGATGATCTTGGTACTACTGTAATACACTTAGTACAAACCTATCTAGAGAATAACCTACTTACTGAAGATGATGTACAGCAAATGATCGCCAAGTATCTTAAGGATCATTTGCTTGATGAGAATGAACTAGTAGAGATTATCAAGCGCTATCTTACTAATAATACTTCAGTACTTAAGTGGATTGATCTACGATAATATACATATAGATAGATAAAGGATGTGATTGCTGTTTGAATCCCTTAATGAAACTAGTTAAGTTACTTAGGACAATGAATCTCAATATCAACAAGTACATTGCCATCAATGAAACTGGTGATGGTTTTGTATTCAAGGGTATTGAAGATCTTATTACTGATGTTAACAATAGTGGCGGCGCTGCTAATCTCAATGCCACTAAGATTGACGGTAAGACTATTGAAGAGTTCATCAATGATCTAAAGAGTGACTTCAAGGTACACGAACATGCTAATAAAGATGTATTAGATACTATTACTAATGAGAAAGTACAATCATGGGATAGTAAACAAGATGCTATTGGATATGTACCAGAAGATTTAGCTAAGAAGGGCGTTGCTGAAGGATACGCTTCTCTAGATAATACTGGTAAGATTCCTCTTGAACAATTACCAGCCATTACTAAGGAGACTTTAGTAGTTGAAAATAGTAATGCTAAGAATGCTCTTACTGTTGATCAAGTGTATCCAGGATTACAATGTCTGGTATTGGATGATGATGGTGCTAAGCCAGATGAGCAATCGGTATTGTATATTTGTGTTAAGATTACTGGTACTGAGATTACATGGGCCGCCATTGCTAAACTTGATCCAGAGAATGTTACTATCTCTTGGGATAATATTTCTGGCAAACCATATTCTTCTGTATCGGATATCGATGATGCTGTTGCCAAGAAGCATACACATGATAACATTGAGACTCTTAATAAAATCGGCGTAGATAGTGAAGATAAACTTACCTATAATGGCCAAATAGTTGCCTTTTCTGATAATCCTATTGGTGTTCTTAGATCTTGTGTAATTACTGCATCATCTGATAATCAAACAGTGTTTATGTTAACGGATCCTTCTTATAACTTTGACAAAGATAAGGATAATGTTATTGCAGTATATTACAGTGGATTGAGAGTTCCTGATAGTAACTATGACTTCAGTAAAGATAGTGGTAATCTTACGCTAAAAAATAACATCTCTCTAGATAATGGAGAGCTATTAGAGGTCGAGTTTGAAAAGTTTTAGTAGTTGATAGAAGTGGTGCGCCGCATATTGTATGATTATCATACTTGCGGCGCACCACAGTTTTACTGGTTAGTACTAGTTAATAATCACCTTCATCTTCTGGATACATGCGCCATTCATTAAGAAACATGTCTTGCCGTTTATCAATTGGATCTTCTTTCATAAGTTCTATGAGTACTTTATCGCCAAAAAGAAGATGCATTCTTTTCCTAACGATACTTTGTGGACCACCATAAGTAATGGTATCTCTAGCTTGAATGTAATCATCGTATCGGTTTTTAACGAAATTGGGATTAGCCTGACGAGCAATATCCAGATACTTATTGAAAACTTCGCGATTACTTGGATAGTACTTCTCTCGGCGCTTTCGTTCTATATCAGTAAGCGAACGTTCGTTATAATAATTTTCCCATGTACCATCAATAAGAAGTTCTTCATATAATGGGAAGATCTTCTCTCTATCATACTTATATCTAGCAAGTTTCATTAGCAACCTAAAGCCCATACCATCAAGTGCAATACAATCATTTAATTCATTGAGTGTTATAGAATCTGGATCTCTATCCGACATATCAATGATCTCATTAGTTAGCACATTCTTAAACTTCATCATTCTAAATGTTGTCCTTTCTTCATTGTTGGGTTTTCCTTTAAATTTACTAAACAACATAGGTTCTTTAAGTGAATACAAAGTATTATCGCATAGCCGCTTTATGATCTTTGGCGGATTATCATCGTAAAACACTGTTACAAACTTTATAACCCATTTTGGATAATTAGCGTTTGTATTGTAACGAAGGTTATATACAATCTTAACTACTTCGGGTTGATTGTTTTGATCAAAAATTAGAACATATCTTGCAAAATTCTTCTCCATACGATAAACTTCATCAACACATTTAAACTGATTGATACTGGTGTGTTTATCATCTATGATTGTTTTAAGATAGTATACGTCATAATATTTACTGTTACTTTCGATGTAAAACTTGTAATCGGATCCATATATGGATTTCAGATCTTCTATTGTATTAGAAGTAAGAAACGTTTGTTCAGTAAATAAGTTAATTGCTGCATCGAAACTAATGACATGTTTTGCAAGATTACCAATAGCTTTATCTTCTTCCCACCAGTAAACAACATCGTTGATAACTTTATAAAAATTGCTGTTTTTGGCTTTAGCAAGGTTCTCTGGATTCTCTAGTTGTAGTTCATTGAATGGGATGATGTTATGTTCAATGTACTTACTAATGATTCCTATTGGCTTATCATCATCATTAAATCGGTTATCATCGGCTACTTCAATACGTTTATGGATAAATCTTTCGATTGTATCCATACCCTCATTAGTAAATGTAAACTTATCACCATCTTCGTTGATGTACTCGTATTGTTCGATAAGTGAGAAAATCTTGCGATTTGTCTGAAGAACTTTCATAAGCTCGTTGATCTTACTTTCCAACCTTGGTGTGATATGCATAGTATATCTCTCCTTTATAATAGATAGTATAAGTGATATGCAACAAGTATATAATATGTGACATACCCCAGTTTTACTTGTTAGTAATCACCTTCATCCTCTGAATACATTTCCATTCGTATATCGACTTATGTTTTAACATTTTTGCTTCATGATTTATTTCTCTATATTGCTTTATCTGTTTTAAAGTGATTAAGTTTGGATCTTTATCAGACAGATCAAGTATCTTGTTGGGTTTTCAATGTTTAAACTTCATATTATCTATTCCTTCAATATGATAGATGAATGTAGTGCGCCACAAATACATATCTGATATGAAAACTGCGACGTACTACTGTTTACTTACTACTTAATAGTAGTTTCGTTCCAATCGGAATATGTCATCTTCCACTTATCGATATTCTTATCAAGAATTGCATCTTCTGGATCTTCTAATGGAAGTAATGGTAATACATCTTCATTGAAAAGAAGACGCATTGTATTTCTTACTAATCTCTGTGGCGCCCCATAACATATTGCTTCTTTGACGATTGTATAAAGTTCTTTATTGAACTTGATGAAGTTTGGATTTGCTTCTCTTGCTTGATCCAAACATTTGTTAAAAACTTCACGATTGCGATCATAGTACTTTTCTCGTCGCTTCCATTCCAAATCATCCAGTGGCTTTTCCATATAATATGATGCCCATATCCCATCATCCATTATCTCTTCATGTGTTGGAATGATCTTATCGTAATCATAGCGCTTCTTATTTTCTTGACTAACTAATCTAATCTTTAATCTTCTTGCTGGTATATCAACAGCGCTGCAATGACGAATCTCATTCAATGTAATGGTATCTGGATCCCTATCAGAAAGATCAATAATTTCGTTTGTTCTTTTGCGCTTAAACTTCATATCATTATTCTCCTTATCATCTATAAGATGTAATAGCTTAATTTTATGTTCGTTTAAATCTGATAAATTAACACCAAGATTTCTCAGTAACTGAGCACGAAGATTCTTTACTGAAACTGGTATTCTATTATCTTCATAAACTGTAACAAATTTAATAACAAGCTTATTATCTAATTGACTGTATCTTACATTATATACAATCTTTACTGTTACAGGATCTAAGATATCATCAAAATATAACACATATCTTACGAAGTTCTTTTCATGTTCGAATGTACCACCAATAGTCTTATACTTTGATGAATTATCATGATTATTATCAACGATAGTTTTGATAAGATAAACTTTCGTATACATATTATCGTCATCGTTCATATCTACTATTGTTCTTAAATCTTCATCATAGTTTATAAGACCGATCGCATCTTCGAATGAGATATCATGTAAACTGTCATTGTAATCCTCTTTATCTTCATCCCACCAATAGATAACATCATCTGTTTCTTCGTATGTACCAGCATCTTTAGCATTTTGAAGATTCATAGGATTCTCTATTTGTAACAGTTTGAATGGAATAAGATTATGACTGGTATATTTGTTTACGATACCAATAGCTTCACTATCGGTAAAATTTTCACCGATTATGATCTTCCTGTAGATATAATTATCGATATGATCCATACTTTGAGAAGTAAATGTAAATTCGTTAAGTTTGTTATATGCATCATAATAACTGTATTCACAATGATCCGTAAAGTAAAAAATCTTCCGATTCCTTTCTAAAACTTCTCGACACTCTTGAATTGCATCTTGTAACTCTTGACTCATTTGTTTCATACATTATGGCCTCCTCATATGAGATATATAATAGTATTATACCATATCATCTAAGATGATGCACTATGTAATACACAAAAAGATCACATAGTACATCATCTTTATATGCTAATGACTAAAGACAATCACCGGTAACTTTCTTAGCATTTGGTATGCCATTCTTTACACAATATGCAACCAATGGATCATATGGATCATCATCTTCTTCTGTCCATAAGTAACCATATCCTTCTGGTTCAACGTAAGTAAAGATACTTACATATAGAGGATATGTATAGTCGCTCTTATCCATCTGTTCCTTTAGTGGTTTTAGAAACTCATTGATGCAATATTCTTCATTAGAGATAACTGGATCATCTGGATCATTTACTGGTACCATCTCTCCATCAAAGTTTTCATACATTTCTACTTCTTCATTATCTTCATTACTAGAAGGAAACGCCCGATTTACTATCAAATTCAATAGATCTTGATCATTGTGTACCAGTACTAAATCCTTAGATAATTCAGTTATACGCTTGGGTTGATCCATGAGCTTCAATGATAGTCGTGTATCATTATCTTCAACATATGCATCAGATTCTTTATGATCTGTATCGGCGCCCGAATTCCAACTATCATTAGATACCCTTATGATAATACCGTTGATTTCTGAAATGCGCTTCTTTAGATGATCTTTGAAGGTATTAAACAGTTGTACTAGATCTTTGTTATTAAAGACGCATGTTACGATAAAGGAAGTGGATGAACTGTTAGCTACAAAACCGGTTCTTAACTTCATAGTAATACCTCAACCCTTTCTATTTCTATATACCAGTAACTACACAAAGTGTACCGCATCATTCAATCATATCTTACGATGTATCTAGCACACATGCATATGATCCAATTACTACCTAATCACTTCCCATTATATATCAAATTAGTGTGCATCTTGAATGTACTACTATAGTAAGATAACTGTGTCATGAATGTTGGACAAGATAGATCAATAGTATTGCTTTTGGTACTATCTTGATTATTCTGTTCCAATGTTGGCGCCTTTATATACTTCTTATACATCTTATACCTATTGATATATGCCTCCTTATACTTCTTATAACTGTCACTGTTACTATCAAAGATACTATCCGCTTCATTACGATACATCTGATATATAAATGGTATAAGATCATTATAGATACTATCAATCAGCGTATTACAGTAGTCTTGTATCTTACGCCGATTATCATCCTTATAGTACGCATATGATATCCTGCCATTACTATTACCATTGATTATAGTATTGATGCTGGTAGTGAACACTATACTGTTATTTACAACTTCATCAACATTGAAGTTATAATCTGGATGTAACATAAAGGTGCATAGATTGATTCTAGCATGTGTACTCTTCTGCAATGTTGATAATAGTATATCATCCAGTACATTGGCACCCTTAAAGAATGTTAGTGCTGGTACTACTAGTAATCTCTTATCAATAGTAAAGTTGCTAATGGGATTGTGTTTATATGCATCGATTCTTATAGTCATTGATTCCATTGTAATTGACTTTGGATTAAACTTAGTACACTCATCTAAATACTTGTATATAGATTCCTTGGCTAACTTTTCATTTTCTAGAAACATTGGATCATCTGTTAGTTTTGGATATATTTCATTAAAGTAATGTCTATTGACTAGTAGTTGCATTCTTCCTATCTTGTTGTTGATCTCAGTATTGGCTGATAGTTGTTGATTCTTATACTCGTGTCTCATATCCATCATAATAGTGCGCACATCTTGTGGTAATATTGTACTTTGGTTAACGCGATTATACTTGATAACATCTGCTACATTGAGTACTGTTTCTATGTTCTTGATAGTTGTACCAGTATTGTTGTATTCCAGTAGATATACTTTCTTGTCTTTTGAATCATCGGCGCCATACTGTACATTAACGTATAGATTACTTAAAAGATTACCAACAGTATAGTTCTTCCTCAGATACGATGATTCATGTTTATAGTAATATAGTAACCGTAGTATCTTATTACTACTTACCATATCATGATCAGTGCAGATAAAGTTAGGCATAGTATATGTAATACAATCCTTCACATCAGTAACGCTTCTTTGATAGATGCGCCGCATATTTGGAAACAGTACATACTTGATCATATTACTATCCGGCGCCACTTCATTCTTATTACTATTACCATAGTACTTACTATCTAGATCAATTAGATCATGTTGTGTGCCAAATGTTATATATGGTTGGTATATGAGTTCTGATATAGTACACTCATTATCACACATGGTATTGTATATCTCTGTGTTCTCATTATAGCACTTATAGAATGTGATTCTATATGGGCGCTCACCTTTAATAGTAAGACTATCCATCATTATACTAGTAATCTTACTATAGATATATGGGATCAATTCCTCTATCATACCATATACTATATGTATGTATAGTTCCACTTCATCAGTAAATAAATCCCTATATGTAGAATCATCTTGTCTATAATATAGATTCTTTAGGTACTTAGTTAGAAGTGATTCTTCTCCAGGCCTACTATTATGACTTCTATATGGGTGTATTATAAAGGTAAAGTCATCGTAATAGTATCGTAGGAATAGTTCCAATGTATTATCATCTAGGTAGTTCTTTCTAGTAATATAGTTATGCTGGAGTTTCTGTATGGTAGTTATTCTTGTTAGGGAGCTAAACTCTCTATGTCTTACTGCATTAATATCAATGTTATAAGTGCCGATATACTCTGGTATACTAATCAAGCTTTCTAGCTCTACTAGTACTGTTCCAACTCTAGTTATCTGTGCTTCTGGACTAAAGTACTCTATAATGATATTGTTAATGTAATTGCGCGCATTGAAGTTCTTCTTGAAGTCGCTAAAGGCTTTCTTGAATGTACTGGGAGATACCTTCATGATATATGCATTACTCCCTTCTATTTATGAAGATGATGATTGATAACTAGTTCAGTTGCACTAGCAATCTCATTGCACATCATACAAATAGTACCCAGTTTGCCATTGTGATTGGTATTGTGTAATGTATATGCGGCGCCATAATAGTTAACAGTGGTAATAAAGTCCTTGATAGAGATCTTACTATCCCTATTACTATCATAGGTAATGGTATCTGGTAACATGTCTCTTATAAACTGATCTAACATACCTTCCCTGCTACCAATATCACTATCTACATAGCTTTGTAGATCTCCAATAAGATGATTGTTATTGACTTCCTCATTAATGATATCCAGTATACGATCTATGTAGTCATTGGCGCACATGATAATATCAACATAATCCTTCATCTTCTGTAGTTCATTGTTGTCAGCGAAGTGCTTGTCGTTAATTGTCATGATAATAGTAAGCTTCTCATTAAGACATTGAGTAAGACTAGTATGCAACTTTGCTGTATCTACAGTATATTTATTACCAGGAACATTCCAATGTATAGACAGTGTATGCGATATAAGACTCTTGGGATCGAGTGTTATTGTAATGTCAAAGGTATTGAGCTTTGCTGTAGATAAAGAACTGCCCCATACTCTTTCATCGGCGTATTCTCCATTAGCTAATGCAATGGTACTACTACTATTACCATATGTAAACTCGCATGGCTGTATTGTAATACCTACTGGTATTTTCGATAGATCTGATTCATTGGATAGTGCTTCTTTGGTAAGAATAGCACACAGGTCTTCAACCTTGTTGTTTAGAGCGGAACAGGTTTTGTGTATAAACCATTCAACAATGAAATCTTGTAGATAGATAAAGGAATCGCTTCCATATTTACAATACTTGATTTTATCCAGCGCTCTCTTTATACACCTATCTACTATATGAGAGTGACAGAGATTATCAATCTCAATCTTCTTAGTAATGCGATAGTCTTCATGATATGAAAACTGCGAGTTACTATTGTTACTATTGTTTACTTGGTATACTGTTTTAGCAACAGCGGCGGCGCCCATAAGTTGCGGAAGATCTTTAATGCTTTCTACATACAAAGCATATATATCATTCCTGTAGATGACGTTATCTCTGACGCCTTCTATTGTCGCATATGTAAAGATACTATAAGTATGATCATATAGATCTTCTACTTCGATTACTATGTTATCAAAGAAGTTATAATATAGAGAACATAATCTGTACATCTCATGATTAAGATCATTCCACTTCTCAGTATCGTATATAACTTTGTAAGCACTTTCATGACCAACTATACCAATCATATTTTGATTTGCGTGCGGCGTTTCTGTAGTACTAATACTGTCTATATAGTAAGCAGTAACCTTGTACTTACTATTACTATCATCGCTTAATACTGTATGTAGTATCAAATTGCATATGTTCTTAAAGATAGAAGATTTTATATGTTGTACATTAGCGCATTCCTTAAATAACTTCTTATAGTTGTCGTAACTGATACACTCTACATAACTCATCAATATTATAAAGTTAACGCAACTTACTTCACGTATCTCTCCTGATAGTCTATTAAGAAAGGAATATCTGTTGTGTTGATTATTGATGATAGAGTTGATCTGTCCATTGGTGCTATTATATAATGGCTTAACATTGATAAGTATATCAGTGTCTTCTACTATTGGTGCCAATATCTTAGTAACAGTACGTTTGATGATCTTGTGTATCTTGTCGGTGTTATTGAGTAGATCTTCAATCATAGTGATCTTATCCATGGTGAGCATACTAATCATCCTCCGCTGATTGTTGTTGTGAAATAAGCGTATCATCATATACTTTGATACATTGGATGTTATAGTTATTATCGGCGCCATAGTAGTTTATCTCTGATACAAAGTTTTCAATGTTCATAATAGCAATCTTATCATATGCCGGCCCCTCTATCATACACATACTATCCATAAGTTCTTTATTGTGGCTAATCTCATGTATCTGTTCATCAATCCACTTACTATATGATCCAAATGTATAATCTCTATAGTTGCTAGATAAGTACTCTATAAGATATCTATTGATCCTGTTTTGTATATCATGTATAGCATCTAATACATTACTATAGTAGCGCATCTTCTTATTGAGTGCAATGATTGCATCAAATTTACTATCAGTTAAAATCCTCTCATGATTAGTATCATCAATAAGATTCTTCATTTCGTTTAGTATTTGGCCACTACATCTCTCTACTTGGTAATCAATAGTAGGATCATTAGCATTATCACTATTGTAAATCATACGTTCACTTACTGATAGACACGGACATGTAAACTTAATAACTTCTTCATAGATCTCATGGCTGTATTCGAAGTTTAAAGAACAGATCTGTATATTAGTAGTTGGTTGTAATTTATCATACATTACTCTATCATCACCATAGAAAGGCGTATTGAGAGAAGTAACCCTTCTATCCATATAATGGTTAAACTCAATCGTTAAGTAATCATCGTGTTCATTATCACCATGTGGATAATAGAGATGACAGTTAATTGCATGAAAGGATACCTTGTCATATTCAATACCATTAACTGGATGTAAAAGTGCATTATTATATCCCTTTATTGATGTTCGTCGTTGTACTCGCTTTTCTATAATATCAATAACATAACACATATATCCATCCGCTACTAAATTGAAAATTGATACAAAGGTTTCCTCATTTACTAGATTGAGCTCCGGTTGTCTTATATGGAATGTCTTATCTCCCCTAGTAAATAGAAGATCTACCTTCTTCTTCGAACATCGTAGATTGCTATATGTATCCACTAGTATCTTACTGTAATTGTGATTGTGTGTCTTGATATGTTGCGAAGAATCTACTAGTATAGATGTATATGGCGTTAGATCTAATATGCTATCTACTTTACAGAGATACCAATTGCCATAATGAAGCATATTATACATATAGGAAGATTGAGTAGTAGTAGCGGTGTTTTTGCTATTCTTGTTAGTTGGATCATATGAGGTGAATGCAAACTTTGTATATGTGTTATCAGTGGTATCATGGATCTGCAATAGTAAGTTCTCAAAGAGCTTAGAATATATAATACATATAGATGTTTTCTTAGTAGTAATATTGTTCTTCTTAAGATAATCTGAAAGAGTAGCAGTGGCGGAACCAACATTATATTCCTCATCGTTGGCTCCGCCACTATCAATGTGTGTTATGAGAAGTATCTCTCCGTTTTCATCGTATAGTATCATATCAATCATGCTGGTACTATCAGTATTACCATTCAGTAATCGATGCATAGAAATGTTGTATCTAGATGCGTTTTCTTCATAGATAACATCATTGTAGATCTTACCAACTATGCTTTGAAATATCTCCTTTGGGATATTTCTTATTTTGTTGAACGTAGATGCGACATTAAGTTTGTGCAAAGTCTTAATAGTAGCATCTATAAACACAGTAACAGTTTTATACTGATTAGTATATGTAAAGTCGCCAAATTTATAATCATCGCGCGGGTTCATGTAATTAGAATTAGTGTACCACTGATCACTCTTTTCTAATGGGGGCGCGCTACTATTATATACTGCAATGTTACTATTATTAATGATCTTCTTATTGCATTCTATAGAGATTGGATGAAGTAGTTTGTTATTGACAGTATCTTCAATGATCTTGCCCATTGTAAATGGATTACTTAATAGTAGTTCTATTTCTTTACTATATGGAAACATGGCGGCACCTCATTTTTCTTTAGTTAGTTACAACTGCAAATACAATCATGCGCTATTATAAGATCCTTCTGCATACAATAGTTAATAACAGCTGATACATCTTCGAGTTTAAAGTCATCGTAATAGCTAAGATCAATGTTTTCAACATATGCATACAATGGGAAGGATGCATTCTGTTGCTTTATTTGGTGTAATAATGCTTGATGAAGGCGCTTAACTGTTTCTTCATAGTCATTCTTGTCAATATCGCTTTGTTCCATTAGATCTCTAATGGTATCAGTAGTAGCATGCACATACTTATCATGTATACTGTATAGTGTTGATTCAAAGTACCCGCGGTAAATAGCCTTGCGCAATTCTTTAGAATCAGTTACATAAATCTTCCTTGAGATGATCTCATCAGTACTATTGATATCAATGGTTTCAATATCATCAATATCATCATCAGTATCATAATCTGTACCATCATTGATGATATCTGCAATTGGCCCATCTATAAGATGTGTAATCTTGCTATAGTCAGTTGTACTATTGATAAGTTTATCCAACTTATCCGCATTCTCTAGATTGATCTTATTGATAGTGTCTAGTTGCTTCTTTGCATCGAGAACCAATTCAGAAAGATCATTATTATTGAATAGCGCTGCTACTATAAAGGAACTGGAAGAACTGTTTGCTACGAAACCGGATCTTACCTTCATGATGATATATATCCTCCTTAGTTAGTTATGGATTGGTTATTGCTGCGCCGCCATGTTTATTAGCTATGCTATCTTGTGCCAATGTAACTGGTAATTCATTGGTGCGCCATAGTAGTTAACCTTTGCTATAAAGTCTTCAATGCTTTGCCTATAGGGAATATATGGCGCTACTTTAATTAAAGGATTGTTATCTTCCTCCATAGAATACTTATCTATGTATTGTACTATCTCTCTAATCTGCTCTCTTATGTATGTTAGATATGTATCGATGGTATATGGCTTTAAGAAGTTATCTGAATTATCATTAATGTATTCGCATACTCTATTGGCTATCATATAACAAGCAGTATTAAGATTAGTAGCATTGAATATACTTGTACTATGATCCATGAATGCATTCACTAAACCATGGCTATTATTATTCTTGTACTTGCGAATAGATTCTTGTATCAGATCTTGACTTAATCCGCGCGCATAATAGTTTAGATACTTTGATGATGGCGGGAATTGCATTGTTCTTCTATATAAGGTAAAATATATGATACATAGATCTTGATTTGCTCTCTTGTCGGATAACTCTATACTATCATCAACATTACAGTAATCGAAGTGCATTTGTAAACAATTTAGTTGTAGTGGTGTAGTTTCATCAAGGTGATCATATAGAACATCGCTGATACTATTGTTACCAATGCACGCGTTGTTGAATATATCAAGGCACTCAAGTCGCTTATCAATTGCTTTTCTAAAGTCATCGATTATGGTCATATCACCGTGTATTCTTTCAGTTGGATTCGATTGAATACAATGTAGTTGTATATCTCTAGTAGGTAAGTTATCAATCTCAGTTTGTGTAAATGGTAGGCGCTTGTTTGAGAATCTATATGATTCGTTAATGCGAATAGTAGATGTAGCACTTTTTAACTGTTCTGTATACATCTTCAACAAATATAGAATGAAGTTATGAGCAAAGATGTTGAAGAGAGTTGTAAAGGTATATCTGTTGATCATACTATTGCTCTTGTTATAAAAGTGGTATTCCTTTTTATAATTCTTTGATAGGATAAGTTGCGCCGCTATCTCTAATCCCCTGTATGTATAGTACTTATTTAACATGGCGATCCTATGTGAGTAATCTGGAAAGTTTTTTGGACTGTATGATGTAAATACATTATGATTCCTTAGATCCAAAAGATGTCTCACTTGTACTAGATAGTAGTTCTTAGTAACAGCTCTTACATATGGAGTAGATGAATTGTATTGCTTGTTTCTATATATCTCATCGTTTGCTATTTCATCATTGAAGTTCATCATCCATGTACCATTCATGAATACAAAATGTGTACACGTTTGATCAATAGTATCTTCTATCTGTATTAGGATGTTTTCAAGAAGATTGCGATAATACTCAATATACAAAGTAAACTTTTCATTATTATCAGAATGAGCACTTGTGAAGTTATTTACTGACTTTGTAAACAGTTTTTTGATATTAGCGTATGTTTCTTCATTGTAACAACATGGTACTCCAATCATTACCCTATGATCAGAATCATTGAAGTTATAGATAGTGGTATTCTCAGAAGGCATATAGTTAGGTGATTCTATATTGTATATAGAGATATTGTATCCAGATCTCTCTTTTCTACTTAGTACATTGCATTGAATGAGATTGATAAGCGCCTTACATAACTGTACTGGTAGATTCAATATACTATTGATAAGCCTTTCATGAACTTTAGGAAGATCTTTCGTGGCGCCTACTATAACCAACTTACAGAAGATATCCTGGCGCATATCGTTTATATTCTGCCTTTGTACATCATAATGAGAGTATACTGTATATAATTCATTTTCTGATGGTGACATGCAGTTCATTAGTATCGGCGTTACTGTAATAGGACTACTATGATCTTCTTCCATAATCTGATTGACTGGAATAGCAATGGTATCTTTTGTAGTAGACTTGATAAGATTCGATAACACACATGTATTGCTTACTAGTAGTTCTACTTCTTTAACATATGGGAACATGAATGCTTACCGGCCAATCATGATAATACATATTGAGCCATCTCCTTTGGTAGTTATATATTATTGGTGAAAGATATGGCGCCGCTCTTTTCTATATATCAAAAGAGCGCCGCAATCATAGATAACACCAATAACTAATTATATATTAGTAAACTACCAATCATCGTGTCTACATGCATTTCTATAGACACATGTATCGCATTGGTTTCTGCCATATGCAAACTTCTTAATATACTTGCTGTCTAAAGACGGCGCTGTTCTATGATGCATTGATATCAATAACTCTTTAATCTTATTGAATGTATCTTTCAGCTCCTCTGTAACATCTATATACTGCGGCGATGTCTTATCAAAGAAGTCATAGTTAAAGAAGTTGATGTTATATGGGTCATCTCTCAATACATATACCATACTAGATCCCCTGATATCTAGATTACATTCATTTCTAAAGAAGAACACTGATAACAGATTCTGTAATAGTTCTTCATGGTATGGCTTATCTGGAATCTTGTTCTTGGTCTTTATCTCATACAATATGATATTATTGGGATCTCTGGTATCAATACCATCGCACTTGCTTCTTACTGATAGCGGCGCAAATGAAGTAAATGTCATAAGTCTTTCAGTATAGTATTGTTGAGATAATCCCATTAGATCTTGTAGTCTTTCATGTAGTGCACTACCAATAGGACCAGTCCAATAGAATGATCTATCCATTGATATATCATCTGATGGAACTCTATTGTAATCAAAGATCTCATAGTATATAGCTCTGATACAGTTGTATACTATTGGTCTCAGTGATATAGAATTGCCATTCCTCTTAGTAGTATTAGTCTTTCTACTAATGATATCTTGATCCACTTGATCCAGTATATCTTGTTTGGTTATGAATGTTAACATGTATATAGATCGCTTCTTTCTGTATAAAGTTTATGTGTGGCGCAAGTACATAATATCCTTATGATAGGAAGTACTTGCGCCACATCTTCTTTGCATATTTATTATAACATATCTTCAATGAAATGTCACTAGTATCTATTGACCTTTCTAGGACCGGCACAGTTAAAATATATCTTGTTTGCCGATGTCATAACGATATCGCCATTGCTTCTAAACTCTAGAAAGGATCCAGTAGTATGCTGGATACGAATGTTGTTTTTCGTTTCGTTGAATTCTATGTAATTACCTTTACCGTCTCTAAGAAGTACATACTTTTCGCTCTTTCCTTCTGTTGCAAATAACACGAGGACATGTATTATTTTTTATTTCCGCATTCATCGGATACCCAAATGCAGTATAATGTACTATCTATACGTGTTTGGTTGATATGTACCCTCCAGCGGCATAATCATAACTAGAGTAACTACTGTAGTTATGATTCGGATGCAACAAAGTCCTAAATCAGTAAACTGACCTTCATTACTTCTTTTCGCGAATAACTATATCGCGCCAGTGGTCAGTATACTTCTCTAAATTTTTAGCAGCGTTTACGTCACGATCGATAACGGCGCCACAATGTGGACATACATAAGTTCTATCAGAAAGTCGTAGATCCTTCTTAACGTGATTGCAGTTGGAACATGTCTTACTGCTTGGAAAGAATATATCCGCTATTACTACTTCGATGCTAAGTTCTTCGGCTTTATACATAATACAATGCTTTATAAAGGCAAACTTGGCATCAAGTAGACTATTGCGCAGACGTTTATTCTTAAGCATGTTCTGCACTTTAAGATCTTCAAGCACAATGCGCTTTGGAAGTAGGTCTACAACCTTTCTAGAAGTCTTATGTATGTGATCATTGCGCATATTTGTAACGCGATTATACTGATGGCGAATCTTCTCTTTCAGTTGTTTAATGTGGTTGGAATCATCTTTCGCACTACGAGAACCATTCTGGCGCTGACATCTACATAATTCTCGTTGTAGATGTTTACGACGCCGGATCTTGCGCTTAATTCGTGGTTTCTTGTTGATGTTCTTATAGAAGCGATGTTTGATATCCTTGGTATGAAGATTGCCATTAGTATTGGTACTATCGTTATCGTAACTAATTGCCACTAGATTATTTCCACAGTTAAGGTCTACACCAATAGAAAAGTCATTCAACTTTATCGCTTGGCTTTCGCGATAGAGTACAAATGATAGAAACCAATTACCGTTATCATCTCTATAGATATGCGGATCACTAAACGAGCCAACATGATCAAATCCGAATGGTATAACATTGTTATATTTTTTGCGATTGTATTTAACCTTTACCTTACCAACTCTGCTGATCTTTACAGTACTCTCGTCTAGAAAGTACAGCAAATCTTTACCATCCATAAAAGAAAGCTTATTGCGTTTCTTACTTTTAAATCTTGGATGGCGCCAACAAGTTAGAATAGTATCGCCATACTCATCAGTAATCATGTAGATGTACTTGTTTTGCTTATAAGTTTTCCAAACATTTAGTAAAGTTTCTTTAATAGCACGGCTGGGAATTTTCTTTTCCTTAAGCCATTTAAAATTACCTTTACGCTTAAGACTTGTTTGGAGCTTATTAAGAACAAAACCATCAAGTATGGCGCAACCATTTCGAATCAGTTGGATATTAAGATTTACTACCCAATTCCAGAAATACCTACAAGCATTTGCAATATCTTCGAGATGTTGACGTTGTTCTTCTGTTGGAAGTAATTTTACTTTATAACCTCGTGAAAATAACTTAACTTCATTCATCCGATTCACCTCCTTGCTATATAAACAGTCTTCCGTTAATTTGTTTACGAGAGTATTATATAGCAATAGTAAGTGAATGTCAACGTGTATTTTGCAGTTTTGTTGATCTAATATTGATCAATTTACTAGTTAGTTATAACTAGCACAGACTATATCATTACCTATAGGGCACTACACACTTCAGCGCATATGCGCTTATATATATAGTCGTTGAAGAAGTGATTATAATCACTATCCTGCTGAACATTCATTGTATTGATATAGTAGATTGATCTACTATATCATCATAAGCTTCATTAATTAGATCATTGAATCTTTCGTCAATGTGTCTTAATAGCTTATGTATTAAAAGTTACTAGCAATTGTTGTAGTTATCATACTAGTTTATACTAGTATGAGGGAAATTTTCCCAGAGAACTAGTTCTTGACAACCATCTCTACGTGGATCATTCTTTACCTTGGCTCTAGGAGGTATATCGTTATTGTACTGTTCTTCTTGTGGTTCATCGTTGTCCTTGGGTTGTTGTTTCTTGTCTTTGTCATTGCGATTCTTGGGGCTCTTAGTAGACTTATCCATAGCCTTACCTTGTTGTTTCTTTTGGGCGCCCTTTTGTGCAGAATCAACTCTTTGGTTCTTAGTAGATTGCTGCGTCTTGTTCTTTATGGATTCTTTGCTACCAATACTACTGGGTACCTTACTCTTACCAATATTACCTAGTATATCCTTAGCCATGGATCCGATTCCACTACCTAGACCTAATTTATCAGTAACCTTATCTATTATGTTATTGATTGCGCCGTCCTTAATACCAAATCCACCATTCAATCCAGGATTGCCGGCACTATCTAATCCAATAGTTGGAGTACTGAAGATACTAGAGATATCCATACCTACTTTATCAGATATACTATTAAGACCCTTTTGTAGAAATCCATTAGCCTGATTAACCAGATTACCTTTAATACTATTGAAAGTACTTTGTAGATTACTACCAATGTTATTGGCGAGATTTAGATCAAATGATCCACCAGTAATAAGATTGTTAACACCATTAGTTAATCCATTACCAATATCATTGATAGTATTATTAAGAAAGTTACCAACTAGTTGAGTAGTGCCAGTAGGATCATTGATGTTGTATATAGCATCAGTAACCTTATTAATAACACTACCAGTAAACTTGCGCACATTGGACCCAACAACACCATTAACTTCACTTTGTATAGTAGTTATGGCACGATTTTTTAAGTGATCAAGATCTCCTATAACGCCACCAATAACATCATCATTGTTAAAGACATTGGTAATGGTATTAGTGATCATACTGTTAACTGGTTCTTTGAGTCTATGATCCATGTTATATGTAAACCCAGTAACACGATTTAGTATATCTGTTTTGAGGGCCCCTTTGATTTCTTTATAGTACTTATCGACTTCCAATTGCGGCCCTATTACTTCATTGAGCTTATCTTCTAGTCTTTGTAGTGGCTCTTCATTAAGTACATCTTCTACTATATCCTTCTTTAGATCATTGAAGATCTGTGTTGGTATATTGGTCTTATAAGCATTAACTAATTTTTCTATTTCACTTGGATACATCTATAGTAATAATATACCTCCTCCTATAACAAGCGTAGACGCCCCTATTTGCGCATTAGTTTTAGAGGCATAGAGTAATATGCCTCATGCGGTTACAAGCGCATATGGGGCGATTTAGACGGCTTACTGGCGCAGTAATAAACATATCAATATTGTACTATGCGTTTCTATCCTTCCCTCTAATAATAACAGAAGCATCGCTACTATTATCATCGGATACAAAGATCATGCGTTTTTCAGGAGTCTTAATAACTACATGTTTATTCCAATACTGTTCACCAGCTTGTTGTTCTGTAGGAATGGCGCCCTCTAATGTTACACCTCCAAAGTATCTCGGTTTACTAGAATCACCATCTTCAAAGAATACATATACATATGAATCTACTGGTGGTATGTATAAAGCGCCAAAGTCACTAACTTTGTTTTTCTTTTCTAGATTCGGCGCAGCAAATGGTGTACACGGCAACGCCCATACTCCTTCATTATCCTTTATCTGAGTATAGTTAAGCGCTGGAATATTTACTTTAATTCTACCGGATTTCTTCTCATCCTTATTATCAACACAGATAGCCCTATATATACCAAAATGCTTCTCTGGTTGATTGTGTGTACTAGTACCTCCAGTATCTGCTACTGTATTCAATGCCATTGCTTCTGCCATATAGTAATCCCTCCACAAAAAAATAATGCGAGTAAAATAGTGGCGCAACAACCCAATATATAACAAGCAATTGCTATAATTTGTTAGCTGTTGCGCCAATTATCAATTATATTACTATAACTCTGTTAAAAAGTTTGAATCTGCTACCTTGATCCACTTTTGATTCTCTGTGGCAAGCCCACTTGGTAAATTGTCTTTCTTATATCTATTACCTAGATATCTACCAATTTTTAAATAAGTAACATTGTTAATGATATAGTTTTTCATGTCTGATGATACTCTTCTAAGATTATCATATCCAGAGAACATCACTGTTGGTACATCATTGATAGTATCAATCATGGGATTACTATCCTTAATTGCCTTATAGATACTTTGCTGTACTTCTTCTAGATGTGATACTGGTTGATCAAGAGGTTCGCCACCTAGAATAGTATAATAGTATTGGATCTTTCTATCACTATATAATCCAGTGAACTTATCCATTTTGCGCTTAGTAAAAGTATATGCATCTTTGGTACTAGTAATCTTACCATGTGCTGTCATATCATGGAACCACAGAAACGAGTTCTGACAATTGGGGCACGCCTTTCCAGACAATGCTCTATTACATCCACTAAATATAGAAGTGAATCCAATGTATACTGTATTGCGGTCTTGATATGGCTTTGGAAAGTTTACGGTGCCAAAGTCAATGTTAACATCGTATAACATTATACTGGCACTCGATCTAGTACTTCATTCTTCTTTTCTGTAACAAACTTATGCATTTTGAGATCTAATTGTACACGCTTCTCTTCCTTGCGCGTGGTACTCCATGTAGATACTGGAGTAATAAATCCGACCACCCTAGTAAACTTGTTTAGCTTAGTACTACCACAATGAGAGCATACATTGGTATTAGCAGAGTGAGAGATATTACCACATTCATCACAGCAAACAAAGAGATAGTTGATTGCAAAGTACACATTTTCCGATTTAGATGCATAATCAATGAGCGCCTTCATTGATTCTTCATCTAGATGATTACCTGCAGAGATATGTACAATGGCGCCGCCCGACATAGAACTATCCAACATACCCGATACTTCCAATCTAGTAAAGATATCGGTATTGTATGATAGTGGTAACCATTGATTGCTTAATAGCACATAATTATGTCTGCCACATAGTCTATCTAATGTAGCTAGTTTAACTGCGGCGTTCTCTGCTGGTACTTGCTCTAGATTATAAATAGTATTAGTAGATTCATCAGATGCTTCTTTATTGGTATTATTAAGTACATCTAATACATCTACATATGCCAGTAGATTATCCTCTACTGTCTTATCATCAAAGCAATGTAGTTGTTCTAGTGCTTCATAGGCGCCGACAATACCAACAGTAAGATACAGTGATTCTGGTTTAATGAATCCTAATGTAAATAATGGCAATAATCCTTTATCGATGTTCTTCTGTACATAGTATCTTCTAATGCGTACAATCTCTCTAGCAATATCTGCGTACTTCTTTACATCGTCAAGGAAGTTATAGTAAGTATAATTGGGATCATTTTTGATACCTTCTCCAGCAATACCAGCAAGATTGAGAGTGGCAACACCCCATGATCCAATACTATCGGCGCCGGCACCAAAGCTATTAGTATACTTCATAGGATCAGTATAGTTCATCATACGGCAACACGATGCAAAGTTATTGGGATCATAGTTAAGAAGAATATTAGCAGTGCCGTGTCTAATATTCTCCTTACAGAACCAATCTAGAAACTCTCTATCCTCTGGAATGCCAGTTTTACGATCTTTGATCATTGCAGCCGTAATAACTGGGAATGTAATAGGTCTACCACAATCATCAATACACTGATTAAAGTACTCATAGAACTCCTTCTGGATCATATCTACAAATTCCCAATCAGGAGTACTACCATCCGGATATGTAAACTTATGCCCAATTACTTTACCATTATCGTCGTAGATGTTACCATACTGACCAAGCATGTATTGTTTATCTAGTAGAGAGACATTAACAAATGGTGATTGCGCACTATATCTAACTGGCTGATTACAAGTAAAAATAAATTCCTGGTAATCTTGCTGGCGCTCTTCTAATGTCAGATGGTCTTTCTTGGCATAGTATGCATATGCAATCCACAATCCCGGTAATGCTGTGGCGCCGGCCTGATGATTAGAAGCATATTGAATAAACTGATTGATATGTGCAATAAAGCTTCTACCATGTTGTGCCGGTTTACTCGGAAGTCTAGGAATGAATGGCAATCCACTCTTCATAAGCTTCTCTGCAGAGAAACTATAGCAATAGTGATTGTACATAAAGAGTGGCAAATCATGTGGATATACTAGTCCATATAGAATAGCAGATAGTACTTCCTTGGCTCTATCAATACTATCATGTTCAATTAGATATTGCCAGATACCTTGCAATGCAAATAATCTTTGACGTGGCTTATCAATTTCTTGCATAACTGATGCAGTAGTCTTTGCAGAGACATTAGCATTACTATCTACTGATACATCTGCCAGATTATTATTAACTGATGTAAGAGAGGTAAAGAAGTCGGTTACAGAGATCTGATCCATGGAAATACCATTAAGCTTAAGAATTTCTGAAGGTACTGAACATACCATCTCTACAAAGGCCTCATCATATCCCATAGAGATCATATTGTTCTTTAGATTAATATTGGCGTTACTATCATGTTGTGATGTTTGCATTTATATTACCACTCCTATATAATATGATCAGATCTGTAATTGTGTACCATATCGTGCATTACTTACTGTGCCGTCACTATCAATAATCTTCATGGCACTATAGCTATCTTCTTCATTGTCGGCGAGTTCTACTGCGCCGTCTAACAAGGTACTTACTATAATTTCTGTAACCAGTGTGTTCTTATAATCGGGCGTTAGATTATCAGTAATCTCATAGTCAAAGGACACTATTAACTGTTTTTGTTCTTTATCAAATAGCACTTCAAAGTTCTCATTAACGCCTTCATATTCATTGGACATATTGAAGAGGTTATTGATGCGCTTCTGTATAATACCAATAAGGTAATCAATGTTACTGAAGATAACAGTAAGGTCTTTCTTATCGAAGATGTTGTCTTTAATAGATAATACATATCTATTACCTACTGTTCTACAATAATCGCCATCTTTTCTATAATGTAGATATACTACTCTGTTATTGCATTCAATGATAACATTCCTATAAATATAACTACTATCACTGTTGGATTCAATCATGCGCGCCGCATCTGTTATGTTGGATACCATTGTAATCATCATCCTCCATCATATAACTAATTATCAGTAGTTATTGCATTATTGCGTGATTGTAGCGCCGATTCATCGAAGACAGTAAATACATCAACATAGTAGTGCGCCTTAGTTAAGTCGCCATTAAAGATATAGAAGTTACTTGTCTGATATGTAAGAGTATCAACGTCATCGATCTTATAATGTACACTATACTGATTATACAGATCATCAAGTAGTGATGCATCTAGCGCCTTATCATTAATAGGATATAGTAGATTGAAGAAAGGTATCCAATGCTTTATAGTATTTAAACAGGGATAGTAAGAGGCCACATATTTTACATTCTCTGTAAAGATCGGCGCCTCTATTGTATTGCTCTGTAACATATGTAGTTTCTTATCTTTAGTACAGCAATAAATAAACTCATCTGTTATGATTATTGGATAACGATACATATCGTTGATTGGCATATACAGTTCAAAGAATCTACTCTTATCAAAATTATCTAGGAAGAAGGAATAATTATCTTTGTGTATCAATGATACCTTCTCATCAATAGATACATTACTATGGTATACATCTTCTAGATGATTGTAGAATAGTCCATAGAACTCATTGATATCCAGTATATCCAATAGATCATTAAGATACGATTGTATATCCTTGATTACATCATCTGATAACTGCGTATAGAGGTTATAAGCGTCGATGTTGATAGAGCTCTCTAGATACACTATCACTAATGCAATGAAGTAGTAATATGATAGTTCATTTACTTCAATGTGAAAGTCTTTGCAGATGTTTTTAACATTGCGATGAAATGTAGCGCAAAGATGATCCTTGCGATTCTTATAGATGATACGTATTACACTATCTACATAACGATACTTATGGTAGATACTATCATGTTTGCTATTATAGTATGATGGTACTGATGAATATACATATTCCAGCACTTCTCCATCCAATGGCATCTTCTCTTTCATTAGATGGATAATCTCAGCAAAGTTGGTGAAGAGTAAGGACAATACAAAAGAGTACTCTACCTTAATGATATCTTTGAGTATGGTGTAATCGTTTGTAAACTTTGGATTCATAGCTATGCTCCTATTACCTTATTGATATTAGTAAATGGAATCATGATCTGATTGTTCTTGGTAGTGGATTCAATAGTAGATATCATAGTATCTACCATAGCATCAGTAGTAACTAATGAATCTGATAATGATAGTTCTTTGTATTTGAGATTATTATAAGCAGTGCGCCGCTTATTAGTTCTAGCTACTTCTATATCAAATCCACTGTTTACTATGTCTACTACTATAACATATTTCTTACCTTTATAGTCTCTTACAATTCTACCTACTAACTGTGGTATTGCTGATAGTGATTTAGAAGAAGGCGGCGTTAGATATACTATAGTATCTAGCCAGTCAATAGATATACCATCCGAGAAGAACTTATTGGTAGAGAAGATGCAGTTAAAGTTATCAATGTCTTCCTCTGTCATATCCTTAATAGTAGATAGTCCAAGTTCCGATGTACCATGTATCATACGTATCTTATCTACACTAAGTGATTTGTCTCCCAGTATACTATACGTTTCTTCATATACTGCATTCAATAGATTTTTATAGGCCGCTACTGCTAATATCTTACGATTCTTCTGTATAAGGCTTACTATCATGTTTGCGCAGTACTTAACATACGGTTCTTGATTCTTGAGCCATTTGTTATAGTTGATAGTATATTGCTTAAGATTCTTACGTAGCCAATACTTAATGTTTCCTGGTACATCAACATGCACCGGCGCAAAACATGTATACACTGGAATCATCTTTCTGTTATCAGTGTATATAACGTCTCCTACCAAAAAGTTAATAACCTTATCCAGATCATCGCCTCTCTTAGGAGTAGCAGATAGACCATATAGCCTCTTACTAAATATCCATCTAGATGCTAATGAATTAGATAGCGGCCCAATCGTAGTATGGCACTCATCGAAGAAAGTGATTCCAAAGTTTGCTTCCATAAACTTTTGCCTAATACTAAGTTGTTCCATACGTATCTTAGCTGCAATGTTTTGTACAGTAGTAATAGTAATGGCCTTATCCTTATCAAACTTACTACCAGTAAAGATCTGTATATCATCTTCAGTAAGATTAGTATACTTAATAATATCATTCTTCCACTGATACATGAGATCTCTTTTGTGCATTAGTATTAGCGCCTTGGTTTTTAACTTTGCAATACAATGAATAGCTACATATGTCTTACCGAAGGCAGTCTTTGCACATAGTATACCATGATCATTGGATAGTATGGCATTAATAGCATCTACCTGATAGTGATCTCTTGGTTGTACATTGATATCGATATCAATAGCGGCGCCACTATTTCTACCATCTATTAACATACCATTATATAACAACTGTAATGAATAGTTACAGTATCTGGGTATTGCTACTATATTAGGATCACTACAATCAAATACACTAAATGGTACTAGTTGATCACTATTACCCTCATCAGGTATATATACTGTTAGATCACTATATACTGATGATGGTATGTATTGCTTATATACATAAGTCCAGTCATTGATAATACCAACTTGTTGCGACTGTTGCTGATTCATGGTACTCTATTAAGTAGTTGGTAAAGATCTTGCACCACTAATCAACTCATTCATACTATCAATATATGGAAGAGTCTTATTATGTGCGCGCATGATATCCTCTTTAGAGAGATTTGGAAAGGCTCTTTCACTAAGCCTTACCCTACCAGTTTCATTATTGATATGAAAGATTGCATCCTTGATTTCTACTAATCTAAATGTAATAGTGAGCCATAGTTTCTTAGAATCCATAGCCAACTTACTAAGTAGTAAAATGATCTGTGCCATACCAATATCATCAAACTGTTGATACTTGCTATTCAATCCTAGATATACTTCATTGATGGATGCGGCGTTATCTTCCTCCTTGTTATTAGCAGGATCAAGCTTCATACGCATCTTATTGATAAGCTCATCTCTCTTATACTGCTCCATTGGCTTATCTAGATTAACATTCATGGTCTTAGTACTATTATTCAATACTATAAATAGATCATCTGGTAGATTGTAATCATTGGTATGAATGATCTTAGTAATAGCAAATAGTACCTTGTTAGACCATCCGGTCTTATCTTCAGAAAGCTCCCTAACCTTAGTAGACACTATCTCTGGTGGCTTATCGTTGTATTTTCTAATAATGTACGCCTTATTGATATCAATGTTGATAATTGGATGATAAAAACCCATCGTAATAGTACCCCTTTCTATTCTAATTAGATGCTTCTGTTTCTGGGCCAAAGTCGACAGTATTATTTACTGTTGGTGCGGAGCCCTCTTCTACTACATCTTCATCATTACCATTATTCATGAAGGATGAGATGGCGCTAGTTAGTACTTCTTCATTGACATCATCTACCACGCCAGAAAGATTCTGATTGCTTTCTGTAATAGATGACATTATCGCCTTATACTTACTATACTTCTGATGTAAGTAATTGGCCCATGATTCATCAACCTTCTTAACAAAAGATGGATCACTTGATAGTTTAGTAAAGAAGGTCTTACTATTGAACTTATCATCCGGATACTCTGGTAGATATCTAGATACTCCGGCGCCACCAAACCAATCATTCTTCTTCATATTGAGAAATCTAGTAGGATACTCGTCGAATCCCTTTAGTGTATGAAATACCAATGGTACAGTTAGATTGAATGAAAAGTTCTTAGCCTTTAGTGTAGTGGCTTCTACAATAAAGCCGGAACTAATGCCCATATCCTCTAGCTCTTTATCAATAGTATTACCAAGTCTTGATCTAAAGAATATCATATTAGATGGATAGAATTGCATAGCCTTACCACCAGTAATAGTAAAGTTCTTAAGACTGCCCATTCTACCATCATAGGCTTCATATGGGCCCTGCATAGAGATCTTCTGTCCAATATGTGAGATAAAGATAAAGCAGATGTTATATTGCTGTAACTTAAACAAGTATCTCTTCATATAGTATCCTAGAACCTTTGCCTTCACTGCCATAGCAGAATCAACATTAACTGTTTCTGCTTCTTTCTGTGTTGGTAATGAATCCAAAGAATCGAATACTACTAGTAAGGGATTTTTTTCGGCGCCGTAGTTAATCTTAACTTCAATGCACTTATCAATTAACTCAAAGGCACTCTCTAGTGTAATGTTATTAGGGATTCTAAAGAAACGATCATCCCATCTTACATCACCAGTACTAGTTAATTGTGGTTTATATAATCCACTATCTTCATCTACAATAGGATTACCAGATGCATCTAGTTGTGGATAGTAAGGAATACCCAATTGCATAAGCCTTGGTTCAGGTGTTGCTTGCTCTCCATCAACCCACAAAGCCAATCCATCTTTATAGGTATTAAGGAATGTAGCAATGGTTCTAATACATGTAGTAGATTTACCACTGTGGGCCGGCGCTGCAAATACATGATATTTGCCTGTTAATAATCCACCACCAATGATAGTATCTAGTAGTGTATTACCAGTACTACATAGTACTGGTTCCGGCGCATCATATTTACAGCACTCTGATAACTTGCTATGGAAAGCTTCTGCGAAGGATTGCTTCTGTGAGGAAGATAAGTCGGTGTCTTCTTTGCGTCTCTTGGCCATGATAATATAAGTGCCTCCAATCGTAATAAATACAGTAATAGCAACAGTTTCTTTAGAAAAGAGATATAGATTCTCTCGCCTCAAATCTGTGGGCTTCTGAAATTTGTTACTGGAAAAAATATTTATGTATGGAAGCGCATGATCGACTACCTCCTCTCGCCACCCATTCACTATATGTATTATATAGTATTTTAATAGAAAAGCAAGTGCCAATATTGTACTTACTGTATCATTCAAACAAATAACGAGATGGTCTTGCTGAGATTGCGGCGCCCTCTCACTAATTAGGCTATGTAAGAACTGATTAGCATATTGTACTGAAGGTGATTATGGTAAGAATAATGAAAGGCACGGACATTAACTACATTATAGAACAAAAGGGTTTAACCCTATCTATTAGTACTCCAGTAAAGCTACTAGCAACATTAGATCAGATACTATTGAATTGCTTCTACAAGGGTATTCCATATTTCATTGACGCTGATAAGTGTAAGTTCTGTAAAGAACATCGCTATAGATTAGCCAAGGAAGATGTACTATGTAAGAAACACTATGCTATTGATCTATATCATAGTAGTGATACTAAGTTATCCAATGTAGTATTGCGTGGATGTGAATATGTGATGTTTGGCCGATATGTTAAGAAAGAGGAGCCAAACTGTACATATGTATTCTATATCACGCCCATTCATATAGATACTACAAGGTTTAGGATATTTGTATACCCAAAGAACATCTTTAATACCAATAGAAAGATTGCATATACGTGGACTTGCTTTAAAAAGCCAATGATGTTAACTTTTTCTATTAAGGATGAACCATATCTACTAGACAATACCAATAAGAGCGATGTTCGCTTTCAGAAGATATAAGAGGTCAATATATGGATTACGATTACAATAATCAGCAACTAAACAACGTTAGTAAACTTAGCGGCGCCAAAGTTATCAAAGATCTACAATCGTGCGCCAATGTACTAGATACAAGTATCACCATAGTAAAGAAAGCACTATTATATAGAAAGCAACTAAGTAATGATAGTAATATTGATACCGATCTACAGTATCTAGATAGTCAGTATCTTCCAAATGTAGAGAAGTTTAAGAAGTTTGTAACAGAGGAACTCAATGAAAGTAATCTCTATGAAGCACTATTACCAATACAGAAGCTTCTTATGACTATATTGAAGACCTTTGTTAGCAATGTGATTTCTATAATCGAAAGACATAACATGAATAGCTCCGCAGTAGTAATGAAGGCTATGGCTGATTTCCCAGTTATTATAACACAACTTCTAAAAGATGTCACTAGTCTTATTGATGTAAGTACTAAGAAGATCAATCAAGAGAAAGATCTAATTGAGTATAAGTATTCTGGTACTATTGATAATAAAAATCATATTAGTGATAAAGTTGGTACTAGTGGATCTAATGAGTCATTTACTCCACAGCAAGAAGCCGTTATTGATAGTATCTCTGATACCTTATCAGTAGTTATCAATCAGGCGCTTCGTATATTTACATTGCGCAATAACTCTATCAACAATGCACTAGATAGGATCAATGGTAATCTACATAGTCTATCACACCAGATTACTACTTCCTTTGGTAATGGTAATAAGGATATTACATGGGCCGATATCAAAGGATTCTTTACATCTGATGCCTTTGTTAGTACTGTTACTGGAATAGTAGCGTGTACTGCTCTCTTCATTGGTATGAAGAAGCTTATTAGAGAACTGTTGACGAGAATACGGCGTCTATTTGATTAATGAAGTGAGGTGACTACTATTACAGACAATAATAATCTAGAGGCAGTATATATAAAAGATGTAACATCTTTTGGTATACTGCTATCAAAAGTTACTACAGTATACTTCAAGAACGATAACAAGATTATGACAGTACTTACTAATCTTATGGATAGTATTGATAAGCTTAAGATGGATTATTCTGCCATGTTTGAGGGCAATGATAATGTTGATATAAATGATCGGCGCCGGATTTTTGTTATCAACTGTAGAAATCTATGTAAGCATATGACTATCTATCTTAGGTATATTGAAGAGTATCATACAGGACATCCTAATCTATCATCTACTTTTTTAAAGGACTTCACTGCAGTAGCTAAGGCCATGTTAGATCTTACTAGAAACTACGGCACTATTATAGAGATCTACAGTAAGAATTTACAATACCAGATTCTTGAATGTAAGAATACTATCAATAGAAAGAAGTATAAGTATCATATGGTGCAAACTACTCCTACCACTTATGAAGAGGCTGTTGATAGATTACTAGAAGATGATAGCACTATTCCTACTAGTCAGAGAATTGCTGATAGTATTACTTCTCTATTTGATCAGGCGGGCGACGCGGTTAATTGGGGTATTGATACTCTTGGTAAGTATATTGGAAAACTGTTCATCAAATTAGGTAGAGGAACAGAAGAGCTATCATATGCTAATAGTGTATTGTTGAACAAGGGATTCGACGCCTTTCTAGATGATCCTAGATGTATTGGGTGTATTAGAGATGCAGTATTATACGGCGCCATCTTCTTAATAGCATGGAGTATTGTAAAAAGTGTATTAAGGAAGGTAGGATCGTTACTTAATTGGTTAGGTAACTAACTATTATAGTACATTATGGATACCTTATATGAATCTACCTTATCCAATCGATATAATCTAGATAGCTATGAAGAAGCAGATGATTGCGCCGCTTTTACTATCCCAGTTAATCTTCTTGCAGAAGAGAAGATGCCCAACAAGTTCATGGAGAATATCAAGGCACTAATACGCGGTTCTCTTGAATATAAACAATGGGCCAAATGGTTTAAACAGCAATATAATCCAGTGATGTGTTCTGTATCAGACAATACACAAACAATAGAGATACATCATCATCCATTTACATTGGAAGACTATGTAGATATAGCACTATCATATCTATATAACAACCATGTTATGTATACTACTATGTTGATAGCGGATCTGGTAATGAGATGGCACTATATGAATATAGTGGGCGCATGTTATATGTGTAAAACATATCATATGCGCTTTCATGAAGATCATGACATTATTATACCAGAAGAATGCATTTATGGCAACATGGAAGCCTTTCTAAAAGATCCAATTATATCACAGTATGTTAATAGCTATCTACTTGATAAGCTATCTAATTACTGCCCCCAGTTCTGTAAAGAACATAATGATTTATTAACTATATAGTTAGCAGAAGAGGTGAGATCCAATACCTAATAGTGATAAGTATGATCTGATTTATCTGGCGCTAAATTTCTATATCAATATGGTTACTAGCGGCGCAAGTGGCGCTAATAAGAATACAGTACTATCAATTAAGACTGTTCCAGATATTGGTGTTGGTGGTGGCGCTACTACTAATGATATCACTTATGAGAAATACGTCGATGTTGCTAATGCCATTGTAACATACCTGGAACAACATCCCGATACCCCATTCAACTATACTACTATCAATGGCCTTACTGTTGAACAATTCAAAAACAAAGTTTTTACTGATCTTAAGAAACATAAACATATTAACAAAGACCTTCTAGATACTATTACTGTATCTTTTGTATCCAAGTATGATAGTAAACAGAATGCCATTGGGTATACTCCATTGGATGCCAATAAGAAGAATACTACTGATGGATACGTTGGATTGAGTGATAAGGGTACTATTAATAAGAATCTACTACCTTCTTCATATAAGGTTACTGGGAAGTTTATAGTGGTTCCTACTGATGCCGACATTGAGAACCTTGATAAGAATACTATTGATGTTGGATCAGTTGTATGGGTTGAGCATGATAACTATGGTAATCCTCTTGGATTAGTATGTGTTAATAAGGATACTAATCCTATAAAACTGATTCCATTTATGGAGTTCATTGATACATCCAATACATATGTCCAATGGGATGATATACTCAATAAGCCAAATAGTGATCCATATGATATTACTAGTATGGTTAGTGATTCTCATGAACACCTTAACAAAGCTATTCTTGATGAACTTAATGAGATAGACGGCGCCTTCAAATACAAGCTCCACCACATCATTTGTAATAATGATCGCGCAAGAGTTTTTATCAAATATACCCATGAATTCGATCTCGATGTAGCTGATACTGTTACTAGTACTATTCTTATTCCGCCATATAAGCACCGCAAAACTAATCTCTATAGAGTAGAATACGGTGGTATCAAACTAGTTAGAGACAAAGATTATACCTTCAATGAACATAATCATAATCTCACATTCCTCAATAACTATAAGTTCAATGGCGAAGAGTCTATTGATATTATGCTGTATATGGATGTTACAATTGAGAAAGATAAAACTCTTTATACCATTGAGGATATTTTAGATTCTAATTGGAAGAACCCTATTGGTACATATGATGTAAAGAACACTATCCCTTGTTATAATCCCAGTAATAAGAAGTTGTTTCTGTTTCCAAAGACTTTCAAGAGCGAAGCTTCTCCAGTAACACCAAGTACAGTAATAGCCATTGATATTACATCCTTTAGTGGCTATAACACTTATAATATCAATGCAATGTTCCCACAGGATGGTAAAGAGTATACGGTATTGAAGGCCCTTTACTGCGATCACTTGGATAGGATGTTTGTGTTTATTGCAGAGGCGACGAGTTTGGATTTTAAGATCTATGCTATTGATACTAACCTGATTGGTAATGGTATGTGGAATCAAGTATACTCTTCAGAATCATCGTCATTGAAGTTTATTGATACTGAAGATGGTGTATATAAACTTGGCGCCCATTACTTTAAGGATACTAAGAAATTCATTATATTTAGAAACAGCGCCAATGATACCAATAACAAAGAAAAACTATGCGCTATCTCTGATGATTGTGTTAACTGGCAATATAATACTGATACTATAGTAAAGAAGCCATTGAAGGTTGATTGCGCTGCATATACTCCAAAGTTTGGACACTATGTAGTAGCTACTAAGTTTATGCGACCAGGATCTGGTCTCAACTATGTAGAAGCTTATGAATCATCAGATGGTATTAATTGGCGCATGACAGAACTTCCAAACCATGATAAGTGTGAAACGTTTATTGTTACTAATAAGTACTTCTATAACATTAATGACGATCCCAATTCACGATATATCTTCAGAGCAATAGACTTCTTACAGAGAGCCGGCCAATGGCAATTCCCAGATCAATCACTATTACAACCTGGAGATACATGGCGGTTACCAGTATATATACCAAAGTGGGATTGCTTTGTATGCTGTCCAAAGAATGATATGAAAATACTAGCCTTCTCTAAAACAATGAACATTAACGATGGAGATAGTTGGCATACTAAGTCCATTGACGAGCTACAGAATCAAAACAAGACTCTCCCAATCGTTTTAGGAGATAATGGTGTAGCTTTTTGCGATTTGGTAAACAATACAATTAGCTATCCAATCATTCCAGAATAGAAAGGAGAGATTATAATAGATGACCGATGCAAACAGCCTGCTAGTACTATCACAATTTCTAGAAGATCTTAGTAGCTATAACAACTCTTTCTTAAAGATTGATAACAATGGTATTGCCTATACCAAAGAAGATATTACCAGTATTGTTAGCGCTCTTACTAATCACATTAATAACCATATAGATCAGATTAACTTTCTAAAAGTTAATGACATGGATCTTGATGCATTCAAGAGCAAAATCTTCAATGATTTACATCATCATGAACATACAAATAGTAGTGTGCTAGATACAATCACTATTGAAATTATTAACAAGTATGACAATAAACAAGATGCGCTTGGATATACTCCATTGGATGTTAATAAGAAGGGCGCCGCAGATGGTTATGTGCCTCTTAATGCTACTAGTAAGGTTAATGAGAGTTACTTTCCAGATAGCTATCATCCAACTAGACCATACAAGGTAGTAGATACTAAAGAACAGTTATTAGCTCTTACTGATAGTAACATATGTGATATAGTTTATGTAATAGATGATGACTCCAATATTCCAGGAGAGCAAAGCGCCTGTTATATTTGCACTAAGAAAACACCATTAACATTCATTAGATACATTAGTATTGATAATAGCGGCGCTACTGTATCTACTAACTGGAATGATATTAGTAATAGACCTACTAGTACTATTACTGATATCGATGATGCTGTTTCTAAGAAACATAATCATAGTAATATCAATGTTATTGATAAGTTAAACGAAGATACTAATACTAGTAATCTTACTTATAATGGTAAGTATATCCATACTATCCATGATAAGAAGTATGATTACAGTTTAGCATATATTGGTAATGATGGCAGTAATCTAATTAAAGAAGTAACTGTTACTAGTACTACTAAATCCATTGTATATATGTCTATGTATTACCAGGGATTGCGCCTTAGTAAAGATGTACACTATAGTTACGATGACACCAGTAAGAAAGTAACATTCATTAATGGATTCTACTTACCACCAGTACCTAATACACAACCGGATAACATGATCCGATTATTTTATGTAACTGAGAAGGATTAGTTAATTAGTTCTTCTCATATTATGACCACTTGTGCTGGCTAATTAGTTTATAATTATCTTATGAGAGGTGTGTATATAAACACATGAGTACAAAGTTTGCAGTTAGTCTATGTGATAGTAACAATCGCGCTAATAGTATCCTAGAATGCTTTTTAGACACGTGTACTAAGTTTGATTGCATTGATGTATTAGGTGGTTCTAGATACAACAATAACTTCTACAAGAACTACATTAGAACTGTTGAAGATCTACCAATACTTAAGTCGCAGTTTATGCTATCTTATAATATGCACGTAATGAGCTGCTTTGTAGAGACTTCTGAGGAGTTACCAAAGAGCGCCGCATTCTATCAGAATATGGGTGAAGTGGAGAACGTCCTTTCTCTTTTCAATGGCACTATTACTAATAAGGAATACCTAGCTATTCAATATGAATGTTCATTGGGACAGTGTACTCATGAACTGCTATGTAATCTATATAATAGCGCCATGAAGAAAGGTCTAAGAGAAGATACTATTTCTTCCATCATTCGCGATATCGAAGGCACCTGTTTCTCCTTTGTAATCTACGATAAGAATCTCAATCAGATGTATGTATATAATAGAGGAGACTCTTTATATATGAGAAACATTCCTGGTATGGAAGTAGTTATCTCTAGTGATATACTACCAGTTGGTGGCACTTTTCCACATTATAACTTCCATAGACTATCTAGTAATTGCGCCATTAAGATTGATACTAAGACAATGTTTGTACAGAATCTACCAGTCAACAGTAATATTTTTAGCTTTGGTAAGAATGTGCTCATTGATAACAATAAGGCGCTGCTATTTACTGAAGCATGTGATATGGAATACTATACTGCGTGTTCTTTAATATCCGATAGAAACATCTATAATGGTACAGATATCCAAACAGTGTATTTCGGATTTGATACTGATATCGATTCTATGATTGTAGATAAGATCAATAAGTTGCGCAAGAGTATCGGTGGTAATAACACTAAGTTGCCGGTACATATTAAGTACTCCTTTGATAATATCTATAAAAGTGAATCTGAAGCAATAGATGAAATGAACGCCGCTATCAATGAATCCAATATAAATAACGATAAGGTTGAATCTGCTAATGATGTAGATAGTGATAGTAAAGAGGCGTCTAAGAAGAAGGCGCATAAGAAAGTAGCGGCACCAAATCTAAGACAATCTACTATGTTCCTAAACAAGAAAATTAATTTCATTGCTGTTTCTCTAGTAAACTATGCTATTGAGCATGGTTACGGCACCATCTTCATTCCCAATATCAATAGACATAATAATCGGCTCCTTGTTACCATTAAGGATCTTATTAACAGTCAAACATTGTCTCCCATCTATGTATACAGTATTCTAGATCAATACAATACCATGGATCTCATTAGGTATCTTATGGTATGTAAAGAATATACCAATTTAGAGAAAGTGCTTGTTAACTGTGATAGAGAATCCATTGGCATTGGATACGATGACAAGAACAATAAGATCTATACATATAATGTATCTAGTAGATATAACAGTGATGTTATCTGCGCCTTTAGTAAGTGTGGTCTAGAAAATCCTTTCAGTGATCGGTATGTGGGTTAATTGCCCTCATACTAGTATAAACTAGTTTGATAACTACAACAACTGCTGGTAACTTTTAACACATAAGCTACTAAGATACATTAGTGAAATATCTAACGTTTTAGTTAACAAAGCTTATGATGATATAGTAAGTCAATCTACTATATTACTAACAATGAATGTTCAGCAGGATAGTGATTACAATCACTTCTTCAACGACTATATAAGCGCATATGCGCCGAAGTGAGTAGTGCCCTTTGGGTAATGATATAGTCTGTGCTATCTATAACTAGATAGTAAGTTGGTCTATATTGGATTAACAAAACTGCAAAATACACGTTGACATTCTCCTTGACTTATGGTATACTATATATATATCGAGCAGGTATTCCATAATAAAGGAGGTGAATCGGATGAGTCAAGTTCAATTGTTTCCACGCGGTTATAAGGTAAAGTTACTTCCAACAGAAGAACAACGTCAACATCTCGAAGATATTGCCAATGCTTGTAGGTATTTTTGGAATTGGGCAGTGAATCTTAATATCCAACTGGTTCGGAATGGTTGCGCCATACTTAACGGTTTTACTCTTAATAAGCTCCAAACAAGCCTTAAACGTAAAGGTAACTTTAAGTGGCTTAAAGAAAAGAAAATTCCCAGCCGCGCTATTAAAGAAACATTACTAAGTGTTTGGAAAAGCTATAAGCAAAACAAGTATATTTATATGACTACCGATGAATATGGCGATACTATTTTAACTTGTTGGCGCCATCCAAAATTTAAAAGGAAGAAACGGAGTAAGCTCTCCTTTATGGATGGTAAAGATTTGCTGTATTTTTTAGACGAAAATACTGTCCAGATCAATCGAGTTGGTAAGGTAAAGGTTAAGTATAACTATCCCAATCTTACTATACCAACTACAAGAGTAAATGTTGGCACATTTTGTAATCCACATATTCATAGAGATGATAACGGTAATTGGTTTCTATCATTTATAATCTACCGCGAAAGCCAAGCGGTAAAGTTGAATGACTTTTCTGTTGGTGTAGACCTTAATTGTGGAAATAATCTAGTAGCAATTAGTTACGATAATAATAATACTGCTGGTAATCTTCATACTAAGGATATCAAACATCGCTTCTATAAGAACATCAACAAGAAACCACGAATTAAGCGCAAGATTAGGCGCCGTAAACATCTACAACGAGAACTCTGTAGATGTCAGCGCCAGAATGGTTCTCGTAGAGCAAAAGATGATTCTAACCACATCAAGCAACTGAAAGAGAAGATTCGCCATCAGTATAATCGCGTTACAAATATGCGCAATGATTATATACATAAGACTTCTAGAAAGGTTGTAGATCTACTTCCAAAACGCATTGTATTGGAAGATCTTAAAGTGCAGAACATGCTTAAGAATAAACGTCTGCGCAATAGTATACTCGATGCAAAATTTGCCTTTATAAAACATTGTATTATGTATAAGGCCGAAGAACTTGGTATTGAAGTAGTACTAGCAGATACATTCTTTCCAAGTAGTAAAACATGTTCCAATTGCAATCACGTTAAGAAGGATCTCAAGCTTTCTGATAGAACTTATGTATGTCCACATTGCGGTGCTATTATCGATCGTGACGTAAATGCTGCTAGAAATTTAGAGAAGTATGCTGACCAATGGCGCAATATTGTTATTCGCGAAAAGAAGTAGTAATGAGGGTCAGTTTACTGATTTAGGACTTTGTTGCATCCGAATCATAACTACAGTAGTTACTCTAGTTATGATTATGCCGCTGGAGGGTATAACAACCAAACACGTATAGATAGTACATTATACTGTTTTTGGGTATCCGATGAATGCGGAAATAAAAAATAACATTCGTTAACGTGTTGTTTGCAACAGTAAGGAAAGAATCAATGATGTACTAGCTAATACTAATCTTAAGTCAGATAAGCTATTCGACAATCAAATGAAGGTTTCCTTCATTGATGATATCAGTTCCATTACTAAGAATTATGTCGAATACCAGCGCAAGATCCAATCTTTCTAATGCCATTGCAAAAAATAAACAGAAGATTACCTATAAGGATTTACTATTCCATAATTTTGCCGGCGCCAACAAGATCATTGTATCTTTAAAAGATCATGATCAACAATACATAACTATACCATGTAATACTACATTACTAGATGGTCTTGCTATTGATGATATAGTAGATATAGTATGTAGGATACAATCGATTAGTAAGTGTAATGACCTTATCAAGAAACATCATCCTTCTAGAAGATTATGTATATATCATAATAGTATGTTAGTGGCGCCGATAGTAGATCTACTAGTAGATCACAATAGCTATTCATCTTATCATGTCTTTACTAGTACTATTGAGATGGATAGCACGGCTAAACTACTACTTAAAAAGTATACTAATAATAACATTAGTAATGTTACTATCAGATTCAATGATATTGAAAGTAACATTGCTAGTATGTTAAGAGTGATAGCCAATGAGTATGGTGATCTATATGATGATAGAACTGGGGCGCCATTCGATTCACTTATACTAGTAGATTATAGTAATGGTCTGGAAGAGCTATGTGAGATTCTAAAGTGGCGTAAACATGATACATATATCAGTATGCCCTATAGCTATATTATGATATCATTACTTAGATACTTTTTTAGATACTATTGTGATCTTGATGTTGTATCTAACATGTATGGCTATTGTATTGTAAAGGTATCTAGAAATAATACACGGTCTAATGTTCCATCTATGTATATATGGAATAAGATTGTAGATGCTTATGTATGTGTACATGATTGGTTGCGTCCGATGTTTCAATATAAAGCAAAAAAATAATACATGATAATGGTATGCAGATCCCTATAAGTTTATCGGATCTGCATACCACTGTTACTCTCCCTTGGTACTATAAGGTTCTTATATAGAGGTGTCAAGGGAGCCCAAGGAGTTACTACAACGAGCAATTTATTATTTTATACCATGCTCGTCACAGTACTCCTTCCACAGCACCATGACCGTGATAAAAATCATGGCGCTTGCTCCAATTAGGCACTTAAGGAAAGTGCCCAACTGGCTCATTGGATCGAACCATACATTCATTCGGCCCATGAGCCAGCACACTAACAAAAAGAATGTTGGGAAAAACATCAACCGCGCCAGGAAGAGCTTCATATCTCTTCCTCCTTTCCGAAAGCGCTACAAACTTCTGCGCCTTCATTTAGCCATTATATGGCTCACATAGTAAACATGTTTTACTGCGGACGATATGGGATACTATTCACTCCTCCGCGCAATCCCAAGTAGTATGCAAGTTGTTCATTACGCTGTATTGCTGCAAGCTTGAATGGAGTGTATCCCAACTCATCTTCCAAATGAATATTTGCTCCAAGCTTATCGATCATATACTCGCAAATACCCATTATGGTATCTCCAGTACGAATACGATTTGGTTTGTCGGCGTAGTTGTAAATAATACTAGATATGACAGTTCTACCCATTAAATCGGATCTACTGTCAATATTGGCGCCGTGCTCTACCAAGAATATAATGATTCCAAAATGGAAGTAATCCATTGGAATCGTTGCATATAATGAGATTGGTAGATTCATACCATTCTTAAACGCATCCACTGTACTGAAGATATCTCCACCATGTTCCAATACAAATATCACATTATCTGTTCTTCCAGATAATATGGCATTGTGTAGTGGAGTAGTCATTTTATTACCAGGAGTTTGAACATCTTCGTAGCAATATGTTACTGGATTAAATCCATAGTTTTTTACGCAGTAATCATATGCTGCTTGTAGATGATTAGGATATCCGGATTTACAAAGATGATAAAAAGCAGTAGCAATATGGTTATCCGCTGTTCTTTCAAAGTAAGTAAATCCTATCTCATCCATCAGCTTGATTACTTCTTCGTTGGAGGTATTAGCAGTGATATCATGCTGTAGTTTATATAAGAGATCTTTGATGTTCTCTGGTATCGGAAGTTGTTCCTCTTCCATCATCTCTTGATAAACATATTCATCCATCACTTCGCCGTCAACTACTGGAAGATCAGTTGTTTCTATTGCTTCCAATATATTGATATCAAAATAGCCAGATATCAACAGTACGGCGCAAAGAATCATCATTATCTTTTTCATAGTTGTATCTCCTTTTTGTTGTTATGTTTACTGTTTTATTGTTATGCCGAGGCAAGCGAAATTAACTCACCAAGACAATCCGACGCGATGGTAAGCTGTACCACTGTCTGTAGAAAGTCATAATCGAATCCCTGCTCTACTGTTACATGATTTTGAATGGTATGAATTAGATCAGCAAGATCTCGGCGCGCTTTACCATACAACTTGTTCTTTATAGCAGCCCGAATCTCATTGATCTGTCCATACTGATTGTAAATGCTTCGATTTACAATCTTCTGCGCCTGCTTCGCTAATGAACATATCCGTAGCAACTTAAACATATCTTATTCCTCCTTAGTTATTTTTAATCACAGTTACTTCCTCTAAATACATTTTAGAGGTATCTTTACTGTGATTAAGTAAAGCTGAGTTTCTTCTAGGAAGGGTGCCGCAGTACTTATAATACTTGTTTAAGTATCGCTGAAGTACATCGCCTGCTTCCCTTCGTGCGCTCTCTTCATCCACGAATCTTTCAGTGCATCCTGGAAAGTCTGGGAAGAAGAGATTATATCCTTTTCCTTCTCGATAGTAGATCTTGACCGGATACTTTCTAGTTTCCAAGTATAGTCACCAGCTTTCTTTGCCTATTTCTTATCAAGGCGCCGCATAACAGTCATATAGCTATAAATACGATCTTTTGTATATATAGCTACATCCTTCTCGCGCATATCTGAAGTAATCTGTCGTAATAAATACTTCAAAACAACACTGTTGTTATCTTCATCTAAGAAGAATGGATTGCATTCTTCTATTTTACCACGTGGTCGTTGGATATAGACCTTTTCAATCATATTCTTAACCACTCTAGTAACTTCCTCCTCCATAAGTGGACCAATGTTGTTATTGGCACACTTTGGATTCTTCCACGGTAATCTCTCTGCATCTGATCGATAAGTAGCAACAACCGAATACTTGTTATCGACCACCACTGATACATTGGTTTTTCGATCATTCATCATCAATGCCCACCTTTCAGTTATTCATAAGGATTAAGCATTTGCTTACCCATTAACTCATTAAAGAACGAGATTATTTCTCGTTTTTCACGCTTAACGACATTCCCATCCTTAAGAACATCAATAGGAGTAAGTCCCCTACTATTACGAATAGTAAGACACTTTTTAAAAGCGTCGGGACTTAAGTTATAGAATGTCTTCATTTTGGTAAGTTCTATCTCTCTATCATAACACAAATGATGCACAAAAGTGTTTTTGCTTTTGCCTTGATCTGTATAAGAATATCCATTACGAAGCAAAAGCTTTATCGCCTCATAAAACTCATAATCATATGTACTCATATGAGTGTAATGATATTCATAGAGACGATCAAGTATTGGATTTCTTACACCAGTGCTATCAACAGTTGTAAGGCTTGCACCATGATCAAGCAAATACTGCATTATTTTTAAGTTCTTAAAACAACTTGCCCATACCAATGCAGTATTACCAAAGATATCGGCGTGATTGACATCGGCGCCCATATCAATCAACCTGCGCACAATACCAAACATTCCCCACTTTGTCGCAATAATAAGTGGGCTATTATCATCATTGTCAAGTAAGATATTTGGCCCACCAACGTTTTTCATGATACGATTGAATTCTTCAACCGTACCATTTTTACAGAGATTCAAAAAGCGATCCTTGTTATCATCTCTTGCAAAACATGAAGTTACAAACACCATAACCAACACAACAGCACAAAGAATTTTCTTTAACATAGTATTCATATCTCCTTTCTAGAATCTTTCCCAAAGTAACTGGCGATCATACTTTGCATCAAGAAGATATTTATGCATTACTTTTGTATCGTTCTCGATGTCTGCAATCATTGCTCTATATGGAGTAAGAGCTTCATCGAGATCTGCATTATACACTATGTTAGTAAACATATCCGCAGTATACGGATATCTGGAATACTTGTACTGATCTGTGATCATTGTGTTGAGCATCTTGTTAAGATTCTCAGCATCCTTGTTTTTGTAATAAGTAAGCGCCCTTTTGATATCACTCTTAAAGTTAGTCTCTTTAACAATGATATCATCAATGATGGCGATCATGCTCTTATCAATCTTAGCTACCGGAGATGGGTGTTTAAGAGCATAATCTTTTGCCTTTTGCGCATAGCCCCAGGAAATAAGACCAACGATGTTTGCTCCGTAGTTTTCTGGGGTGGCTGGTAAAAGCTTCGGGGCTGGAGATCTGAACTGTTGTTCAATTCTCTCAAGACTTTTGATTCTCGGAAAAGGTACTTGCGCCAATACCTGATTACTAATAACAAGTACCAGAACAACAACAAAGCGCATTATACTTTTAAACTTATTTTTCATCTTATATTCTCCCTTTTAAAATAAAAGGCGCCGATGTTCTGGCGCCATCCCTTCTACTCCTCTTCTTCTGTCACGTACTGAAACTCAATCTTCTTACCAGTACTTAGGAAGTAAATACCGGCAAGAAAATTATACAGTTCATACAAGAACTGCGTTGTTTCAGTGTAGTCGCCGTCAGCACTTTGATAGTATAAGTACTGAGCGTACGACGCGTGCGCAGTTAATGTCCATTTTCCCTCCTTCAGTAACCAAAGCAAGCTTTTTACAAGCTCACTCTCCGGTCTCTTACTGAGAGTTTCTTCAGTAAGCCTAAGAGCCAGGTCCTTCATTTCATCTGCCATGTACTGCTTTTTTGCTTTCATGTTTTTTTTCTCCTTTTCTTTTACGTTCTTCTTTGTTTTAATCACATCAACATACCGCGTTTACCATTTTTCGTAAACCTTCACCTCCTTTTCATCAACTACATTGAAGCATCCTGTTTCCCCAATTTCACAGGGGAAGAACACCTCAAATTCCGCCGGATGTAACGCGTTATCCGGATTATTGCAACAACGGTTGATTGCTTCCTCTAGAAGATCGAAGTACTCTTCCGTCGAAGAAACATACCAACTCGCGCTTGCTGCTGGCTCATCCAGATCCCATCCAATCCAGTCCAGCTCTGGATTGTCAACGAAGTCCTTAAGTTTATGGACAATTTGCCGCCCACTATACTCAAAGATCTTCTTGTCACCTTTCTTGCGTCGTACTTCTTCGCGCCGTACATCTCTATATTTTAATAGAGTTGCTTGGCGCTTTTTGATGAACTCGTCGCGCACATGCTCGTACCTAAACCCATCAGTTCTTCCCTCGCGATACAAATCTCGTAATTCTTCCAAAAGATAGTCACTTAGACGATGATATTTTAGGTTGATCATCTCCTTATAAACTGAATCTGCTGGATACGCAAAGATCCCATGAGTGAATTCCGTTATTTCTCTGTGAAGCTCTTCATGACAATCTTTGTCCTTTTCAAACCAGACCTTAACAATCTTTGGATAACCGCGACGAATTGAATCGCAGATAAAGCCTTCAACGCTGTTGCACGTATCGAGGCCTTTCTGCTCGCACTCCTTCTCGAAGTTTTCAAGAGTAATCGTCATGTCCTTACCAACCAGAGCACCATAACGCACGAACACTTTCTGCATCGTTTTCATCTGTCTTACCTCCATAAGATTTTTGATCTCTGTGTCAAACTATACAATATAGTTACAACCATTTGTAACTATTAAACAATATTATATGTCTCAAACTACAATCATGTTATTTGAGGATCTATGAAGTACATTGTCCATAGATCCTCAGATAATAATAGTTGGGCTATCATTTATCCTAATAGCTCATACCCAAATGATACTAATTCGTTGATTCGATTGCGCGCCTTATCTAACGCAGAGTCACCATCGAATTTCTCGGTCATTTTAACACATCGATGTTCATACATGGCGCCCAGATACATGCATGAGTATCTTGTCCAGTAAGAAACTTCATAAATAATCTTATGCCTTTCAACAGTGTTGTTTTCTGGAGTTGGAGTATAAACCCACTTATCCAAAAAGCAATGTTTTGTTTGTGTTATCTTATTGGTGATGAGCACTTTCTTGGTAGTTGGAAAAATTTCTTTCAATGAAGATACTTCATATAGCGCCATATCTCCAATGCGCCGCCCATTTTTATCCAATGACCAGATTCGATCAATTTGAATTGTTTTAAGAAACTTCCTATCCAACCTACCAATCAATGCCAGATACTCAGTAAAAATATGCATTGGTAATACATATCCAACTGTTTCGTTTTTGAATGTGATATCTGGATTACATATCACCATATCATACCAATAGCAATCAATGCTTTCATTGCTATCATTGAGACGATAGATAAAGGCGCCATTCATCTTTTGATGTTGTTGGCGCCAGATCTTCTTGGTAGCAAAATCAAGACCATGAATATGATCACCATTCATGGCAATGATTCTACTATCATCTACAAAGAAAACAGCATTGTTGTTTAGTTTGTTTTTGCATGTATCCATCAGTTGATCCATTGAATCCACTTGATGAAATTGCATATCCTAGCCTCCTCCATATATTAAACTTATTTACTATCATATACCAACGCACAATATTTTACTGATCATGTTACTGCGGCCTCCTCTTTATTGTGGAATTTAGTTTGCATAAGATCTTCCAACAGAAAGAAACAATCCTGCGCTTCTTTCAATGATAATCTATGATGTCTACTGGAACCGCCAATGGATGTTCTTCCACCCCAATTACCATAGTTGAAGTTTTCCATTGTACTATATACGTTATTAAGACCACCACTGCCAAACAACTTCTCAGCAACTTTCTCATTTGGACATGCAATAGTAATCTTACCAGTAGCACCATTATAAGTCATAGCCACTTGATGTTTCCATGCAGATAACTCATTGGAATCGTTAACTTCGTTGTTTCTATTGAATAGAATATCATAGCCCCAGACTCTTGCCGGCCCAATGAAGATCAACGATTTATCTGTTGATTCGATTCTATGATTATAATCCTCTATAGCAATCTTGCGCCTACTTTCTTCCTTTTCATTAAAGGATTCCAATTTCTCATTCCAGGAATCTTTATCAGAGAACATAGAATACAATTGCTGTAATCCGGCAATCCATCCCCATCCAGAATACTTAGCATCTTTCATAGTGCTTTGCCAAGTGCGCATCATCTTAATAATGTAGTATGTTGGTACTCTATATAACTTGCTGTTAAGTGGATCAGTATCTGCAAGAGCCGCATAGTATACCAATTTACGGCATTCGCTGTATTCAATCAATCCCAGTAATACTGCGGCGCTCAATACACAATCCAAATCCACATGATTAACCATAAAGCAATATGGTACTTTGTTGTTCTTTTGAGTAAATTTACCATAATACTTCATTGCCGTCATACACGCCGCCGGCATATGAGATAGCTGGTTATGATGGTCAAGCTTCATGTCATCCACATACGAAATAGTACCCTCTGCCAATTCAATAGGCACTACTCCTTCTTTTAGTAGTGTTGGTATTGCTTCAATATATGGGCGCCAATACAACTTGATGTTCCTTCCAGCTATTGTGGTACTAATCACCTCCATCGATAAGTTACTTCTACTACCAATTGCCATAACTTTTCCTTCCCACCTTTCATAGATAGTAATCGTCAATCACCAACAACGATTAATAAATATTATATAGTTCAATTGCTAAACATGTGAAGCATATGATAATAGTTGCAAAAAATAAAGAAGAGTGGTGCCAGTAGGTATAGTAATTCACCTACTGGCACCATCTACTACTTAGTCATAATATTATCGACCAAGTAGTGAAAGGCCTCTTGGGCCTGCTCGAGAGTGAGCTTCGTATTACGCCCACTCCCCCCTACAGCTGCGCGCCCACCCCATCCAGTAGGCATAAACTCCTCAAGTTTGGGATAGATATTACTCATACCCCCTTTTCCGAAAAGCTCAGTTGCTACAGCGTCGTTCGGGCAAGACATTGTAATCTTACCCATGGTAGCAACGTAGCTAACGATCAGCTGATGACGCCACCCAGCAGAGGTGTTGATATCCTTCTCTGGGATGCGCCCCATCTGGATATCAAATCCCCAAACCCTGGAAGGGCCGATGAAGATTGCCCTTCCATCGACAGATTCAATGCGGAAGTTATAGTCATCTTCCGCAATCTTCTGTCGCTCTTTCTCCCTCTTTTCGAGGGAGGCGATCTTCTCCATCCAATGTTCGGGATGGACAAAGAGATCGTACAAAAGATTGAGCCCATGTATCCAGGCCCACCCACTTGTCTTGGGCCCGGAAGTTGCATCCTTCCAGGCCCTTACCTTCTTCATCATCTCCGGTACAGGAGTCTGCCGGAGCTCAGGACTGAGAGGATCTGTATCATCCTTCCCAGCCCAATAAACAAATTCCTCGACCTGATCTTTCGGGATCAGGCCAAGAAGGACTGCTGCCGAAGCAACGCAATCCAAGTCAACGTGGTTGGCCATAAATTGGCCACCCTTCGCACACTCCCCGTAATACTTCAGGGAGATAATACACGCTGCTGGGTTTGCAGCGTAGTCGTTATGATGGTCAATCTCATGACCATCAACATAAGAAGTGGTACCCTCAGCCATCTCGATGGGTACCACCCCCTTCTCAATTAAGCCAGAGATTTTATCAACCTCTGGCTTCCAATGTAGGGTCACTGCTCGCCCTGCCACCATAGTCCTGATAACCTCATAGTTCGTCGTATTGTTCATCATAACATTTGCCTCCTTGGCATTTTTAAAGTAACCATAGAGAGACTTATCACAGTTTTTCGAATAATATCTCTCTATACCATCACGCTGGCAGATTATAGAGATGCCACTCATATAATATCCAATCCAACAGACACTAATCACAAAATCCATATCCCCCTAGTAGAAGCGGGGATATGTTTTTGTAGGCCACGTTTCCCTAGCTTCGGGAGATTCGTAGCCCCTTTTCCAGGCAATTGTCTCTAGGTAATCGAAGAGGTGTCTCGCAGCAGCACACTCCGGTTCCCCAGAGACATTATGTGGCCCTCCGAAGGCCCACCACGCCACAATGGCGTAGTCGTAGGCCTTTTTATAAGCCCCTTTCAAAATTGCATCAACCACTTTACGAAGTCGACGAGATTCACACTTCTGCATACGTGTTGCAATTTGTATGCAGCTATCAATCGCCACCTTCTCGTCACTAGTTCGACGAGAAGGCTTCCGGGTTATCGCCGCACAAATACATCTACATGAACATTCCCCCATAGCTTCCTCCTGCCAGTTATAGAGATGGCACTCTTCTCCTTTGATAGAATCCAATAGTTTGCCGAGAGATTCTATCATACATATTACCCCATGACTAGTACGATTACTAGCCATTGAGTTACAACTTTCGTAGCTCATTAGTTAGCTATATATGCATCACCTTGTAAACATCCAAGTAATGTGCATCTAGCTAGCTAACTTAGTGTAACTTCTACTGGTGCATAATAAACATCACTTCTTTAATCTTCCGTACAAAAGCAATAATCTTTTCATCCGGTTTATTGAAGACTTGTTGCATTACGTCACTATTTTCATAAGTTGCCTCATACACAATATCGTACTCCTCCTTGTTTGCAAACAGATAGAATGCCTTCCACTAACTCTGAGAATAACGTCGATCAAACCCATAGCACTCTTTTTGAATATCCTGAAAATGCAGTTCACTAATTAGTTTGACTTATCGTAGTCATCTGCTGTATTACCTCCTTAGCGAAGAGAGTTTCACACCTTTCAATGTAGCTCTCCCCAACAATGCGAACCGCGAACGGATGGTTTATGAGCGCTTTCTTACTCTTTTCGATCCGAGCAGCAAGGCGTTCACTAGCAATCTTTTTAATAGTCGCCTTGTATTTGGCGATTGTTTCTTCTGACCCAAGCTCCCAAGCCAGAAACTTTGGGGCATAGATCTCCCGAAGTTTCCGATGGTCCCAAGTTTTGGCCGAGTAGAACTCTTCGGCTTCTTCGAGGGTAAGCCGGCGAGCCTCACTCCAAACGAGCTTATCGATGATTTTAATTTCACGCACACCGCCTGCATCGTAGCGGCGTTCATCGTTTGATAGACTCGGCCCATACGATCGCTCCTCAGTATGGGTCTTATATTCGATTGTCTCCTGTACGGAAGCGCCATCCCGATTAAGAGTGAGGATAAAGGGGCGTCTAGTACCCCTATCCATCTCCTCGATCTTAACCTCTCCCGCATAATTACCAACTAACTCATATCCGAGAGAGTAGCATGCGCCGCCTTGATTATAGTACTCAAAGTGTCCAAGGCGGCAATCAAATGTGACATTCTTGATAATATCGAAGCTCATCATACACTCGACTGGACACTCACTTAATTGAACCTCTTTATCCTTGATATTGATTTGGGGTTCGATATTCTTCAATTCCGAGAAAGAGATCTTGATGATCTCCTTGATCGGTTTATACCACATGCCCCAAGTGAAAGTGAATTCCACTTCGGTAGAGTCGGTGGTCGTAACTCCGCCAATCTCCACTTCCTGATAAAGTTCCCTGAAGTGATTACATACCTTAAGTGGTACAAGATAGGCGCGATCAATTCTTCGTACCTCTCCGAGGTTTGAGAAGACGGAGAACTTCCCACCAAGGAAAGCCTCGTTCTTACTAAGGCTTTCCTCAGAGAGATCCTCTTGCTCGTTGAAAAAGACGTTATTCATCTTATTAGAAGGAACAAAATCATCTCGCGGTAAGAGCACTGCTCCCTGGTTGGGTATAATCTGTACTCCAATAGTACCTAGCTTTCGAAGAGTTCCAATAGCTGCCAAAAGATCTTCAATATTTGCAACCTTCTTCATATCTTTCATCTCCTTATTTATATTGGCTCGCAAAAGTACCTAGAAGATAGCTTACTGCATTGGTTGCAGTTTTCCGAACTAGTTGTTTACCATCCGCCTTATTGTTTATTAACTTCTTTTATTTCATTCCTCCTTCTTCAATTAGATCTTCTAATTCATCAATAGCCAGAAGATCGATTTCGTTTGCTGGAATCTGAGCCTTACTATGGCTCAGTGTTTTATCGCCACCGTATGTAGTTTGACATTGAATCTTATCACTAGTAAGATCAATGCCAACTATGTTATGGCGTTGTCGAATCTCCTTAATCCTTTGTGCCATTTCATATGGCACTTGTATCTTATGTGCATCCGTTGAGAAGTCATACTTCTCTTTACCGTTTTCGCCATTGTTAATTATATCATCTAACAGATACATTATCCAATGGCATTTCACCTTTACTTCCTCAATGGTAAGATTACTACCATTGATAGATGGTAACCATTCGTGCGCTGCGGGATAGAATTCATCTCTAGAGCACATGAATGCGTCGCCATATGGACTAACAAAGAACACAGTTTTGATGTTCTTTTCATCCCATTTTTTAATATAATATTTAACCGCGCTTAGATCTACTGCCATAGTCGTATACCGCATCTTCTTTTCCTCCTTAGATTTGATAGAAAGTTAACACGCAATCCACCTGCTTCTAATTAAGAAATTATATCGCTCAAAAAGTAAACATGTTATAAACAAAAATCTATGCAAAAAATAAAAGGCGCCCTATGTTAGCAGCGCCGCAATATCACCTCATTTCTAGAAAAACTTCCGTCACGAGTTTACCTTGCTCTTTGTCAGCAAGAACAATAGCTTCCTCGATCTCCTTTTGGGTCTGAGCCGATTGCCACCGAATTGACTCATACCCAAACTTCTCACACTTCACGGGTATCCACACCCGCGAAATTTCCGCGAGTGTGAATACTTCGGCACCATGAAGTGCCTTTCCATCGAGAACATCACGATGAATACCGTCGTGTACACGGTATCGAACATCGCGATCTTCGATGTTTTTAATTGACTCCCACCACGAATGTTGAATGTGGGTGGGAATCAACGAGAGATCTATGCGATGTGGCTGACGCACAAACGCATAGATTCCTTTGACGCCCTCTGGGGGATGATGGCAATCCCACAAAGCGCCACGTTGCTGGGTTACGTAACTTATGTTCCAGCCTTCGTTGATTGCTGCAAGGGCGTCCTTTTCCGAATGAGCTGCAATATACTCTTCGCGGCTCATACCAACAGAGGGATCACAATGACCCCAGCGAATAAACTCAAGCGCCATTGTGATCCCTCCTTTCCAAGCAGCGCTTAAGAAAAAATTACAATGTCAATCACAACATCAACATTGTACTAAGTCGTGTACTATTACAGTAAATGTAGAATCATCTAGTCTGCAATAGCACTCTTTGTGATATCTATAAAAGTATATCACACCTAATACATACTCACATATATCTCTCCTAGAGTATATATGCGTACTAGTAATTTTCATTCTAAATAGGTTGTGCTATTTAGAACACATTACTAGTAGATGTATTTGCCCCATCCCGTCGCAGTGGGGCTCTACGTGAAACTTCCCAGATAAATAAAACTTCTATCTATCTGAGATAAAATCAAGGGGGAGAAGGCCGTGGCCAGCGAGAATCAGCGTTACTATTTGCCTTCTCCCACACGATAGGGAATAGAGGAGAGACTTAGGTTACGAAGTCGTCTCTCCTCTATTCCCTAGTAACTTTCGCCACACAGCCGAAGCCATGTGGCGAAATTAGCGGGATCTATAATGGCCTTTAAGCCATTATAGATCCCGCTCCGATATACATCCCAGGCATTCTGTGCCTGGGAATAGGCACTGGCGATGGCCTCGTCGTCAAACGAGGTTATCGCCATCTCCTCGGTGATCGTGTCGATAAACTTCTCGACACGATCACCGAGGAATTCTTTTATGGCCTTCGCGTCGCAGTTGGACGCGAAGGCCACTCCCTTGACGAGGCCGTACTGATACACGGCCTCGTCAAACGCATTTCCATGGTTGACAAACATGTTGTCAACCTCCTTTCAATGGCAGATTATAGAGATGCCAGCTCTATACCAAGGCCGCAGTTTGTCGGGCCCATTCCAGCGCAACAGCAGCCAGTTCAATTCATACGGTAACCAGCTGCTTTCAGTTCCTCATAAATCCAACGCAGGCCTTTGCGCGTATGAGGAACCTTAGCTATTCTATCTGGCGATACCTTAGAAAGGTCCACCAAATAGATCCACCCTTCACGATTCATCTTTCCATAAAGGCGAAGATAAACTGTGGGGAACATCACTGAAGCAATACCGTATTTATTGCTGTCAATGATGCACCAATCGTTCCGTAGGAAAAAGAGGTATCCAATGTAGCGCCGGCTACGTTGGTGAACGATTACGGGTTGGCCATCCGCCAGAGATGGCCGATCTGGGCGCTTCCTACGATGTTTTGTAGGAAGATACGAACCCTTCCCAGGAAACCGATTCGGCCGTTTCCTGGAGGCTCTCTTAATTTTAGCTGATATCAACTGTGCCATTAGATAGATATCAGCATAGTCGCATACTTTGATCAAGGAGATCACCTCCTTTCAGTCACAAAGTAACGACAGGACGAACGCAGTGAGGCAGGAACTCGTTATAAATCTAGTGGGCTATTACCCAAGAGTCCCTACCCCTCCCCTCCCTCCTGGAGTGGCTACTTACACCACTCCAGGAGGGAAAGCAGGAGGGCCGACATCTGTGTCACGATGTCGGCCCTCCTAATCGAGGAGATGGCGGAATTAGATTCTGCCACCTCCTCGATAATTGTCTTCGCTCCGGCGATATTGCCGGAGCGAAGAGCCACGAGGAGGCCGTCGTACTGACCGGCCTCCTCGTCCATTCGCGAGATGGCCCACCCGAGCCTATCGGGTAGGCCATCAAACCAGGAGGGGAGCATTGAGTCAATACTCCCCTCCTCCTCGAGGCGATCAATGATTCCGTCATTGATCGCCTCATTCCAGGCGCGATAGTCTTCCTTCATCAGGAAGACCTCCTTTCCATTGCCAGTTATAGAGATGGCGCTCTTTGTTACCCAGTTACCCATGGGAACATCTAGCAGTTTTCCGAAGAGTTCCCAACACATAACCTGCCTTGCATATCTATCTAGGACATACTAGATAGATATGCAACCAGAGAAGACAATTCTTCCCTCTTCATTTCAGCTATTATATGCCTCAAATTAAAAACATATTATAGCTAGAAGCTCACCATTTTATTAAGCTTATACTAGTTCTTTATACCTTACAAAAAATAAGGGCCCGCATTGACGCCCATAATTTTTAATTTTTACTTGTTTTCGTGTTTGAGCTCAGCGTAGACTTTGTATGCAATATTGCTAAGCTCCTGTGTTGCATCTATTGGCAGGTTTGATACATCCGGCCACCCATAGTATTCCATTATCTCCTTTTCCATGTTTGCAGCGCTTTCCCATTCGCTGTTTTCGATCATGACGATAGTATCCAGAGCAAATCCCCAGCACCATCTTTCAGTTTTACTAATCTCTTCGATCTTTTTCTTCTAACCTTCTACCAACATGCTCGCCTTCTCCTGAAGTATCTGCAGTTTACTTTCTATTATGAATCTTCTTCCTTGATAACTACTGTAATCATACCGAACTAGACACTATTGTCTAGCCCTCTATATTAATATCATATCGATTACTTTGCAAATATAATAGCAGCAAAAAAGAAGGGGCGTAAAATTCCGCCCCTTAATTACCTCCTAGATTACATCAGCGTAAGCTTTACCCATCAAGCAGTAATAGATATCTGCCAGATAGGACTCCAGCTCAAAGAGATTAGTTTCAACTTCTTTGGGAAAAGTACCGGTCTTTTTGGCAGAGTGGGCTTTTGCTTCAGCCTGCACCCACTTGCCATTCTTGACATCAGCGATAATCTCCGGCAAAGTACTCCAGAGATTCTCCGAATACTTCTCCAGCTGCGCTTCCAACTTGGCCGCAAACTGAATAGCCATTACCATAAACCCGTTCAACGTGTACACCATTTCTATAACCTCCCTTAAATAGTAACACGAATCTCTTTATACCAAGGATCTTCTCCAGGTGAATACCACTTTGCCTTCACTGGAAAAAGCTCCTTTACGCAGGCGTACTCTTCTTTATACTGTTTCTCCAACTCTTTTAAAGACTTATGTGGAATAGTATTCATAAAAACATACCAATCCGCAACATTCAACTCCAAAGAATTACCACAGTTAACTTTATCGTGGGGTGACATTTGGAAAGTGGCCGTAACTCGCCCAGCCAACCCAAACTCCCTATCGATTTCATCTTCGCTTTCATGGATACGATATTCATCATATCCACTAAATCGTTTTTTCTCGACGTTCCAATAGTATGAACGATTTTTGTGTGAAAGTCGTCCCCACTCTTCTAACTGATCCCCGAAGCTAAATTCTTCTCCAAAATCAAAGTACAAAGCAATAAGGATCTCATTCAATGTAGCGCACCGTCCAGCTAATCGAGGATATATGATAAGCTTATTGTGACTTTCTTCTCCAATAAAGATCTCACGCTTAAGCTCGCCATCTTCCATAGTAATCCAATTGTAATTTTCATCCATTACTGGACGAAAATCTGGAATAAACTTAAATCCAACAGTACACTTCCTCATGTCATACTTATTCTCCACTGGGTAAAACTTTACCATTTTCATCGTTTCCTTATCTGTGGTTTCACATATAGCCTTCATTTTTTACTCCTCCTATTGATAAAATAATAATTACCGGTTTCTTGTTCAACTCGCATGTTTAAGAACTTACATTCTACTTCCTCCTTTCGTATTATGTGAGCGCTAAGAACACACAGTACTACTGCATATTAAATTTATATTATATATCTCAAAACCATATCTTATATCCACCCATTGATCATATCAAAGCTGCTATTGTCTAGGATGTTATTTATCTGTAAACATACTAGTGGAGTATCTGAATGATAGTAGTTGAACTCTTGAATCAAGTTGAACATGTTACCATTGAAATGTAACTGTTTTTCATGATTGAAGTTGATTGGATAATGCAAGTTGCCGAGCCTCGTCATTTTATCAGATAACTCTTTCTGAAATACAAACAATCCATGAGTATCACTATCTGCAAATCTTTTAGTAGGATTAGCTATTAGTGGAGTAGTTTTGCGCAACGATTTTTCATCAAGAGTTATACCTTTTCCTCCCAATGCAAATACGCCGCACTTATCATAATCTATATACTTACATACAATTGTATAATGAAGATATTCCGCCTGAAGTCTCATGATCTTATCATTGCCCTTACCACGACTATATGATTTGCCGCGATTTCGATATGCTTGATGGTTATATCCAAAAACAATCACTTTAGTAAAATTATAGATAAGATTCTCTATATAATCATCTAAATCGATACAGCCATTCGTTATTTCTGTTTGTATAATGTCTAAATCTGAAAGAAAATCTTTAAACCACTTATACGCAAAGTAGTCGTTTATGATATCTTGCAAAAAGACGCCAAACATCTTCCCAAAAGTGTAAAACTTATTGTGTTTAGTAGTAATGAGATAGATGGTTGACAGATCCAACTTATCTATCATCTTATTTTGTATATAATTGGTAGAGATGATCATCTTAAGGCGCTGATAGAGATTGCTTTTTATGTATTGTGTGTATAAGCCCGGCAAAATATCTTGTTGGATTTTTTGTAGGGCGCCTTTATATAACGATGCTGTATACATGAACTTCTCGATCCATATCTGAAACGTCTCAAGTGATTGTATCTTATGATCAACTGCATTATACATTGCGTGTTTACCTTTATCACATTGTAACCATTGTAATAAGTAATCTTTTAAGTTTTGTACCATCCTAGTAGAAATTTTATGATTGTCATAGTATCTAGATCGATTGAGAATCTCATAAACTTTGTGAAGTATTGGATTCTTAGTAGGCTTTGCTTTATCATCTAGAAAGAATAATATGCGCCGTATTACTGCATCAATGTACTTTTGTGGATCATCTTTATAATAGATATCATTACCAATGATGAATGAGTACTTTGGGATCATCTATAATGAGATGACTGTATAGTAAGTTATCAATATCAGAAGATTTACCAAAAACTTGTTTCGGAATTTCACTAAGGCGAGCATCTATAAGCATCTGTAGTTTTTCTAATGAATGGTATGATGATGGCGCCGCTAGTTCTTTCATTATCATGTCCTTTCTGAATGAAAGATGGTGCTATATGAATCAGGCGCCATCTCTCTTCGCCGTCATTCATCTTTGTATAACATCTCACCAGTAATATCCGATTCACAGTAGTAGTTCAACTGTGTTAAGAAGTTACCAATACTGGAATCAATCATATCAATGGTAAGATCATTGATAAGTATTCGCTTTTGAAAACGCACATCCTTCTCTAGAATCTGGCTCTTCTGTCTATTTAGTTTATCTAGTTCATCCTTCTTACTATATATATCTGAATCAGATGCCAATGATTGATTGCACTGATGGTATGCTTCTATCAGCTCTATAAACATGCTTCTAAGAACTATATCAGTATCATGGTTACTTTGAATGTATTGTATAGCTCCCTTAATAGTTATCGGCATATGTCGATAAGATTTAACCAGTTGATTATAATTTGGATCATCTTTATGAGCAGCGAATTCAGCTAAATTATCTATACATGAAAACTTGTCTTCGCCGCTCTTTGGATCAACTATGAAAGATTCGATAACTTTAGTAAGGGCCCGATCTTTACTAACTTTATTACTATTACTATAATCATATAATTTGATAACTAAGATTCTTGACAACTTTGGCGTATCATCATAATAGAGATCCACTTTACATAGCAGTGATCTTATTCTAACCTTTTTATAAAGAACAACTAAAGATGCCTTCATGTTATACAATGTAGTTACACGTGGATCTGATAGATTCTGTATACAATGATTGATGATCTTCTCTATAATAGAATTGATCTTCTTTGCTAAAGTTCTTCGATACTTTTGTGCCAATAATCTCTTATAGTCGGTTCTCTTTTCAACTATACTGTTTTCTACTGAAAATTTATTAGCCTTTGCAGATACTTCTTTGACCTTACTATTATTATTGATCATCCTATATATAACTGGAACAGCGTTGATACGATTGATAGATCTGATCGAATGCCCACTAGAATCAAATAGAATTGAGTATTGGTATTCACCATTCCTTCTAATGGTGCCCATCAGATAGTTAGTAACATTACATAACATACATGATGCATATGTTGGACTATTCTTTGCATCATATCTACTACCAATAGTATATGGAAGCAGTTGCGCTTCAAACTCACATGTATTACTTAGAATAACCATGTATTGACGTACCATTCGATTAATCTTAGCAACGCAATCAATATCATCAGTATAACTAGTATAGAATACCTTGATTCCCAAATAGTCGATATTACAGCTACCAATCGAATACACCGATAATGGCATATCTGTTGGACAAAGTATCTTTCGCGGCCAATTAACGATATTATAAGTAATAACGTACATAGCAATCTTCTTTATAGTTGGCGCAATACATATCTTAACACGGCTTGGTATATCGTGCGCCTTGTTATAACATTCGATCTCAATAGGAAAAACATAATGTGGTATAAACGATAGCGGATTAACGTTTCTATTGGTTTTATTATGATAGATCTTATATAACGATATAGTATCATCAGTAGTAAGAGATAACTGATGATGTATCTCTTTTGCCAGCATACTATATACAGATTCTATAAAGCGATTCATTGTTGTTACTATATGTAACTTAGCCGTATCTTCTCCATTATCTAAATTATATGCAACCTGTAATGAAAACGACGGGCGCATACTATTCATTAGCTCATATGCATAGTTTTGCTCATATACATCGATTATTTGTCGTTTATCGTTAGAACCAGGATCAAACATTAATGACTGATCATATGGATTACTTAGTGAGTAATGGATTGTATATGCTATTGTATTATCATAACTTTTATCGTATTCATCCCTATTACCACCATGAAGATAGTAATGATCAACTTGTTGTTTTGAATCTACTAGAAGCTTATTGGTATTGATTGCTGTAGTGAGTATCGGGTTAGTAATAGATATAAAAGAAGATTGATTGGATTCTAGCATACTATCCAATAGTCCCTTTATGTTTGGAATCTTGATCTTCGACGCCGATATCTTTTGAATGTCACTTTTCATAAGTACTTCTCCTCCAATCTATCATAATATCTATGAGCTATTGTACAAAATAGCCATTAAGAGCCGAATCACAGTAATAGTTCAACTGCACTAAAAACTGTTCTACATTGGAATCAATTTGATCAATGGTAAGATTGTTAACTTGTTGTTGTTTCTGAAAGCGCACATCATTCTTTAAAATAGCGTTCTTCTGTCTATGTAGAATATTTAACTCGTTCTTCGCTTTAGATATAATTGCATCCATATCCAATGAACTATTAAACTGTTGATATGCAGTAACTAGTTCTTCAAACATCTCCTTAAATACATCTGGATGATCTTTGATATAGTTAACTATATCCATGATACCAGTTTTGATGTATCGATAGGCTCTAATCTTAAACTTGTTATCTATTGCCCTATATACATTAGCAATCTCTTCGATCTCCTTGATCTCTTTTGAGATTATTGTAAGAGATAGGGCGCGATCGTTATAATTCTTGTAAAGAGCTAATGATCTAATAGTCTTATCAATGCTTTTATCTTTAGCGGCGTCGCTTCTACCAGGATCATATATACGTATCATAAGCGTGCTTCTTGGATCAGGACATTCGTAATACAATCCCAGATTACATACTATGGATTTACTCTTGATTGAATCATCTGGTATAGCAACATTGATCTTCATGTTTCTACATTTGGCTACATGATCTGATGATACGTTTTTTATAGCAAGCGCAAAGATTCTTTCCATAATGATTCTTATAGTAGTAGATAGTGAGTTATTGTATCTTTGCGCCAATAACATCCTATATGTACCTTCTTGATCAGATAGATTGTTCTCTATAGAGAATCGGCGCGCCTTATCTAGTGCCTCTTTTACATACTTACTATTATTGATTGCTCTTCCAATAACAGTAATACCATTTAGTGAACTAATAGTTCTAAGGAAGGTACCAGATGCATCATATGTTATAGAATACTGATACTGCCCATTCTTTCTAATGTTACCATGTAGATGATTGGTAATGTTGTATAAGGTGTACTTTGTAAATGATTCTTGAGAATCTTTCAAGATATTGTATTGCATAGTTACATTACTATCTAGCTTGTATATGTGTCGCAATAGATCCATGTAGATATGTATCAGCATATCTATCTTGATAACACAATCATCATTGTCACTATAATCTACATCATATACTATGATAGGTAGAAAGTCTTCGTATCGATAAATAGAGATAGATGGATCAATAACCATATCACTATCATTCATCATATACGTATTATAATTCTTGATAGTTTTATCATTGTGATATGTACTTAATACAAACATTGCTACTTTCTTAATCATTGGTGCAATACATATCGTTACTAGAGTTGGTATCTTTTTGATACTAGTATCAGAACAAGCGATCTTCAATTGGTAACTATAGAATGGCACATATGATAAGCAGTTTTTCTTATCTTTTGCGCCATTATATACCTTATACCACGTTATTGTATCTTCGTTAGTAAGAGGTAATGCTATGCTATGTATTGTTTCTGATATGATACTATAGATAGATTCAACAAAACTGTTCATTGTGGAGATCATAGTATGTATATCATTGTATTGCGCCTGCAATGTAAACGTTGGGCGCATGCTATCCATCAATGTATACGATTGCTCTTCATTATAGTAAAGCTGAAGAAACCTTCGATGATTATACTCATCATCTTGACCATCCGTTACATCATAGATGTTATTGAATGGGAGCATTACATCATCGATCTCTCCGGTATTTATATACGTTGCATATAAGTAATCATTGATCTCCTTCTTAGTATCTATAAGAAGGTTGTTAATTTTACGCGCCTTTTTCATTGAAAGGTTTCTAAAGCCCATCAAACGAAGTCTATCTTTAAGTAATACCGTAATCTCTGGTATAGCAACCATTGCTTTCGTTATTAATGTTGTTCCTCCTCATCATACGATTTAAGTGGTATAATACTAGGCGCCGTATATGGATAACTATTACAAAGTACTGCTAACTGTGATCCAGTATAGTAGTTGATTAGACCGATAATGTCATATATAGTTATATGATCATTGAGGCTTACTTGTATGGTATATATATCCTTCTTTGTGTTTATAATGCTGCATCTAGTATCTTCATTAACAAAGAAGGATATAAGCTCATGTAATGGATACTTCTTTGTTGTAAAAGATATGTTATGATGATGTTTATGATAAAACTTGAGCTCATTCATATCATATAGAATTACGTTGTTGCTGAAGATTTTACCATCGATAGTTATATCAAAAAAGTCATACATAATACGAGATAGCATGCTATAAATACGACAACATAGATCACAAACAATGTTATTGATATCAACAAGACTATAATAAAAGTTCAATACGCGCAACTTGGTATTCTTTTGCTCACATAGATACGTAGCCATCCTTTTCATGATATCAGTGATATAATTTGGTTGATACCAAAACTTTGGCATCTGTGGATCATATATGGTATAGTATCGATTGCATTGTATTCCTTTAAATGTTTTCTTTAGTCCACCCATATAACGTGAAATGAATGTCTTTATCTTTCCATGAAAGAACTTCTGTAAACTTTGATTCATGGTATCAAATATAGTAGTTATTGTGTTAAGTGTTATGGCTTTGTTCTCTTCTCTTGTATGATCATCTCTTTGCATCTCTTGAAGATATTCGCGCAGCGCATGAATAAAGACTATTCTTTTTTGTTCGAGATTTGCACTAGAATCAAGAAGAATGTAACTAAATGGCGGTATCTTCTTTGCTAGATCTGATAGTACATAGTTATAGTAGTCATTACTGTTTACATACAACATCATTCATATCACCACATCTAATCCGCTATGCCATCATAGTTTTTAAGTGATATAGTATTAGGCGCCATATATGGGTAACTACTACAAAGTACTGTTAACTGTAATCCAGTATAATAGTTGATTATGCCAGCTATGTCATACATTGTCATATGATTATTGATAGCAACTTGTATAGATGATATATCCATAGTTTTATTATAATTAAGCGATTGTCTTGCATCTTCATTAGCAAAGAAACCTATAATGGCGCATAGTGGATACTCTTTTCCAAAATCTAGATGTCCATAACGTTTACGATAGAACTTCTGTAAACTGGTATCATATACTACTATGTTATTACTAAAACGGCTACAATCATAATCCAGATCCAAAATATAATGCCAAACATACGATAGTATGTTATAGATATAACCAAATGAATAAAACTTACAAAAAAGTTCGTTATAATCTTCAGGATTATGTTTTTCTAGTATTAGGTGCAGATCTTCGTTCATCAGTTTATTCAGATATGTAGCTACCTTTTTCAGAATAACAGTGATATGATCAGGATGATACCAAAACAACGGTTTACTTGGATCATATATGACATAGTATTTATCGCACTGTAATCCTTTGAATGATCTCTTTAGTCCACCAATATAGCGCGAAACTGTTAGTTTTATCTTTTTGTGGAAAAACTTTTGAAGACTTTGATTCATGATATCAAACACTGTGATTATCATATGATGTATTATAGAACTGTTAGCCTTATCTATATTTTGTAATGTCTTCAGATATACTAACATTTTCTCAATGAAAATTATCTTTTGATCACTGCTTATACTAGATCCAATAAGAAGTTCACTGTATGGTGGTATCTGCTTTGCTAGATCTAATAGTACATAGTTATAATAGGTATTGCGATCTACGCCAGATATCACACTTATTCACCTCTTCTCTTTATTCGATACTGTCTGGAATAGGACATGGATACAGCCGTTCAAATACAACAAAGTTACTGTTGATAACAGTATATCGCCTTTTCTGGTATAACGTGTGGGTATCTATTTTGTGATACAATCAGTGATGTACCACAGTAGTAATTGATCTTGGTTATTACATCGAAGATGGAACTATCGGTGCCTATATATATAGACGTTGTATCTAGTAGATCCTTGAAGTTATCACACTTACAGATATGACACATAATACGCTTAATATAGGCACCACAAAAGTAATCCAGTAGATCATTTAAGCTATAGTTTCCATAAGCTAAATATCCAACTTGATTGTTGTAGTATTGGCGCCGTTCTTCATCATAGAGAATTACTTTTTGTATGAACTGTTCATTTCTGTATAACTGATTAGCCTCATCATATATCTCACTATACTGATCTTCTAGTATGCGATCAAGATCGTTAATGATTATATCGCGTATTACGACGTTATGTTCATCAATGGGTATGTATTCTTGCATTAGCAATGAGTCAAATATCTCATACTCGTCGAAAACTTCTAATAGTACCTTAATAGTATCATTGATATATTCATCTCCTACACACCATCTCACCGATAAGCAATTGTGTTCTCTTAGTACATAAACGGAATAGTACTTATCTATAGATGATATGAATGGCTCCTTTGGAACCATTTCGCTGTTTATGAAGTACTTAATGGAATCGTGATATTGCTGATGAAGATATCGATATAAACATGATATGATAGTATCTTTGATTGTATACAGCATTCTGCGAAACTTATCAGTTGACATCTTAAGATACTCGCATTGATCATCTCTTATATAATCATACAAGTACATCCCAAATTTATATCTCATCTGCGCCTTCTCTGACTTACTTATACAAGTTGCATAATCTACTAAAGTATCAAAAATTGGTAACTGTTTTGCAAGTTCTTGTATGATATCATGTTTGAATTGAGTGAGATCCGGTTTGCTCATATGATCACATCCAGATATAAACTCAAAGATCATTTTTCATACACGATGCTATTTCCTTTGGTATTACATGTGGGTATTGGCTTTGCACTATAATTAAAGCCATGTTACAGTAGTAGTTAATCTTAGTAATGATATCAAATATGGAACTATGTGTATTTACTGATATCTTCGTTGTATCTAATAGATCATCAATGTTTTCTTCTATTTTGCGCTTATGTTGTATAAGAGGTTCAATGTATGCGCCACAGAAGTAATTTATCAATGAATGTAATGTATACGTTCCATATGATAAGTAGCCAACGCGACTGTTATAGTATTGACGCCGCTCTTCATCATAAAAAATCGCTTTCTGAATAAGGTACTCGTTTCTATATAATTGAGTCAATTCATTGTAAATATTACAGTATTGATCATAAAGGATGTTATCGAGGTCGGAGATAATAGTATCTCGTATTTCTGCCATAAATTCATCTAAACTATCTTGTTTTATAAATGAGCCAAACAATCGATAATCATCAAAGATCTTTATCAAGAGATTAACATGGTCTTCAATGTAATTAGTTCCAAGACACCATATCATGGATAAGTAGTCGTTTTTTGTTGCTGATCTAATTAAGTAGTATCTATCTATAGATGATATGAATGGCGCCTTTGGAATCATTTCTATATTGATAAAGTACTCAATGGTATCTCGATATTGTCGATGAACATAGTAATACAAACATGATACAATTATATCTTTGATCACATTCAACATCTTACGAAACTTTATAGTTGATATCTTATACTTACAATGATCGTCGGCAATATAGTCATATAAGACAATTTCAAATTTGTACTTTACGTGCGCCTTCTCTGACTTATTTGTTATAGCAGCATAATCAGATAAAACATCAAAGAATGGTATCTGTTTTGCAATCTTTGATATAATATCGTGTTTGAACTGAATCGGATCTGGATTATTCATGTACCATCACTCCCAAGATGATACATCATAAGATAGCACCGCAAGATTCCAATCGGTGTAATAGTTAAGCTGTGCAACTATCTCATCCAAGGTACTATTCTCTGTAACAGTTATGAAGTTATCTTCTTGTGCCTTTGATTCAATAATACCAAAGTTACACATCAAACTTCTTACTGAATAGGTGCCAGAGTTGATCAATGAAGATGAGTCAAGTGTCGATTGATAGCAATGAAGATCATTATTGTAGATAAAGATCGATGAACTGTTTATATCTATAGCCTTTTGTATTTGCGATTCTGGTGGTATGGCAGAATACGCATATGATGCAATCTTGTAGATCAACAAGAACATATCATGAGATACCAAATATGAGTCTAGGAATGCGCATAGATTTATATTCTCCTTATCCGATAAAAGACCTACAAATACATTGATACCAATGTTATCTTCATTGAGTAGATGGTGCGCCTTCTGTATAACATCATCATGATTGTATAACACATTTGAATGATCATCATCTAAGCTTATTACTACATAGATCTTCTTTATAGACTTCTTGCGCTTGATTCTTTTATCAATCTTATGCTTTAGAATGTATTGTACAATGTATGTCTGATATCCGTTTACAATCTCTACTATGCGATTACATACAATACAAGATAAAGTATGCGCGAAATCCTTTATATAATCATTAGAAAAGACGTATTCATGCGCCATTCTGTTTGCCTTTTCATCACTCTTGTATATAAAGTAAGTTGTATCATGTAGAACTATAGGGATAACTCTGTTTATACGTTTTACCATATTTGGTAAAACAACTAACTTCTTACAGAATGATACTGGCATGGTTAACCAATGATCTTGTGAGTCGTGATTGGTGATATCTTCAACATATCTGTACTTAGTAGAAGGATTGTAATGATTACATAGCCTATCAAAGATTTCGCCAATGAAATCTTGGTATGAATTTTTTATAAAGGTGAAGAAGTAAGCATCGTAAACTCTAGTTTTAAATATGAGATGATAGAGAGATCCAATGAAATAGTACCATAGATCTTGTGGAAGTATCTTGATCTTGCGCAAGAATCTTAAGATCATTAGAGTCATATCCTTTCATTGGTAAGGATTGTGCGGCGCCATATTTCATACAGAGAGATATGCAGCGCCGCTTTTCATATCATATCAACTCAAACTTCTCAACAATGAGATTAAGATTGAAATGGTAGTTTACTTCAGCAATGATGCTAAAAGGTGTACTGCTTTCATCTACCTTGAAGTTGATCTTCTTTGCTTCTTTACTAATCTTGTTTCTTAAAAAGCGCACTGCTGCAAAGTTATAAGTGTGAATGTGCGCTAATATACCAAGGATATCTAGAACAGTATACTCATTAGAGTACAGTAGATAATGTGGCACTCCAAATTTACCAATTCTATAATACTGTTTACGATGCTTATCATAGATGATCATACTCTCGCTCATAAAGTTAATAAGATCCTTGTTAAAGTACGTAGCCTTATCTACATTAGTAAGATATGAGTCGCATGCCTCGATAACATTCTTCTGTATTGCATTTTTCAAATCCTTAATATACTCATACTAAAAGGTTGTTGAGAATGGTAACATTACATCTATGTGAGGATTGATGCTGGTCTTTACAAAGTTCCTAATTGCATCATGCAATAGTGTTCTATAATATAGATACTGTGGATCTTCGCTGGTGAGGATTATATAGAAGTACTTAATCCTCTTAAATGGATTCCAACTGTGATTGATGTACATAGCAAACAGATACCTTATGAATGACTTATAAGATCTGTCTACTTCCTTACATAAAACTTCAACGATGGTATCTATAGCTAGTTGTGTTATTTCATGATACTTATCAATCTCATAAGAGTAGTCTTTGTCAAATGGATCATTATTACCAGTGTCTTCAATGTTATAACGGCGTTGCATTTCTTCAAGGAAAATTAGTTCACTACCATACTTTTCAAGCAAAGTATTAAAAGGTTCAAATCTCTTACACAGTGCTTTTCTAATTAGGTTTGGTACTTTGCTATAATCATGTAAACGCAAAGGAATCTTCGGCATGGTTATTTTACCTGGATCCTTATTCAAAGTTCTCATTAATCGCTTGAATCTTATCTTATGTATTGTATCGAAGATAAGATTTCGTATCCAAAGCATTGTAAGATAGTACATACACAACACCGATCCTTTTTTTCTAGATAGATTACATGTGGCGCCGATAGATCTCAATATATGATTGATCTATCGGCGCCACATTCCAACACGTGTCCATTATACCTTCTTATACATCTCCATCAATCGCTTATAAGCATCGTTGATATGATTGGAACAGGTTATCCAACTAACTCTATCCAAAATAGCCGGCGCAATAATCTCCTTATGATCCATAAAATCTAAAACTTCAAACGCAATGAATGGTAACTCCATCTTAGTCCAATAACGATACTGGTTAATATATTGGTATTTGACTTTATAACAGTCGCTATCACTCATTACTTTAACTTTGTCGGTTCCATTACATAACCATAGCAAAATGCACTTCTTATTACTAAGTGGGAGCGTCATCTTTGATACCCTTGATAAGAAAAACGATTTACCACCAAAGAGCCATTCTTTGGGTGTTTGATTAGACATTACTACAAAATTTGGATCATATGTGTTCTCTATAGATGAAAGTAAACCAGTAGCATTGCACTTGGTATCGATGATGTTCATTGGCATATCACTGTAGTCATATATACCACTTAGGGAAACTTTTGCATATTCCTCGTTGTTGTTAATGAATGTTTCTACATCTAGTTTCAACATGTTTATACATTCTCCATTTCTAAAATCTTTCAGTAAAGCTTTTCGGTAGCGCGCTTATCACAAGATTACTATTATAGTAGTAGTTGATCTCTGAAATCAGGCTTTGTAAACTACCATTGAATGTAATAGTTTGAAAGCAATGATTAACCTTATCTAGATCCTTATCAGTACATGGCATTTTACTATTATCTGCCATATTGACTATGTTAATGCTATCATAGTATATCTTATTCTCTATAACTGATAACTTATATATACCACCAATCACATTAGAGAATGGTTGCGATTTGAGATAACTGTTGAGAATGTTAGTCCTATTGGCACTACCAATCATCAACATCAGTTGCACAAAAGATAATTCATCGTTTTTGTATAGTTGAGAGAAAGCGGCGCCAACTTTTCTATACTCATCTTTTGCAGCACAAAGTTTCTTATTATAATGAATAACGATGTTTTTAATTCCAGTATGAACCCCTTCAGAACACACAAACATCATAGTTTTACAATCACCAAGATCATATGGTATTACTATAGTGCAATGCATGATCCACTCATATAAATTTAGAAAGAGTTCAATCACTGTGTGATTGGTTAGAGTTTTATCAATCATTACCATTCTTAAAAAACCATTGATACCGCGCTCTATTATAGTACATATAAGCGTCGTCCAATGATCATAACTATAAACGCCAATAATGGCTCTATCTATCATGATCCTCTTAGCAATAGAGAAGAATGGACGCAATAACTTTTCTACCGTGTTCTCAACTGTATTACTACTTGGACATATGATACACATCTTATCAAACTTAAACCTATTATACTGTATCCAACTATCATTCTCATTGATGATAGCAACCAATGATTGCAACACCTTTCTATGTAACCAATAGTCATAGATTGATGAAGTTAATCGTTGTGATAAACTATTAACTAGATGATCATAGTAACAGTAGATATGATGCATTACCTTAGCCGCATCAATGTTAGTATCTAACTGTTTATAGAGATCTGTATATAACCTACAAAGATCATCATTACTGGGATGTATGGTGCTAATGAGAGAAGAAGTATGTCGATTAAGAATTTCATGCAAAGTGCTTGGATTGGTATTTCTGGCGGTGAAGAAAGTAGTAAGCTTGATGGCTCTTTTCATTAAGGCGCCGATAGATTCATTACCATATAACCAATAGCTATTCCATATGTTATTGGAATAATGAGAATGATTGTTCTTTTTTGAATCAACATGAACTGATTGTAACATCTCTGTAAACAAATGATCAAAATTATCGCTATTTATCGCAATCTTCTTATCAATTTTTGTTATAGTTCTTAACATTTGGATTCTCTTATAGTCATTATATACTGGCGCAAATATCTTACCTAGAATCTCCATCGCCTTCATAAGATATCTCATCTCCTTCCATCGCTATAAAATGGATTCAGTTTTGCAATATCCTCAAACTTAAAAACCTTATCCAGTTCATGATATCTCTTCTCTGATAGATCAATAGACTGTACATTGCATTCAGTATCATAATAGTAGTTGATCTCCGCCGCCATATCTTCCAATGAATCTCTATATGTTATATCTGGCACATCGATGTACTTTTCAAAGTTGTCTATGATAGTTGGTGCCAATTCTTTAACTTCTTCGATAAGAAGATTTAGTAGTGAAGCATGCGATATATCATACGTATAACTCATTAAATCGCTTCTTTTTTCTTCTAAATCTACTTGTACAAAAGTTATCGGCTGCTTTGTCATAATGTGATAATCATCAAGTTCAATCATATCATCTTTATGGCAAATGATGCTATCATGGTACTTGCTCTTAATCATAGATGTAGCCATATTATTACCGAGCAACTGATACAACTGAAAGAAGTTATAACTATCTCCATTCTTAACCACTGTATCAATCTTCTTTAATGGCACCGATACTTTATTATAATGTATATCCATAGATACTTTAAACGGATCAAGCGATTCTACTTTTGTTCTCGGTATATGTATATGCTGGCTATTACTTGAAGCTACACTGATATAGTTGTTTGGTAATAAAGCTGTTGGATTTATTGGTTTATATGGATGTACCAATACAACATCCTCTCGATTGTTTATGAAGTTCATATAGGTGTTATTTTTGTTATCTATTGGTACAAAGATCGAAACATCTTCTGCGGTAATACTTTTACCAAGCATAATCAAGATCATGTTATATATCGAGCGCTGTAGTATTGTTGCAGATGTTCCATTGAGATCTGTTGGATTAGTAGATGTAAAGAATGAATCCTTGGCTATATAATCATATACTGTTCTTTGTCCAATACGCGTAACTGTATAGTTATATAGCGCCGAAAAGAACTTGTTTTTGCATTCATAATAGTAATCTTTGTATACAGTGTCGCCAATCACATTATTGTAGATATAATGCGCCATATTATCTGGAACAGTTAAACCTTGTTGTGTCATTGTAAGGTACTTTGTATTTGCTAGGTGATTATCAAATACAACTGAATGTATCTTACTTACTGGAAGCTTACATAGATCCTTATATACAATCCACATGGCTTTCAAGTTAAGTAGCATATCACTAAACTCTTTAACACTGTTTACAATGACCATACATAGCTTTTTGTATGATTCAATTACTTCGCTTCTATTCATGTACTTTTCATTTACAATGATATCATAAAGTATCGATCTTCTTGTATATGGATCTTCTGGTGTGTTCATTGTAAAGAGATTGGCTTCAAACACATTACTTGATTGTTCTTTGAATATTTGCGCCGTTCTGTTTTGTACATATGATAGAAGTAAATTCATAAACCAATCACAGTGATAGCTTATCCACGATAACAAGTATCCAATCTGATACATCCGATACTCAAAAATACGATTTATATATCATTACTCCTTTGTGATATACCCCATGGCTAAAGCCAGGAGCTTCCTGCTTCACTAAGAAGCCGGCATAGCACCCATACGAAAAACCACTTCGTTGAGTACTATACTTTGGACAACTTTCCACAGGCATAACTTTCCGTGTGCCCCACGGTAGTGTAACTATTATTGATATTGCGCCAATAATTTCTTCAACGCTTCTCGTAAGATATTCTTTGCGGCGTTGATATCTCGGTCATGAACTGTACCGCAGTTTGGGCAAGTCCACATACGTATGCCAAGGTTCTTAACTTCGGGATTCTTATACTCACAACATGAGCATAGTTGGCTTGATGGGTAGAAAGGATCTATCTCCAGAACCATAGAACCAGTAAACTCTGCCTTATACTGCAGCTGCCTGAAGAGCTCGGCCCAGCATGCATCATGAATAGCATTTGCCAACTTATGATTCTTTACCATATTCTTAACCCGCAAGGTTTCGATCGCAATAATTTGGTTTTCACGTACTAGTACTGACGATTGCTTATGCGTATAATCTTTGCGAGTGTTGGCAATTTTTTTGTGTACCAGCGCAACCTTTTTGCGCTGTTTTTCGTAGTTCTTAGAACCTTTCTTTTTACGTGTAAGGCGTTGTTGAGTAAGCTTTAGCCTTCGGGCACGGCGCTTAAATGCGCGAAGGTTATCAACCTTTCTACCGTTGCTATCAGTGTAAAGTGAATTGAGGCCAACATCGATACCAACAATACCACCAGCATTGGGATGCATAAGAGTACTTTTATCTACCTCTACGCACAATGATACAAAGTACTTATCTGATGCCGTACGACTAATGGTGGCGTTAAGTATGCGCCCAACGACATTGCGATGAATTTTAGCACGCACTAATCCGATCTTCGGTAACTTAATTTTGTTACCAATGATACAAACACTATTGCGATTATTCCTAGTTCGATATGACTGTGCATGTACTCTCTTTAACTTAAAACGAGGATATTTTGCGCGCTTTTCGAAGAAGTTTTTATATGCGCGATCTAAGTCCTGCAATGAATTTTGCAACGAAGTGCAATCTACTTCCTTAAGCCACTTATACTGTTCATCCTTTTTTAGTTTTGTTAACATGGTAGATGTTTGCTTATAGTTAATAGATTCCTTGTTATTAATCCATGCATCGCGTCGTGTTGCGAGAAAGTAGTTGTATACAAACCTACAGCACCCGAAGGTCTTGTTAATTAATATTTACTGTTCTTTGGTAGGATACACACGAAATTTGAATGCAATATTATAAAGCTCCATAGTTTACCTCCTCTCTACAGTATGTGAACAACAACCAGCACCTAACCTACTTAACTATTTATATTATACCACAACAAATCAATCGTGACAAGAGAGCAATCGCAAGATTCTTATAAAGAAGTAATCATGTTAAGTGGTTATATCGTACAATACTGATTCATTGTCAATCTATTTGTGGCTTACCCCAGCCATAAATGGCGGGGTTTACGCCATATCTTCAATCAACATCATTCAGTGTTTTAAAGTCAATGATCTTGTCTATCTCGTTATATCTATCATCTGATAGATCAAGTGAATATGCAACGCAGTTAAAGTTATAGTAGTAGTCGATCTGCGTTGCGAGATCTTCAAGAGAGCCATTGTACTTTACCAATGATGGATTGATTCGTTTTTCGAGGTTATCTACTATAGCTGGCGCCAACTTTTTAACTTTTTCAACTGGTAAATTAGCTAAAGAACTATGTGTTATACTATAGATATAACCATGATATGCAGGATATTTGCGCTTCCATGAATCATCTTCACCACAATGATACATCTCAAATGTAATATGATAATCATCTAATATTACTGAATGATATGCATCTGGTGCAACATTCATATTACAAACATGAGCTAATATACGAGATGCAGTATGCACTCCCAACAGCTGATACAACTGAAAGTAACTATATGTATCTTCAATCTTAACTATTTCATCGATCTTCTTCAATGATACCATTGTGTTTATATTTGCCCATTGTTTGTAATATTCTAGCATAATTGGATCAACATTAGTTGTCGATATATCTGAATGAACATATACGCTATTTACTCTCTCTGATATAAAATTTCTATATTGATTGTTACCAATAGGCACAAAGATTGATGGATTGGTTCTTGGCTCATTGCATCCATATAAGAAGTACATTAATATTCCATATAGTGGCTGATTTAATATGCTAGATAGATATCGTTCATTCCATGTATCAGATGATGCAAAGAATGGATCACAGCACAGATATGAATAAATTCCATCAGATGGATCATGATATATTGCACGCCATAACTCTTTCAGAAAAACCAGATGATTGGAATCAAATGGTTTTAATACATTGTTATGAACTGATTGTTCATTTAATGCATTCATTAACGTTTTTATTGCAGTATCTGTTACATAGATACCGCCAGGATCTACTCCAATGGTTTTACAGTTTTCTAGTTGCCAGTTACTTATATCTGGAATCTTGCTAGTGATGTATGGATCATACAGATTGCTATATATGGTAAACATGTTTCTTAATATGATTAGTATATCAGCAAATTCTTTAATAGTATGTACTATAACTTCTTGAAATCGTATATACGATTCAATTCTTTCTCCAGTATTAAGATATAGCCTTTCTTTTATGATCTGGTATAATGTTTCATTCCTACTGTTTACATTGTCTACAATATTATCCATAAAGAGATTGTATTCAAACTCATTGCGACTATCTTCTTTATAGATCTGAATCAATCTGTTGCGCACATATGATGTATAACAATGCATAAACGGCTCACAGCAAAACGATGTATGTGATAGTAGATGGCCAATGTTATAGAATTTAGTTTTGATATTCATAATATTTTATCTCTCCTTTTGTAATAGATATGGCGCGACAAGTTTCCATAATGCCAATAACTAATTATATATGTATAACAAGGTAAACATAGCGCAGTACTGATGTTTCTAGTTACACATATATAATATTAAATTAATTAGGACGAAACATGCCCTTCAATCGTCACCATTCTCTACTAGATAGTAGAGAAAATATAAAGGAGGCACTTGTTATGAGTATCAACAAGAGGAACTTTTTGCGGTTGGTGAAGTATGGATTGTTTTGGAATCATGCATGGGCCGAAGTATTGGCCAATGCAAAGAAGGAAGACTTGAACGAAGTAACTGAGAATACTAGAAACTTCGTTTTTGCTTTCCAGGATATCCTGGACAATAATTTCAAATGGAAGAATCAAGAGCAGGAGGATATGATTCTTTCTTATGTGGATAACGAGGATAAGATTCGTGATATCCTCGAGTTATCCGAAAGGTTGTTGGCGGCAGAGAATCGCCCAATCAAGGGCATTCCTGCATTGGATGTCTTTTCTATCAGAGACGATATCAATGATGATTTAGATATCGTTTTTGATCATGTGAGTACTACTGGGCGGGTCGAAGTATATGTAGATAATAATACCATCAATATCTCTATTAATCGACCCAATGATCGTGATGTCTTCAGTGTAGATTTGATCCAGAAAGATGACTATCTATCTTTCTCTCATTTCTATTACAAGGAAGACAAGGATATGTTTTGGAGCGAGTATTATGATACTGCTCCAACAACAGAAAAGTGCATTGAATACTTTCTGAATAACTGGAAAGATAGGATTCGTTTGCGTCATTTGATGGCAATGTTTTATACTGTAAAGAGCTTGATGTTCTTTGCAGAGGATCAGCAGGTGACGCTCGATGTGTTTAAGAAGCAGCTTCATGCAGTAGGATCATTGATCCTTGAAGCTTCTTCTAACGAGATGATTTTGAAAAATGAAACCGGTGCTCTTAATCTCATGGAAATGGATTGCGCGCTGAATGATGTGGTGCGTAAGACTTTTCTTGAAGTTAATGATTCTATTGAGAATCGAATCGTTGAGTTCGATTATAGCAAAGGAGGCGATGATATAAATCAGCTTATAAAGTTCTTTTCTCTTCCACAGGAAGGCATTGCACGAAAGAACATGAAAGTATATTTCTTTCTGTGCAACGATTATCCTCTGGAAGGTAGTATAAGGAATCACTCTCGAAGGGATATGACAGTTCATGTGATTTATGGACTGTCTAAGGATGATATCCTTCGTGTCTATAATGAGCGCAAGGATGATCATCGATGGGATCCTTCGGTTAGTGAGGATATTGATCCTTATTTATCGAAGGATGAAACAATGCTACTGACTGTGGTTAACGATATGGCGCTTGAATACAAAGATCAGTGCGGCGCCTTCGTTAAGAAAGAATATATGTCAGTGGTATTCGAGGATTCTAAGGAAGCAATCAATCGATTGAATGAACAGTTACTTACTAAGTAACATTCGGGAAGAGTCATCATAATTGGTTGATTGTATGATGGTAGTGGTATTGATGTATCTAATACCACTACCAATATCTAGAAAGGATGGGATTGTAATGTTTAATGTATCTTCAAATACGACGTTTCCGTGGTATGAAAAGCTATTAACGGAGATCATGAAGTTGTATGTTTATATTCATGATTTCCTCGTAGAAAACAAAGAAATCGCTATTGCTGTTACATGTGGTATTGGTGTATGGGTTCTATATAGAATTATCATACGCCTAAACAATCAAATCGATGAAATCGAAAACAATGATAAAGAATCCTGGCACATGAAGGATCGTTATCATTGTGATGAAGATAAGAATGATGATCATCGATATGATCAAGAAGATGAAGAGCATCGAGTTAAATTTGATAGGATGATGAGTGCGCTGGATGAATTAGCAGCGCAAGTACATCCAGCCAATGCGCTTTATCTGGAGATGTCTTTGTATCTTCACTACAAGATATACGTACTTAGTGAAGGTAAGCAAGATACCGATCCCAACGTAGTTCGTGCTATTATTAAGAACTATGTTGATCCATCAACTAGTTTGCTCATTAAGTATGATTACAAGCAAAACAAGATGTGGCTCGGTAACGCTATGATCAATCACAAGGATTATAGCTGTTATGCTATTAAGGAAGTGATTCCATATACTGAAGGAAAACTTCCAAAGGATAAGCAAGTAACCGAGTGGGTTAAGATATCTGATTACAACAAGTAGGAGGAAGTAAAGATGAATAAGAAAGCAGGAAAAGCAGTAGTTGATGTAATAACAATTTGCGCGTTCTTGATGATGTTTGTGATGTTGTTTATCATGTGTGCAAACTTCATGGTAATGTATTGGAACAAGATAAACGTACAACAGACATTGGATACCAGCGATACCCATTATGAGGTACAAGCACCTAGTATCTTTGTAATGGATGTTGCTGGTGGCGCTAAGGATCTTATGGATATTACATCATCCATGGGAGAAACTGTTTTATTAAAGATGCCCGGCCGTGTTTTCTATCAGCTTGATTATACCAGGAATTTCATTTTCGCCTACGATTATGTAAACGGTGAGTTTGAAATTGGGTGTCGAGTTAATATCGGAAAGGCATCACTCAACGACTATCGGTTCTATCCTATTACTATTAAGGATGTCGATAAAAAGGCGCGCATGATTGATCAACTAAACTATGTTTGTGTTGATCTTTCTAATTCTAGTGGATGTGTTACATCCGGCGATAAGTAGTTTGTTGGTATAGAAGAACAATAAGTTTAAAATCGGTAGCATTGCTACTGATAATCAAACAGCCTACTGGGCTTTAAACAGAAGGAGATGTACATTATGGCAAAGAAGAAGAACATGGTTGTTGATGGTACGGAGCAGCTGGAAGTTCTTATGGGAGTTAAGGTTCCTGAGAATGTTACCAATGATGATCTTCCAGTAGATGATGGGGCCGACTTCGAGGAGGAAACTCCGCTGAAGAAGGACATGGTAGTTGACAGTAAAGAGATGGCAAAAAAGATTGCTACTGGGAAGGATCATGCTACAGTTGCTTCTTACAAAGCTCCTATTGGTAGCATACTATCTAAGGAGGAAAAAGAAAAAATGGTAATTCCACAAAAAGGCAAAAAGGCGTATGTGGAGTTTAATGTGCCGTATTCTAGGTACATTAGGACTGCGATCAATGGTGTGGCTCTTAGGATATACTATGAGCCACAGTCCAAAGACGTTAATAACCTGATTAAGCGTGGTGGAGTGCCCATTGATCTGTCTTATGGGCCTGAAACTGTAGTCAATGCTTATCAGATTGCAAGCAGCAACACCTTCTGCTATCAAAAAGCGAGTTGCTTACAGGCGATTAACTATTATGGAATTCTGAAAGACAACGACCACCAGAATTCCATTCTCGTTAACAAGATCAGCGCCGATACGATTCTTTCTGCGTTGATTTTGTTGGGGGCGCTTCCTAAGAGCCTCTGTGAGAAGATTGTGCCTACAGTAGCAGCATACGAGGTTGATCGGTTTAATCCTAATGTAAGGACTATGGATTACTATCCACAGCTCCATGCCTGGGTTAATGCTATCGGCCTCAGTAATGGCTCCACCAATATCAATGGGATTGGTGGAGCCTATTGCTGGCTCTTTGGGGCGCAGATGTTTGCAAGCATCTTCTCCGATGAGACTTCTTGGAAAGGGATGCTTGATTATTACTCCTTGAATGAAACTTCAAGGATTGCAACTGCTGAGGAAGACATGAAAAATGGAATTGTCATGTCTTCTGGGAAGGTGATCATGATCCCAAAATCCAGGATCTATGGTCACGATATCTTCTTTGGTAGAGACGAAGAATCCAGTGTCACTCAGCTCTCCGGTTGGAAGAACTGGGTATGCATCGTCCTAACGGAGAAGACAAAGAAGATTTCTATTGGGTGCCCCAACGATAACATTGCTGAAGCGCTCTTTGGAAAAGGAGGTCTTCAGAATGTCTACAAGATGCTGCCGAAGATGAAAGGTACTGATCGCTTCGGCAACAAGGTAGATATGAGTTGGGGCGGAAAGGTGAGTATTGGTGGTTCTCCTAAGGAGTGCGAAGCTACTTACGAGGACCTTGAGAATGCTGCTACCATTCTCGATGGTCTGGTTAAGAAGGCCATCGGTATGAAGTAGATAGTAGTAGAAGATCATTCTACTACAGGATGCAGTATGGCGCCGCTAATATAGGGCGCCAATTTTTTTGCTAACTTTCTATAAGATCATTAGTTATTTTTTGCTAAAAACAAACTTATGATAATATCTATATTATATCCGATAGCAACAGCTATTGCTGCTACTATCTATCTCAAACAATCAAATCATGTGAGGTGTACACGTGTGGTTAATATTAATGATACTATCCAGTTCATAAAACGTAAACTCGGATATCCATCAGTATCATTAGAGCTATCTGACAATGATATTGCTGATATCATCAAATATGAAACACTGTTACTATTTGAACAGTATATACCTGACGTTGGTAGAATTATGATCAATAAGTACAGTAAGAAGCATCGTATCAAGAAGAATCTTTATTGGGTTATTGATCCCAATGATAGAGAAGTATTTGCAGTGCAATCAGTAGAACCAGAACAAAGTGAATTATTGGCTCATGGATATCCATGGACGGCGCCAATAATTAGTTATCAACAGGTACCAGATCATTTAACCAGATTAGCAGAATCACATCTTGCTATGCAATATGGTAAGAGTCTAAGATGGTGGCAAGAATCTATTGCCAATCAAGTATGGATCTTTAGTGATGATAGTATTAGTGGTAGGTACTCTATATCATATACTAGAAGTCATGCGCCGGATCTTAGTAGTGTTAGTAGAGAATACGCCATTGATTTTAACAACATTGCTCTAGCATATACTATGATGACTATTGGACAGATAAGATCCAAGTATAGTACCATTGGTACCCCTCTTGGAGATATCCAGATCAATAACGAACTTTATACACAGGGCACAGAGATACTTAATACCACAGTAGAGAAGCTAGATAAGATTAAGCCGATCTTTACACAAGTAATTGTACAATAATGGCGCCACGTAAGTTTTATAATTATTTTTTGATGAGAAAAAGTTGCACTAAATCATTCTTATAAGTATCAAAATGATATAACTTTTTCAGAAAATCATTCAGAAATTGCGCTTATTAAGCATGTTTTAGAACAGCTGATTTTATAGTAGGGTAGTTACCTTGCTATGTTTTACAAAATGAATCGGATCTGTACTTATAAGCGATGTTTTTGATTAATTCTTTGTAACATGTTGCAACCAGTAAATCGGTGCGTACCCATTATAGATAATATATAAGTTTATAATGGGTGCGCACGGTCTATCTCTATATCAAGAAATCAAGGAACTGGTAAACTGTCTATAAGCAGTACTAATAAAAGTAACATCGAATCCTGGTGCAAACACGAATTGCAAAGTGTGTATTCCGCAATCATCGAACCTCTTCACCAACAACTATGTAATAGTACCACAGTTATTGTACTGAAGGTATAAAGCCGTGTGGTTCTCTGGCGGCATAAAATCGGACGCACCATCTTCCTACATATATAGTAGCGTTTTGAAGTAATTATTTCCTGGCTTTAAGAAGAACTACTATACTGTTCGAGGTTTCTAGCTGCATTTAGATCACGATCTATACGTATATGACATAAGGGGCATTCAAACACACGATCCGATAGTTTTAGTGACTTATTAATATGACCACAACAGCAACACATCTTACTACTTGGAAAAAATGTATCTGCTAGCGTTACTATGATCCCAAGAGCTTGCGCCTTATATGTTAAACAGTATCTAAAGAACCACCACTTAACCACTTGAATCGCCGGTGCCAAATGTTTATTCTTTAGCATGTTCTTGATCTTAAGGTTCTCAAGGATAATCTCTTTGGGACGCAGATCTACAATCTCTCTAGTAACTTTGTGAATATGATCATCGCGTATATTTGTGAGCTTCTTTTCGATTTTGTTAATAGAGTCGCGCTTCTTTCTCATACCACCGGTTTCACAATCTCGGTGTTTGCCGTTCTTTAACTTTGAACGAGAAAGCTTACGTTGTAAATGTTTCTTACGACGTTCACGGCGTTTAATTCTTGTGCTTTTATTAACATTATCGAATGTCTTATACTTGGTGCTAGTATCGTAACTAATAACAGCTAGTTGCTTAAGGCCTACATCTACTCCCACCTTAAAGTTATTCAATGGCACTGGTTCTACTTCTACTTCCATAGCGAAGCATAGATACCAAAATCCATGATCAAAAATAACATGTGGGTTCTTAATTAGTGCAGCAGTATCACGTCCAATAGGTAATACATCCTTGTATGTCCAAGAGCATTTCATGTTAGACAATTTAGATAAGCAAACATGCTTATTATCTTTGAAGTAAACTCTATCAGAACCTTCTGGATAACCATAACGAGGAACATTAAGGTTTGTATCTTTGCGTTTTGGATGACTATGCAACACATACCAAGGTTTACCATTAATAGTAATAGGCGCACCATCTTTATTGCGAGCAATATGATAGCAACCTTTTCTATAAGCCTTATCGAAAATATTGAAGGTTTCATTGATAGCCTTAATTGGTATATGTTGCTTAGTGAGCCATTGGAACTTACCTTCTTTATTGCGCAATTCAGAAAACTTGGCACGTATCTTATAACTACTAAGTTTTTCTTTGGCGCAATCAATCTGGTTAATGTTCACTTGCCTGGCCCAATTCCAAGCCCAAATACAAGCCTTAACAGTATTAACCATCTGACGTTTCTGCTGTTTGGTAGGCTTAAGTCTTACTTTAAACCCGCGGAAAACTTTCAATCCAATCACCTCCTTACTATATAAAATGAAAATAAGTAAAGAGAATTACTTCTCTCATTACTTTGTTCTATTATATAGTAAAGAGTTATAAAAAGCAACTCATATTTGCAGTTTTGTTGATCTAATTTGATCAATTTACTAGTTGGTTACAACTAGCACAGACTATATCATCACTCAAAGAGTGCTACACACTTCGGCACACATATGCCTATATAGTCGTTGAAGAAGTGATCATAATCACTATCCTGCTGAACATTCATTGTATTGATATAGTAAATTGATATACTATATCATCATAAGCTTTATTGACTAGTATTATTGAATCTTTCATCAATGTATCTAAGTGGCTTATGTATTAGAAGTTACCAGCAGTTGTTATAGTTTGCAAACTAGTTTATACTAGTAGGGGCGAATTTTATCGCCACTAATAGTACCATTCATAACAATACTAATAGAATCGGATCCATCGGTATTATAGTAGAACTGGAAATCCAATGACAGGTAATCTTGTAGAATAGCTACACTATCAAACACAGAATCAATAGGTTGATTATTAGTGGCGCCGATGTTACAAGGAATAGTAAGTAGTTCAAATTTGCCACTATTTACATCCCCTCTGCTAATAATGATCTGTTTCATATCAGCAGATGTAACGAATCCAAGATTACCTCTCTTGATACCCTTAATAATGGATAGAAAGTTAAATAAGTGATTCTGATCAGTGAATTTATAATCAGCAATCAATGGCTTACTAGTAATATCTTGATAGAAGCGATTATAGATTTCATTGTTCCATGTATCACTATCAGCAATAGTCTTCCTTAGTTGGAACTTAAATTGCCCATCGCTAAAGACATAGTCATCTTCTGATTCAAGAATTGATACAGAATCACTTCTAGTGAGGAATCCAAGTTGTGTGGCTTGTTGTTCCACAAAAGGTATTCTAAATGAGATATCTGGACAATGTGTATCAAACTTACAAACATAGGATTTACTATCTGATACAAATTGTGTGGCACCATTAGTAAAGATAATGTTCTGTTTCAGATTTTTTAGGATAGATAGTGCATTAACAAATCTACCAAATGATTCCTTGTTAATGTATTGTACCTTACTGTTATTGATAGTAGTAGGTTGTGGCTGTTGTACAGTAGCTACTTGTTGTTGTGGCTTTTGTTGCATTACTGTTGGCGCCGATGTTTCTACCATTGGCTGTTGTTGAAACTGCGGCGCCATATTAGTAACTGGTTGATTATTATTCTGCTGTTCCATAAATGCATTATAACTATCTACCGCCGCATTCATCTGATCTTGCATACTATCAGTAGAATCAACCATTGATGCTGTATCTATTGTTGTTGGCGTCATTTGATTATTAGGAATAGTACCAAGAGTACTAACTTGTAGTTGTGGATTATGTAATTCATGATCATCATCAATAGACATCAATGGCTCTGCTTGTACTGGTGGAAGATCTTGTTGTGGTGGTGGTAGTAGTCCAGCATCTTGTAACCAAGGTACTGCTGATGGATCAATAGTATTATTAGTTGGATTAGTAAGTTTCTTTGCCATGTTAAACATAACCCCTTTCGTTTCCAATCGTAATGGACTGTATAATTGGATCACAGTCAGACCAATCTTTAATAGCGGGCCAATTGATTACAATCTTTCTATTCCTATTACAGTAACAGTTCATTTGCTTTCTAAGGGTATCTATAGTAATACCAACATCAGCAAATACTATAATGTTACTAGGTAGTGTATTATAGAGCATTCTATATACAGTGATACACCTATCATATGATGAACATTGCGCTGCAATGAATATACAATCCTTATCATCTAAAGAATACTTACTTCTATTAAGATACAATGGCACTATATCATAAATACCTTCTGCTATTACTAGTGTATTTGGAATACACTTACCATATTGTAATAGCGGATATGATCTTATAAAGTAGGTATCAGTAGCAACGTATTCATTCCATGGCATATCTATATTGCCATTGATGTATCTTAGTATTCTATCATTGGTAGAAGAATGCGCTCTGCCACTTATACCAGTACCAAAACCTCTAATAGTCCATGTTCTATATACATCAGTGGTAATCTTCTTGAAGATACTCTCATAGAGAAAAGAACGCGCATAGTAATCTGGAAACAATGAAAACTTCTTTATATTACTGTAAGTAACTGCCTTTAGTTTAGTGCGGCGCCTAAAGTACTCTACCTCTTGATCTGTTATAAACAGCGAATACATCTTAATTAGTTCTTGTGTTTCATGTAGTATCTCCGGTATATCAAGTCTTTGTATATTGTACTTTACTGATAGTACATATTCCTTCTTACAGGATTCGTTAAGTACCCCTTCTATATCCTTTAGAAAACCCTTGGCGCCACATCTATAACAATGGTATATTGGATACCTTTTACTAACATATAGGTGCGCATGTGTTGGATCCTTTATTGAGTCCCCACAGAATGGACATCTACCAACATAGTCATTATCAGTCTCTGTAATCCACTTAATACCATGAAATGGCACGTCATTGGGATCAGGAAGATTGTTCTTGTTGGTAGACATGATATATCTACGGCTCCTTTGCTACTACTAAATCATTAAAGATGGTTGGATATCGACTATTCATATCATCGAATACAATCTTCATCAAAAATCGCATATCTGGATGTGCGCGTGTATTGAATAATCTCTCTTGAAAGATATGGCGCCATTCTCGTAGATTATGTGTAGCCATTAGTACAGTTGCAGTACATGTTGGTAATACTGCTCTTGCATTCTCTGGAGGCACCTTATTATTAATCATATCTAGATAAGCACTACATGCCGTTTCACAACCACTAATGAACTTATCCTTAATAGTACTATCATTACAATTGATAAAGTACTGTGGCATAATACACGGAACTGTATTTTTATGTTTATAATATCGCGTAGATTGTTGACTATATGCTGCTATACGATGCCGCACCCACTCATGAGATAATCCACGATCCATAGTTACCTTGGCTGTAATCTGTTGATGTTCTAGTACCGATAGATGCCTATTCTTAATGATGGTTCTTATAAATAGTGCCGCGCTATTCTCCGTAATGTTATCAATACTATTATAACATGTTCTACCACAGTATTCGAGATGTTTTAGTACTGTTGATTCATCTGGCGCCCCAACCAATTCCGCATTGTAATCAATCCACATAACTGATGATCTGTTGCTCATGATACATACTCCACCCCACTATCAATAAAATACAAAGCCGTTGATTACCAAATGATGATCCGGTTCATGTAGTTTAACTATTCTAGTACCGCAGTTACCAATGGGCCTAATTTCTACTATTTGTGTATATGTTGGCTTAGCTGCAAACTTCTCTAGATAAAACAACAGATTCCCTACCAGAAGATCCTTTACCTTCCTAAATCCACTATATGTAAGAATGTATGTATTCATATTAACATGTACTTCGTTATCCATGTTATCATATATAACATAAGTTTCCATTGGTACATGTTTAGTAACAGATGATATGGTTACTGGAGATAGATCAATACCATTCTTATAACCCTTTAGTATTCTACCTTTAGTAACAATATCATTATGCGCCGCTACTACCTTACAAGATAGATCCTTTACCTTGGTTTCAATCTTGCCGCCATAATATCCAATAGTATACAATCTATGATACATGATAGAAGATTCTTCCTGATGTTCCACATCGCCATCCTTAACATATAATCCATATAAAATGTCGCGTATCTCTTCAAAGTAATAGCCATGTAACTGTTCTAGTTCTCTGGTATTCATAATAGTACATTTATTACAGTCAGGTATTGGGTTACATGTATCAGTACCTCTATAACTAACATTAATATCAAACATCCATAATACACCGCCGATTAGTTAAGTATTCCAAATCTTAATAGTATTAGCTCATTAAGTAATGCAACTAATGTGTGTTTGTTATTACATGCGCCCATCATCATACTACTACACATATATCTATATACAGTAACGTGTATGATTGGTTTATCTATATACTTATCCAACAATATACTCATAATACCATTAACATCAACGTCATTGCTAATAGCTTCTCTACATCTACCTAGATAAGTATAGGCTTCTTGAAAGGTATTAACTGATAGAAAATTATTTATATCATTCATAAGCGCCGTATACGATTGTTTACTATAGTTGCTATATAACACTCCATCAATAGAAGAAGCTTGCAATGTCTTTACAATGCTTCTCATATCTGGATAACAGTGATCGATTATGTCATTTATAGTATCCTCATGATATTGGATATGTTCATTATCGAGAATCTGTTTGCATCTAGATAGTACTAGATCTCTAGGTAGTGCATCGAGAGTAAAGATAGTGAATCTACTTAGTATTGGCGGTGATATCTTAGTTAGGTAATTGGCGCAAAAAATAAAGCGCGTATTGAATCCCTTGTTAGTGGATCCTTGTTCCATTGTCATTCTCAGTGCAGCAAATGCAGCATTGGATAGATAGTCGGCCTCATCAATAAATACTATCTTGATATTGGATTTTGCTGGTGGCACTGCTAGAAATGACATGATCTTCTCTCTAATATTATCAACGCCATTATCAACAGAACCATTGATATGTAGTATATCTAGATCACTCTTAATGATACTTCTTACTAGCGATAGTGCAAGAGTAGTCTTACCAGTACCAGGCGGCCCCACAAATAACAAATGTGGAAACTCTTGATCCGATATATACTTATTAAAGACCTTCTGCATATCTTCTCTAAGTATCATACCATCAGTAGTACTGCTGGGCCGATACTTCTCTGTCCAATATGATGATAATAGTGATTTAGTTGGCGTATTATCTATTGGCATAGTTCATTGCATCCTCTCTCTATTAACGCAACTGCGTATTAATAACTATGAGATTCGCTTGATCTGGTATAACCGATTCATCGTGTGTTACCATGATAACTTGCATATTCATCATCTTACTAATCTTAAAGAGCATCTGCCGTAAATACCCTACCCTAATACTATCTAGATCTGCCGTTGGCTCATCTAACATAAGTATGTTGATCTTAGTGGCCGGAGCAAGTAATCTTGCATATAGTACTCTTAGAAGGATCGAGACGATGGTTTTCTCCCCACCGGATAAGCTTCTAAACAATCTATCATGGAAAGTAAGGGCGCCGCTCTTACTATCAATATCTACTGGAATCAACTTGGTGAATCCAAACTTCTCAAGGGAATCTCCAATAGACACTGCTATCTCTTTCAATAGACTTTTCCTAAGATACGATACAAATCCATTCCTACCAAACACCTGTATTATATCATGGATCTTATTTAAAAGCAACTGCAAATCACTGTTATTGAGAGTACCAATAGTATTAGAAGAATCATCGGCGCCATTACTACTACTAAGCTTATCAATCTGCTCTCTATATGATAACAGGCTCTTATAAGAAGTATCAAGCATACTATATCTTGATTGCTGTTGTATATAGGCGGTACCAATCTTACTATCATTTGATACCATATTACTTAACTGATCCATATCACCAATAGTATCTTTCAGTTGCTGTATCTGACTATCAATAGTAGATAACTGCTGCCTTAATCTAACTAGATCATTGTTATCGTAAGTATATCTACTAGTAACATTGACTATATCGTTATATAGCTTCTTCATAGTATCAATAATCTGATGATAGTAGTTCTTATAGGAATCTAGTTGTTTGATAGTATTGGCGCACTGAAGTATATACGATAACATAGTAGATGTCTGTGATGGATCTTTTTGCGCAACAGTTACTGCCCTTACTATGTTATCAATATGTGTAGAGAGATTTGCTTGCGCCAATAACATCTCATAGAATCCATTGAGATTATTAGCATCAATACTAACCTTCATAGATACTGATATCTGCTCTATATACTTAGATAAAGCTTCTTGACTTCTATCTATTGCATTCTGTGTATCATTGATTCTACTAGCAATACTATCGATATTCTTAAGTATCATATCTCTATTACTATTGTATGTAGATAACGATGATAGCAATGATTGATTCTTTTGATAAGATTCATAGAGATTCTTATACCTTTGTACCATCTCATATGTACCAGTTAGTATTGATTGTAGTTCCTCTATACTAGATACACTAAGCGCCGCTAATGTATCAGATATGTGTTTAGATAGAGTATCCCTAGTATTCTGTAACTGTATTGATAGATTATACTGATTAGTAATACTATTACTGGTATCCTTTAGTACAGTATTGATAGTATCAGTCATATCTGATAGATTAAACAGATCATCAAAAAAGTCCTTTTGCTGTGCATTGAATTTGATAAAGTAGTTGTAGATCTCATTCTGCGCCGCATATAGTATGTTAAGGAATACATTCTTATCAATAGCTAGATACGATTCAATCTGACTAGCCTTCTCTGATATGACTCTATCATTACTATCCAGTAATTTAATAGTAGTGCCGAAGTCTCTAACTACCTTGTATCCATTAGAGAAGACAATAGTCACACCGCCAGTTTTAGCACCAATCTTAACCAGTTCTTTTTTGGTGGCGCCATTGGCTACTGCACCAAACAATCCATAGCATATAGCTTCTAGTATCGATGTTTTACCGGCGCCATTACTACCAACAATAACATTCAAATCCTTGAATGTTACTTCTAATGACTCATGTTGTCTAAAGTTAGTAAGTATGATTCTCTCAATACTAATTTTACCATTATCATCACTATTATTCATTAGATTCGGCTCTTTCTGTTCCAAGGATAACTTTCTTAAGTTTACTAGTAACAACATCGCTAGTAAGATCTGCATCATTTCTCTTACTAAATAGATACCGGCACATCTCTTTACAACTATCATCAAGATTCACTAGTGAATCTACATAGTGATTCCAACGTTCTTGTAATGTGGCGCCCGATATAGAATCCTTAATACTATTCATATCAGTAGTTTCATTAAGAGACAATAATGGCGATTGCTTATCACTGGCATCTTCTAATAAATCAAAATACACATCATACCCATTGGTCATAAGTCTAGAATAATCTATCAGTGTCTTTGATGTAAGGTAGATAGCGGTGCCAATATCATTGCTATCAACTTCTCTTTCAATGATGTGTACTATACTATCAAAGTCATCCTGATTAAGTACACTATAACTCTTAATAGTTGGCACAATCAATCTTCCAGTATGGATTTCACCATCTTCGTCCACCAATATGAATCTCTTGCCTAGTATAATGCTATCATGAGATCTGACATCTAGTATAGTGCTATAGTAAGTATTACCAATAGATACAATACCTGTTCCATTATGTCTATATAGCATTGGTACATGATAGTGTCCAAGCATAATATACGGTATCTTGTATGTAAAACAATACTTATCTATAAAGTCGCTCATATGGAACTTATTGAAAGAGAAGATTTCATTTGGTGTCATATGTGCTACTATGATGTTTTCAGTATCAGTACTAAGATACTTATCAATTGCGCCATCCATAAACATTTCTTCAATGTTACTTTGATAGGGCATAAACACATAGTTATATTGCGTATTGATAGTACCATCGGCCCTATGTATCCCACTATTGTAAACAGTAATATTACTGCCCTGTAATCCTATAGTAAGTAGTGATTGCTGTTTGCCTTCTCTATCAAGGAATACTTCATGATTACCAGCTATAGCGTATATGTGTCTAAACTTTGATAACGTTGATGATAGTTCATTAGCAACATATACTAGCATCTCTGTATTAGCAGATACAGCATCATACACATCGCCGGCAATGATTAGATTAGTATCAGTGCCATAGTAGCCTATAAAAAACTCCAAATTCTTCTTTAGGTAGTAGATTAGCTTACGCGCCCTACTAAACCTACTGTTATTGCTTTTCCAATACTGACCAATATGAAGATCGCTGATGATAATAGTTTTCATGGTATTATATCTCTATTATAACTGCTTAAGATAGTTGCGCGCCATTTCAATCACATGGTCAAACTGGTGAGTCAATAGCTCATATATGTATAGTATATACTCATTAGTAAAGACCATTGGATCAATAGGCATTCTATTACCTTCACTATCATAGTATTCAAATAGTAATAAGGTTTTTAACGCATACTTAAATAACTCTTCTAACTGATCATTAGTATAGATAGTCTTAGTAGAGATCTTCGATTCTACTATCTTATTTCTGATAAGGTTGGTTAAACTACGAGAAGTAAAGTACTGCATGCGATTATTAGCAGTAAGTGCATACTTGCTATTAGTGGTATTGGTTTTGATAGCGGCCCTATAAGTAAGCATCTTTGTTAGATACCAATCAGGATGCACCATACTAATGAACTTATAGGCAAAGATGTTGAGGAGGAGTATGTTGATAAGGTGAGTAATGTTAAGATTAGCAACATTGAATACTTCTGATACAAATGGCGCCGTTATCCAATTAGTAATTGGAAACAAGTACTCCTTAGTAAGATTTAATGCAAAGGGATATTCCTTAAATAGCTTCATAAGCTTCCTATTACTAGTAACTTCTTCATAGATAAACACTTTCAGCATATCGGCGCTATTCTCATAGCAACTTTCAATCGGCGCATTGAATGCAATATGCACCTCATTGATCTTATCCTTCATCTGAAAGTTTACAGAAGTTCTAGCCATTGCCACAAACCAATTCACTGGATTCAATCCACTGGCAATGGTTGGTAATCCTTTATAGAATACTGCATTTCTTTCTCTAAGTGCCAGATTCTGTGGATCAATTCCCTTGGCAGTAGAGAAGAATGTCCATAATTGGCTCTTACTATCTAATCCATGCGCACTAGTAGATAATACAATAGAGTCAATGATTCTCTCTAGTTTAAACTGCGTACCACTATCTATCATCTCTCTGCATATATAGGAATAGAGATAGCGAATAAGATTAACTTGTTTATCTCTTAGAACAGTAACTGGCGCGCATATAAACTTCGATCGTAAACTAGATAGCATGATTTCTTTATATCCAGTTTTATCGATATGTAACTTATATTCAGAGATCTTCTTTGGCGCATTATAACTAAACTTTAAATATCCAAACTCTTCTGAATACTGATCCACCTTCTCCATAATAGCCGGTAGGATCTGTTGTATTCTAGTAAAGTCTACTTCCTTAGTATCGTCAATACCTTCTACCAATAAAGTTAACAGTTCATCATACATGACATTAAGATCTACATCCTGTTCCAATATGGCATTCACTTGTACAAATACCAATTCAAACTTCTTAATCATGGTATGTTGTTTATAGAGATTGAATACTATCTCACTACCATCTAGCTTTTGATATGTTAATAAGTGTGATGTATTGTTGTTAACTAAGTAAGGCATCTATATGTAGTCCTCCTGCAAAAAATAATAGAGGATAGTGGATGCATATGAGAAGTTCCATATACACCCACTATGAAATGACGCTGCCGGGTGACCGGGTGATTGCGCCATGGCATACCCCCATCTTCATTAGCCATGTTGCCATGACCCAGTTGATGACACATACACATACTCATTCCGTATGCCACGGAAGTCTGATTCCTGCCGAGTGATGCCGGGTGTGCCGGGTGAGGTGAAGATGAATCAGGTGCATGTGAATGATAGGGGCGGCGCTATCATTATTAGATATTATATAACACAATACATAAACATATTACTATTGCTTTGGAGGATTCTGCTGCTGATTAGGTAGTACAAAGGCATTATTAAGCATATTCTGCATACCGCCTACTAACCCTTGCATACCACTATTTGGTGCCGTGGGTGTGAATGGAGGCATCGGCGCTCCCATATTTGGCACAGAACCAGGAGGCGTTGCCAATGGTGCCATAGGAGGCATATTACCTGTTGGAGGTGTATTCATTGGAGGCATACTACCATTACCCATCATTGGAGGCATTGATGGAGCAGTATGCTGTTGTGGAGGATTGTTACTATAATTACCACGATTGTTATTGTTATTACCATATGAAGGACTATCTTCATTATTGACATTGTCTTTAGAACTATACCACATAGTAGTTCTGTATCTATTGGTAGAAGGATCTATCTGATCAACGCCAACCTGTCTAAGTAGATCAATCATATGCATCCTAACACAATTACCAATCTCTTTGATTAGGGGCGCATAATTGTACATCAATGTTAGATACTGGATAAGATCGTTCCACTGGGTTTCTTCCAGTGTTACAAATACTGTACCACTCTGATTCATAATCTGGAAGTCATTGCCACTTCTACCAACAGTACCACTATTGTTAGAATTGCGGCCTCCATATTGAATCATAGCAGTTGCTGATGGATTGGTAACATTGGCAATTAAGCTATTCAGATACTGTACCTGTAGATAGGCACTAGTGGCGCCACGATATCCACCGCTCTTTGGTCTAATACAGATATTAAGAGATGGGTGATAGGATGTCCAGGTAGTAAGTCCAAACTCCAGAAACAGTTCCTTCTGCGCATCATAACAAGTAAAAGATGAAAGTGCCATAGTTAGTTTTCCTCCTCAATGGTTTCTTCTTGAATGTTATTATTGTATTCGTCTTTGGTAACCAACAACTGCTTCATCTCTAACTGACCAGGAACTTTGTTTTTTGAGCCCTTGGGTCGCCCTCTCTTTCTCTTTGGTTGTGGTGGATCAATTGTTAATGTTTTTACTACCGGCGTAACATTATTATTACTATTGTTATTTACTGTGGGCGTTACATTTACTTGTTCTTCTTCATTGAAATCTTCATCAAAAGCCTTATTATCTATGATACTTAATAGCTTAGTAGAATCACTTTTACTTAATGATACCTCCTCTTCCATTTGCCTAGACATTACTATACTATCTCCTGGTAACATTGGAGATACATCTCCAGTAGCAGATGCCTTGAATGATTGCATACTTGTAATAGTATTGATACTATTGTTAGCAAAGTTATCAAGTACCAGTATCTTAATCTCTACTCCCTTGGATAGTGTACTAGTGGACATATTATTGATACTGGCGCCCACCTTAATTAGCTTCGGAATGTAGTTGCCAGTAGAATGCGGCGCAATCAATAACACCTCACTAATGAACATGATATCATCCGGTAAATCATTGATTATACTAGGTATTGCTAGATGATATAGATCAGTTTTGTTTGGTATTGGTAATGGTGTTAACTTTGTAACTTCCGTCTTAACATGAACTGCCTTAAAGATCCTATAGTTAATAACACGCAATCATTACATCTCCTTTTATTGTTATTATGTATATTATATAACAGATCTTTGTATATAGCAAGCGCTATGTTGTATCTAATTTATGTTATCTTTAATATTATTAGTTACTAATGAGTAAGGCCGTCATTTTTATTATGATAGTGTTTGCGCCAAACTGTATCTACTTTCTCTTTACCAAATGCTTTACATAATCCATGGTAAACGGTATTTTGATCATCGCCATAAATGATGCTATTATATGGATCACCAAATTCTGGCCACTCTTGCTGAAAATAGGATTCTGTTACTGTGTCTTTGCTGCCTTCTTCTTCATATTTCTGATCTACTAGTTCATTAAAGATCTTAACGTTATTATGATTATATCTAAGGAGATTCTCTTCGTTATAATCGTCTGCGTCATATCGCTCTATATAATATTCATGTAAGTTACCAGTAGGATCATTCTCTTTATCGTTAGCTGCATAATATGGTCTTATCTTAAGCAAATCTTGAAATTTCAAACGTTCTTGTAATAAAATCGGCGCATCATTTTCATTAACTGATTGTAGTGATAAGATGTTTTCTTTACACATCTTAGCAAGATTTTCTTCTGTAACATCAAACACGCAATCAGTATCTCTAAGTCGAGCTTTTACCATAATAGTTGTTCCAAAGATGATCTACTCTTTCTTTACCAAACGCGGCACATAGGTTCTTATATACAAGATTCTGATCATCACCATATGCAATAGCGTTGAATGCCTCTCCAGATTCAGGCCATAATTCTAGATACTCATTAGTTATAACGTTTCTTCCACCAATTTCATCATATTTCATGTCTAGAAGTTCATTGAAGATTTTAACATTGCTATGATTATATCTAAGAAGATTTTCTTCGTTATAATCATCATAACTATATAATTCTCTATAACATTCGTGTTTTGACCCATTTGGATCATTAACACGATCATTCTTTGAATAATATGGGCGTAATTTAAGTGGATCTCTAAACTTTAATCTCTCTTCTAGTAATCGCTCTTCATCACATTCATTAACTGCTTCTAATGAGAAAACATCTAACTCGCACAATTTTGATAGATTCTCTTCAGTAATATCAAATTCACATCCGGTATCCCTAAGTCGAACTTTCACCATACTTACCTTCTTTCGATATGCGATTTCATCTAAAGAGCTAAGTCTTTTAAATCGTTTCTGTACTAAATCATAATTACGCTTATACTCGCTATAATTTCTTAATCGCTGTAAACTGTCTAACGTTTGATCAAAACACGATATAATTCCAACAACTGTATCTTTTGATGCTTCATGGACTCTAATGTTAAAGATAATTTTCACAATTTTACCAAATGCATTGGTGAAAAATTTTATCCATCTTGCTTCTCTGCGTTCAACATCATCTAAACATACAACATTAACAGGACTCTCTCTTTCATGTTTATAATCCCTCATTTTACCAATAGAAACCCACTCTTGATCATTTACTAAGAAGTTAATTATCATAGAGATGTTATATCCATGATCATATATAACCTGTTTCATCTTTCTTGGATCTCCAGAAAATTTACAGAGTGATTCCTTTTCATGAGATAAAATATTTTGCTTTTTATAATCACATAATCCAATATATTGACTTAAAAACGTTGAATTTGCGTATTTCTGTATTGTTCGTAGTAAATTTTGTATCTCAGTGGTATTCATAGTATTATAAAATGGCATTCATTACTACCTCCATTATCTATTCTCTGTGGGGGCAGAGATGCGCCGCCCCCATCTCATCATACAACTATTATAACATCGTCTATATCAAAAAGCAACTACCAATTACTACATCTATACAACATTGATTAGTTCCAATGTTTTGATTACTAGATGCTGTTGTTTGGGTGCGTATTTTGCATATGTAGCAAAAATACACGCAATCTCTGAAAAGTCAAACATCTCTTGATAAAACAACGAATACATCTTAATATTACGAAACTGTGGATTAACATCATAGTATGCTTTTTGTAATGCATAGTAGATCTTCATAGTAACACTAGTAAAGATCCCTTCATGTAGCTTGATACCACATACTAGTACATTATCAAAGAACCTTGCAAATAGGAATGGATGTTTACTATAGAGGGTACTAAGGATATCATTGTATCTCTTGGTAAGAGAATGTAGCCGGAACTTTATGTTAATCATAATACTGTTAAAGTAAGTATCAAATGCTTTCTTATAGTTAGGGTCATTGAAAAACTGTTCCGCGGAGATGTTGTGCGCCGATATTGGATCTACAAAGTCATAGAAGCTAGAATCAATAAGATTCTTGAAGGTGTTCCAAATATGTGTGTAGATAGTTTGGCGCCAGATCTTTACAAAAGATTCATTGTAGTTATTGCAGCAGTAGTGCATTAGTTCATGCACACATGTTACTACAAATGACTTGATTGATTTCTCTGTAAAGTTATTATAGTCGGTAGCTAATCCCAACCACTTGGTTTCAAAGTTATTCTTATCTACTACTAGATAGATAGCATTCTCATAGGCGCTATAGTATCCATAAGTATAGCGCATCATGTTATCTTTCTCGGTATCGCGATCCATGAAATGTAACTTAAAGCGTCCCCTATGATATAAACTAACTAGAGATGTATATAGTTGTTTATAGATAGGATCATTAAGTCTTTGCGCCTCTTCTGCTAACTTGTTTAGGAAGAGTACAATGTACTTATCTTCCTTAGTGGATAGAGAGTTAATATACGATGATTTAGATACTGCTGTTGTCATAGTAAGATCATACCTCTTTCTTCTATATAATAACTATAAGATGTGTATATTATTTATAGTACTTATACCAAACTTGATCTACATTCGTTTTACCAAATGCGGCACACAACTTTTCATAAATAACCTTCTGATCCATGCCAAGCGACACTGACTCTATTGCTAGAACATACGCAGCCCAATGATCCAATATATATGATGTAGTAACTATATCTCTGCTGCCAACTTCTTCATATTTGATATCCATAAGCTCATTGAAGATTTTAACATTGAGGTTGTTATACTTTAGTAAGTTATCTTCATTAAGATCATTCATAGTAACATCGTATTCGTGACATACCCCATGGCTAAAGCCAGGGGCTTCCTGCTTCTTTAAGATGTCGGCATAGCACTCATACGAAAAACTACTTCGTCGGGTACTATACTTTGGACAACTTTCCACAGGCATAACTTTCCGTGTGCCCCACGGTAGTGTGACTATTATTGATATTGCGCCAATAATTTCTTCAACGCTTCTCGTAAGATATTCTTTGCGGCGTTGATATCTCTGTCATGAACGACGTCGCAGTTCGGGCAAGTCCACATACGTATACTAAGATTTTTAACATCGGGATTCTTATGCCCACAACACGAACATAGTTGGCTCGATAGGTAGAAAGGATCTACCTCAACAACCATAGAACCAGTGAACTCGGCCTTATCCTTATACTGCAACTGTCTGAAGAGCTCAGACCAGCAGACATCGTAAATAGCCTTTGCCAACTTATGATTCTTTACCATATTCGTGACCCGCAAAGTTTCGATCGCAATGATCTGGTTTTCACGTACTAGTATTGCCGATTGCTTATGTGTATAGTCTTTACTGGTGTTTGTAATCTTTTCATGTACCAGTGCAACCTTTTTACGCTGCTTTTCGTAGTTCTTAGAGCCTTTCTTTTTACGCGAAAGGCGTTGCTGAGTAAGCTTTAGCTTTCTGGCACGGCGCTTAAATGTGTGAAGGTTATCAACCTTTTTACCGTTACTATCTGTATAAAGTGAATTGAGGCCAACATCGATACCAACGATACCACCTGCATTGGGATGCATAAGAGTACTTTTATCTACTTCTATACACAATGATACAAAGTACTTATCTGATGCCGTACGACTAATGGTGGCGTTAAGTATGCGCCCAACAACGTTGCGATGGATTTTAGCGCGCACTAATCCAATCTTCGGTAGTTTAATTTTGTTACCAATGATACAAACACTATTACTATTATTCCTAGTTCGATAGGATTGCGCATGTACTCTCTTTAGTTTAAAACGTGGATATTTTGCACGCTTTTCGAAGAAGTTTTTATATGCGCGATCTAAGTCCTGCAAGGAATTTTGCAATGAAGTACAATCTACTTCCTTAAGCCACTTATACTGTTCGTCCTTCTTCAACTTTGTTAACATGGCGGATGTTTGCTTATAATTAATAGACTGTTTGTTCTTAAGCCATGCATCGCGTCGTGTAGCGAGAAAGTAGTTATATACAAACCTACAGCACCCGATGGTCTTGTTGATCATTGTTTGCTGTTCTTTGGTAGGATACATACAAAATTTGAATGCAATATTACAAAGCTCCATAGTTACCTCCTTTCTGTAGTATTTGAATAACAACCAGCACCTATTCAACTATTTGTATTATACCACAGCAAATCAATCGTGGCAAGAGGATATTCGCAAAATTCTTACAAAGAAGTAATCATTTTGAACGGTTATATCGTACAATACTAATTCATTATCAATCTATTTGTGGCTTACCCCAGCCATAAATGGCGGGGTTTACGCCATATCTTCGATCAAGAAGATACTGAGCAATGCCAATTTCAAACATAGGAAACTCTTTAATAACATACTGTTCCATAACGCGCCGCAATATATCCTTCTGCTTCACAGTCATATAATTTATAAGTGCCAACTCAATCACCACCTACTTTATCTTATAACATACCAAATCACTATGAAGTCGCTTATTGGCTTCTTCTACAAACTGCTCAAAACTACTGCAATATTCTAACTGACTGGTATGATGTTGATTCCATTCATAGTTATTGACTCTATTGAGATATAAATCAGTAAGAGTCTTATGACATTCATTGATCTTATCAAGAAGCTCCTGTATGTCATCTCTGGCATAGAAAGAGTTTACTACTTCCATGATAGAATCATACATAGGCCGCAATGCATTCAAAAAAGAAGGATCTTCTTTGACTCTCTTAGTAAAGATCTTAAATGGTATGCGAGCAAGATGTCTATGTGGATGATTATAGTACCTTTCACTGCTTCTAATCGCTTCCTTCTCCTTCTTTAGAATCAAGGGATTATAGAATTTATGAAACTGGAAGCGATTCATTACTAATCTAAAGGTACTGATGAAGTTTTCAAATGAAGAAGTATCTAGATCAAATTTACCGAAGCTATCTCTATAAAAGGATTTATCAGTGTTTCTAGTAGGATCACCGAATCTCTTTCCCTCTACTACTAGCAACATATGCTTGTATTCTGGATAATGGAAGAATCCCTTAACCATTAGTACTCTTTCTTTTCTAACGAGGCCGAGATATGCCTCATCTATACACCTTTGAAAGAGATCAGTGAAGACATTCTTCATAATGACATCGAGATAGTTATTGCGCCGGAAGTGCTGCGCCTTGAATTCCAAAACCAAATTCTTAAACTTTAATAGCCTTTCTCTAGTAACTTCTATCTCTTTCATGGCGCCGTTTCTTTCATTCATATTAACAAGCAATGATAGATCGGTGAATGGCAAATCCTTGATTGAAAACAAAGATCTACCATTCATGCCCGATCTAGTAAACATGAATGCATAATTGGTATTGCTATCATGATCCTTAACATTAACTACCATATTGCTCATAAGATTCCCATAGGTACATACTATCCTATTAGTAGACTTGGTAATAGGAATACATGGGCAAGTAGTAGTATTATATGGAGTGATGTCCATAATGCACTTCATTGAATCCCTGGATACTAGAATCCTAATCAGATCCCTAATACCATCTTGTAAAGCATCTACTGTATTATCCCTATAGTGAACACTATAATACTTTGGATACTCTTCCTTCATGAGTTCTATAAGAGAATATGGAGCAGGATTACGCCGCACATCATCCCATTCCGGATATGTATAATCTTCACCAATTACATCACTGCAAATAAGGATCTTCTGATATGGAAAGCATAAGATTCTTAGATTCATTGGATTGTAATTGTCATGTAGGTCATAGATGTGTTGGAATGGTCTATTGATACCAGGCACATGTACATCTAGAGATACATATGGGCGCATGCTCCATTCCTCATCATAGTTATCTACAAATTTCTCACTGAATACCTTATACCAACTATATGAGTGATTGGTAGGCTCGCCACATTTGGCTCTCATGATTCTTGTATTGAAGAAGCCTTCTAATGTATTCTCATATGCAAGAAACATTGCATCTACTAATGTCTTCATGATTACGCCGCAACTATTACTGCTATTGATAACATTAATATCAAATGGATAGTATAGGCGCACATTAGGATACAGTTGAGTAATCACATGGTACATCTTATACATATTGAACCATTTGGTATGTAGAGCGTCGTTGATGTATTCATAGTCTCCATAGAAAGGAAGACTATAGAGGAATCCATATTGACCATCGTATACTTCATTTCTATCGTATACAATACCATGATCATGTAACTGATGATACTTCTTGGAACGTGTTTTAGATAACAAGTCGGGTGGCATAGACATATTCTGATATACACAGAAGAAGTGCAATCTTATATCATCAATATGTCTATTTGGTTCCGGTATACTCACGTTCTTATTGATCTGATACTGAATAAGCCTTCTAGAGTATACCGGATCTTCCATACTATATGGTTCCGGCGTACCATTATATCCAGTTAGTGTATTAAGTTGCCCATAGATATCATCAATGAGCCAATTTAGTACTTGTTTTTGTGGTGGAGGAGTCGGCTCATCCTTATCCTTATAAAACACACTCATCGCCTTTTTGAAATCTGGTACTGTTATCATATCAATTACCTCGCTTTCGTATAATCAACAACCTTTAATGCCGATCAGAGGTTACTAGCCGATGATACTATATTATAGTATGTCTTCTTTTAAAAAGCAAGCGCTATCTTATACTAAATTCATAACAAGCGTAGCTAAAGTCGCCATAGTAGTTACATTGTGTTATAAAAATAACCATTGACTTACAACTATCGACTGTTATATCGTTCATACCTGAATGGTACGCCTTAATTGCGTTTCTATTCGCTTCATTGTATTTCTCTGTGTATTCCTTGATAGAGTCGCGCAAGTATACCATAACTGAATTCGATTCTATATCTGGTACAACATGATCTCTATATACACGCGACATCGTAGTAATAGTTTCATCACTTTTAAGAGCCATTATGAAGTTCTGTAAAAATAGTTTCATTGACTTAGTAAGTTCCTTCTGGCCTTCGTCGCTGCGTACAAAATCATTCCCAATATATCTAGAACAACTTCTCACTAAGTTATCTACTGTACTATTCAATCTTTCAGCATTTCCGTGAAACAGCGATATAGATTTCCTAACGGTATCTAGCTTGGTATCGGTAACTCTAAATGAGCAATATGGATAAAATTTAAAATCATCGATTGCAATGATTGATCTATCGAAGTCATGCTTCATATAATCAAAATCATCAAATGGATTGTTTATATTAGCTGCATCAGATAACTTCTTTTGGTATACATATGGCATCAACCATATATAAACTACAACAGCAGTACTATAGTCATTCTTCATTGTAAGATACAGTTGTGGAAAGAAGATCATTAGTTCCTCTTTGGTAATAAGGCCCATATCAATCAACTTATATATATGCATTTGGTTGATAGATTCGTTGATGAAGTTATCTAATACTTTACGAAGCGATGTAGTTATAATGCCAGTTTCATTGATTGTTTTACGTAAAATTACTTTATATCTAGTTATGGTGACTTTGGTATTAAGAAGATCAAGAATCTTCTTATATTTAGCAACTTTATGAAGTTCATTCTCTTGAAGAGATTCTGGCGCCACTTCTTTCTTTCTAAGTATATTAACTAAATTGTTTGGCTTTGTGATCTTCTTTGGTAGCCTATCAAAGTGATCATCAAAATATGCGGCGCAGAACTTATCATGATCATCCTTATACATAACACATAGTTTATCTAGTAGATTATAGAATACGCAGTTAAACTTACTATATGATACTTCTTCATGTTTAGCTGTACTATATACCTTATTACCAGCAACAGTAAAAGAAACATCAATATTATCCCATGAACCAGAATGATCTTCACTATCGAATATCACTTTTTTCATATCTGGAAAGATAGAATCTCTATAGCATTTCTTAAGAATCTCAATACAGTCCCCACCATCTTTGTATTCATTAAGAAGGATACATCTGGCATCGTATTGGATATCCATTTGCTTAATACTTTCCCTAAAGTCAGTAATGTCACCAATATCAAAGATACCAACTTTATGAATCATTGGAAAGAACATTACTGACAATGGAACTTTATCGATTCTTATATTCTGATTGGTGTCATTGTTAACAATATATGGAGTTAGCTGTAATGTATACATTGGCTGATACAACAACTCTGTATGTTCCATCATAACTGATAAAGCATTGGTTACATCGATATCTTTATATAATTTATAGAAATATGTTTCTGTACCAGTGATACTATGAATAAGATCCCTATAGATAGATCGCATAGAATCATCAAGAACATCGATAACATTTGATATAGCATCTTGAGTAACCATTGGTGATGTCTTAATGGTAATGATATTATCGACGATCATGTTTTTAAAGAACTTACAGAAGATGTTGTATTGTCTTACCATAACACTTAACTCTTCTGTGATTGGCTGGCGCAAATGAAAGCTCATATATGCATTGCAATTATAGTTATATGCCAAATGTACAAGCTCGTAAAGTTTATCATTGGAGGATTCAATAATGTGGTGTGTTTCCGAAAGAAGTCGCTCGTAGATAAAATTGATATCCCTTTTCAGTAGCTCATTTTGAAACCAATCTAACATATTCTCATAATGATTTGAAGATTCAACTTCAATATTGGTAGAGATACTATTAGAATACTTCTTTTTGATAGTGGAATGTAAATGATCGAGGATCTTATCTTTCAAAGCCGCCCAATCATTCTGTTTCATGGTACTACGTCAATCCTTTCATGATTAATATGTAGCGCCTATACCAACTGAAAACTAGTATAGTCGGTATAGGCATAGTAGTTACATTGTATCAAGAAATTAGTCAATGATCCAGAATCATGTAATGTAATACAGTTCATTGGATCAAGTACATGATCTCGTTGTATTTGGCACTTTTGTCGTTGAATTTTTCTAGTAAGGAGTTTAATGGTTTCTTCATCCTTACCAGTAACTTCTTTACAGCGTTTCATAAGGTATATATAAATAGCATAGAAGTAATTAAGCGCCGGCTCTGTTGTCATATACCTACCAAAAGATCTTATAAAAGAAATTAACTCTCCAATACACCGTTTAGTACTATTTGATGATAAGAATCGAGAAAAGTTCTGTATACTCATATAGCGCCCATGCATTACCAAATCTGTAACATTGCACTCCACCGTATAATCACTGGCACATCTAACAGAACGCTTCATAAGATCAATATTATCAGAAATCTTGATAGTGTATATGATGTTATAGTACTTGTTGTTTACAATAGTAGTATTACTATAACGATATCTCTCTCCATATAGTTGTTTCTCGATGTTATCTTTATCAGCGTCTGATGTTAAGAATGGCATCAACCAAAGATTCAATAGTATACTGTTATTATGGTATCCATAAACAGTAGGATAGATATCTGGAATAACATTCATAAGCGCCTTAATAACCGGATCTTCTTCTCCGTTCTTGTTGATAAGGCGCGCCTTATACTTACTTTGTATAAAATTGTTAAACATGATCTTAAAAGCCCTACGCACCAGATCATCTGGATCCTTAAGTATATTATGGATAGCATTAATACTATCAGATACTACCTTCTTCTTAAGATTCGCAACATCTAGTGCCGATCTGTTTATCTGATTGATATCATCATTAACGGCTTTCACTTCTGTACTATCAGTAGCTAACTTAGTTTTCACAACTTCTTCCAAATCAGTAGGATTATCTACTTTCTTGTATCTGTGTTTACTATCTATATAGTAGATACTATGTAAGATTCCTTTACTATCATTGTATAGAATACATAGTCTATCAATTATATCATAAACGCAGATGTTATTGTAAGGAGATGCAACATTCAAACTCAATACCACATTAAGAATACTTGTATCGTTCTTATTCTTAATGAGATTGCTTATAGTATCCATACTTTCCTTAATTGGATTAACATATGGAACACTAAGTTTCGAGTTAAAGCTATTTATAAATTCTGTATAGTATTGATGCACCTTATCAAACACAGTATTTCTACAGTATTCTTGTATAATGTTTACACAATCGGCGCCATTTTTATACTCTCTACACAATGGACACAGTACTGTTAACTCATCAGCATTACTGCTCCTATCTACTTCAAAGATTGCTATCTTATGTATCATGGGATAGACAGTAACAGCCACTTTTGGAATCGTATCAACCACTATATTGTTATTGTCATTATCATCATAACCGAAGGATATCTTACATACCATAGAATACGATGGTTGATGCATTAATTCTGGATGATCTGTAGTATAAATACTACTAGTAAGATGTGCCTTCTTACCAACATACATCTTATGAAATTGTACTTTACTGATATCAGCGCCATCTATGTATCCAGTAGAGTACATCTTGTTTACTAGGTAATCTTCATAGATGGATCTAATAGATGAATCCATTATGTCAATGAATGTATCTATCCTAGTAGAATAGCTAGATAGGTTATCAATAGTAAAGACATCATTGGGCATATTGGTTTCATAAAGAGCAGTAATAAGGCGTATTGGCCATGCACATGTTCTATTAAAGAAAGTATGTACTGTACTTCTTGTAGTTGGCGCATAGTAGTTTAGAAAATTATATCTACTATGTACCATAGCATACATAGCATTCTCTCTCCAATATACTAATGGAGTATTGATCTTAGCAGTTTTACTGTATGACATATACTTATCGAAGATTTCTTCAATAGATTGCTTGATAGATGACTTCTTATCAATGGAAATCCTTGATGTTGGTGATAGTGATTTATATGCGCCGATAATCTTACTATATAGATACTCTAGTACTTCTTGTTTGATATGTGTCCAGTTATTGCTATTAGATGCTTTCAATGATCTTACCTCTTCTCTTTATTGTATAGCTAGATATGAAACATTCGATTCACAATAGTAGTTAAACTGTATAATAAGATTAGCGCTCATATCTTCCAACTTAAGAGCATTAAGTGCATCTATTCTTTGTGATCTAACGTTATCCTTTAGTAATGCATCTCTTTGCTTTTTAAGAGAAGAATAAAGGTTATGATCTGATTGAAAGTCAACATTACTAATGAGGCCGGCGTTAATAGAATGGTAATCTTCAACCAAATCTTTAAAGACGCCACAACTAACTAAAGATTCCTTTAATGCTGTAAACATCTTATGGAATGCAATAAGGTAGATCTTATAGAAGATCCTAATAATTGCATCAGATAACGGATAAGTAGTTACTGGTATCTTAAGATTCTCTATATCTCGATCAAGTATCCTTTCAAAACTGCTATCATAAAGACTATTGGTATGATACTTGGTTTCTAGCTCTGTAATGAACATAGTAACAGCATATCTTCTCTTAATGATGTTCATGTATGTAGCAAAAGATATACATGCATCAGTTCCTGCATATCTAAAAGAATCAATGGTCTTTTGAATGGCGCTATCTTTTTGATCTGCTGTATGATAGTTATATACAGTGAATCTATACATGTAATCACTTATCGCCGCAGATGATTGATAGTAATCAACCAATCTATCACCATATCTAATAAAAATTCCAACATCCAATTCACTAAGTTTCATAAGAGATGGTAATGTATTGGTACTAAGAGAAGTACTCATGCGACTCCTCAATGGTAAGCACATTGCCATACCAAAGTTATCTGGATCTTTGGTAACTAGTGATTGTATTCTCTTAGATATCCTATCTTTATATTCATCGATCATTCCGCTATATGCGTGCCTATATGTATCAGAATATCGCATCCTAATCCTATCATAGTTATTCTCATCAGTAAACTTCTGTACCAGATCCAAACCTTGCTTTACAAAGGAAGTCTTATCAATAACATTCTTAAAGATCTTTATGGATTGAATGGTTGCAACAGACTTAACTTTATCTCCCCTATTGTTAAAACAATAGGTATTTCTGTATTCACCATCTATAGATACATTGATACATAGATAGTTCAGTAAGTTACTGATAGTAATAGGAATTACATGAGTGCACTTTGTACTATTATTAGTAGTACGCCGCTGCCATATCCCAATTGCATTATAGATATCATTAGTAAGATTGGTTGCATTGCGTGAACTAATCTCATACAAAAGAGTCTGGTTAAGTATCTTGCTATACCATAGTAATAGATCATGTATCTTGTTGACGCAATCAGTGTCATCAGTATATGATAATATCTGCTTATAGATAAAGGAGCCATCTCTATCGTGATTATGAACAAGAAGGTTGGCGCCATTACTTTGATCCAAGTGATGTAGATGATCTATGATATCATTATTGCCTCTTTTACCAAATTTATGAGTTGTTATAAACATCCCAACATGATGTGTCATTGGAGATACTACTACTGTAAAAATCTTACTGTATCTACTATAATTATCTTCCATTGATGCATACATTGGTATATTGTAACAAGGATAGTATGCAATTTCATGTTTGGTATGGCCATTATGTATCTTGTACATTGCTAGCTCTACCTTGTCTGGATTAATCCTATGACACCCATTAGCAAGAATCATCTTGCTTACTATACAATCATAGATATTGGATACAAAGGCATTCATTCCAGGAACTATATCATGCAATGTAAGGAATAGTTTTGATGGTTGATTGAATTGTGTTTTTAGTAGATATGATGGGCGCATACCATCCAAAACATTATATAGTATTACGTTGCTAAACTGATACTGATAGTTATTGGATTGGTAGAACATTGGTTGACTAAGCGTATCATGTTCACTCCACTTGGTAGGAACATTGATATTCAATGTCATTGGATCAAAGTGATTATCCGTCCTAGTAGATATCTGTTCCATAGTATCATTAAACATACTAACGCCAATAGTACTAAGATCCTTTGGATTGTATGCTGCTGGTATTGTGAATCCACAGTTACACTGACTACAGTAATCAGACTTGATAATCAGATCATGTATCAGTGTTATTGGATTTACCTTATCGTCAATGAGCTTCCTATATGATGTACTATTACTCCTAGTAGGCATATATATAAACCCCTCCATCAATTGATTATTATTGGGCGCAGTTGTAATCGAGTATTGCAATGGTAGTTTACTTCCTCTATATACTTATCAATATCGTAGTTACAGTTCTTGTATGTAAGGTGATTAATAGAACTGATAATAAGATCAGTTTTGTCTTCATCCATGGAACTCTTAATAAGACTCATTTGCTTGATGTTCTTCTTGATGGTAATGATATCGGCGCGCTTGTTAAACTCTTCATCAAAACTATGATACAGATCACATACTTTCTCTAGTATCTCCTTATAGTAACTGCCCTTATTTATTATATCCCACATCTTAGAAAAAGCAACCCGCATTATTGAGCTTCCTCTATTACCATTAAAGAACTTCCTCTGATTGATCAATGTAGCCGCAATACTATCCAACGCTTTCTTATCTAGATAGTTGGCCAATGTAGTCATAGTAATACCATAATCAGTATTTTTAACCATCTTAAATGATCCAATCATGCGCTCTATTGTTTGTATACGATACTTCTCCTGCTTACCAGGAATAACATAGTTATCGTAGTTATAGAGATGGAACGTATATATTGGTAACAGATCATTACTATACTTAGTAGGTATTATACATATATGTATCTTAGCCGATCTAGTAGTAAAGTTCTTGATTATGTATCTAAATTCAATGCCCATAAGATCTACTGGTACTGAATGATCTATTTCTGCTTCTATTGCCTTATTGAAGATAGATGTTATATATGGAGTTATTACATCATCTATAAACTTCAATAGCGCCGTCTTCCTACTGGCATTCAATGTGGCTACTGTATCAGTATTAGAAATATCATTGGACATAGAAAGTGCGCCGCTGTTATTATACATGGTGCTAAATACTCTTTCTATATTAGACGGCTTCTTTATCAATACCGCCTTACCGATACTGTTGATATGTATCAGAAATGGAGTAACACATAATCCTCCCTTTATATCACATATAAGATAATTGACAAGGTTGCCAAGGTAGATGTTAGTATTGGCTTTATGTGTATATGGGTGAATAGTAACATTATCAAGCTTCTTATTATCGGCGCCAAGAATATCCATAGCCTTACTATAGCAGTCTTTTGTATTACTATAGTTAACAACAACCATATCCTTATTATAGATAGTAGGATACATACAAATCTTATTCAACGAAGGATACATTATTAGATTCTTACCAGTAGTAGTACTGATGATATAAAATGGCTCATAATCAACATCAATGACATTCTCTATTGGAAGTACTTTATAGAAATCTACAGACGCCTTATATGGTAAATCACAGCTTTTAATCATTGCTGATTTGAAGATCTTATAGAAGTTGCGAATAAGTGGATTCATTATTGTTATAATCTTCTTAACGAGATCTTCTCTACCATCATCAAATATTACTGGGAAGTTGATATTGAGCCGCTTTGTATCATAGAATCTATAAAGTGCTTCCCTATCATTGTCATAGTACTTTACTAGATCCACCATGCTAAACCAAGGTATACCATAGTGTTCTTCATGGGCACGAGGATTAATATCCATGCCATTCTTAGTAAAGATTCGCTGATTAAGTAAGGTGATCTTATTATCAGAATAGTCACCCAATGTGATGTATTTAGAACAGGTATCTCGTACTATGTTATAGAATAAGCGCATTGGATGTATCTCATTGAGATTCCAAACACATGCTTGTGTATCGTGTCTGTTAAGAGATTTGAATTCGGTGCTATCGGTTGCCATATCAGCTCTCATCTCCTTGATCCATCATGGATCAGTTGTTATGGATATATGGCGCCCTATGTTAGCGGCGCCATATTATTACCAGTTATTCTTTGGAATCCTGCATCTCTTCATTGTTTTGCTCTTCGTTGTAATTGCCTGGTTGAACTAGATTATCATCACTAAACATCTTCTGTACTTGTTCAGCTGATACAACCTGATGATTAGTAACAATCTGTGAGATTGCTTCTAGTGCCCCCTTAAAACATAAGCATCTAGAAGTATTAAGGGTAATTTGATCATTGAGCTTTTTATTAGCTTCAATCAACTTATCATGATTGGTTTCTAGCTCATCAATCAACCCCTTAATGTCACCTACAGGGATCAACACCATACTATCATTTGGAACATTCTTCATTGCATCAATCATTGTCAACTGCACCATCCTTTGATATAGTAGTTGTATTTATATCGCGCGCCCCATTAAGGATCTGACTATGATTTCTCTGTGGTACTATGTGGCTATAATAGTATTTGAGATATAGATCTGGAACTATGATATTCTTATTCCAGATCATCTCCTCCATATAGTAATCGAAAGAGAACTCATAGGTGTCGATATTGGGGCGCGATATAAACTGCACATTGAAGATTGACTCAATACCAATTTCCACTGTTATATTACCCCTAGTACTTACCTTTTCATACTTCATTGGTCTTGCAGTAAAACTAATACAGTCATTGATATGTAGATTCATTGATAGTAGTGTTGGATATATATGAATCCACATATGATCTATATCAACCTTGCGCACATCTTTACGCTGTGTGGTATATAGATTGATTAATAACATAGTTGGCCTAAATAACTTCCTATTACCACATACAGTAGTTGTATCGTGTTTCTCATTTGAAAAACAATCAACCTGTGCATATTGGAATCGTACATTGTTGCCAAGATCATGCTTTAAATTACTTCGCACAACATATCACATCCAACGTGAGAGATAGTAGTACAGTACTAATGTATTATGTTATATATAGTAATAGTACTACTATTTATCTGGCGCACCCTTTAAACTAAATGTATATCTATGTAACTTTTTACTAGTAGAGTACCTATTATATACATCTGGAAACTCTTTCTGTAATGCCACCTTATCAAAAGAAACATTACTGTATTCGGTAATCTGAACAATAGTATCATTAGATTCGCTTCTCATAATACCATTCTTATAGAGCTTTTCATCTAGTACCTTTCTAGCCTGCTCTATCATATCCTCTGCATTCTTCTTCATAATGCGTCCTTCATTATACTTACTAATAGCCTCAAGTACTTCTAAATCATCAATTACAATCTGCGCCTCTGTTTTACTAGTGCTTTCCTTTAACAGATGACTCAATCCTATCATTTCCATTCTGCGCCTCCTTTATAATGTTAAATATCTTGCGAGCAATGCCTTGTTGAACATCGGCATCTGTTGTCGACGATGATATCTTAAGTTTACCAGTAATACAGTTATACTCATTAGAAGCCAAATCACTAAAAGGTAACTTATTAGTATCATCTACCATAACAACAATACTGGTATTATAATTGGTACTTGCATGCTTATGTAGATCAGGTATGTAATCACTAGTATTAGGTAATACATAGATACTATTGAGTTGTAACTTGTTTTTGTTATTGTTGTTACACTGCACATAGTTACCATTGGTATCTACTTCTACGCTATTATTGAATGCGCCGTATGATACAAGAGTACTGTTACCAATACCACCAGTAACATCCTTAACTTCCGGAATCTTTCTTTCTGTTAGTAGTGTTCTATTATACTCACCCAGACGAATACAATGGCGCACTACTATTACTGGATGTATATCAATTTGCGTATTCTTTTGTACAGCAATGTTATAATAAGTGCCACCATAGATCTCTTTTGCTAATCTCTCGTAAACTTCCTTATATTCCTTACTATGATAGTAAGTATACATCGGATCATTTACATAGGCACAGAATGCATAAGTTGATTGATTTGGCGGTGTATTAGAATATAGCGCCGTAAGTCTAAGTCTATCATTATTATTGTTAGTGAAGATAGACTTAGATGTAGTTGGATCTTCCATATTGTAAATAATTTTCTTGCCAACATTGGCACCCTTATGATCTTCTTTCTCGACATGATGTTCCTTATCTATAACATATGCATTGTAAATAAAAGTAGAAGATCCATAGATCATATCCTTCGGTATTGATTCTTGTCTAACACATAAGTTATGTTTTTTGGTACCATTATCACTATGTAAATTTACATCCCTTTGTAATCCATCTATAACATTATACTTAACTTCTGAAGATAGATCACTCATTCTAATAACTTTAAAGTTATCTAGTACATCAATTGCATTCTCTATATCTACCGTAGTACTAGGTAACTGATTCGGCGTTATTGGATAGATAACATCAATGTGATTGTTGTTATTGATATACTGTTCCAATAGTTGCGCCGATGGTTTACTATGTCCAAAATCACACATATAAAAATAGTTATCGTCATTGATCTTCTGTGCAATGTACCATACCGTACTATCAAAGTATAATACCTTGGTAATCTTAACAAACTTACCTACTAGAGTACTATTGATATATTGTGTAAGTACTTCTGTTTTATTGATCATGATATCATACCTGTACATAAGAGCTTAGATCTCTTTTGGTAATATTACATAACATCTGCGCCATATTAGGTGTTATTCTAAGAGAATCATATATGTATATTTCATTAATCATATCAAACATAGCAGTTACTTTGACTCTATTGTTAGGTATCTTGTTGATCATCTTGGCCAACTCGTTTTGATTAGCAAGGTGGGCGCAATGTAGATGGCGCTTAATACTACTATCATTACCTGATATAAATGGCACAAAGAATGCATGCCTATAGATGCTTCCATTAAGGCCTTCATCGTAATCAAACATTGGTACACTACAAGTACTAATGTTATTAAGGTCATCGTATACATGGTTCCTACACTTGCGCCGTATGATTCTAAAGTCTCTCTTCAATAGCTTCTCTGAAGACTTAGTTGGCTTATCCACCATATACTTAAAAGTACCATCAGATACTATCATATGTATAACACCAATCATATAGGCTCTTACTAATATCATAGTTGCCATTGAACACTTAACTACAGAAATAGTATCCCTAATAGAAACATTGCTATCATAATACATATCATAACGATATCTAGGTATCATACTATATGTATTAATTCTACCTCTGGATACTATCCATGGATAAAGATTGGTTGTAGATACACTACTACTTATTAATCCAAACTGATAATTACCGGCGCTATATGGTATACAATGCTTGTTAATTACATGTGTAAACATACCATACTTATTAAACAGTTCTCTTTCATAGAGCGGCCGAATCCATATCGGCGCAATATACTGGTGCCTATCATATATCATAGTACTGTTACCATATGATTGAATATGCCCACTAAATACAGAACTACCAAGTACTCCACTTCTTACTATAGAGGCTTTAGCATCTTCATTGCTTTCATAGATAACATCATCTACATCCTTTGGAAACATTCCCAATCCATTGATATCTACCATAGTATTACTAGTGGGGTCTATCGATGGATACAATACCAAATCTCCATATGTATACTCTGATATACTACCTAGTGTACTATACCTATGTGATCGATGTCGATATTTGTTATCGGCGTGATTGACCATATACTCATATCTACCATTATTGATCAAGATGTTCAATATCGAATCACTAGATAGATGCTTCTCTTTAATATCATTTACATTGCAAATAGAAGCATAGATATCTGGTAGATAGAGATAGTAATACTGATACCGATTCTTACTATTAACATCATCATTACCTTTCATTAGATATGTAATGCTATTGATATATGATCCAAAGTTTACTAGATTGTACAAGGAGTTACTAAGGAAGTATTCTTTTGTATCCATAAACATAACAGTTGAATTAGTGGCGCTAAACGGAGTTTCATTACTATCTCTAGTATCTGTTAATATATTAGATACATTTTGTACAAAGCGCTGCCCAGTATACACTGTATCTATATACATTGACTTGTCTCTATTACCATTGATTGTATCTAATGCCCTACTAATACTAACATGATCTTTTATAGCATAGAGTACTTTTGATACCGTGTTTGAAAAGAAGGGAGTATTGTTATTGTCTACATCAAAAGATGCCTTACAATATGCACCCAACTCTTTAAAGATTTCATTGTATATTGGATGCTTACGATCATTGAACATGAACTTATATACAGTATCTAAATAGATCATACTGAGTAGTATGTTGTTCAATATATAGAATCTGTAAATACTATTCATGTTACCAATCAGATACTCGCTATCTTGATTACTGATTCTATCATAGAATATAGATGATAGAGGATTGGCGCCCATAACAATCATCTCTTGATATAGATCACCAAAGTCAATAGTATTGTCTTCTTCCAAATACCTATCTCTATAGTCCTCTAGATACTTTAGTAGTTCTTCTTGGGCGCAACTCTCAATAACAGTGATTCTCTTAGCAATGATATCATAGTTCTTCCTAACAGACATCTCCAATATCCCACTATCAATCAGTAAGTTCTTTACTGTACTATATGAGATATCCATATACATACAATAAGGATTATACATGATTGTTTTAGTGGAATCTTCACTAGAAAAATCTGGATACTTTGTAAAGTTGCAATTATTTCCCAGTATAAGATTCTTACCAATATAATTATACTCATCGCTTTTATCTACTATTAGAACAGTATGATCGATATAGTAGATACGGCACTGTTTGTTGCTGTTATTGATATCTGCTAAAAAGAGCGCCCCAAGTAAGTTATAATAGTAGTTAGTTGGCATCTTCATTTGTAATACATATTGCTTACTATCCAATGCTTCATCTCCTTTCACAACGTCTTATAACGTATATTATATGTGACATACCCCATGGCTAAAGCCAGGGGCTTCCTGCTTCACTAAGAAGCCGGCATAGCACCCATACGAAAAACCACTTCGTCAGGTACTATACTTGGGACAACTTTCCACAGGCATAACTTTCCGTGTGCCCCACGGTAGTGTGACTATTATTGATATTGCGCCAATAATTTCTTCAACGCTTGTCGCAAAATATTTTTTGCTGCGTTGATATCTCGGTCATGAACTGAGCCGCAGTTCGGACAAGTCCACGTACGTATACCAAGGTTCTTAACTTCGGGATTCTTATGCCCACAGCATGAACACAGTTGGCTTGATGGATAGAAAGGATCTATCTCTAGAACCATAGAACCAGTGAACTCTGCCTTATATTGCAATTGTCTGAAAAGCTCGGCCCAGCATGCATCACGAATAGCATTTGCCAACTTATGATTCTTTACCATGTTTTTGACATGTAAGGTTTCAATCGCAATGATTTGGTTTTCATGTACTAATACTGCAGATTGCTTATTGGTATAGTCTTTGCGGGTATTTGCAATTTTTTCGTGCACCAGAGCAACCTTTTTGCGTTGCTTTTCGTAGTTCTTGGAACCTTTCTTTTTACGCGCAAGGCGTTGCTGAGTAAGCTTTAGCCTTCTGGCACGGCGCTTAAATGTATGAAAATTATCTACCTTTCTACCGTTGCTATCGGTATAAAGTGAACTAAGACCAACATCGATACCAATGATACCACCCGCATTGGGGTGCATGAGAGTACTTTTATCTACCTCTACGCACAAGGACACAAAGTACTTATCTGATGTAGTACGACTAATAGTAGCGTTAAGTATGCGCCCAACTACATTGCGATGGATTTTAGCGCGTACTAATCCAATTTTTGGTAACTTAATTTTGTTACCAATGATACAAACACTATTACTATTATTCCTGGTTCGATAAGACTGTGCATGTACTCTCTTCAATTTAAAACGCGGATATTTTGCGCGCTTCTCGAAGAAATTTTTATATGCGCGATCTAGGTCTTGCAATGAATTTTGTAATGAGGTACAATCTATATCCTTAAGCCACTTATACTGTTCATCCTTCTTTAACTTTGTTAACATAACAGATGTTTGTTTATAGTTAATAGATTCTTTGTTATTAATCCATGCATCACGTCGTGTAGCGAGAAAGTGATTGTATACAAACCTACAGCACCCGAATGTCTTGTTGATCAATATTTGCTGTTCTTTGGTCGGATATACACGAAATTTGAATGCAATATTACAAAGCACTGTGTTTACCTCCTTTCTACAGTATTATTCAACTATTTGTATTATACCACAGCAAATCAACTATGGTAAGAGAGCAATCGCAAAATTCTTACAAAGAAGTGATCACGCTGAGTATTTTTATATCGTGCAATACTGATTCATTATCAATCTATTTGTGGCTTACCCCAGCCATAAATGGCGGGGTTTGCGCCACATCCTCGATCAGTTATTTGCTTTTGGCAATATGCGCCATTACCGATTCCAACATTGGCATAATAGCATTCCTTATATATTGTCTTTCAGTACACTTATTATCACTAATACACTGTTTCTTGAACTTAAGATAGTTTCTATAATGATGATCTTGTATCCATGGCATACTCCACATATCACTACTAAAGGTAGATTCAAAGAAGTCGACATAGAATCCATACATTGCATCAGTAAGATTAATCTGATTGTGATTACTAATCAATGACGTTGCCATAAATGGCAAAATCGAAAGATTGGTTTTAGTCATACATGGATATGCATCTATGCCACTAAAGACATTACCATATCTCCATATATCAACTCTTCCTTCAATGATGTTATCGACTATATCATCTCTTTTACTTTGACTAAAGTTTCTCATAAAGTGTCTCACTAGTCTAACTAAGCCGGACCAACTGCTATTATATATTGGATCTTTCTTGGTGCTTAGTTTGTATATATAGAAGCATACTTCATCACAATCCAAATAGGTATAAACATTGATCTCACTACTACTGATGCGCGCAATAGAACTGTTATTATCAGTTATTGCTTCTAGAAATTTCTCCTGATTCTTTTGCACCATAAAGCGTATAAGATTATTGATGTTGTTGATCAATGTGTGATCTATAGTATACACCGATGTTATTATGGTTCTTGGAATATGTATCAACATAGTAAGATTCTTATCGGTGCTTTGGATATAGCGCTCATGTTCTTTAATCATATAACACATCATAATCTTAATGCAATCAGAATTCTGATTATCGTTCTCTATAGTGCACCTCATTAATCTAAACATACCATCATACTTGGTATCATCGTATATAACAGTTAAATCCTTGATAAGCAGATCCTTTATACTATCATCATTCATATCAGAACAAGACTGTAGTATTGGTACATTATATGGAGAACTCATGCATATGGGCCCGATTCCTCCATACTGAAAAGCATTCTTGCTATTAATGTTAATAAGCTTATCATAGTGAATGCTATCAGCATCTTCTATTTCACCACAGTCTAGTAGATTAAAATTGTGTACTGGATATGTGGTAGATTCATAGAACTGCCCATCATATAGATTCTTCTGTACACGATCAATTTCATTTGCAGTATCATTGTCTATATCACCACTATGTTTATATGGCAAAGTTCTCTTTACAATGCGCCCATTATAATAAAATGCACTATCTATAGTATAACTCTTACTAGCCACTATATGATCATCCTTAAAAGGATCAACTTCAATAAACTTACTCTTATGTGCTATGGTAGACATAACAGATAACGCAGTATTTCTATTGAGAACAGCATCATCACTTGGTATACAACTATCAGTTTTTTTAACAAGGTGATCGATGTTATAGTATAGATGTTGTGGATTATGCTTACCATAGATATCCCTTAGTATGCCGGCGCCGCTCTTATCAATCACATAACATTCCTTCTTTCACAAGGTATTCTCTAAAGCACTTTACTATATTGTATTTAGATTCTGCTAATAGTAAAGTATGCTGGAAGAATCGATTGCGCCATAACTTCTCATCAATAGGATTACTAAGTACCATATCATCGTTATTATACTGTAACAGCTGTACTAGATAGTCTATAAAACCAAACATCAATAACTGTTGTATTACTACTGTAGTATTCTTAAAAACTCTTCTAAAGGATTCATCTACAAATAGATAACCATATTGAGTAGGAGCTTTATAATGTTTATAATGATCAGTCTTATAGATCCACTTTATACCATGAAACATTGGATACTGATTAAGATTATACGATATCTCCCTTCTACCATACTTGATCTTATTATACCTTGATAATACAAAAGAGTCAATACTTATAGTAATATCTGGAGAGATAGATAGTGATCCAAATGCGCCGATCTTATCTTTCATATACATTGCCATCTTCTTGATATCATCATTACTATAACGATTGTTATACTTGAGCTTATATCTAAAAGTTTCATCGTAGATAGATTGTAACAATAGATATCTTAGAGATGGCTCATTATGTAACAGTAGATTCTTTCTGTTGTTTCTTTTTATAGAAGATGTAGATATCTTAAGACACATAAGAAACAGTCTATGTAAATTATAGCGCATAGAAAGATTAAAGTTATTCTTTCTAAGTAGATACATAAGGATAGATACTATTTCATGGTTCATTAGCGCCGGTATGGTTGTATCATCTCTACCAACACTCAAATACTCGCTATTGTAGTTATGGGGCGCCTCTGTAAATAAACTCTGTTTAAAGCCTCTGTTGATGTTCTCTCTTTCAATAGGATCAACTGTATTCATCCTATATAGCATATCTCTTATAGTGGGTAGTTGTTCTTGCTCTATAGATGATACAATACTATTGATCTTAGTATGGTTATATGGTACTACTTCTCCATAATACTGTAAGAACTGTCCTGATAGTTCATCGTGAAGTTCATAAGATTTCAAGTACCAACTAGTTAATGGCTCCATCATACTAACACTATCATAGTAGTATCCGGCAGTTGTCTTGGCATTAACTGTAGAAGTACTATAGTCATTGATAGTAGTGCGCAAATGTTTCATGTTATTGTGCCTCGTTTGAATAAAAGGAGTCAATACCAATGCGCCGCATACTATTCAATATAGTATTGTCGGTTTTGTCAGTTGGTATACCACTAAACAAGAACATCATATTCATAAGCGCTTCATCTGATATACATGTATAATCAAGCATCTTGTGTATATTCTTTCTATCTACATACAATACATCATGTATATCAGACATTCCAAGTATTTCCTTGAACTCGCTGTCATACTTGGTATTATCGTAGATATCATAATCAATGCATATGATGCTACTAGTTTGTACATCTACTGGAAAGAATAGAGTATGTGATCCATTAGAGATGACTTCTTTATTGGGCGCCATTTCATAGATCATATGTGGTTGTGGTGCATTCATGAATCTATCTCTCTCCTTTGAGTATATAATACATAAGAAAAAATCATATACTTCTGTGTAAAAACTAATGGGCCCCGTATGTACCTCCCATTAGATATAGGAAGTACATACGGGGCCCTAGATTTATCCTTTGGTAGTATTATTGATCTTCAATACAAAGATCCCATCACTACCTAATGATAATGTACAACTATGATTACTATTAACTATCTTCATTAAGTCTTCATATGAAGCACCTACTGGAGATGGAACACCATTAGTACCAATACGTAACAAGAGATTACCCTGTTTATCTCTCTTTGCCTTACCAAGATCAAATCCACCAGTATCCTTCGGATCCAGATTATTTATTGCTTGCGCTACCCTATTCTCCATAATGGGAGTTTTCTTAGAAGCAGTAGATGAAGAACTTGTTGCTTCTTCTACTGCCTTCTTTGATACTACTGGAGTATTACCACCCTCGGCGGCAGTCTTTGCATATGCTGTTCCAATAAGGTCATCGAAAGAATAGGTGAATCTCTTTCCACATTTTTTACAAAGAAAGATGCGCCCATCTTTCTTAGTTGTAGTACCCTTCTTAATAAACTCCGTGGACCTACAATGAGTGCAATGTACTTGTGTACCAGCCATTTCTTTCATTCCTCCTATAGTTAGTTGTATTGCCTTTTACTATTTATACCATTCTTACTACAATCATTATTCTTATCATTACATCACCTCTTACCTTTATTTGATCTAAATGCTCGCATTACAATCCCAATGTTTAATGCAAATACAATCCAGCTAATCCAGTCACTTTTCATTTGCTTTTTAGCCAACTAACATAACATACCGCAAGTAAGCTTACAAATATCACAAAATCAAATACAATCTGCTTCATTGTATCAACTCCATCATGCATTATTATAACTTATAATCCTTGATATGGCAAGTGCTATTTTGAAAAACTTGCATATCCATATGATCCAATATTGATGTTACTGTGCGGCGCATATAACGATGTTGCTGATGTTTCTGGTAATGGTACTACTGGTGGTTCTTTATCGATAACTTGATCCATAATTTCTGTATAGTCGATATCATCTACAAATACATCATCCAATTGCAAAGTATATGATATACCTTGTACAGTAAGTCTTACATCAAAGTTATTATCGAGATTAAGGAAGTTGATTCTATCTATCATCTTCAGTACTATACTGATATGAGAAATAGCGCCGAGTATTTTATCGCTATGATCATCTACAGCAGAGAATCCAATAGTCATTGTATGATGACTATGAAGATCTACCAATAATACTTCGTTTGGATCCAATTGACTATCACTGGGATTGAATGTAACAGATGCGCCGGTAATAGTTTGTGGTGGATAGTGAATGCGCCAAGTAGCACTTATTGGATTATATATTAGAAGTGCCTCGGTTTCACTCTTATGTACATTGTATACCATACTTGCCCATGTTATAAACTGATAAAGCAATGACTTTGGCGCCATATTAATCTTCCAGTCCAATATCGGCGGCCTCATATCCAACTCAATACTCTTGTCATAGTTAATGATGTGGAACAATGTAGGTACATTGATACTATAGTAATCATTACTATTCAAAAACATGTATAGCTGATTGTCATACACAACTTGCTCCCATGGTAAAGGTAACTTAAATGTATTCTTCTTATTAATAGTAGTAATACTACTACAATCTCTAGCACTCTTCTCAAAGATCATATCTTGAATTAGATCTTCGTGTTCTTTAGAGAACTCTTTAAGGAACTCTACATTGGTATTTGGATCATCGGCGCCATTAAATGAATACTTTCTTTTTCTACCCATTGTATCATCTCCGTTACACGAATCCATATTTTAATTGCTCTGCACTATCCATGATAGTATCCAGATGATACCTAAGGAATGATACTTTTGATACAGTAGTAGTACCTCTAGTAAGAATCTCTGTTACTATACTGTATATGATATCTGCGGCCCTAAAGTTGGCAAAGATACTTTGATCGCCATTCTCTGTACAAGATGGTACTTCCTTATCAATTTTCTCTGCATAGTCATTGTTAAATAATTCTACATTCAATATCATACTATTGGGTATAATGGACTTTATACCATCATTATATGACAATACTAATGACTGTCCACTTTGTATAAAGTTACCAGAATCAATGTACCAGAGACTCGATTCATTAAAGTCAATGAGTTCTTTCTTACAGACATTGTTAATAACAGTAACTATATTCTTGCGCGCATCTAATGTATCAACGCATCCAATAACTATGTTAAGTGTTGGTCTTATTGACGTTAATAGGTCTTCAATGGTATCAAAGTATTGTTCATCAACCATGGTATCATAAGTCTGAATAATCGGATGTTTTGGATCTTCATAACGATCTTTAAGTGCATTAACTTTAGTGGCGCCAATCATATCTACTGTAAAGTTCTGTCTGGCACAATTCTTACCTTCTACTACATCGTGATCTATCAGATAGTATACGACATTGATAGTTTCAAACTTACTGATAGATGATAAGTACTTATATAATGGTGGTACAAGATAACTACCAGTACCTCCACAACCAATTTGCAATATCTTTACTTCTTTGTACTTATGATATAAGGGCTGTATATCTATAGTAGATCACCCCACCATACAAACTTTGCAGGCACGTTAATCCATCTTTCAGAATTAGCGCGCCTGCTCATAACCACTAACAAGAACTACGCTAGTTATTCATCATCTCTGTTAAGGAATGCAATAACGGAACCTTGCAAATCCTCTCATATAGAGACGGATGCAACGGCTATTCTTCAACAGTTTCACCCCCAATACATACAGATGGTGCCTTGCACACATCTTTGATATACTGCTTATATCCACCCAACAACTACATAGCGCTTCTAGCACATACAACATCAACATACACACCACAACATACAATTCCATACATATAGTGATCATTATCACCATACTATATGAAGAATACTGTATGTGTAGTATTTCCGATACATGGTTCATCACATGACAATCATTGTCATAATAGCACATATATGGCGCAGTGTATATCGACGTATCCACCCATATTCACAAATACATATGCATCATGCATGTACATGTGAGTAGATAGTATACATCCCATATAGATAGAAGGCCACCCGGCAAATCCTTCCATCTATCACGGTATACTACCCGTGTCACATATACTAGATAAATGCAATCGTAGTATATGTGAATGGGGTAAGATACGCGATATACAACAGCGCACATACACATCACTTATGACAATGATCCATATGATGCATGTAAGGGCAACTTACCTTACTGTGTGTTATTAGCACAATGCACACGGATCATCTGATGTATAAATCATTCGGCTATCTTATCTTAAAGAAATAGCGCTATCCGACTCATGCGATAAATACCCATCGCCAGTTAAAGTAAGTTCCGTTATGGAATTACATCATGCACCACATACACATATCCACATATATGTAGTAATAAGTATCAGTTGTATATATGGATGATGTACATTGTCTATGTGTATATGCATCTGTCATATATCGCTAGATTCAGTTACTGCCTCCAACTGTTACCTCTGCAACAGCCTTGTTAAGGAACAGCTCCTTGTTGATAAGAGCCTTTACTTCTGGGCGCGCCTCAATTTGAGGATCAGTGAGGAAGGCGTTGAGCACCAGATTAAGGTTCTTCTCATTAAGCTGCCTACCACCACGGATACTAGTCAGAATAATATTACCAGGAGCCATTCCAAGACTCTTGGCAACACCACTGCTGCTCTTACCCATAATGGTCAGAAGCGACTCATGAATATGCATCTTCTCCATCGATGCATGATTCTGCACCAAATAAGATGCCACTTCATCGATATTCACTTCTGCCTTCTTGCTCTTACTACCACTCTTTGTTGTCTTCTTGGTAGGAGTAGTAGGAGCTTCATCATTTGGTTCAGTTGCCCTATTCTCTACATCAGTTGGTAGAGAAACCGTTACAACAGGTACACCAGCAGGCATAGCAGATACTGGCGCCGCTACTGGAGTAGCCACAGGAGTTGTTGCCTGTGTAGATACAGGAGATGCAACAGGTGTCGCAACGGGAGTAGTATTGAACTCACTGTTAATCATCTGTTGCATACTACTAACAGTAAGCGGTGTGGTATTGATACTCTGTTCACTCATTGCTACTTCCTCCTTATGCTGCTCATTATTGACATCAACTTCATCCACAGGGATTGGAGACAGTGGTGGTAATCCCTCACTACCATACAATACTGATCTCATTCTCTGTGAAATGAGATCATTGAGGCGATCTTGCTCTTCCTTGGTTGTAGTCAAGATAATCATACCTCCCATATAGATATAGATAGTGCTGCTGAACTGCTACATAGATATTATACAATAAATCTCAACTGCTGTCAAGTACCAAATGAAGCCAGGTGTACATTTGTATTCATCCTTTCTTGTGAGATGTATTATTGTATTGTGCAATCTTCACATAATACAATAACTAATTATATATATGTCAATGATCAATCATTTATTTGCGGACATAATATCCTTAGCATGATCGAAAACTGTCTTATGTACTAGTTTGGCTTTACTTTTGGTTCTAAATAACTGCCCAAGTAAAGCATTACGTATACCAATGCAGTATAATGCATACTGTACATCATCCATCGCTTCTAGTGAAGAGTCTATTTGTGTTTGCGCTGCGCTTATATCATCTATGTAGGAACTGTATGAAGTTATTGTAAATCACCTATTCCGTTTATAATATAGAGGTGGCGCATATGGAATTACTTGGCCGGTAAGCCGTCCAAATCGCTCCATATGCGCCTCAACTCACCATAGGCATATAATATTATGCCTAACAAACCAAAGCGCAAATAGGCCCGTTATGGCTTGTTATACAAGGTGCTTAGCATATTGTACATCATAGGTATCAATGCCTTCAACTTTCTTCCACCACTTAACCACTGCATTAACTAATGGATAGCAAATAACTTCATACATAATCTTAGTAACATACTGTGAACATGCCATTACTAATAGTGCACTAGTAGGCATTACTCCATAGAAGGCAATGAAGATAAATGCAAAGGTATCAAAGATCTGCCCAATTAGTGATGATCCAATGGCTCTAAAGAAGAAACATTGGAACTTGGTATTCTTAGTTCTAACTTTCATAATAGACAATGAAATCGAATTAGTAGCATCTCCTAGGAAATATCCAACAAGTGATGCTACTACCATTCTCGGAGTACTACCTAATACTGTTTGAAATGCATCTTGATTCTTCCAAAAGTCTGGCGCCGGTATAGCTATTGCTAGCATAAAAATCAAGCTCATAAACAGATTCAAAAAAGCATTAGTTTTGATAGCAATGAGACTTAATCTAATACCATAGATCTCAGTCATAACGTCTGATAGAATATACACCAATGGAAACAAGATAACTGCTGCTGGTAAAATTACTCCACCCACTACAATCAACTTACTAGTAATGATATTACTGATTAGTAATACGCCGGCGTATACAATAGCCAATACACAAAACATCGGCGTAATCTTTCCACCATTACTACTAGTAAAATCTGTCGCCATAATAAAGATCATCCTCCATATGTTATTGTTTAGTTAACAAAGAATTGCACCATATTTCTATTTATATACAACATATACGCATTAATGTTTAATCGCACGAACATATTGATGATAGAGATCGGCACAACTGTATAAAGATGTGTGCCAGAGAATCTCTATATGTTTATAATGACTACGCGCGAATATGATCATGTTGCATAACAACTCAGATATCTGAAAGGTAAAGGTGATATTATATATGGCAGATCCAAAGATGAAGGTTCTAAACTACTCTTATAAGTTCCCATGGGTGCCTGGAAAGTTTACTAACTCTACGTATATTCGTGGAGAAGATTGCTTTGTGAAGATGCATGTTGATCCAGATTCTCTAATGAAAGAGGACGACGTCATCGACGAGGATAAGCCCTAAATCTAAAATAGTAGCAATACTATCATTATATTACGATTGGGGGTTGATCCATAATGCCGCGTAAAAATCGAGACATGCAAGAATCTTCACCATCAGAGAATCCGGCACCAAATATGCCAATTCATACTCCAGAGGATAATCATGAACCATCTCCTTCCGAGAAAGAGACTCTTGATTTCGGCAAAACAGACGAGCATGAAAGTCCATTACCAGAACGTCCAAAAGACGATGAGGTAATTAATCCAAATGAGTATCTAGATCCTTATCTTCCAGTAGCAGATCCTAATGCCGGAGATAATGATGAACCAACAGTGGAACTACCTCAACCAGTTCCTCCAGCAGATTCTCCTAGTTGGATTATTGATCCAAATGCAATTCCTCTAGAGAAATTCATCTCATTTAAGGTGCCACATCATGATGACTATGGTCTAAATGGGTGCCTTATGATGGGCGAGTTTTGCGTCAAATGTACTACTCCAGCGCAGTATCCATATCTAGATAAACTATTATTGGATTGCGCCGTTGATGATTAGCTAACCTCAACCACAGTTTCTCCTTTGTCATACCATAAAATTCTTCCTCCTATTGTATTGGTAGAGCGCATTTATCCCTCCATGCGCTCTACCACCTTTAATCTCGTTCTAAAATGGTGGTGGCGCTGTTTGTGGCATTGGTTGTGATTGTAATGGTTGCTGATATATTTGCGCCTGTGGATTCATTGGAAGTGGTGGTACTGATGGTTGATTAAATGCTGGTCCAACTCTGGCACGCATTGATGTAGGTATATTGATTGGCTGTCCATTGGTATTCTTAGTTTGGTCATTGAGATCATATTGCATAGAAGTAAGCTTCCTATTAAACCAATCATACAACCCATTACATGCTTGTTCTGCATATTCATTGATCAAGTTAGCCAACTTTAGATATCTAATGATCTCCATAAAGGTATTACCACAGAATCTAGCAGAGTCTATTGCCTCTTGATCATAATCGGTAACTAGATAGATTCCATAGACTACATAAGTATCAAATACCATATCACTAATACCATCACGATTTTTAACTATATAGTTATTGATACCTTGTATATCAGGCATACAAAATGCCAATTGTAATATATCTGATGCATCTTCTGCCTGTTTACTTATGGATCTAAAGTACTTAATCTTATCATCGAGATTCATAGAGTTGGTACTATTGATATTATTAAAGAGATTGTTAACGACACTACCCTTAGATTGATTGATATAGCGCTGATAGTTCTTAAACATATCGACTCGTATGTTTAGCTCACTATCATCCTTACTATGAATATTCATATTAATAAGGAAGTCAGTATTACTTTCCTTTTGTTGTGAGCCGGCAGTTGCGCCGCCCTTAATAATAACATTCTTATTACCACTATCTTTATTACCCTGTCTAGTTAACTGTGATACTGCTAATACTGGTACTGCTGCTTGTTTAGAGAATCCCTTAAGATTATCGATAATCTTACCCAATGTATCCCATGTTTGATCAGACTTACTGATATCTTTATCAATGGGGCGCATCTTATCAGGGTAATCTACATATACTGCATCTACTATATAGCCATCCCTCTCTAGCTTCTTTACTTCCATAAAGATATCATAAGTACTAATGGTATATGGTGGGCGCCACCAGATCTTAAAGTCAGTTCTAGTATAACTGCAAATAGTATTGATATATGCTGCAATGGCACATATCCTTCTCTTTAGTGGTAATGGCATGATGGCTGGTAAATCTTGAATACCAAAGTCAAAGCCCTTCTCTTTAACTAGTGCTTTCATGTGTTCATCTTTCTCAATCAATAACCAGAATATCTGAGAGAAGAGGCCCATTCTACACATAAAGCGCTTGATCGTCTCGTATTCAGTGTTTTCGAGAGTAACGTATAAAATTAGATGCTTTTTATTACCAATTTCAACACCATTGCGCTTTATATCTTCTTTAATCATGGCATCTACATTAACCATATGATATGCCTTAAAAGATTCGATATTGAGATCTGATTCCATAAGGCGATCAAAGAGATACACCTCTGGAAAAAATAATCCATTACCGGCCTTATACATACCATATGCCAGATTCAATAATACTGTAGATTTACCACCGCCAGTTTTACCGGCCAATAGGTATACTCTATCTCTTTCAAAACCACCATTAGTAATAGAATCAAAGGCTGCTAATCCGGTCTTCATGTGCATATCTTTGGTTCTAACCACTGTATCAAAGAACGACTGTTTTAGTACATCTGATATAGTAATACCAGTATTATCATCTTCTAGTACTTCTGATATACTAGATGATGCATCATTGATAATACCAGAGAAGCTTTTGATAAAGTCATCAATGTCAATACACTTTGAAGCATCTCTACTAAGAAATTTGGAATAACTTTGTACACATTTGATGATATCAAGTATCTTGATTTTGGATTCTACTTCGCGCTGCAAATTCTGTGCAAATGTAATATCCATATTGATATCAGTAGTGAGTATCTTATTGAATCTCTTGGTATCGTCTGTTTCTAAATTAACGGTACCAAAGAATGTTGGCCCTTTACTAATAGTAGAAAAGATAGTTCTAGCTATATATGGACTATATGGCTTTGATTCCAGTATCTGATCACTTATAGCATGTAGACTATCAATGATGATATCATCTATCATAGTTCTACTAAATAGCTGGCCGTATTCCTTTTCAATGGTATCAAACTTCTTACATATTTGACTGAAGATGATTATACTGTCTGTTACTGTCTTTTGTATTTTAGGATCAGTAAGATTGCTACTACTAAGCGCCGCCGCAGCCATACTCTCTATAAAAGAACTAGTAAAGAAGTTCTTAGAGTCAGTAAGGAATAGCTTTATCTGATCAATGGTATTGAGTTCCATGGGCATGAGATCCTTGTTGATGTATTCATCAGCAAGTTCCTCATCCTCATAGTTAATAATATCATCAGTATCATTATCATCAGAGCTATTCTTTCTAGCTTCTTCCGCCTCAATGGCACTCTTGATGGCTTCTGTAATGGTCTTAGATTCAGCAATAGTTTCTTCGTGTTTCTTGCGGTCTTCTTCAGTCTGTTCTATTACTTGATTCATTGCTTCTACTTTATCATCAAGATTTAATGGCACCGATACTTTCTGTTTCTTCTTAGTAGTACTAGTTTTACTCTTCTTAGTCTTTGGTGGATCTACTGGTACTGGATTACTAGAAGTGGTACCAACATTTCCAGCACTGTATCTTACCATCTGTACAAAGTTCATCTGCGAGTCTTTATCAATAGCACCGCTTACATCTACAACTTCACTATCACTATTACTACTATCATTATTATCAATAGTAGCAGCATCAGTAATGATCTCTTCTTCTGAATCAGATACAGTAGAAGATGTATTATCTGTTACTTGCAGATCATCGTTATCATCAAGCATATCTACCATGATCATTTACCATGCTCTTTCTTCTTAACAATAGTAAAATCAAAGCGCCGCAACTGATTACTACCATTATTAACACTACCATTACCAACAGATTGCTTCTTATGTAACTTCTTCTGTTCCAATAATACCTTCCTATCTTCTTCATTGGATATCATAGTATCATTGAATTTGATCATTGGAGTAGTCATAAGGAAATCATTATCATGGAACATACCATTTACCAGATGATATCCCTTACATCTATTAGGTAGCTTATTATGTATAGCTAGATCAAACCAATCTAATGATTGAATAATCCTTCCACAAATCCTACTATCAAAAGCCTTGCGCCCACCATTAAATACAAAGTCACTATCTAATATAGATAATATCTCATAGATCAACTGCTTTAGATAGCATCTCTTTTCCTTAAAAACTATCCAATCTCTCTTCTGTTCAGAAACATCCCTTATATATTGAAATACCTTTCCAAATGACCATGTTTCATATACATTCATACCAACAATACCTTGCTGAGTCCATCTATGATTATTACCACTATCAAACCACATATCATTAGGATCACGTACATCAAGATTACTAAGTATATCGTCTCTAACCCTATTGAAGTAATAGTAATTGTCTAGCTCTATTGGTCTATTATATGCATTCTTGTAGATAGTATTATACTTACTTAGAAAGCATGTTATTGGATAGCTATCAATAGAATTACTATAGTCATTGATATAATGCATAATACCCTGTCTAGTAGAATTCCCAATATGTGTAGTAGAATCGAATGTTATAGTTAATGGTAGTTCATAGTAATGGAGAAGTACATTGAGCCACGATATACAGATCATTTCATATAGTGAGGATGTGCCCAATATATGGAAGTATACTGGTATATTGTTCTTAATGTTAGATAGCTCAAGATCAATCATATCAAAGATTGCTACCATGTATGGGCGCACTAGATATGAAGACTGGTTAAAGTTCAATGGCACCATACCACCAACAGCATACTTATGAGAGTTTAACTGTTCATGAATGCTATGGTTTCTAATAAACTTATAGAAGGTATCGTAGCTACTCTTTGCATTACAATGTAGTACCAAGAAGACTTTTTCATTGCCTTTGGTATCCTTAGTTCTATCCATTAATAAGGATTGAAACTCTAACATCTTCCTAATAGCAAAGTCGGGAGTTATGCCATTAGTAGGAATAACATCTAGATATAAGTATAGTAGATTATCATATGTTGGATCACTTGAAGTATCTTGTATAAACTGTGTATAGTATTCACTAAGAATATCAACGTATTCTGGCGATACCTTACCTCTACAAATCTGGAAGCCGCCGCTATCTATAAAAAATGGTTGATTGTTGTTATTGTAGTTTCTATAGATACCAAGGATCTTATCACATGCACTCTTATGTAATGCGGCGCCCTTAGTAGCCATACTGTTTTTGACTATCTCTGCACCATAGCAAATTAATGGCGGCTGTAGATCATCTACATACTTATTATGATAGTATCTACCAGTATCAATAAAGGTATCACTAACTAGATTTTTGAAGTTGGTTACAAAGGTATCAAAGCCAGCTAATACCAATCCACTCTGAATGTTAGCAGACATAGTAATATGATCCTCCATTCATAATTACATGGCGCCACCGCCTCTATCTATAGTACTAGTATATATGCTCTCTTATAAAAAAGCAAGTGCTATTATACAGAAAACATTGATCCATTATTGAAGTTATCAAATGAGAACTTCCTTACAGCATTGCGCTTTACTTTAACTCTATCCGATTCATCTAGTATATTAATACCTACCAACTTCATCAAATCTTCAACCTTTTCCTTAATGACTGTTTTCTGTGTCTTATCTCTATCAACAGTAAAGATACTAGTATCCAGAAACTCCTTGTCAGTTGGCACACATACACTACTAAAGAATACATCTTTCTTATAGGTGCGCATCATACTATCATACCACTTCATTCTACCATACTTCTGCTTAAAGCGATTCAGTATCTCTTGTTCAGTAATATTAAGCTTAGTAAAGTCAATACTAGTTACATAGAACTGATAGGCTTTATCCATGAATTGAAACTCATGATTGTATATGATATCGTATAATAGCATACCTCTAATATGCGCCTGTATTGTACTATAGTGCTGTATATCTTGTGTTAAAGATACTGGGCGCGCTACTGCTACATCCCCTCTATCAATAAGAGGATTGATATCATTAATAGCAGTATGATACCTATGTAACATCTCCTGGTTACTTCTAGATACATCATTGGCGTCATAGTCTTTCAATATATACTCTGTAAGATTATTAAGGAGATTCCTTGAGTATCGTGGAGTATCTGACTTGATAGCCAACATACCCTTAATGACTATCTTATCTAGTCTCTTACCTTCCTTGATAGCTAGATGCATTGCATAGTGCTTCTTCTGTGTACCAAAGAGTATCTTAGACATTACTAGCTCTTTCTTGAACTGATAATTATACTTCTTATCATCGTCATCGAAGTTGATGTTTTTCCTAGTTAGAATGTCTCTAATAACATAGTCATTGATATAGTCAGCCACTTTATCTATAATCTGCCATCCATGTTCTAGCTTATCGTCCATGGAGATATTGGTGCCGTAAATACCATTAACTACTGTTCCAATGTGTACAAATACTGAATCAGTATCACCATATAGAATGTTTTTGCGGTTTTCTATATTCTCCATACCAATAAGAGTCTTACAATCAATTGGCACATGATCAAATGGTACATCTGCTCTCTTCTCTTTAATCATTGTATCCATATACTTAGATCCATAATATGCTACCATTCTAGTAAGCTCTCTACCAGAGGCAGTAATAGAAGCGGCGCTAAACATATCAGATAGGCGATACATCATCATCCCCATGACCCCATAAAAGGAGTTAATTAGTGATTTGTATGCTGTTTGTAGGTTTTCATATCTGTCCATTAACTTGGCACAGTCATTCATAGTAGTAGTATCATTGGATTCCTTAGCAATACTATACTTCTCAGTAACTTCATCTCTAAGTTTCTTATACTTGCTTCTATTGGCTATAAGAGTAATTAAGATATCTGATACTAGTGATCTCTTAACAGATGGTTGCCAATAGATAGTACCAAATGGTGTTAGTATCTTATCCTTTAGAAATACCTCGAACTCTTCCTTACTCATCTTTACTACTATATCATTACCAGTATTGAATCTTTTAATAAGTATTTCCTTAGGAAAGGTATCTCTATTATAGAGCCACATCTCTGCATACTTCTCATTATCAATAGCAATGATACCACATAGAGTATCTTTGAAAATATTACTGCGTATCATTAGTCTAGGATACATTTGAGATGCATCAAGATCTGCAACCACTTCTTTAACGCCTTTTTGTGGTTGTAGTACTACGGCGCCCTCATATCCCTTATCATTAATCTCTGTCTCTTCCTCAATAGCATAATCAGTAATATCTAGTGTTTCATAATCGTTGCTATCATTGAATCTATTGATATCATTAGAAGGGTTATTATTAGATGTATCACTAAGTAGAATACTGGTATCACCAGAGGCGCTGATATATTGCTGTATATCTCTACTGAGGATGTTCTTAAGGTTCATGTTGTTCTTGTCAACAACATTCCTCTCCTTAAGAAATGTATGATTGGTATCATAGGCGTGGTTATATACTAGACCATCTATAAGCTTAGTTTTACTGAAGATATCATTCCAGGAGACATTACAAACACGGCACATCTCATATTGAAACTTAAGATAATTGAGCTTGTTTTCTAGATCAAGTATACGTTCATCATCTTCGATATTATACATGATGTATTCTCGTAGATATTGATAGTACATCTGATCATGGTTATCGACTATAAGCTCTCTCTTACCTCTCTTAAGTTCTATCTGGCAGATGTATTCTAACTTATAGTTCTCGCGCTTAATAAACTGACAAGCTCTATATAACTTCTGATAGTCAATAACCACTAATCCATCGGCACCAATAGAATAAGTGGTTCTACCATTGGCATCTTTACTATATAGTATAGAAAACGGCCCATACTTACTTCTAAAATCAATCCCCAATGTCTTACATCTTACTATAGCATAAGTAAGATCAAACCTTTCTACATTCCATCCAGTAATAATATCTGGATCAATGGTATTAAATTTATCTACCAACCAATACCAAAGATCCGATTCATTATAGAACTCATCAATAGCAACACTATATCCATCATGTTCTGTAAAGTTACTGAGATCTACATTGCTATGATGTTGTGGATCTTTTAATACAGCACAGTAGAACTTCTTATCCATAATATCAAAGAGAGAGATAAGTCTACATCTGGCATCAATACTGGTACTATTGTCTCTAACTCTAAGAGCGCCGGTTTCTGTCTCAAAGTCCATTACCAGTATCCTAGGACCATTATTGCCTTCTTCATAGTGTTGCCTATTGCGTATCTCTGATGCAATGTATGTACTATATGCAAAATCAGTATTATAGAATACTAGATTCTTATCAGTAATTTGATTAGTGCACTGTTTCTTAATACTGTATATATCCTTAAGAGGCACATTGTTTAAACAATATAATCGACTTTCTGGCTCTTCTACCTTATAGTCATCATTGGTAGAATATGCTATTGTAATAGAAGGATTTAGATAGTAGAATCTCTTATCTTTGTCTTTGCGCATTACTATATATGGAGTACCATTCATAGCAGCGCCGCCATCTTTATGCGGTACAATGGTTCTACCAATGTGTATAATATTATAGTGATCCAATGTAGATAATATCTGCTGGAACTCTTGATTAGTATATTCCTTATTAGAGTGCTGGAAAGATGATAGTGCTACCTCTTTCATAATAGTACTAGTAGTATCATTCAATGTACTAATTGGATCAATAGTCTTATCACTACTGATAGAAGCGGCGCCATCATTATCACTATTCTTTAACCTATTGATAATATCATTGGTGTTATATGTATTACATCTCTTGACAGATACCTTCTTAGTAGTACCATTGATAACATCTACTAGTTCCTTATATGAAGATTCACTGTTGGATATCAATGCATTGGATACTAAATGTTTGTTATACTTATAGAAACTAGTAGTTACTATATTATCGGCACCAAAGAATCTACAAGTATTAACATCTACTGGTACTATCACTAGATTCTTTGGTAGTACTGTTAGTATTCGATTGAAGATGTTTATTAATGAAGATTCCAATACCATATTACTGGTATTGGATGGCGATAAACATATACTAGTAACTAGATACTTATCATCAGGTAGTTGTAGATAGTTACCAATAACACTATATACCCATTTACCATAATCAGTACCATATAGAGCCAATCGATATTGTAGATCTTCTTTATTGCAATATAGTGATACAAATAGGCACCTTATATCTGATAGTAGATTGGCGCCATTATTACTTGTAATGTTACCGAAGATGTTATCGTTGTAGTTGCTATATAAAAGAGATAGGTTATAGTAGTATCTATAGAGATCTGCCTTAGTAGTAGGAGTAGATAGATCAATCTTAGGTGGTATTGATGTATCATTATCATTACTAGTAATCTTGCTTTTAGATTGATCGGTATTGTATCCAATAGCATACTTCAGATCTTCTATTGTGGGATATACTGTAAGTATCTCGTTTTTATCATCGTTTTTAATAGTGGGATATTTGCGGCGCACTTCTTTCCAAATGCTATTAAACTCACTATTACTAACACCCTGTTCATAGTATGGATTGTTACTGTAAACAGTACTCTTAGTAAAAGTACATCCAAGAGGATTGTTGTTCTTTGCATATTGTAAAAGATAGGCGCCCATATCTTTCCTATAGTAGTATGAAACATTATTAAACAAACTATTAATCATTGGAAACAACGATATGTTACTTTCACAATAGTTCATTGCTTCCATAACACTATATGGTACAGTATCTGGATACTTATCCAGTATATCGTTAAACTGCTTATCATTACTATTGGAATTGGTAATATACGATGTCAATAGAGATCTCTTATCATTGATCTGTTGGGCAGTAATAGCCTTACTATCTTCTTTAAAGGAATCTACTTCATTGGAACTTTCTGTACCAGCAGGCCTAAGAACATCGAAGATCATCTCCTATTGCCCCCATCCAAAAAATAACTTACATATAATGTATATTATATATGATTGTATTGATGGTGGCAAGTAAATCCACATGAATGCACTGATCTACTTGCCACCAATCTATTACTTATGAGAGTCTTTGATAGTAAAGAGCCACTCTTCCTTAAGAGTAGGATTCATTGCAAAGACTCCTCTAAGAGCAATAGTAACATTACTAATGTCTCTCATTTCGGCGCCCCTAGCCTGAATACAATTATGTACACCCTTAACATACGCAGCACATCCAGCAGGTTTTAATACCTCTTGTAATACCTCAACAATCCTCATTGTATAGTCTTCCTGGAGGCACATAGACTTGGCCAATACCTTAGCCAATCTAGGTAATTTAGATAGTCCTACATATCGGCCCCCATTAGGAATATACGCAATAGAAACATCATAGTCTACTACTACCATATGATGTGGACAAAGAGAACTTACATGAATGTTATTAGCAGATACTAATCCATCATATTGCGCCTCTGTTGGAAAAGATACTGTTAATACATCCTTAGCTGCTTGGATGTTATTCCCATAGTTCATTTCCATCATAAGCCTAGCTACTCTATATGGAGTATCTTTAAAGTTATCGTCATTAGGATCAATACCATAAAGCTTACTAAGGCCACTAATAAGCATACTAGCGCCATCTACTAGTTCATTCATACCATCGAGATCTTTTGCATACTTAAGTTCCTTAGCAAACTTACTACGGCAGTTATCACAGATATAATATCCTTTGTAACTATCGGCCGGCGCCCTACATAGAATACACTTACCTTCATGAGTATTTTCATTATCCTCACTATAACGCTTATACTCTTCATTGCGCATTCTAATGTATTCCATAGTATCTGTAATTAAACCACGCTTATAACATTCACAGTTATCGTGATCATGATTCTTATCTTCGTTGTTGTTATGATTATGGCAATTGCAGCTCATATTGAAGTTCTCTCCTATCGTACTTTAAGAATATTATGAATCTGTGGTAGGATCCTAATTCCACTAAATACCTTGATCATGTTATCAGTAGAACACCTTGGATCATTTCTAATGGCGTTGATCATATCATCCACAGTATAAACACTATCAACGTTGTTCATAGTGGTACCTAACTGTAGAGTATACATAACAGCGTTAACATCCATATGAATGTTCATATCCTTGCTTGTTTCATAGATAACATCCAATGCATATTTCATATCATCGTTATTAAAGACCACTATCTTTATTTCCAGATCATTCATAAAGGCAAATCTATTACAATATTTAACTAGATTAGTGATATCTTGTCCAGTATTAGTATTAGAAGAACTTGGTGGCTTTGGAGATACTGTAATATGATTTACACTATCTAACCACAATGGAAACTCTGTTCCCTGTGTTTCAATATTAATAATGCATTCACTGTTATATGATTCGGCGCCGTAGTTTCTTTTAAGGCTTCTAATCAATGGGGCGCAATTCTGCATACAAGGATTACCACCAGTGATAATAAACCTATTAACTAGTAGATTCTTATCCAATTCCTTAAGTCTATCAATCTCTTTGATAATATTTGGTATATACATCCTAGATGCTTCTTTGCATACATAGGCATGTAATGTATCACACCATTTACATGGTGGATTCTGATCACATCCTTCTAGTCTTATAAAGTAGCAAAGCTCCCCGGCGCAATGTCCTTCTCCTTGAATAGTGGGTCCAAAAATCTCACTAATGAACAAACTAGCATAATTATCGCTAGTAATATCACTATCAATATTGTCGCTCATGATCAGTACTCGCTTTCTCTAATGGCGCATTCAGCATAGCTATTATCAGTTTCATATATCCTAATAGCAACCAACATGACTCCCAACTGTTCCTTGATAGGCTTCTCTAATTCCTTGAAGAACTCTACGCACATGTTCTCTGCAGTTGGTCTATATGATACTATATGGATATTACTATGCTGAAGATCATGATCGCTGCCCTGCATAATTAGAGTCTTGATATCTCTAATAAACTTGTTCTTTTCCTTAGATGGATCATCTGTCCATATCAGTAATGAGTGATCATACTTATCGAGGATTACTTCATTGACTATCTTCTTTAGATTACCAAAGTCAGTAACCATCCCTAGTTGACTTTTGTTATTGCTATTGTCATTGCTATCATTAGTATCAACCATAGTAGGAGTATCTTTTGGTAATGATACGGTAACATGTAACTTATAGTTATGACCGTGGAAGAATCTACACTTACCTTCATGGTATTGTAGATTATGTGCGCATGCAAATTCAAAGATGCGCGTAGTTGTAACAGTCATAATACTACGATAGTAAGACAAACCACCATCAACGTTATTCATGTCAGATACCGTCCTTCGTGATAATATTAGTAGTAGCAATATCCTTACTACTAGTAGATATCGGCGCCTCTTTAAACGATGATATAATAGCGGCGTTTTTAATAGACATGCTCTTGATCTCTTCGATATTATACTGCGCTATCCAGTATATAAAAAACATAAGCGTTATAGCAATAATACCGACAATAATCAACACAAAGTTAGTGAAGGATTTTTCGGACTTATTGGTGGAACTTTCTAGATCCCTATGAACAAAATCTCTATGTCTATTAACTTCCAAATTAATAAACATAGTAAGTAGTTCTATAAGCTTCTTATTGCCACTATAACAACCAAAGCCATCCCCATTACAACTATCATAGTCGCTAAAGTTAGCGCGCATTTTTTTATATCGTTTGGTGTCATTGCCTTCCCATCCACTCTCTTGATAGAAGTCACTACTGTGCTTCTTATTATGTTTGTGAGTGGTGATATCTTCGTCTTCTTTACTATTAAGGCGATTCTTCTTCTTGAATGATCTACTACGATATTTGTACTTGGCATTCTGCTTCTCAATATCATAGTTCTCCATCGTCCATAAATCCGCCTTCCTCGATAAGTTTAGCTTCCTCGGTATCCATTCTCACTGTTAACATATCTTCAGTACTGGTAACATTTTCACTAGTACTATTATCATCGTCATAATCGTCATCTTCGTCATCAACTAGTTGATATCCAGCAGCATTGACAAAAGTCTTAAATACTTTAAGAATACCGGGTGTCTGTATAAATGGAGTATATCTATCAGATGATTGATCATATAGGTACTTTAACATGCGCGCCGCTTCACTAATACTATCACTCTTGGTAACAAAGAATTCTAGTAAGTTCTCATAAGCTTGATGTGCCAATAGCGCCCAAGTTTCAAGTTCTCCTACTCGGTGCGCCCCTTTATTATTACCACTATGCTTACTCGGCTGTCCAATCTTACCATAAGTGCCAACACTTCTAGCAAAGTATTTCTTATTGGGCTCGTGTTCTAGACGATACCAATAACCATATCCAATAGCAGCATTCATTTGCTCACCATTGAATACTACTGGTTCCTTAAGTGATGTATCCATTTTACCATATTCTTTACAGAATTTCAACGCATCATCATATGTAAATTTAGTGAATCCTGGTTGTACCATCTCTACTACATCATACTTATGTACATCTTCTAAAAATTGCTCCTTTTGTTCTTTGGTGGCACTATTCATATAATCTCTAAAGACCTTATTGATATAATTAGGTTGTACTTGCGCTATCATATTAGTTAACTTATCAATCTTACTGCCCATAGACAATGAAATATCATTCATAACACTACTAGTATAAAGATGATTGGCTCTAGTGATATGTAGTTCAAATAGCTGCCCAACATTCATTCTCGATGTAATGGTAAGAGGATTGATAATAATATCAGCTATCTCACCAGTTAGAGTCTTTGGCATATCCTTGTCTTCATAGATCTGACTTACTACTCCCTTATTACCATGTCTATTAGATAGTTTACATCCTTTGATAACATCACATTCCTCTACTATCCAATAACATAGCATAATAGACTTACCAGATCTATGTCTATGTAACTGTGGGCAGTGATAGTTGATATAGGCGCCGCACTCTTGCGAATCCTTTAGATTATCGAGATTATAAAGCTCCATAATCTTCTCTTCAATAAGCGCCTCTTTAGTAAGTTCTTCTTTGTAGATCTCGGCATAGTAATCTTGCTCGCCTTGGGTACGTACTATCTCATCGATTATAATCTTATAGTATAATCTACCAGTAGCTGGAGCCAGTATCTCATCACCGGAACTTACTACGTGCATTGGATTGATTGGGTTCTTCTGTTTAACTACAAAGATTGGTTGCGCCTTGGATACAAAAGTACCCTGCGGATATGATATACTATTATGATTCCATAGAATAGGTATCGTATCAGTACAATCAATAATCTCTTCATGAATATACTTACTTGCCATTTTCTTGGCGCAACTTTCACTAACTACTATAGCATCTTTGAAGTTATAGGGGCAGCTGATATAAGTGGTTTTAAGATTGGTACCAAGAGTAAGGAATCCATTCTCATTAATAGTAGAATGCCTAGCTAAAATACTCCCCTTTGTAAATCTATCACCAAGTCTATAAGAAGTATGTAGTTGTTTATCAAATCCTTCCCTATTAGCATAAGGGCCGCCCAATCTGATAAGTTGTCCATGACCGTGATCATACTTACAGATCATAAGAACCGGATCCTTATATGTAATAGTGCCATTATCTGCGGCCCTATACAAATAGGAAGTATAATGCAAATACCTTTCCTCGAATCCGGTTCTTATGAATGGTACCTCTGGTTTTATCAATGGTATTGCTTGTTTGGATTGTGTAGCCGCCATCTGACATCGTACACAGTCATTGTGGCTTATAAATGGTATTAAACTAGTTGCAACATCAAGCACATACCTCACCTCTCATTCCATATAAAGAAGGGCGCTAATTACTAACATACATATAGTATACCATATCTTATAGAATAAGGCAACTGTCTTTCTTATCAGGCATTGCATATTCCAATACCTTTTGAAACTTGCAATCACAATCATTTTGATACTTGGAATAATATATCATCTCTTGGAACATGTTATCGAGATCACCTTTATAAGACACTGAACCATATGTAGTATATAGATAATCTGTGATTTTATCATCGATCATCTTAAGCATGTATAGCATATCCTTGAGATATAACAGCTGATTCCTATACACAAGATCCTTACCAATAAGATCAACTATCTTGTTATGGAAATCATTGTTATAGACCAATCCACATACAAAACTACTACAAAGTTTATCTACTTCAAGATGCTTATTGGTATGGCCCCGATTCTTATTATTATAGTTGCTAAGCACCGTATTGCGCTTCTTATCGCAAAATATTACAATCTTAATTGGCAGCACTTTAGATATCGGATCATAATAACTATTTTCATATAGGTAGTTTACATTTTGCCAATAGATACAATGATCCATGTCATTTGATCCAGAACATTTGGGCCCAAGATTCTTCAAATATGACTTAATATCATCCGTATCAGTGGTTGTACATATTAGTAGCGTATTGTTCTTATCATCACTATCAAAATAATCTTCTGTACTGTTTAACATAAAGTATAAACAGCATTGTGCTCTTACTGGAGATTTCATTATGCTTATAATCTTACTGTAGCAACTACTATCACGAAAACAATCATTTAAAACAACATCAATCTTACTAACAATATCTAATTGGCGATTGGTTCTTATTCCAAGCAATCCAAGACGATATAGAAATCTTAGCGCCGCTATATTACGTATATCGTATCGCCTTCTAATCGAATGATCATAACAAGCCTTAATTACGCAAGGATTCTTTAAGATATCATAATCCTGCATAAGATGTAAGATGTTCTTATTTATAATGACACTAGCGCTATAATCAAAATGAGTCGAATTATCACCACTGTATCGTATCTTATGCCATTCATCTTTCAAATACTGTAACAGTTGCGCCGCTACTTCATCTGGTATCACTTTATCGATATCATATGGCAGATCTAAGGACTTATCATAGTCCATTATATTAGTACTGGCAAAAAGAGTTGGTAGAGCATCTAATATCTCATTTTCAACCATTGAATTCATAAGATTACTATTGCTGGTAATATTACCAGCGATCTCATATACATCCATATCATTAGTTAATGACGCTTTATCATCGGTTGACCAATAGTACTCTTGCTGATGCGAACACTAGCGAGGCAGACGAGGTAACCAGTGTATTCTGGTTATAGACTAATCATGCGCGATATATCCAAGCGTACTGCTATAAGCAAACGGTTTATTATATTTGCCTTAATTATAATATGCGCACATATCGTCTTTACCAGCATGAAATCGGATGCACCAAATTCCTACATATATAGCAATACGTGTAGTGTACTACTATACTTATTACTTCGTTTCTTCTGGAATGGCAGATTCATACCATTCGAGATTAATAGCAGCATTAAGATCTCTGTCAATAATTGTATTGTAAAGAGTACATGTCCATGTTCGATTACCTAAAGAAAGATTGTTATTTTTCTCACCACAATGACAACAGGTTTTAGAACTGGGATAGAATCGATCAGCCAATACTACCTCAATACCAAGTTCTTCTGCCTTATACATAATGCAGTGTTTTATAAAGGCAAAATTGGCGCCGCCGATAACTCTAGCAAGGCGATGATTTTTCATCATCCCTTGTACATTAAGATCTTCTAAAACAATGCGCCACGGTAAAAGGTTAACAATCTCTCTAGTCATCTTGTGTATGTAATCTTTACGCTTATTGTGCAACTTTTTCCAGTGTTTCTTAATTAAATCCTTTAATCGCCTAACATTGCGAGTCTCGCGATACTTGATCTTTAGATCTTCGGTATCTTTGCCATTAATTTCATAGCAGTTATTGAGTTCCTGTTGATACTTAATGATCAGATCTTCATGTCGTTTAAAACTGGAATTGGTTTTATTAGGGTTATCAAAAAACTTGCTTTTCAAGGAGAAGCAATAACTTACTACTGCCAAATTACCAACATTAAGATCAACACCAAGTGAATAGTCATATAGTTTGGGTGCTTGTTTTTCGCATTCCAAAGCACACGAAAATATCCACTTGCCATGTTCATAAGATATACGTGGATTGTAAATCTTACATGCACCTTTGCCTACTGATAGAACATAATCTGTTTGCACTTCAACCCAACCAACCTTACTTAGAATAACATATACTTTGTTTGGTTGGTTCTTTTTAATATTGAAGTAACATGCATCACTTCTATCGGCAAAGAATAGCTTAGAATCTTTCTTGCGCTTAAATTGTGGATGATGGGTTCTTTCAGTAATTCTTGGTTCACGATTTTGTTTCTTACAGCGTTGGCATACTTTATTAGTATATGGGTGTTTCGTATCACGAAGATTATAGTATCGCTTATATGCTTCTTCTATATCGAAGAAAACTTGGCGTACTGCGTATTGTGATACTGCTCTCATATACTCGATATCGGCGTCTCCATATTTACGACAACCGGCGTAATAGTATTGCATTTCAATGGCTGAAAGAGTTTTCTCACATTGTTCTTCAAGCGCAATATTAATTTCAAGCATCTTGTTCCACACAGATCTTACTACATGTGCAGTCTTAATCATTAGTGCTTCTTGCTCTTTAGTTGGTAATAATCTCATTTTAATACCACGAAGTAACATATCGGACATCCGAATCACCTCCTTTCAATAGAAAATACGCGCACAATTAACTAACTATACCGCTTCATATGTTTGTTCGCATATTGTTACTATTATACAGGAGATGCTTATATAAATCACTAGTTATATTAATCTTTTTAGTATTCACAGTTATCCAATGTTATTAACATTGATTGCTATCTAGTTATAGATAGCACAGACTATATCATCACTTATAAAGTGCTACACATTTCGGCTCATATGCGCCTATATAGTCGTTGAACAGTCTCTTGTAAGAGAACTGCGGCTGAAGACCTATTTCTAATTGCGTTTAGGATTTAACCATGCGCCACCACAATCATGCTTTATACTTTCATACCATTACACATACATATATTAATGTTATGTTATTGATGATTGTAATTATAGGGATTACCAGCCATTGTTGTAGTTATCATAACGGTCTATACTGTTATGAGAGCAGTCAGCTCTACAATAAACTCATCAAGTTGATTCATGTATTGGTTAATCTTAGTAGGATCCTTATATTCTGGATAGTAATTGACATAATAGGCTTTCTTTGTGCCATCCTTATATAGCACTTCAAACATAGTAATATGATCAGGATCAATGTATCCATTGATATAATGCCATATTAGATTCTGCGGATGAAAGTACTCGTCGATAAATACCCTATCTACCTTATCAATCATATCCACAATACACTTATGATACTTATAACATGCATCCTTTAGAGACAGTAGATAGTTTCTAGCACAATTACTATCATAATCCCAATGCATACAACTATTGATCTCATTAGTTTCATTGACTAGATAGCCATACTTATCATAACTATCAGAATTATATGTAATCATAAGTTTAGTATCATCGCTATGTCGTTTAGTGCTATTAACATATAGATCCACTTTCTCTATAGATGGATCTATCTCTAGTATCTTACTTCTAAGTGGGTTATAGTACTGGTTATTGAAGATATCAACATAGTTACAGATATTGTAGTAGAGGGTGGAGTAGAGGTAACTTACTACTCCACCGTGGAACTTTGCTAATGTCTTACTACTACTATTACGAATGATATAATACCATAGATCAACGAAGCTGTTGTAGTTTTTGGCGCCCTTATGTCTACAACTCCATCTATTGGCAAGGTTTAGTATATTTTGATTACCAATGATAGATAACAACTTCATAAATCGATCATAGTAATCATTAGGCGCATAATATTTATCTAAAACACCATAGATCTCTTCATTGTATAATAGACTGTCTCTATAGTCATAAATAGAATTAGTAACATCAATGGTACTACCAGGCAACTCTTCAAGGTTATCTATAACAGTATTACAGATCTTTATTTCTTTATATGCTTTCCTAAGTACCTGATCGAATGGTATCATTGCTAGTTGCACCTGCCTCTAGATCTTGATCTTGTAGTTTATATAGGCGCATCATTATGTTATTCTCAGCTAATTTACCAGTCTCTACATGTAGATCCTGCGATGATACCTCTGGTGAAAAGTGTAGAGAGATTCCAATGTTTCTACCACTGGGAGTATGTATCGGCTCCACTACTCCAAAGTAACTATCATGGATGTTCCTTACAGTAGTATTACAACTCTGTAATGGTAATGCTCCCTTACCAAAGAGATTTACTCGGCACATCATTGCTAGCTCAGTGATCGGATTGACGGAGTTGTTGTACAATCTTTTCTGCTCAGTTTTGGCAACTTCAGTAATAAGATTCTGCTCAGGATATGATCTAACTGTAGATAACTTCAGCGCATACCACTCCATAAAGCGCGAATCTTTCTGTGAGATATCAGATATATTATAAGAATCTGGTATCATCTTATTAGTCTTAATGGCGTCGCTAATCATACCAAACACTGTACAGTTATTGAGTGTTATATCCTCGCAATTGTACTTAAAGAGACTTGTTTCTAGATACATCTTAGTAAGAGTGCGCTTAATAGTTCTAGTACGGATATGATAAGTACTAATAACATTAAAAATCTTATCAATGGTTTCTTGATCTTTCTCGTGTGGTATCAATAGATACTGTTTAACATTGCGCATCTCAACACTACCGCGCCGCTCTCTTGCTTCTTGTAACTTATCATCCAATACACTACTATGTACCACATTACTATATGGATTATCAATGTCGTCTTCATTATCAGATGATGTACTATCAGTAGTAACTTGTGGTATAATGTTGTTATTGATGTTGTCTATAATGGTATTAACTATTGACTGATGGTATTCAAAGTGCTCCTTAGTATATGGAGATAGAAAGTAACCTTTCCAGCTCCTATCAGGGAACTCCTTCTTCACTATCAGAAAGTCAGTAGTATAATACTCCGGCACAATATAGTAATCATTGCCATCTAGGTTTACATATTCCTTAGTGGTATCTATGATAGTATAACCAAGTTCTGTTAACATGTGGCGCACATCATTATACACATATAGTAGATATGGTAGTAGTGGGATAGTGGCGTTTCTATATAGTGCATTACATATGCGCCCATCTAGTTTTAGAAAAGTATTGCGCACATTGTTCTTCACTACTACAAACTTACCATCCTTCTGTAGATGTATACACTTATCCACCATCTGAAAGATTGGTATGTATTCAATGTTATCTAGTATAAGACACGACTTATCCATCATTGGAATCTCTATGCCCTTATACATCATCATTAGTGATTCTCTGTTAATTTGCGATCTAACAGTTCTCTTACTAATATCAACTATCTTTGGATCATTAGCCAATTGATCATATAGATGATCTATGTATTTGTAGATCTTGTCAATGAGATTATCATAGATCTTTTGCCTGAGAGTAAAGATATTATCATCTGGATCAGTATGCAGTATCTCGTCATAGTTGATCTTAATGTTGTTCATTGATATTGGCGCCCCCATGTTTCATAGATGATATCTTAGCATTAACATTTCCAAATAACTTGATAGATGGATCACTGTGTATGAACTTACTACCAAAGTCAAAAGACGTCAATAACATAAAGATCGAACTTTTCCAGTTTAGTGTATTGGGATCACTAATCAATAATTTTGGAAGCTTTTGGTTGAATCTTTCAAATACCATGCTTTGTAATAGCATATTATCGAGGACATCGTTTTCCTTAAACCAGACTCTTGGCTCATCTAGATAATTCCTATGTAGATCATTGGTATTACTTTTGCGCCGTGCAAACATTGACAATAACAGCTCATAATGTACACTATGTATATTAGTGATACCAAGCTTATCAATGAGTTGCATTAGTGCATCATTCAATCCCATATCATTGGATACATACTTTGGTAGATTCTTCATATGTTTACCAAAGTCAGATACTGCTGCTACTACATCATGTGACAATAACGATATCCTAGCAATGTTACCAATATCATTGATAATATACTGAGTAGTCTCATGATGCTTATTGTTATCATCCATATCCACAGTATCATCATCGTCGTCGCCATCATTAGTAATAGTATCATCATCAATGGCATCAGGATCAATATCATCAGTATCATCAGTTCTAATAACTTCGCTCTTATAATCATCACAGATGATATCAATGTTAGAATACGGAAGATCTACTTCTTCATTAGTATTCTTATTGATTATAATATTGCCATCGCCGCTAGACATAATGATAACTGGTACAATAGTCTTAATATAGCCACTATCAATGTTAAACCAATCTGGTAGAGAGATGTTAGTGGCGCCACTAGTATGCTTAGTTCTAAGAGTTAACTGTGCCGCCCTTTCTCCAATAGACTGCGCCGCAATGTATCCAATCTGTCTGCTCTTATGCTTCTGAAACAAATATCCGTAACACTTATGACAGATCTTACCATGCTTACATTGACATGTCATTGGTGATCGTAGATAGATATCTCTATCAACAAAGTCCTTATAGTTATCCTTAGTAATAATATACTGATGCGAACACTAGCGAGGCAGACGAGGTAACTAATGTATTCTGGTTATAGACTAATCATGCGCGACATACCCAAGCGTACTACTACAAGCAACCAGTTTATATTTGCCTTAATTATAATATGCGCACATATCGTCTTTACCAGCATGAAATCGGATGCACCAAATTCCTACATATATAGCAATACGTGTAGTGTACTACTATACTTATTACTTCGTTTCTTCTGGAATGGTAGGTTCATACCATTCGAGATTAATAGCAGCATTAAGATCACGGTCAATAGTTGTGCCATAAAGAGTACATGTCCATGTACGATTACCTAAAGAAAGATTATTATTCTTCTCACCGCAATGACAGCATGTTTTAGAACTAGCATAGAATCTATCAGCTAATACTACCTCAATGCCAAGTTCTTCTGCTTTATACATAATGCAATGACGTATAAAGGCAAAATTAGCAGCGCCGATAACTCTAACAAGACGATGATTGTGCATTATGCCTTGCACATTAAGATCTTCTAAAACGATGCACCACGGAAGTAAATTAACAATTTCTCTAGTCATCTTGTGTATGTAATCTTTACGTTTATTACACAACTTTTTCCAGTGCTTCTTAATTAAGTCCTTTAATCTCCTAACATTCCTAGTCTCACGATATTTGATCTTTGGATCTTCGGTATTTTTGCCATTAATGTTATAGCAGTTACTCAGTTCCTGTTGATACTTAATGATCAGATCTTCATGTTTCTTGAAACTGGCGTCGGTTTTGTTAGGGTTATCAAAGAACTTGCTTTTCAACGAGAAGCAATAACTTACTACTGCCAAATTACCAACATTAAGATCAATACCAAGCGAATAGTCATATAGTTTGGGTGCTTGTTTCTCGCATTCCAAAGCACATGAGAATATCCACTTGCCATGTTCATAAGATATACGCGGATTGTAAATCTTGCATGCCTTTTTGCCGACACAAAGAACATAATCTGTTTGCACTTCAACCCAACCAACCTTACTTAAAATAACATATACGTTGTTTGGTTGGTTCTTTTTGATATTGAAGTAACAACTGTCACTTCTATCAGCAAAGGATAGCTTAGAATCTTTCTTGCGCTTGAATTGTGGATGATAAGTTCTTTCCGTTATCTTTGGTTCGCGATTTTGTTTCTTACAGCGTTGCCATACTTTATTAGTATATAGGTGTTTTGTATCACGCATATTATAATAGCGCTTATACGCTTCTTCCATATCAAAGAAAACTTGACGTATAGCAAGCTGTGATACATCGCGCATATACTCGACATCGGCGTCGCCATACTTACGACAACCGGCGTAATAGTATTGCATTTCAAAGGCTGAAAGAGTTTTTTCATGTTGTTGCTCAAGCGCAATATTGATTTCAAGCATCTTGTTCCACATAGATCTTACAACATGTGCCGTTTTGATCATTAGTGCTTCTTGTTTGAGTGTTGGTAATAATCTCATTCTAATACCACGAAGTAACATATCGGACATCCGAATCACCTCCTTTCAATAATATACCGCAAACAAACATATATACTTTTTCATATGTTTATTCACAGTAATATTATTATACAGGAGATGCTTATATAAATCACTAGTTATTATAATCTTTTTAGTATTCGCAGTTATCCAATGTTATTAAACATTGATTGCTATCTAGTTATAGATAGCACAGACTATATCATCGCTCAAAGAGTACTACTCATTTCAGTGCATATGCACTTATATAGTCGTTGAACAGTCTCTAGTAAGAGATCTGCAGCTGAAGACCCATTCTTATCAGCGTTTAGGATTTAACCGTGCGCCACTACAATCATGTTTTCTACTTTTGTGCCATTACATATACACATACTAGTGTTATGTTATTGGTGATTGTAATTATAGGGATTGCCAGCTATTGTTGTAGTTATCATAACGGTCTATACTGTTATGAGAGCATTATTACTCATTGGTATCATTTAGATCATCTGATAGCTTTACTACTCTATATAGAAACATCTTCAATAGATCTTCATTGAGATGTAACTTGAGATAGTGAGTAGATCCACAATCCCACTCATTCTCACTTAGTTCAATATTACTAATAAGATAGATTAGGCGCCGCGTTAGATATCCAGATATAGAAGTATTCCTAGAACTATCTATTAATCCCTTAATACCACCATACGCTGATACAAAGTACTCCTTTGGTGATAATCCATGTAGTAGAGAAGAATTGATTATTGATGGTATGATCCTACCCTCTACATCTGATATAAAGCCTCTAGTTTCATTGATTTGTCTTGCTTGTTGCCATTTACCTCTTGCGCCGGCCTCAATCATTAATGATACCGGATTACTAAGATCTTCCCTAGTGGCTGTTGCATAGTCTGTTAAAGAGATAGTAACCTTTGCCTCAGTATGAGATAAGTGCGCCAATGTATCTATCATATTAGTAAAAATAACATTTGGTAACTTATCTATCAATATCGATAGTATGTTTCCTAGTACCTTCCCAGTAAACCTAGAATCTTTGTACTCCTCTATATACTGATGAGCTTCCTTTGGTATCTTTGAAAAAATTAATCGGCGCCCTTCTTCGGTCATAGAGATCTTGTACAATCCCAATACTAAATCTTCTGAGAAAGTGAATGCAAGCTCTCCATTAGATGGTAAACTTACATTCTTATATGGAACTAGGTTCAATGCCTCATTGTAAGCAGCCCCTCCTACCGGAAAGTACAGGGCCATCTGATCACCGTCGAAATCCGCGTTAAATGGTTCAGTTGCAATGGGTGGCACAACTAATACATAGTCTTTAATAACCCTTCTAATGAATGATACCATAATACTAGCTCTATGTAAAGTTGGCTGCCGATTAATAAGACACGGATAGTTACAATACTCTTGAGATAACTTAAATAGTATATCTTCATGTTCACTACTATCATACCTATTAAGAGCTTCTAGTTCCGATATGTTAAGCGCCTTAGCCAATCTTGGTAATAATGCTGGCTTAAATACCTCTTTAATAATATGATACGATACATCCACTTGATCAATATTGAGAGTATAATCTGGTACTATAACCGCTCTACCAGAATAATCTACTCTCTTTGCCAAGAGATACTTCCTCATAATACCAGTCTTACTGGATAGCTTCTTTAGTAATAGTTCTGATACTTGGAAGTATTGGTTCTGTAGTATAGCAATCTTATCATATGGTAAGATTGGCGCATCGTTGATATAGTTGACATAGTTCAACATTATCATGTAAAATTTGTTAATTTCATCTATGAAGTTAGTTGAACCGGCGCCAGATATTATGGGTCTTAGATCAGGCGGTATGATTGGTATAATATTAGTAAAGAGGCATTCGTCGATCTTTGGTAGTATGTTATTAACAACGTAATCGTTATCTTCATCGTCAATCTTACTACGAATGTTCTCTACTATTGATGGATATATATAGTCTTTAAAAGCATGTGGCCCAGTATAACAGTTATCAATATACCCCTTGGATATTTCACCAGTATCCTTAGATACCCATTCCTTGCCAGTAAGAACACCATATGCATGATTCCTAAGATCCTTATTAGTAAGACAACTATTGACTAGTAGTTTAAAGGCTACTGGATTTACTAGAAAGACATCATTACCGAGATTTATCTTACCAAAGGTACTACGGCGAGCTTCTGATGATTGTACCATAACACCACAGTTCTCACAGATGATCCCCTGACACATCACGCCTTTGTATCTTCCACAGGAACACTGATAATCTTTAGTTGTGCCAAATACTACTTCTGAAAATAGACCGGCCTTATCACTATTATAAGAGCCATCCTTATTATGACGATCCTTGAGACGTGGGCTTTCTACTGCTAATACATCTTTGAACTTCTTTTGTACATTTAGTAGGGAAAACGAATATGCCATATGTATTTGCGCTCCCTCGTTATTTATGTTGTGTTGTGTGCATGGCTATGATATACAATATAGATCATCATAGCCATGCAATCACCTTACTTGATTTCTATCGATGTTAATAACTTCCTTTACTGATGAGAACAATAAAACCCAATCAACATTAACAAGTATGTTACAAATCCAAAAATTGTCGCCGCAGAATAACAAAACTCTTTATCTACTTTACCATCTTTGCTAAATATCTTACCAATGCGTAACATAAAGAACTTGCTAATATGCATCCATATATATAAGATACACAGATGGATTAAGCACGCGCCAATTAGATATATAAATTTCTCAAATCTACCAATCGCAATCACATTCATAACTTGATCTGGAACTGTAATCGTTATCATGATGCATCATCCTCCCAGTTATCAGAAATCCATGAATCGTGAAAAACGAATGATTGCTTCAATTGATCCAACCATATAGATGATATAAGCAATGAAGATTACAGCAATTGTGCCAATGAAACTAGCCACTTCATATACATCGTTATAAATGTAGTTACTGATAAAGAAGTACACTACTTTGTAGTATGATATAGATAAGCCAAAGAACAGTAGAAAGAATGTACCATATGCAATAGTACTACCTATTGGGTTATTTTTACAATAATTAATGATGCTATCCATTGTTATCACTTCCATGTGCTTATAAGATTCTATCGGTGATATGTATTACAAAGGACAACTACCACCAATCCAACTACATGTTACATACATAAACATAAGTATGAAAAGTATAGAGACTATTGCACCACAAGCAATAGTAACAATTTCTGCAACGCTATCATTACACCAACGAGTAATAATTTTATAAATAGTACTGCAATACCAAACGCAGATCATAATACTAATAAAGATCATCGCTAGAAACCAAAATGGTTTCAATATGGGCCATGCTTGAAATACATTGTATAGATCCTGCAAACTGATTGAAATTGTATACATAATGATCTCTCCTCCAATGATTTTATTTGAAGAGCGCCACGACAGCAAACCTACCAGTTCCGTACATAAACATACAAAACGCAATGCTCGCTGCAAGCCATAAAACACATATCTGTGCACAAATCATGTCACTAACAGAATCATCATTATCCTTACAATTTCTCAATATAAACTTCAGCATAAGCGAATACCAAGCAGTAACAATAAACCAACTAAAGCTAAACATGATCATGCACCATATTGGTACCCATATTACTGGAAACGATTCAATGTACTTAATGATAGCATCCATATTAATATCGATTGTCATTTCATTCGCCTCCTGTAAGTACTATGCAATCAGACCTTATATGATTGCATCTCCAGTATTCCAAGTTTCTTCTGCCACAATTCCTCCATGCTGAAATCTTCCCACTTTAGTTGTAAGCATTTTCTAGTTGATTCATTAATGGCACTATAATACAATTCATCTGGATCCATCTCGCCATTCCCTTTATATCGATGTACTAACATGCCCATTTCTCTATATTTATCCCGATCAGTATCTGTAAAGATTGGTACAAACTGTTTCTTAATCCAAGTACCATATAGAGGAGGTTCAATGACATATACCATACCGGCCTTTATGAGTTCTGGAAAAAGTGTATAGAACATAGTAATTAACAATGTAGCAATATGGGCGCCATCTACATCGCTATCTGCAAGAAACATCACTTTACTATATCTACACTTCTTAGGATCCATTGGCTGAAACAACTTATATCCCATAGCCATTGCAATATTGGCTATAACTTGATTAGATAAAATCTTACTAGTGGTAGCCTTACTACTAATAACATTCAATACCTTACCTCTTAAAGCCAGATATGCATCATACTTAGGATTCCTACACTTAGTAAGAGTAGTACCAGCTGATTGCCCTTCTACTATATATAGAGTGCACTTTGATGGATCTTTACAAGAGCAATCCTTTAATCCCTCTACTTTAACAATTCTACCGAATGTTGCCTTCTTTGATTGCTTAGAAGTTTGTAAATGTACTCTATATGCTTCTGCAATATCAATAACAGTATCGAAGAACTTGGGATTCTTCTTAATGAGGTTATCTATAACTGGAACGATTAGTGGTTCTAGTTCACTCTTATCAGTAACTAACTTTCCTTTAGTTTGCGCCGGAAATCTTGGATTCTTTATCTTAAGAGTGCACAATACTCTAATAGGTACTAATAAATCATTGATTTGTAAATGTGACTTGTTCTTACCCTTCTGGCTAATCTCATATAGGCGATTCTTTAGATGATTGAAACAGAGATTCATATGAGTGCCTTCATTGGTCTGCAATAGATTTACAATACCATTGAATACCTTACCAGAATCAAAGTCATTATATAGTGCAATGTCTATCCTACATGATTGCTTAGTATGCTTATCAATGTACTCTCCAGTAATCATATCGGCGCAAGTATTACCGCCCTTGAATGTTTCTAGTAGATCATTGATAACTGCTTCCTTTTGATAATAGATTTGTATATTGTCATTAAGACCATATCTAGCAATCTTTAGTAGATTGGCAATAATATTGGTATCGCATTCAGTGGTATTGAAGTACTTATTATCTGGAGTGAATCGTATCTCTGTAGAGAATCGTTCATTTGGATCACCACTAAGAATGATAGTATCTTTAGTAGTAAAGGCGCCGTTATTAAATGTATATACATAATGATGAATGTTATCAGAAGCCCTAGTAGTAATCTTCATTACTACTGATAATGCATTGATAACAGTAAGACCCACACCATGTAATCCACTACTAAAGTCATATAGACCACTACCGAACTTACCACCACTATATAACTTAGTACATATTGCTATTGGCACATCTCCTTCCACTTCAGTAGAAGTGATAGGAATACCGCGCCCATAATCTCTAACCACATAACTCTTTCCAATAGGAGTATCTTCACTAAATACATCAATCCTATTAGAGTGTCCAGATAGACATTCATCACGAGCATTGTCAATAGCCTCTATCCATAGATGTGTTGGAGTATCTGTTTCTCCAATAAACATCTGTGGGCGCTCTTGAACAGCTTGTATATGTTCTAGAATACGTATCTGTCCACTAGTAGATGTTCCAGTAGTAGCCATATGCTATATCATCCTCTCGAGTAGTAATGGCGCTTCACTTCTTCCTTCTTTTAAAGAATAGATTCGCCGCAAATAGTACTATTACCATTACTGCAATAGGAATGAAATCAACTGGTTCGTTTTCTACCATGGCAGTATATACACAAATGCCAAACAGTACTAGTAATGATAACCAATAGATAGTTTGTCTATTCTTCATTAGAAGCTTTCTCTTTCTTCTTAGAAGTACTCTTCTTGGACGCTGCTGCTGTTTCTTTCTTCTCTACAATCATATTATATACCCAAAGATATATCTTGGCAAGTACCGCCATGGTTAAAACTGCAAGAAGAATACCTACTGTAATACCCATTGTGTATTCCATAGTGTTCCATACAATATTTCCAAAAGATGATAACGCATCCATGGATGATCACTCTCCCTTCTTCTTCCAATTGATGATTTTACAAATGCTTTTACTGGCTTCTTTGTTATTAGTATGATTGTTCTTTTGGTAATAGCTCTTTATCCATGGAGCAATGTTATCATCTATAATGGCGCCACCACTACTAGTAAACTTATCTATTGATTCACTAATGCGACCAAATGTTTCATTCTCCATCTTCCTAATAGTAAAGTACATAGATACCTTGAAGATTCCAAGCAGTAATAACAATAGGACAAAAACACCGGCGCCAAATCCAAGCATATGCGCATAAGTACTATATGCAATGCTCATTGTACTCATCTCTCTACTTCATCTCCCGCTAATTACTAACATCATAAATCTGAATCTTATTATCAGTGTAATACTTAGTAAGATACTTAGTAACAGCTTCTTTAGCTTCCTTATACAATGATAACACTTCGTTGGGTATATTCTTACTTCTAGCAATCAATACTGATAACTCTTTATTCAGATCTGATAGCTTCTTATCAATGGTCATAAAGGCCGAAGTAGTATGTCTACTGGAACACGCCTTCTCATCATCAGTAAGACTATCATATGATTGATGATTAACTACATACTTCTCATGTACCACCTTAAGCAATTGGTATTCTTTGATTTGATCATTGATATCATCAATGCGCTTCTTAAAGTACCGTGGAAACAGTATCTTCTCTAAATTAGTAAGAATCACTATCATTGCATATTGTACTGGATAGTCATGTAGTATAACATTCTGATAGTCATTGTTAACTGTTTCATATGCCTTGGAATTGAAATGCGCCGCACTCGTAAACACACTAGAATCATAATACTTCTTATGAAATACTATATCAGTTCTAGTATTGGTATGATCTTCAAATGGCACATCCTTTAACAATGTAGACATATCAGTAAAGGGTAATGTAGATAGTAGATGTACATTGTTCTTGTCGTCTATAGATATCGGACACCTAAAATCCACATCAAACTTACTCTTGTTATCTTGCGATGCTTTCTTAATTATATTATGAAACTGATAGTATAGTAACGATGAATCAAACTGATTAGTCTCTAGATAATGTATAGTATAGTTAAGCAATGATAGTACTGAGTATCGTGGATAACGGATACTAAGCTTAAGAGCCATACCACTATCAAACTCACTGCTTTCAGATATTGCTGTATATACTCCTGGAAGTAGCGCTGGTAAATATAGCGGCTCATAATACTTATCATTTACTGTAGATAGCTCTGTTTCCACATAGTCAACATGCGGCAATAGCTCCTTGTTCATGAAGATTATTTCACTAATGGGATTGAGTCTTACTTCAGTATACCTGGATGCAGCAGCTGGCTCATTCTCAACGCCCATTCTATTTTCAAAGGAGCCTTTCGGTAGTAACATACCATTACTAACTAATCCTACTATCGAATCATAACAAGAACCATGTGGACTATACTTACCAATTACTTCACCATCAAGGCGCGCAGACTTTACATTATTCTTCTTACAAATCTGTAAAGCAGCATATAATATGCGTCGTTGTATATTCTTAAAGCCATCTAGATAATTACATGAGATTCTACCCGATGCAATGTATGATATATAGTGATGATATGATTGTATCATATACGGTGGGATAGATATACTAGTAATATCATTACTAGTCGATACATTGGTAGTTAATGTATCCATTGTCTACGCGCCTCCTTAGTGGTATCTGCATTACTCCTCTATTGTGGTATTGGAAGTTGAAGTAGCAATCTTGTATGGATTAGTTACATATTCGGTTCTATCAATAACACCGGCACTCTTCATAGCAAGTATGCGCTCTCTACAAGTAGAACAAGTACCACAATGAATTTTATCGCCATTATAACAAGACCAAGTTCTTTCTAGTTGTAGATCTGGATACTGTTTAGAAAGTCTAGCAATGTCTGCCTTAGTCTTATCAATGAATGGCGCCACTAATCTAATAGATCTCATTGCTAATAGATTATTGATTCTATCATAGTATTCTTCAGAGCAATCCCAATAATTGGCGCCGCTATCTCCAGCATGTCCAGCATAGTAGATGTTATTCAATCCATTGGATTCACAATAACACGCCGCAATCATTGTAAACATTGCATTCCTAAATGGTACATATGTTGATGGTGTCTTAGTGCTATCATATTCCTCATTAGGAACATCTAAATCACTCTTATCAATCATGGAACTTACTTTCCTAGTAATATCCTTTACAAAAGAGAGATTATACTCATGGAATGGCACATTCAATCTCTTGCACCAATACTTAGAATAATGGATCTCCTGTTTATGCCTTTGTCCATAGTACATAGTCATTGCATGTATAGTATCATCTGGATAGAGATTTTTGATATGGAATAATAAAGTTACACTATCCATACCACCAGAGATTAAAACTACTCCGCTATTACTTCCTGTAACTTCCGCAGTAGACATATAGAAAGATCCTCCCTGTTGTGTTATATGATAATAATACTAAGAGCTATTACTGATATGATATTACTAGTTAAACAGATCCGACATTGGACGACTCATGCGCTTCATTACACCATCAAGTTCATGCATTGTCTCCTGCATTCGCATAATCCTCTGATATCTTTCATCGCTCATTGTAGATGGCACCGACATTGCATCCTTCCACTTATTACTATGCTTTTGAAGCTTGATCCTAAGATCGCTATCAGTAGTACTACTAGTATGATCAGCCTTGCCCTTATCCTTACTATCATCATTGGTGCATCCAACACGATCAATATTGGGATTCTCTTTGGTAAACTTCTTAGCAAATGTACTATCTGATTCAGTTGGCTCTGCTTGAGAAATCCTAAGTACTTCATTTTCAATAGTCTTCGGCTCATTCTTAGCAGACATTTCTTCTAGATAATCCATATATGTATCTTCATCATCGTAGTACTCTTCAGTTGGTGGTATTGGAGATGGAGATACTGGAGCCGCATCTTTCTTATCCATATTAAGTTCCAACTTGCGCTTCTTCATATATGGACTAATTACTTCATTCAGTTGCTTAAAGGCATCACTGATGATGTTATCAGTCGTAGTAGTACTAGTAGTATTACTATTAGGAGTAGAAGATCCATTATCACTGGTAATAATCTTCTGTCTACTATCATTACCAATGTTTCTTAGATAGGTAGACAATAACATCAGGATAGAGCATCCAGCATGTGCCAAATGAGAATATCCCCACTCATCATCAATATCCTCACCAGACCAAAAGGCATTAAGGTGCCTCATAGTAGCAGCATATAGCCTTCCCCAATCCATACCTCGCTCCCAATTACGAGCAGTATATTTATCGGCGCCCCTAGTAAATACCTTTGCTATTTCTACTAGTGCATCAGGTGGTAGTAGATCCATGCGCGCCTTAGTGTTGTCATCTTTGTATCCATGGTTATCTTCTCTTACCATTACTTCCATTCCTCCTTATAGTACTTTGCGACAAAAACCATGCGCTAGATTCAAGATAGTTATTGTACTACTATTCTACTGTATATAGATCCACTGTATCTATTACCGTGATTAGAAGTATATTACTATAATTGAATCTAGCGCATATAAATTACCCGCCGCAATAAGTATTGCTACTACCAGTTGCTACTGATGATCCACATGATACTGGATCTGTTACTCTGCCTGCTTGTTTGTTATTAACGTATACTGTAGACGAACCCGCTGCCAAGGATCCACCATGACAATTTGGTGGAATTCAGCAATGAACTTCCCATCCATCACCTTGTCTGTGCCATCCTCGACCATTTACAATAACATTAGAAGATGCAACTGCATTTGGCCTCGGCGGATAACATCCATGCATAAATCTATTAACTAAAGTATGTAATACTCTAAATATCTATAGCTTTCACTATAGATTAGACTATATCATCGTCTAAATAGGCGCCGATCATTTCAGATCACATGATCTTATATAGTCGTTGAACAGTAATCTACTTACTATATGATACTGAACACCCATTGTGTATAGTATATACATGTTAAATTATATACCATTTCTAACACATTAGCACATCTTTCATTGCAGTTATTATATACTTATTAGAATGTTAAGGATTACCAGTAGTTGATTCGGTTCTATAACACTTATAGTATTAAAGGGGCACGCTCGTTACCCAGTACAGATATCTCGCAATCTAGCTACTTTTTGACACGAAATTCGAAATCACCCCCTCTTTTTCAATGCCATATATTATACCATAGGTCTTAATATATATCAACTACTGTTTTTGATCTTCTTTAATTTTTGCAGCATTTTCGATCTTGATTTCAAGTTCTTTTACTTGTTCAAGCGCTTCTTTTGCTGGTACATAAAACACCAACTTATAGCACTTTTCCATCAAAGAAATATTGGTAAAGTTGACATGGTATCTAGTAAGATAGTTATATCTGCAACTAAGCGCCGCGCTCATAAGGATCAATAACATGCCACTTTTGATTAATATAATGGCCCTTTCTGTAAGAAAGTGATTGGTATCGAATCCTTTGATAACGTTCAATACATATTCGCTTATTACAGATCCATCTACAAAAGAACACGCTACTGATAACCAAAGAATCACTGTAAGATCAATCGGCGCACTCATTCCAGTTGCCTGAAATGTAAAATATCCATTACCATTACACATGAATAGGAATCCACGAGTGCACAAAAGAAATAGTGCTAAGGATATAACTACTGAAAGATATGTTGGTTCAGTTGGCGCCGGCGCATTTGTAACCAAGTGGTTATCCCTCCAATCATTCATTGTTATTGCGCTTATTATGATGAAACGCCCGATATTCTTCAATAATATATTTTCCACTTATATAGAAGAAGATCAGACCCGCCGCAACACAAAGAAAATCAATAAGAAGGCTATCGATTGTAATTGGAATCAGCGCCATCTTACTCGCCTTCTACAATGCTATCGTTCTCGAATGTATCTTCATCAACGATTCTATCGCCGATAACTCTTGATAGATCATCTTCCAGTAACAACGTCAACTGCTTATCATCTCTATCAATGAGTCCTTCGATATAGTTCTTGATATCGTTATCTGGCTCTTTCCATCCAGCAGGTTTAATAACCTTGTTAAGTTCATTATAATGGGGCTTACCATCTGGAAACAACTTAGTCATATTGGCATTGTGTACAATATCAAAGATAACACTAGGATCAATGCCCATTTCTACAGTAGTACCTATTACAAAGTATAATAGATCTATCATTGCGTCCATATCCATATGAATAGTAGAAGATTGTAGAAACTCATCAATCTCTTCCTTCATCCAAGTAGCGCGCGCCAGTTTTCTATCGGGATCTAATTGAGTAACAGTAGTTGGCGCCGGATGATTAAAAGAGATATGAAAGTTGCGAATCTTGTTAAAGACATCACTCAAACAATGAGAATCTTCATACATATCTATAGACATCTCCTATCTAAACATTGGATTATCAGATACTACGCCGCCGTTACTTCTATTGTATAACATAGTTAACGTCTCATAGAACTTATCCACAATATCGGATCTATCTTCTTTGCATTCAGTAATAGCCCTTATATAGGCATTCTTAACTATATTAGATAGGTTCATGGGATTGATTCTTTTGAATGATTCAGTGCTCTTATCGATGATACCATTAAGCTTCTTACTATCGAATACAATACTACTATCATTAAGTAGCTTGATCATATTGTGCAGAAGATTTTTACGATCCTCTACCTTAACAATATCTTGCAAATTGATATAGTATATACTATCCAACGACTTACATAGATTATCCAATGTATTACTATTGGCGCTAGAAACATTCACCAATATATATACATCACTGTAATCCTTGTTAATGATGCTCAATAACATCTCTCCTACTACTGACATAGTAGTAGTGAAGTTGTTATCGTCAGTATCATTGATATCATGCTTAATGCTATCGCTATTAGGATGATATACAAAAATATCCTTCTTACTGGTTTTACTATAGATAATATTAAGATCCGGTATAATCTTGTTAATGATGTCATTGATATTGTTATCGAGTATAATGAGCGGACATTTGATACCCAGTATTGGATCAGATATGGCCTTAAGGAAAGTTGTTTCATCCTTATATAGTGGGTGACTGATAAAGTGTGTATCGAATAACATCTCTTGATCAATAATACGCGCCGATAATGACTTACTATGTAATACTTCTAGCAATACTTGCAATGTATATGTAATGTCGGCACTGTTAACTAATGTAACTCTCCCTTTACTATTGATAGTAGTATCATATTGATTACCATTGGTGAACATGGTCAATCCTTTGATCTTCCTATATGTATCATATGAAGAGATTGCCTTATCTAATATCTTATATGACTCCTTATAGTACTTACTATCAATAGCAATAAGATTACTATGAGTATTGTTCTTCTTGTTATTGTTATCATAGTCATTGGAATTAAAGAAGTGCTCTATTTTACCAGTGATATTGGAGTATTGATTGAAGATCTGTTTGCTAAGATTCACGCCGATCTTAATTATATTATCCATAGTAACCTTTGACACCTTACTATTGAATGCTTCCCTAATACAAGACTGTATAATGATCTTGATGAGGCCACCAGTAAAGTTAAACATAGTAGATAGCTTATTAAAGTCTACATCACTGAACCAATTTTTATAAGCATCTGGAATGGTAACTTGCCAGATCTTAAATTGCTCCTCTTGTGTCGGTATATCAAATCTAAAGATATGGTTAATGCGCCGCAATAAACTACCATTACACCAAGAACTGTTATTACTAGTAAGAATCAGTATACCCTCAAAGCGATCAATCATTGTAAGTATGTTACTGATATTAGTAATGCGCTGATCATTCTTATCGGCTTCATCCATAAGAGCAATAGCATTCATCTTGTTTGCTTGATCTAGTATACCAAGTAATTCTTGCGCCCTATCATAGTTATCCTTATCATTAAAGGAATAAGAAGAATCCAATGCGCTAGATATACTAATGTTAACTATCTTCTTCTTAAAGTGATTAGCCAATGCATATGATAACATAGTCTTACCACAGCCACTAGTACCAGTGAATACTAGAATCAATCCATTACCATATCCATATGTTTCCTTAAACTGCTGATTGTTCTCTCTATCACTATAAAAGGTAATGAAGTTATTGATACTATTGAGGAGCATTTCTTTGCGACCGCTATCCATAATCACATTATCAATAGTAATATTGCTGGGTTGGATAGTGTCATCGTTATCTACAATCTTAAAGGTCGATTCCTTGTTTTCCTCGTCTTCTTCTTTAAGTGCCTCCATTAGATTATGACACAGTCTTTTACTGGTTTTCATAATGGCACCTACTCCAAAGATGTACAGATCTTATCAGCAAGACCGCAATCTACCGCCTCTTTAGCTGTTATATACTTATCAGCATTCCCCATAAAGAATGCTTCGGCTTTCTTACGATTAGTAATCTTGGTTCTAGAAGCATATATTTCAATGGCAGTTTCATGTAAATGTTTATGTGATTGTATGGTATTCAATACATCGGCGTATCTGCCACTATAACTACAAGTACACATATGTGTCAGATATTGACTCTTAGGTAATGCTATCCTATGATCCTTAGTACCACTGGTGAAGATCATAGTAGCAGCAGATGCTACAAATCCTGTACCAATAGTATAAATAGGAATCTTCGATACATTCATAATATCAATGAGAGTAAAGGCCGCATCAACTGCCCCCCCATAACTAGAACAGAATAACTGTATATAGGATACGTCTTTGTTCTTGTTATGAAGAATAATCTTGTCAATAATGGGAGTTAGATTGGTAAGATCAATAATCATTGGTAAGTGATATAGACCAGGCGTATCTACTGATACTGCTGTTAGTGGCGAATCTGTATCACTGTAAAGAGTAGTAGTAGGAAGCATATGGTTCACTGTATCCTCCATAAGAATGATGAGAATTGCAATCATCGAATGATTGCGCAAAGGAAGGTGCGGCTGGGATATACAAATATCTACCAGCCGCAATATTTATAAAAGAATCACTAAAGGAGAGTTGTTACAGGTGCATCTGTTTTGATTGGTGTTTCTGAAGTGGGCGCCGCAGTAGCTCCAGGAATAGCAGTTGCTGCTGCCATCTTAGCTGCAGCTCTCTCTGCCTTCTTCCGAGCATTAACTTGCTCGCGCTCATTCTTCTTAGTAATAAGATTATTGATATAGGTAGTAACACTATCCAATACCCGCATAATCCTATGTACCTCTTTAAGGTACTTGATTGTATCCTTTACCGAAGTCAAACATTCCTTATTCTCATAGAGAACAATGAACATTCCATCTTTAACTTCCATATTCTGTAGCTTCATAAACTTATTAGTAAGGCGATTATTGAGCTTCTGAATCAGATCAAACTGATTGGCGCGATCATATAGACCGCGGATATCAATCTCAATCCTTGTAACCGCCTTAACTGAAGCAGAAGGATCAGCATTGTTAACAATAGACTCCAACACATACTTAAAGCCACTGACTTCCCCCATAAGTCTCTGAATAGCAGATGTTACTGCTACTCCAGAGTTATTATGGAACACCGTAGCAGTAGTACGTGTCTTCCTAGTAACCGGCGCCTTATCTGTCACTTTTCCAGTTGTTGCTTCATCCATAGTAATCTTCCTCCATATAATCAAAATAATATGTATCATGTGTTGCAACTGAGGCTAAAAGATAGTCTCTAGCGCAGGTAAAGCCAATCACCAACACACCAATAATATAATATATATTTAATAAAATAGCAACATCAATTGCTATCTATCATAACTTTGTTCTTGACATGTATGTCGTAGATCATGTCAATTAACGCTGATCCGATCATATTTACTACTTGATGGATAATCCGGCTACAGTAGAATACACATTAAATGCATTACTAGATCCACTAGTGAGATTGGCGTAATCTTTCTCATCAAAAGTGGCCTCGCCTGTTTCTTCTAGTTGTCTGATGATATTTGCTTTGATTTCCGGATTATCACCATTAACCAAGAACAGCTCTTTTAGTACTTCTTTGCCGCCGTTATAGGCAAGATATGCCCACGAATCTTGCTCTCCTATGCGGATAGCATTTCTATGTGATCCGGGTTTAGCTGGCATCATAGTAGTTTGTATATATGGCCCGATAGATCGTACATTCTGCTTAATGGCGCTAATATGCTCTAGCTTATTGATGAACAAGACTCCCCATGTTACTGGATGTATTGTCTTTCTACCATACTCTGGAATAAACAATCTGCTTTCCAATTGCGCATCTACTAACTTAGCGGCCCTATTAATACTATCCATACTAGGTGTTTGGAATGGCGGAAAGATCATACGTATTCCATGATCTATATAATACTGTATTATCTTTTGTTGCTTACTACTATCAACATTCTTAACCAATGATACCATTCTATTAGATAGTCTCTTATCACTATAACCATCTAGTAATGTATATAGATTACATAACATCTCTATACATTTACTAGTATTGGCCTTATTAGTAGATAACCATCTTCTAGCAGTATCTAGTATATTACCAACATGGATTTCCATGAGCTGTCCAATGTTCATTCTAGATATAACACCTAGAGGATTGAGACAGATATCTACATGGCGCCCATCTGGTAATACTGGCATCTTATCATCAGGCAAAATCTTACTAATTACGCCTTTATTTCCGTGCCGATTGTTCAATTTGTCGCCATTGCCTATGGATCTATATTCTATAAGCTTAATTCTGATGAGAGTTCTATCAAGTTTATTCTTTCGGAACTCAAATTTGCCAGTATTAGCAATAAGATCGTTACTATTCATAAGTGGTTTTAAACCACTACTCTTCATAGCTTGATTGCTTTTACTATACAGTATTTGTTCCACTTCTCTAATCATACTATCAAAGGAGTTATTGGCTGGGAAGATTTGAATGTCTACTACTTCACAGTTAGTGGGCGCAATTACTTCTTGATCATTAAATCCACCGAATGACATCTGTTTTATCTTAACAATGGTCTCATCAGTTTTATATTGCATGTTACCAGTGCGCCGATAATGAAGCAATGGCCACTCTTCAATCTCTGATACATGATTAACGTAGAAGTCAATGTTCTGATAGTGCAATGAAGTAAATCTTTTGGCAAATGATTCAGATACTACAATACCATCATCATATGTATAACCATTATGTGGTTTAAAACATGCTAATACATTGGCGCCGGAAGAATAAGTAGGTTTAATAAATTGGTTAGTAACCAGATGTTGATTCTTACTAACCTTATCTCCAACAGCTACTACTGGAGTATGTGTAAGAGCATTATACTTACCAGAGCCGCTTTGTAAACTAGAAGGCGATACATCAATGGCATGACTCTTGTTGAACTTATCTTTGATAATTATAACATGATTGTCAATATAAGTCACTGTTCCATCTATGGGCGCCCTCTTAGAAAACTTAGAACTAGAATAATTTGGTAGATATCCTTCCATACCAGTACCAACTAATGGTGACTCTGATGATACTATTGGTACTACCTGTCTACATTGCGATCCACCATACTGCGCCCTATTACCATCATCACTAGATACAAATGGTATTTGCGATGTTGGTGTACCAAACATGTTCTTGTAGCTATTATTTGCCTTTACTGAAGAAAAAATATAGTTACGCGGATCATATTCAAATCCAGTAGTCAAAGACAATGCAATACCTGGGTTTCCTTCAGCAGTATCTACACAATCAAATGTACCAAAGTGATCGGCAACTATATTACGATCTTTGACTTGTACCATATCTACCTTACCGAATCCACCAGGGCCGACTAATCTTGCTGCAGAGAACTGTGCTGATTCAATAGTTAGATTACCATCTTTGTATAATAGAAGTACTGATTCTTCCCTTAGTTTATTGGTAATCCATGCACTATTAACCATAAGACTTGCATCAGGATCAATAAGCGCACGCCGCTTATATTCACTAATCGCATAATGCAGGCCCTTCTGATGCCAAATACAACGTTAACAGTACAATCATTGTACTTGTTTCTTTCTATTTTCACATACAAGTCCTACACAACATATCGAAGTTTATCTGTGTATTTCCTTTCGTGCCAAGATGCGGCGCTAGAATGATCCAATAGTTCGACGGGATACATCAAGTTCCCCTATATCATATTAACTATACAGGCACAATCACTGTATAATTAGTATGATATAAAGCATAGTTTTTGAGATTGATTGCAGCATTCTCGTCACGATCAATAATAAGACCACATCGTGGACATACGTATACACGATCTTGCAATTTGAGATCCGATTTATATGCACCACATGAAGAACATATTTTAGAACTTGGATAATACTTCCTAGCCATAATAAGTTTTACTCCAAATTCTTCGCACTTTTGCCTAAGACGTAAACGTAGGCGCCCCCAATTGCATTGCGCTATATTCTTCGCCCTGGCATTAAGTTTACCATTCTTGTTCTTCTTTCTAGATTTCTTAGACGTCTGCCTAATCATCTGGTACACATCTAAATCCTCAATTACAATCTGTGTAGGATTAAGCTTAAAGATCTGTGAAACAATCCAATCGATATAGTCGTGTATCTTATTTGCCGCATTATTAGATAAGATCTTATACATGTGCGCATACTTTCGGTATTTACGGGAATTGCGATTCTTACCATTAGTAACATAGCAATGATCTCGTTTACTTTGCGCAAACTCGATCTTCTCGCGCAATTGTATAAAATCTTTATCCTTATTGATATTGCGACGCATAATACACTTACTGCTTCCATCATGACTAATTGCTGCTAACGTAATAGTTCCTACGTCAATGCCTACTTTGATTGTATTTGTAGAAGTGGCTACTTGTTTCTCATAGGTTTCTACAAATATAAGAACCCAAATACCACGTACTGTTTTCTTAATGCGTGGATCTCCAAACTTACCACGATAACTTAATCCTTCTGGAATTGGTGGATATTTTTTAGAGTGTTTAGCACGTATTTTTACGTTACCAACACGACAAAGATGTGCACATCCATCAATAAAATAGAGCATATCTACTCTATCGGTGAATGCTGGTAGTGTTTTACGTTTACTTCTAAACTTTGGTGGATTTTGTCGCGCTTTATCATCTTTATCTTTAAATACTCTATCAAATACTTGCGAGCAGTACTTAAACTCAGCTTGTATTGCTGCAGTTGGTGTTTTATTATCTTTTATCCAAGGGCACATAATATCTCTTAGAATAGTAAAGCGCTTATTAAGCTCATGGAACGACATAACATGTACACCATTTTCAAGATACTGAGTATTAATATTCACTGCCCAATTCCAGGCCCAGCGAGCATCATGCCAAATTTGAATCATCTTGGCTTCTTGTTCTTCAGTAGGTAATAGTCGAACTGTTCTACGTCGCTTACCAAACTCAACTTGATTCATCCAATTCACCTCCCCGCTATAAAATATACTAACGATAAAGCGAATGCTCTATCATTAATATATTCTATTATACAAGAAGATGTTTATAATGTCAACGTGTATTTGACAGTTTTTGTGATCTAATTTGATCATATTACTATCTAGTTATAGATAGCACAGACTATATCATCGTCTAAAAGACGCTACTCACTTCGGTGCATATGCGCCTATAGTCGTTGAAGAAATGATTGTAATCACTATCCTGCTGAACATTCATTGTTATAGATATAATAAAATTGATCCACTATATCATCATAAGCTTCGTTAACTATAATTGTATACTACATTGAATTTTGCGTCAATGTATCTGTATAGTAGCTTACGTATGTTAAAAGTTACCAGCAGTTGTTATAGTTATCATACCAGTTTATACTGGTATGAGAGAAAGTTTCTCTATCTGCGATGGAATTAGATCCATGAGTCTTATATTAACGTTATCAATACCAAGTCTCTCTTCAGTAACATCATTGATACAGAGATCGGCGCACTTAAGAGCCACAGTATACATATCTGGATCAATGCCTCTAGCTACTAGAATCTCTTCAGTTCTTTTATCAATAGTATAGCGCTTGATTTTATCAAACATGTAGTTTACATTTTTCTTATTGGCATAGAACTGTATATATTCGCTGCCTTTATCATACATGTAAAAATCAAACACTTCGTTATAATTACTAAGCTTATTCATTAACATCTGAAGATCATACATGAGGCCTCTAATAAGCTTTGCATTACTACTATTGGTAATCATGGCGCCCAGATAAGTCTTCTTATCTGATAGAAGAATCCTTATAGGCATACTATCTGGAATATCCTTCCTAGATTCAAATGCCTTATAACTAATTCCTAAATCCTTCGCAATGTCATTGAATGACTTATACTGTAATAGCCATACTAGTAGAGGCATATTAATACCGCCTACATATACCGATATATTCTGTCTAGTACTAGTAGTATGATGTTGATAGGTGATAGATGCATAGCTACTTCTAAATTGTACCTTACCTGGATGTATTACAAAGATAGGCAAAGTAGCAATAACATTAGGGAAAAGCCATTTGATGCCACCGCTAATATGGTACTTACCTTCCATAAGAGTCGGTACCTCAAATACCAGTGTCTGTGACTTCTTGTTTTTGGTATTGCGCACCTTAATTCGAATCTCACTCTTGTAAGTTGGTTCTATCTGAGTTATCGGCGGATCTTTATCTACCATAGTAACTGATATCAATTGGAATCCATTATCATCAAGCAACTTACTGATATACTTCTCTACTTGTTGTGGCATGGTATTCCATGTTAATTGTTTCTGCGCCATAACTCTATGAATATTAGATTCTACAGTACTACCAATGATATCACTAGTTAGAACTGGATCACTTGGTACTGGATCAATATATCCATTATCAATAGACCAATCATCAAGCTCCTTTAGTACTGTTCTATCCACTTCCTTCTTAACTGGATAGATCTTACTATGATAATCTTGATGAAAGTTATTGATGTAGATCATCAATTCCTTAAAGTTCTTATCTTTAAATAACTTAAGCGCATTATTGATTAGCTTTGGATCCCTAGAAATCTTACTGTATAGTTGATTATATACTGTTTTCTCTTGTTGTGGATTCTTAGTAATTATTGGACAGATACTATCAAGCATTACCTTGATATCATTGTCTTTATCTATCTGTATTGATGCGCTCTTTACATCACTAACATTGTTATCCTTTTCCTTGGTGCTATTAAGGAAAGGAAACATTACATTATTATTGATATTTACTACTGGATTATCTTGATCATCTTTAACAGATGTATCATCTATAGGAATCTCACGATCTTCCTTATATTGATCATCATTGATCTTAGTAATAATAGCGACGCTTCTTTGTAAATGTTCATCTGTATCATAGTTAGCATAGTTGATAAGGCCCTGTAGATCAGATCTATCTATTCTTTCTAGTGGTGATGTGGATGGCGCCGCTATAGTACTTGTATCAGCATCAGTAGTTGTTGGTACTGGCTGGATCTCTTGTTGTTGTGACTGTTGAGTATTAGTATTACTAGTAACTTTATCTTTCTTATCATCAGCAGTATCATCAGATGTATCTTCTGATGATTGTTCATCACTGGTAAAGATCTGAGGCTTAATTCTAACAATCAGATTGCGCATCCTGGAGTAATCTACCGGAATCTCTTTATTGTAGATCTTCCTTACTTCATTGGCGCCCCTATTACTAACATGACACATAAAGACATCATCTAGATTACTACCAAGTACTCCAGTCTGCTTGTTATTGAGCATAAAGGCTCTTATAAGTGCGTATCCATATAGATGCTTATCTATGATAGATGCTTCTCCAATATAGGAATCATCAATCACATACAATAGAATCCACTTCTTAATGGCGCCTGGTTTCATACCAGATATCAATGATCCTATAGTACTATCAATGAATTTAATGCATTCTTCATTGTACTTATAGATATTAAATCTACTGAACAAGAAGGATACAAATGGAGTAATATCTACTATAAAGGACTGAGTTAACATAGCTGGTATCTGTACTACATTGAGTCTCAAACGATTGATATCGTCATTGAAGTTATTGCGATTGATACTAAACTTTTTATTGTATACCTTAATTTGCTTTGGTAGATATAAATACTTTATCTGTTTACCAACATTGAGTCTCGTTAATGATGATAATCCATTAACTGCTCTATCTACTAGTAAAAGTACTCCATAATCCTTCTTTGGAAGTAGAATACTGTTATCTCTAGTATTATAGAGGTTGAATACAGATGGCGCCTTTAACTCTTGTAGTAGTTCTAGATGATTGTTATTATCAATAGAAGATGTATCTATGAGCAATCACCTCCAATCCTTATTATATAGCAAATAGTTCCTCAAGATCACTCTTTAGGCGCTCATCTTTAGTATCCCCCTGAAGAACCGAATTAGTAATAGTATCAAGGAGTCTTTCAAACATGATACCTCTAGTAGGACTCTCCAAAGATGCAACACTTTTAATACCTGCAAACTTTGGCGCCCTATTCATACTACCTAATCTATATGGATAGTATAACTTATCCGGATCACGCATTAACTGTGATACTATGATTTCTAGATATATCAATGGAATCTTAGTAGCAATTCTAAAGGTTTCATATAGCTCGGTTACAATGTCTTTACCAGTTTCAAATCGATCAGCGTGGTTCATTATAGATTGTAGTACTAGTACGGCTGATGTTACATCAGTAGAAGTGGCGATGATCTCTGGTGAAAACACACATTCCGCTTTCATTGGGCCCCTCCTACCAACTACCCCAAGGTACAGAGTTATTGAACATAGTGGTAACCCTCCGGCGGCATTAAATCGGATGCACCATCACCCTATGTATGTAAGCCATTGATTCTCAATTGCAGAACAGTCATTAACTCCAATATAGCCGCTTTCTTCTTTGATAGTGTTTTCTTATGAAATGATTTAGTCTTCTTTGGCTTCTTTGGTACTAATGACTTTGGCTCAACATACTGTTCAAGGTTTCTAGCAGCATTTATGTCACGATCAATAACCAACCCACAGTTAGGACAAACATACTTGCGATCATTAAGTGTAAGGTGTCTCTTCTTACCACAGCGACTGCATATTTTACTGCTTGCGAAGCACTTATGTGCAAACACTACTTCAATGCCTTTGTTTTTACCTTTATATTCAATACAATGAAGTAGCATATACCACTTAGCACAGCTAATTTGATATGCACGATGCCGATTCTTACATTGCATCATGCTTTGAATATCGAGATCTTCGCAAACGATGCGCTTTGGTAGCATATTGACAATTTCTCTAGATACTTTGTGATTGTAATCGTTGCGTATGTTTGTCTGCCTAAATGTAATCTTCTGTATAGACTTCGTAAGTTTCTTTACGCCGCAAGTATCTTTACGATTACCATTCTTTCTACGAGCATGTGATCTTTTGCGTTGAAGATGGCGCTTACGTTTTTCCTTGCGCTTAATTCTAGAAGTCTTATTAACATTCTCAAAGCCTTTAGACAATTGTTCCTTAACACCTGTAACTGGATTGGTTATTGTGTAACTAATGGTTGCTAGTTGCTTAAGGCCTACATCTACCCCCACACTAAAATCATTCAACTGAATAGCTTGTTCTTTATCTACGTACATGACAAAACATAGATACCAGTAACCATGGTCAAAGATTACATGCGGGCTCTTGATTGGGTTAGTAGAAGATGGTCTTCCTATTGGTAACTTTATATTTTTGTATGTCCAGGGCGCACATCTCATACTTTTAATCTTCGATAGATGAATATGTGTTTCATCTTTGAAGTAAACACCACTTTGCGACTCTGGATACCCAAAATGCATAGACTTGAGTATTTGGTTAACATCTTTATACTTTGGATGTCTATGGAGAACATACTGCATCTTACCATTTACGTCTAGTATGGGTGCTTTATCTAGATTACATAAAACATGATAGCAGCCATTTCTATATGCCTTTTCAAATACATGAAAGGTTTCATTGATAGACTTTATAGGAATATGCTGTTCTTCTAGCCAGGTAAACTTTTTAAAACCAAGGTGCAGTAGGCTAAAGATCTGACGCATTTCGTAACTATTAAGTCTATCAATATCGTGGTTGGTAAGCAGTTGATTAACTCCATGAGCCCAATTCCAAGCCCAAATACAAGCCTTTACTGTTGCCAACATTTGAGCTTCTTCACGCTTGGTAGGCTTAAGTCTTACTCTAAACCCCAGTGGTACTTTCATCCGATTCACCTCCTAGCTATAATAAAGTTAAACGAAACATAACAATACTGTTTCATTTATATGTTCTATTATAGTAGAAAGTTGTATAAAAAGCAACGTATGTTTTTCAGTTTTGTTGATCCAATATGAATCAATATACTAGTTAGTTATAACTAGCACAGACTATATCATCACTCAAAGAGTGCTACTCATTATAGCGCATATGCGCTTACTATAGTCGTTGAAGAGTTACTTATAGGTAGTATCCTGCTGAACATTCATTGTATTAGAGCAATGATATGAATCATTGTTTCTCTATAGACTTCGTTAACTATATACTATAAATCTTGCACTATAGTATTACCGTAGTCTATAATAATAGAAGTTACCAGCAGTTGTTATAGTTTGCAAACTAGTCTTTACTAATAAGGGAGAATAGTATCTCCAATGATTTCGCCGGCATCGTATTCCAAATAAACATCCGGATCATCGATCTTCATATTCCTAGCTATTAAACTATTGAACTTAACTATTGATGGAAAGTGTACTAAGATCTCCTCACTATTACCATCCTTAACAGTAATACCAAAATCTACAGAACTGAATTCCTCAGTACTATCATTGGTATAATCAATGACTCGTACGCGTATATCTTTCATGGCAATGAACTGCATACCATCTTGATTAATAATACCATCAAGTTGCGGCGCCTCTTTTGAGATATATAGAACACTTGCGGCGCCACCAGTATGAAATGCTATGTTGTTATAGTATATATACAACAGTTATATCGATGTTATTACATCAACAATCTATCTAGTTATAGATAGCACAGACTATATCATTACCCATAGGGCGCTATTCATTTTGGCACATATGTGCTTATAGTCGTTGAAGAAGTGAACATAATCACTATCCTGCTGAACATTCATTGTATTGATATGATAGATTGATCTTCCATACCAATCATAGCCTTTATTATAACTATCTTCTATAGATATCGCACTATATACATAGTAGTCTACTAATTAGAAGTTATCAGCAGTTGTTATAGTTATCATGGTAGATTATACTACTATGAGAGCATTTACTCGCATAATTAACTGGCTGGCCCTTTCACCTACAATATTACCAGCAACCATACCAACATTAGTAACATTATCAATTGCTTTCCTATATGCTTCTGGAAAGCATCTATGACATAATCCTTTGCTTCTACAATACATAGGCGAGTATACTTTAACTAGCTTACCAATCAGATTATTATCTTCAATGTACTTACTAGTTAATGTTTCACCATTATCAAGTACACGATTATCTAGTACTTTGGCGTATTCCTCAGTAAGAATTACATCTAGAAACTTATTAGTGCCGCAGTTTCTAACATCGCCGCTTTTAACAGAAGCTACTAGATACATCATCTGTCTTTGTAAATATCCTGATTTAGCAGTATTGAGAACTCTATCTACTACTCCTTTTCTACTACCATATGCGGAGATAAAGTAGTCTACTGGTTTAAATCCTTCTACAAAGTTAGATCCAATAGCATCTGGAAGAATCTTACCACTAGTATCTGCAACATAGCCCTTAGCTACTGATATCTGCTTTATATTACCAGCAGATCCTCTGGCGCCGCTATTAACCAACAATGTTGGTAATTGGCTAGTTGCAATAGAAGTATTCCTCTTCATGAATGCCTTAGTAATATTACTAAGCTCTTCATCAACGTCATACTTATCAGGATGTTTAAGTACTTCATTCTTCCTATCAATAAGATCCTTTGGCATCATAAAGTCCTTGATAGACATAGTACCACCAAAGATACTAGATACTGCCTTACTTACTTGTAGTACCTTGTACATTATATCTTCAAGAAGATGTGAATTGTATCTAGCGATTCTTTCTAGATAAGAAGCTAGTATTTTTTCATCTACTGGTTCCTTTACTTCAATGATGTCATTGAAGATCAGTTCAGTAACACGCCGCCCAATAGTATTAGTACGATTTTTATACTTAACTAGATAGTACATATTATCAGATTGTAACATTCGAGATACTATATCATCATCGTCGGGTAAATCTGTTACTGTACTATTAGCCGGCGCATCATCTTTAGTCATAGTATAGATACCTAGTACAAAGTCCTTCTCAATAGTATATGAAAGACCCTTTACTGGGTGCCATAGATTTACTGTTGCAAGCATTTGTTCTTTGACTATCTTTTGTGCCTTGTTAGTAAGTGGCACAAAAACCGCCATCTGATCTCCATCAAAATCCGCATTAAATCCAGTAGTAACTAATGGTGTTATATGAATACTAGTATCATCTACTGGCACTGGATAGAATCCACGAACAGATAGTTTATGTAGTACTGGATCACGTTTAGCTAGTATTACCTTATCTTTAATAACTATTTCCATAACCTTATTAAGAATCTGATAGACTCTATCATCGACGCTCTTCTCAAATAGATCGTTGTTAATAAGATTATATAGAGAAGGTATGTTAGTTGCTATATGTAGATCAAGTAGCGCTCGCTTTATTTCACTATTGTTACTAATGTAGTTGATAATCCACGGATAAAATAGCCTTATCAACATGGTTCTTGGAATGCCTAATTGAGAAGGTTTGATATTGGGGTCCACTGTAATAACTGCGCGCCCAGAAAAGTCAGCATTCTTACCTAACATGGATCCCCTAATAAGACCAGTCTTACCCTTTATTTTATCAACCATATCTTCAAAGAGATAGTTGTAGATGTTTTGTATATTGGATAGTATACGATTGGTAAGAATCTTATCATTAGAAGATAGTGCTGATCTTAATATGTTGCATTCTTCTATGATTCTAACATAGAACTTGTTATCTTCTTGATTGGGCCGGAATATCGGCGGCATCACTATCACATTACTAGTGAAGATTGGAATCTTCCTATCAATCATTCTAGTCAATACTGTTCTAGCTGATAGTGTCTCAAATTTACCAGTTTGTAATAATGAATCTACTACTATCTTAGTATTACTATATAGATCGCTGATACCACAATAGTCATAATTATTGACAGCATTAGTAAGGGTAAAATGTTGAGTATCTTTATCTACTGTGAAGCCAAATTCTAGGTTTATCCACTTTAGTAGATAAGAGATGCGCCGATTGATTATGTAGAAGATAGCTGGATGTATTACTGGATGTGGTATTACTATTCTACCATACATAGTCTTCCATTGCCTAGATCTTTCTTGACCAAAGTACTCTACCGAAAACAATCCCTTGCTATCATAAGTACCATTGGATAATTTAGTTGACGACGATGTTATCTCTGGTATATGATTGCCATCAATAATAGTCTCTTGACAATACTTATCAATATCTAGTATCATGTACTATAAACCATCTCCCTCCTTTCATAGCATGTATATCATGAAAAGAGTTACTCTTCCTTAATCTCTACACCCCTTAGTTCGATGTAGTCATTGTTATATAGACAATATACCTTGGTTGCATCATTTGGAGGATTCTTTAGTTTACCATCTACCATACCCTTTAAGACCACACCCTGATTAGCAGATAGACTCTTACTGGCATCATTAGTAGTAAGATCATCTACTACATCCGATACAGTAATACCATCAATAAGATCCTTTAACGCCTTACCTTGTTTAGCAGATAGTACCTTAGTATTATCATCAGTAACTAGATCATCAGTAATATCTGGAATAACCTTGCTATCAATAAGGGTTTTAAGAGCTTTACCTTGTTTGGCTGTTAACGATGATGTATCACTATCACTTTCTAGATTATCTACAAGAGCCGGCACCACAATAGCATCAATGAGATCCTTTAGAGCCTTGCCTTGTTTGGCAGAGAGAGTAACAGTACCATCATCAGTAGTAAGGTTATCTGCAATGGCGGGAATGTTCTTATCGTCAACCATTCCCTTCAATACTTTACCTTGTTTGGCTGATAAAGATGATGTAGTCTTATCACTATCTAGAGCATCTACTACCTCTACCTGTTCAGGTAATCCATCAATGAACTTTATGTTGATCTTTGACATGTATTATAACATACCACCTTACTTGATTGTTGTTATTGATATTGCTTGCTTTCAGAGAAAGCCGGCGCCATAATGTTGTTATGTGCCAGTGTTTTAGATAACTCACTATTGGTCTTACATAGTAGTTGTATAACAACATAGTTGTTAACATAGGAATCTAGTACCTGTAGAAGATTCTGTGCCATATTTGTCGATAGACTTATCCTAATTCGATTGTCCTTATTCTTACCAATCATACAGTTAATATGTAGCATCTTTAGTTGCGCATCGTAGTTAAAGTTCCAAGCCTTATCATCACTACCATTGTTGCCCCTACGATACATACCTACTGAATCCTTATTGAGATTGTTATTAATGTTGGTATTACCAGCAGAAGAAACATTGGCGCTATTCATCATACTAATCATCTGGTTGTTTTGATTGACTAGTTCTGTAAGATTACTATTGAAGGTAGTAAATGCATTGTATAAGGCAATACATGTATCGTTAGATACAGTACCAGACGATTGTATAGAGGTAAAGAAAGATGATGATAGATTGGTTACAATGTACTCTTTAATGCTGTTGATAGTGGTTGTAGTATTGTTAATCATACTAGTAATATTAGTAATATCTATAGTGGCGCCGATATTAGTGGTATTGGTAGATTCTTCATTAAAGTGTTTCTTTAATAATGATAACAGGTCATATACTTCTGTTTGCGTAAATGCAGATACTACATCCTTATCATAGTCATATACCTTAGTGCCTGCTGGTACCGGCCCCCTAATACCAATGGCTGGATTGTTTGGTATTGCGGGCGCCATCTGTATAATCAGATCACCAGTCTTACCACATACCATAAAATTCACTATGGCACTCTTGGGATTAAAGTGTGTAAAGATTGGTATGTTGAAGATAGATAATCCATACCGTTTCTTGGTAGTAGAGTAGTTATTATTATTGTTATAGTAAGATGATTGAGATGATGGATCTTGTTGTTGATAAGATGGTTGTTGTAAGTTGTATGCATATTGGTATGATTGATATTGTTGTTGATCCATAATACTCTCTCCTATATAGTTATCTAGTAATCACATAACGAAACTACTCTGGAATACCAAATAACGCTTTATTACTATTATCAATAGCACAAAACAAACGTAATTCTGACGACCAACAGATACTAAACCAATAAGAATTGCTTGGTAAAGTTCTTTGAGTCCATGTTATGCCATCTGGTGATGTTGCTGCTTTATTACTACTTTGAGCAATAGTACAAAATAATTGTAATTCTGGTGACCAACAAATACTATACCAAAAAGCACTACTTGGTAAAGTTCTTTCAATCCATGTTATACCATTTGGAGATGTTGCCACTTTATTACTATTACCACTAGTAACAGCACAAAACAATCGTAATTCTGATGACCAGCAGACACTAAACCAACCATCACTACTTGGTAAAGTTCTTTGAGTCCATGTTATGCCATCTGAAGATGTTGCTGCTTTATTACTACTTTGAGCAATAGTACAAAATAATTGTAATTCTGATGACCAACAGATACTACGCCAATCAACATTACTTGGTAAAGTTCTTTGAGTCCATGTTATGCCATCTGGAGATGTTGCTGCTTTATTACTACTATTAGCAATAGCACAAAACAATCGTAATTCTGGTGACCAACAAATACTTGACCAACTAGTATTACTTGGTAAAGTTCTTTGAGTCCATGTTATGCCATCTGGAGATGTTGCTGCTTTGTTATTACCATACGCAACAGTACAAAACAATCGTAATTCTGGCGACCAACAAATACTTGACCAACTAGTATTACTTGGTAAGGTATGTTCTTCCCAACGAATAGTGCTCCATACAAACGGCACATCAATACCAACAACAACGAACTTATCGGCGCCATTAATAGACATACATACACAACCAAGTTTACTAGAACAAGCAATACTACTATACTTAACAGTACTTACTCCAATATCAGGTAAGTTTATACCTTCCCAAGTATCTCCATCAAGGGAAACGGCACCTTTATTCTCTGAACCAGATATAGCAAAGAAACACTTATAGAATGGTATATATCGAACCTTTACCCAATTAGATGAACTAGATAGTGTTACCTCTTTCCATTTGGTAATATTATTAGCGCTCATACAATCATATACATATGTCTTATTACTACCATTAGATACTACAGCGCAATACTTATCCAATGATCTAGAATAACATACATCCGATAGATTAACATCATTACTATCAAGCTTCTTATCATCGAAGATAATACTACTAGTATCTTCGATCTTCTTGGACATAAGAATGGCGCCTTTATCTCCAACTACTACTAATTGCTTACTCTTATCGTTATAAGTAATGGCATTCCATGTACCACCATTTACCGGCGCCGATATAGTCTTCTCTATCCAACTAATCCCATCAGTAGATGCCATCATACTAGTACTAGTACTTAGCACAACAAACATACCAGTAGTACTAACGTTATCACCTGCAACTACATCAACGTAATCTAGTTTCTTGGGTAATGTTTGCGCCATAAAACTAACACCATCACTAGATACTACTACCTTATCACTATCTTTAGCTACAATACAAATCTTACCGATCTTACTACTATAGCACACTGAACTATACTTTAGTGCCTCTGGTAATGTTACTTCGGCCCAATCCTTACCATTACTTGATTTGGCTACCTTATTACTATCCTCGGCTACTGCTATAAAGATACCAAGATCATCACAGTAACAGATGTCTTTGTACTTTAATGAAGATGTAAGCTTTACCTTCTTACCATCCTTAAGCTTATTAATAACATCTGTTTTAGATGGTGCCCTACTAATAATATAGGTATCATCATCCTTAGATACCACAATACCTTTTCCACCAAGCAATGTAATATTAGCATTAGTATTCTGAATCTCTGGTAGCAAACTCAATGGCACCTTACCACCAACTAAATCAACCTTGGTATTAAGTTCTCCCTTAATGGCATGAACCGTTGGTGCCTTATCTATTTCATCGCCAGACATACTATTAACCATATAATTTTGAGGTTGTGGAGTAACTGGGCCGCTCCCATTACCAATAGCGGCATCGATCTTCCCATTCAAAACCTTACCTTGTTTAGCAGATAGGGCAGCCCTTTCATCATCACTAGTAAGATTATCTATAATAGTCAAATTTTTAACAGAAACATACTCTGGCATACTCTACTAAAACACCACTCTTTACTCAATTAATCCATATAGTATTATTCTTATCATTACGCAAGGCAATAATATTACATGGTTCTCTTAGGGCCCGATCATTATTACTAATAATATCCTTAATCTTCTGATACCTTTGTACATTCTGCTGTAACCAGTAAATCAAATACTTAAAGGATACTAACTTTACCATAGTTTCAAAAGTATCAAGATTATGCGCCACCTTACTAGCCACCTTGTTATTGTGGCTATTATCAATAGCAATCTTCTTAATAGCTGCTATATCATCGGCGCGCACATCTTCTGGTACCAACTCTATAAACTTATCAAAGAAGGCCCTATTCCCAATACCCTTTATACCAGGTATGTTATCACTAGAATCACCAACTAGAGCCTTATACAATATGATTCTATCGGGCGCCATATTGATAATAGTACTATTACTATCTACATCAATACCCTCAGTAAGATACTTCTTACTAATAAGCCAGTTACTATCATCGATAATACCATTACCATCAAAGATATAGATGTTATCTGCGATATCCAATGTCTGTATGATATCTGGTGAAAAATACACATTCCGCTTTCATTGGGCCCCTCCTACCAACTACCCAAACAGTTCGAAGTTATTGACATAGTGGTAACCCTCCGGCGGCATTAAATCGGATGCACCATCACCCTATGTATGTAAGCCATTGATTCTTAATTGTAGAACAGTCAACAGCGTTTGTATCGCAGCTTTTACTTTTTTGGTATATGTCTTCTTATGAAATGCTTTGGTTTTCTTTGGCTGCTTATTAGCTTTTGACTTTGGCTCAACATACTGTTCAAGGTTTCTAGCAGCATTAACATCGCGATCAATAACCAATCCACAATGAGGACAAACATACTTGCGGCCATTAAGTGTAAGGTGCCGCTTTCTACCACAGCGACTACACTTCTTACTACTAGGAAAGTATCTATCAGCAAATACTACCTCAATGCCTTCGTTCTTACCTTTGTATTCTAGACAATGAAGTAGCATATACCACTTAACGCAACTAATCTCATATGCTTTACGTTTACTACCAGTTTGCATCATCTTTTTAATATTAAGATCTTCTCAAACGATGCGCCGCGGATGCATATTGACAATTTCTCTAGATACTTTATGGCTGTAGTCATTGCGTATGTTTGTTTGTCTAAATGTCAGAGTTTGTATAGACTTCGTAAGCTTCTTTACGCCGCAAGTATCACTACGATTGCCATTCTTTCTACGTGCATGTGCTCGTATGCGTTGAAGATGGCGCTTACGTTTTTCCTTACGTTTAATTCGTGGAGTCTTGTTAACATTTTCATAGCTTTTAGACAATTGTTCCTTAACACCTGTTACTGGATTAGTTACTGTATAGCTAATAGTTGCTAGTTGCTTAAGACCTACATCTACCCCCACACTAAAATCATTCAACTGTGCTTGCTGTTTATCTACGTACATTACAAAACATAGATACCAAAAGCCATGGTCAAAGATTACGTGTGGATTCTTTATTTGGCTAGCTGAAGATACTCCTGTTGGTAACTGTACATTTGGATATGTCCAATGACAACATTTCATATCGTTTAATTTAGAAAGACAAACATGTGTTTCGTCCTTAAAGTAAACTCTATTCGATCCATCTGGATAACCAAAATGCATAAAAGCAAGTATCTTGTTTACATCTTTGTAATTGGGATGCTTATGGAGTATATATTGCTTCTTACCTTTTGCATCTAGTATTGGCGCTTTATCAAGATTGCGTAAAACATGATAGCAACCATACTTATATGCCTTTTCAAATGCATGAAAAGTTTCATTGATAGCTTTCATAGGAATATGCTGTTCTTCTAACCAACTAAATCTCTTAAAACCAAGATGTAGTAGGCTAAAGATCTGGCGCATCTCATAGCTATTGAGTCTATCAATGTTATGATCAGTAAGCAGTTGATTAACTCCGCACGCCCAATTTCAGGCCCAGATACAAGCCTTAACAGTTGCCAACATTTGCAATTCTTCTCGCTTAGTAGGCTTAAGTCTTACTCTAAACCCCAGTGGTACTTTCATCCGATTCACCTCCTCGCTATAATAAAATACACTAACGATAAAGCAAATACTCTATCATCAATATATTCTATTATACAAGAAGATGAGTATAATGTCAACGTGTATTTAACCGTTTCTATGATCTAATTTGATCAAATTGCTATCTAGTTGTAGGTAGCACAGACTATATCATTGCCCAAAGGGCACTACTCATTTCAGCGCATATGCGCTTATATAGTCGTTGAAGAACTACTTATATGTAGTATCCTGCTGAACATTCATTGTACTAGAGCTAGTAGATTGAACTACTTAACTCATCATAGGCTTTATCAACTAGATATATTTATTTAGTAGTCTATGATTTCTATTAGAAGTTACCAGCAGTTGTTATAGTTTGCAAACTAGTTTATACTAGTAGGGGAGAATAGTATCTCCATCACTGGATAGGATAACATATGCTGCATCATCATTGTAGATATCAAACTGTCTTAATAGTAGTTCTGGTATGAAATCTGCATCCAGATTCTCTAGGCGTATTGATAGTATATTACTATATGAGGATAGAATCTCTATCCACTTCCATGATGATAGTAAGAAACCTTTTATAACCTCATTGATATCATCATAGGACTTATAGTTATTACTAACTGATGATGGTAGTGCAAAGAGTGCATTCTTGCGACGCTTCTTATAGTTCTTATAGTAATTGAGGTGATAGTAAGACTGACCCCCCTCACTAAAGTAGATACTATGTAACTTATACCTAGATCCTCTACTAAGATTATAGTTCTCTAAATAGACTTGCAACTGCATCCACTCATTAATCAATATAGATGGATAGACGCCGTTATTATATTGCACTTCATTGAGTATCATAGATAGCATGTCCGGATAGTATAATCCCTTAATCATGTTATTGAAGTCCACAAAGAAGAAAATCTCCTTATACTTACTACATATGCTATCTAGAGTATCATATGAAGGAACGGCGCCAATGATATAAGTACCTAGTAATCCACGTTTACGAACTTCTTGTGCGCACATGTTTTATTACACTCCTCTTTAGCATCTATTGGCTATATTTGGGTGGAAAGTGATCTTCATCTATTCTAAATACATAGATCTCAACAAAGTCATCCACATTGAATAGATCTTTGCGCACTAGTATACTATCATCATGTAAACTATATGATACTATATCTTTATCAATTGGGCACCGTATAACCCCCCCAGAATACACTATTAGTAACACTATATCATCGTTCATATAGTGCCACTTACGTGTTCCTGGAAACAGATCCCTGATACTAATCTTCTCTAGTGTTTCGTTGGTCATATTGAATGCCACGCTATCTATAATCTTACCATTCTGAAAGGATGCAATAGTACTAGGATCATTTTCATAGTTAACAACGACGTGTTCTCCAGTAACAGTCTTTATAGCATTCAATACTCGTTGATCTTCATACTTATATGAAACATCTATATTGATATCAATGGATACATAATCTTCCAGCGCCATACACAATACATACTGTGGTATATCTATCTCGAAGTTAAAGGTTGCAGAAAGATTATACTCTGGAAGACTTGCGCCGCTACCATAATAATTACTATTCTGTGATATGTTAGACATGTTAATAATGGCGTTGATATCATTGTAAACATAGTACTGCTCACTATTAACAGTTGGTACAAATGCCTTAGTAATGTGATTACCAGTTAAAACTCTACCAATAGACCTGCCTAAGTAGTCAGTAAACATCAACTCTCCTGGTAGAACAGTCATAGCGCGTATAGCAGTCTTACTATATACATTCAATCCTCTAAAGCCATCAAAGAATGCCATTTGTATATCTAGTAACTCTGCCTCAGAACTACAATAGATATTACTATTGATAGTGCCCTTTAACCTTCTATAGACTATCTTCAGCTCAAATTCTTTATCTTTGTAAAAAGATCCATAGATACCTTTACTAAGTCCTGGTAGAAAGGTAGTACTGCGCCAAGGCATATCGGTCTTATCATCAAGGCCATCGATTTGAAAAGTGTAACTAAAAATTGGCAATCCAATATCAATAACTGGGCTTTCCTTAGTTCTAATCATCTGTAAATACTGTTGAATGGCCTTATTATAGTTTCCAAAGATTATACCACTAAACTGATCATATACTCCATAGTGTATATAGTCTCTAAAGGCCCTAGCAAATGATCCTAATGCAATATGTGGATACTTGATTCTACTAGTTAGTGGGCGGTATATTGGATTATGGAAGTTATTCCTAATATACTGTCTATCACTGATTTCAACATTGTATGCCGCAGTATCTTGTATAGTAGTATTGGGGCGGGCCTTTGGTTTCACTATTCTGGATAGAATACCACTGTGTTCTTGACCAGTATTCTCACCAGTGAGCATAGAGTTACTATCAGCAATAATATTTGAATCTTTTGGCAAGCTTTCACCTCCTCAATAAAAGCCATTACTATCATCATTTGTTTTACTAGATGTTTATCAATTGAAGCATATATGTCTTATAATTAGTGTTAAACTAATCGATGAAAGGTGTTGTTTTTGATGAAGTTCTTTGTAACGTTGCTGTTAGTAATTGGCGCTCTATTCTATATGAAGTACTGTGCTACAATATATCAACAGCAACATGCGGCGCAGTATCTTCATGAGCAAGAAATCCATTATCTAGCTATCAGAAATAACAAGCAGTAACAAGTAATAATAACTGGTATGATATAAGATCTCTTACCATATACCATACCAGTTATTTTTTTGCCTCTTTACTAAGTTCTACCTTCCTTGCGCGCCACCGCATAATCCATAAAGCTCTTCAATGGTTCTACTTGACTGGGAAGGATTGTCTGTCCATTGGATCTAATAAGACAATCGGCAGCCATCTGAATCAATCCAATAAAGTATAGCTTATCCTTAATACTAAGTGTATCAACATTCATCTGATCTACAATAGCTAAAATCTTGCGCTTATTGATGTTATTGTCATCAAATGGAAGAGCCATAACTGCCGCTCTAATTTCCTCATTAGTACTATTGGCATTAAGTGCCATAATTGGTAATGGCTTTAGTTTAGGGGCGCCAGGTTTCATCAACTCTTCAACATTGGGAATCTTTGGCTGTGCTGGTGGTTGTCCTGTTCTAAGATCCCTAAATCTACTAGCCTTCTCTAGATATTCTCTATCCTTATCACTAAGATTATCCATATCTAGTTTCGGTGCCGATACCTTACCCATTAAATTACAATAGGTAACTGCTTCATCATATGATACACTACCAGCAGATCTATACTGATTAATTAATGCAATCTCTTCCTCAGTAAGATATTTTGATAGATCCTTCGGTAATAGAGATTCTACCGGCATCACAGAAGAAACAGACTCATTAGTATTATTAGCTACAGGATGTTCATCTGCTGCAACTCTCTTAATACTGTCACTAATAGTACTAGAACCACTACCAATAACACTACCATTACTATTTGGTACATTGGCATCTCTCTTACCCAATACATAAGTATTAAACAATCTAGTAGCTTCTGGCTCATACTTATCAAGGATAGGTGTAATCTGATCCTTAATTGACGGATACTGATATAGCAGATACCATCTCACTGCATGTAATCCACTATCATTAAGATTCTGTACATCCATGAAGATACTACAATAAAGACTCACTTCATATGCCAATAGTACATTCATATCGATCCACATAGTCATATACACACACTGTAAATTATACCTATCTTCATCCGTGAAGTTAAGGATATATTCATCTGGTGTAATACGACAGAAATCAATTACCTCGTAATCAAAGGCATTCTTAATGATAGTTGGCGCCGAGATATGTGGCTTCTTTCTATCTTCGTCAGTAATAGGTGCCCTCTCTGTAATAGTAGATACAATATTAGATACATAGCCCTGTAGTTCTAAAAAGGTCTTATGTACTAATTTATTAGTAGGCTCAAATACACTAACATCATAATTCTTCATCGCAAAGTAATCGGGGCGTATAACTAGAGTATTAGGATCATAGTCCAATACCGGCGCCTCTTCTACTGGCTGTTCCTGATTCTGCGATGAAAAATCATTAGTATTAACTGCATACTCTTGCGCCATCTGCTCATCCATGTCCTGCAGATACTTATCATACTCTTCATCAAATTCATTAGGATATGCTGACACCGCCGCTGCTTCTACTACTACTGAATCATTCTGCTGCTTTGGCTGTTCTACTACTGACACCGCCACTACTTCCTCTACTGTATTATTACTAGTAGGAAATACTGGATCAGTATTTACTGTCATTTCTGGTACTTCAATAGTATCATTCAATATCTCTGGATCAACTGTAATATACTTAGGAGTATCCTCCTTCTTATACATACCCAATCCAGCAGGCTTATTATAATCATCTAGACGATGATCATTAGTAGTAATAGTGGGCACCGATGATTCTACTGCTTCTATATGTTTATCAGGATCACCATCCCCTTCATCAACACTATTATCATCACCATCATTATCGGTAACAACTGTATTATTACCAGTAACGGCACTCTTAATACCACTAACAAGTACCTCAGTATTCTTAACGTGCTTGAGACTACTTTCTGAAATATCCTTAATAGTCTCCAACTCTTTTAACATGCGCGTCATAAGGATAATACTGGCAGTTTGGAAATCATGATTACTAATACGATTCTCTCGTTCCATTTGCTCTAAAGTACTCCCTTCTTTTGGTTGATTGCAAGCTTCATTAAATACTCTAGATAAATCTTCAGTGCCGCCGGCCTCCTCAAGTAACATCTTACTAATAGATAATCTTGCCTCGAGATCCTTAATATCCTCAGCTAATCCAACTCTCTTATTATAGCCATCCTCGTATTCCTTACTAACTTGCTTTACATAGTCATCATGATGCTCCTGGAGAATCTGATTGTACTCTTCTTCAGTAACGCCGATACTATTTGCAGACATAGTATCAAATACTCTACTATTACCATCGACATCCAATGTCATTAATTCTTCATCAATGGTACTAGGAAAGTTAGTGTATTGTCTATGTATTGCTTCAGTAATATGCTTCTGCTGTAGATCCATCTTCTCAATAGTGGATGCATCGGCTTTTACTGTAATAGTATCAAATTTCTTACTATTATTATAAGGGAGACTACCATGCTTCTTCTTCTTAATGAAGTCTATGATACTATTAAGCTGTGTCTTGAATGTATCAATGTTATCTCTATAGAAGACTTGAAGATTGTATTCGCCGCTGCGATTATTGATATTGTTATTAAGAGCCATTACTCCATTAGTAATATCTCTATATGACTCCTCTCGATCCAATACCATACACATTTGTCCAGCAATGTAATCATAGTCCATAAACGGCGCAATAGTAGTAGCAAAGTCATATAGATCACCAGTATTACCTATATTATGAAAGACAGTATAGTTATCTTCCTTGTGACTCTCTCTATTAAAGATAGTATAGCAATTTCTAATGGCATCTTCTACAAAGAGACTCTTTGCTTCTTCAATAGATAGAGAAGGATTCTCTTCAACGAGTCTTCTAATAGGGTTACCACCATAATGAAGATCCACTATCATGCGCTTCATAGTATCGTGTACATAATGCAATACATCTTTAGCAAACATGTACATAGTTTGAATAGAGGGCTTAAGCAATCCAACAGTGTAATCAATGTTATTATAGATCATTAGCATCATTGGATCTTCATACATACCATATACACAACCACCAACACTTTTGTCTCCTACTATATCAGCAAATCCAAACTTAGCATTAGTCATTCCAAATAGAGATGTAATTGCAGGTTTACCATTAAAACTATGTCCTGCAAATAACCTATCTAGTATATCTCTAAAGATGCCACAGAGATTTGGATTCTTATACATAATTCTAGAACCTTTATAGTACTTGGCAATCAGCGGTCCATTAGTAAGATCAAAGCCAAAGCAATGGGCACTATTTCTCTTAATAGCCATATACTTAGACGGCGCAATCTTTGGATCCAGTCCGCGTAGATTGGAATGATAATTATGTACTGCAAGTCTATATAGATTAATAATCCTTACCATCAATGACCTTACTGCAATCTTATCCTGGTACTTGTTTATAAAGTCACCAAGTGCCTGCTCACACCAAGTACCACAATAACCAACACCCTGTGCGCATTCATCAGTCATGGACTTAAAGAAACTAATATCGTAATTGGTATTATGATTAATACTATTGAGTAATACTGCTTCTTCTGGATGATTACCAATATAGTATCTTACTGCATTCATATACAGTAGATATAGATTGCGCCCCATTGCCACTTCATAGTATTTACTACTACCAAGAGTAGCGTATACTCTATTGAGATTACCATTAAGAAGATTATAGCCAATGTTCTTAAAGTAGGTTTTATCTAGTAATGGTAATACACATTCCATCCTCTTACCAAGGATAGAGCTCATACTATCTCCCACCATAATATCTTTAAGAGCATGGTGGATCATATTGGATACATATGTTAGTTCTCTATCATCATCAACATAGTGTTTAAATGCGGCGGCCATTGCCTGTATAGTATAAGAGCCGGCCATTGGTGCCAATGCAAATCCCACATTGGGTAATATGGTACCAATCATTCTACCATTAGTAATCTCATAGAATAGAGTACACTTCTTACTAACACCCTCAACATGATCATCGTATAGTCTATTAAGATCAGTAAGCGCCGCATTTACATCATTGTTATAAATGGCCATCAGTTTCTTATAGTTACTATAGTAAAAGTAACCATCAGAATACCAAACTCTAAGATGCAATCCATATGTTAGCCATTTGATTCTCTGCGCCACCATAATATCTTCATTGATATTACCATCCTTCTTAGAATGCAGGCGCTCGTTCCAAATACCATAACCATTGGCGTTGATATATGTCATTAGAAGAGCATATCTCTTCATAATGGTCCATAAGGATTGCGGTCGCTGTAATCTTCTCTGTGGATATGGAGCATTCTGATATGTATTGGTTTGAATGTTATCCAGAGTAATATGAATACAATACACTAAACTAGTATACAAATTAATAATACTCATATAACTATGATAGCTATTATGCTTATGTAAAGTATCGCTATCATCATTACCACCATTGGCATGCATATCTACAAAAAGATTGATATTGTCTTTGAGAATCCTAGTATTATCAAGGCCATAGAGATCCTCATAGTGCTCATCTCTGAGAATCGACTTAGAAAACACTACATTGTTATAAGATGGCGCCTCTCCATTAAAGAATACTTCTGCACCCAGATTATTCATATGGAGATAGCATGCTTCCTGTAATGCATCTGCAAATAATCTAAGGGATCTGGAAGTATCAGGATCTCTAGCAATACTATCATAAGAGATAGCAAATGTTGCTGCATCAAAGTATCTAAGGTCCTCTACCTTATGAAAGAACTCGGTAAGAAGAACCATCGCCTTCATAAATACAAATGGTCTATTCTTATCGGTAATTTCTTCAGTAACTACATGAGTATATGATCCATTAGGAACAGCATAGCTATCAATCTCATTGGGATCAAGAGTGCCATTATGAATCTTATCCTGGTCAAAATTACAGGCGCTATAGTTCCTCATAAGTACTGGAAGTACTCTTTCAATATGCTCACTTACAAAGTCTTTAAGGAACTCTTCATCTACCACTTCATCAAACCAATCATAAGCATTCTGTGTACTAAGATGCTTATTATTATCATTGGCAATATACTCAATGAAGGTTTCCAGTGGCTTAAGAAATCTATTTCTATAATCATCAGCATCACAAGACATAGCCTCCTTTACTGCCATGATAGTAAAGGCAGTAAACATGATATTGGCTGCTGGAGACTGTATACGATACTTATAGCAGGGACTAAGAGCATACTGTAATAATCTTGTGGCTCTAGAAAAGACCACATTATATTGATATCTATAATGACTCATTACATAGTCGCCAATCTGATTAGAAGCACAGTTATCCATCATAACTTGCTCTTCATTATGGCACTGTGTATATGTACCAGCAGGGGCCGCTAGATACTGATCCATTGGAAAACCATCGAATTCAAACTTGTTTCTAAAGTTGGGCATGTTTAGGATATTTCTAAAGGATTGGCAATTAGTTAAAGCATTTACCGGCGCCGACTTATCTGCTTTGATACTTTCTTCCATCCTATCAAATACTACATCCAGTAATACATCATAGAGTAGATATCCGCGAGTCTGATCGCGTGTCTTAACCTGATCGATAGTATTCCTTTCGATCTCCTGATCACGAAGTTCTTGCTCAGTCATATGGAAGTTATTGTGCTTTAGGAACTTGAAGTATTGCTTCGGATTCTGCAATACATACATGAAGTTCTTAGTGTAGTCATCACTAAAGAGATACTGTTCATTTCTATATACTGTTTCATAACCATAATCATCATCTTCAATAGGATAACCATCACTATCAAAGTGCTTAGCAATCTCATTCTTCGGAACAATCTTTCTATTATACTTACTAGTATCAGTAACCGTCATCCACAATGGGATATTCATCTGGTTACCTCTCATAACATAATTCTCTTTCTTGAATATACGATCATAGAGGCCCCTTTCCATAAATGGATCAGCTTCCATTATATAGAGAGGTTTCTCTGGGCCATCCTGATAGGCATATGGATACAGTAAAGGATTTACTTGGATATTGGAGCTGAAGAAGTCAGTAGTGTACCCAATATGACTCTTCTTGACTTGCAGTTCGCTTTTAACGAAGGCTTCAATACGCTGAGTCAGGTAATCCTTATAGTAACCATTATATGTATTGAATGGAAAAGAACTGCGCGGCGCAATAGTACACATACTATATGTAAACTTGTTATGGAAGTAGGGAGAAATTCTAGGAGACATACAGAGATCATTGATATAATTGGTATCCATAATCTCTCCAGTAACCGGATGCTTTACCTTACCAACATAGGTATCGCTTTGGATATCATAGCGGCCCTCATCTCTAAGATCATAGCGTTTTCTATAGATATAACGAAGGGCATTATAAGTATTAAGAACTCTGATATTATTGGGGTCATAAGTACCACCAGCAACAACATTATGGCGCACATCATAAGCCTGCTTAGTTGCAGACAAGTACATTAGCTGATCAGTATCAATACAAGATTCCTCAAGACTCTTGCGCCGCTCTTTTTCGAGTCTCTTGTTCAACTGATCCATACTCTCGTTATGATAGTCGTCGCTCTTCATGATCTCTTTTTCCATTGCTGCTACTTATCCCCCATCATATATTAGAATTGGTAGTGAATGTATGGCTCACTCATTGCTTATGGTTATATTATAACATAACGTCAACTAAAAATCAACTACTGCTTCTTTACCAATTTCTTTAACTAGTATCTGTAGCTGTGGAAGTACATCGAGTACTGCGCACTTCTTTATCATGATTTGATATAAGTAGGTTACAAATACCTCAAATAACATCTTTGGACCAATTCGGCGCCGCACTCTATTAATCTCATCCTTATAAAAGTGATCAAACAGATAAAACAACAACAACTTTGCCATGAAGATAGTAGTCTTATGCGACATGATCCTACCCAGACTACTAGTCTCATCGAATGTCATATATACATCATTCTTAATAGCATCATGTAGTATCTGATACTGATAGCACATATCATCGATCATATACTGCTCAATAGTAATTTGATGATCTTGATGATATTCATTGTAATAAGAGATGGCCATATTGATAATGTCATTCAATGTATATGTATCTGGAATCTTATCAAATGGATTATCGTGCCTGTTAAGTAATGATACATATCTCTTAATACCACTAGAATGTATCGGTGCGGCAGAAGTAATCTTAGTATGCATCCACGCAATATTATGCGCAAATTCACTCAATGAATGATGCACATTGAATCTACATGCAGTATCTCTGTAATCTTTCCCAGAATACTTGCCCATACGAGGATTACCTTCAATAAAGTATGTTTCTTCTGCATTGTGTACATCATCGATATAATAGTATTGCATAGTGCTATCATACTTCATACGGCAGTTATTTTTTGTTAAGAACTCTGCAATATCTGCCTTCTGCCATCCCTTTTTATACAACTGTGTTTCCTTATAATAGCCATCGATAGTTTTATACTTACTCTTACTCATAATACTACACCATTCCCTTCAAGAATCATGTTTGGTAAACAAATATATGATGAATTTGCAATTTGCATATTTGCCATTCATTAGTAACTATTTTAACCTATTACGGTGGGAGGGCAAGTTTTAGTTGTTAAGTAAACGTCCATCAGTTAAAGAGATGTTTCAGGCGGCGCAAGCGGTTCGTAATGGCGGCAATGTAATCTCATTGGATCCAAATAAAAGAAACACCGGCGCAGTATTACCTAGTGGAGTACCTATTCCATCCACAATACCCAATGTACCCAATGAGAGGATTCTACAAGCTTTTTCAATCATTGATGCACATACTCGTTACATTAATAACAACACAATCATTGAGAACCTAAACACTGCTATTCATATCATTAGTACTATTATAGTATCACAATATCAAAACTGGCACGCTGATGAGAAGGTATTCATTGATCTAGTTGAAGACTACTTACCATTGTTTATGGTACCACCACCAAAGACCAAGAAAGAAGAATACAAAAATATCAATAAGGATATCAAGAACTATATCATCTATAGTTGTTTGATATACCTAGCAGTCTACAACAAAGATCCCGCTCTTATGAAGAAATACAATAGTAAGATTCAATTATCAGTGAAGGCTATCATTAAGTACGCTAGAGAAAGTGAGGAAGCGCCGGCGCCAACTACATCTACTAATACAAAGCCAACTAAAACACCTGTTACTAATAAAACATCCAAATAACTTCACCATACACGTATTATAACACACATGTTATAATAAAGCAACCCCCATTTCTCAATCATTGGAGGTGAAACTTATTCCAACTTACAAGTACAACCCTGATCCAACGAAGGATCCCTATTTCATTCACATTAATGGTAAGATGATTATCAAGGATCAAGAATTTGAACTTGATGGTTATCTATCAGAAGCAATCATGGAAGCAGATCATATTGAATTTGTAAAAGATGAGCCATATATCTCTCCAATCATATGTAGTAAAACTGGCGCATCTATTGATCTAGAAGTACCTGATTGCGGTGACCCTGTTGATATTATAGTATATGTACCTACTGGTGGCAAGTGCAAAGTTTACTTCAATAATAATATTGCTACTGAAAAGTTCATTACTGTTACTAATAGCGGGCCCATTATGAGAAGTGTATCTACTCATACCTTCAAAACCATTAATGGTAGAGGTTCGGGAGAATGTTGCATTGCCGTAGTGCCTGCAACACAATACGCTGGTAAAGAGATTCCAATGTTTGTTAATGGATAGTTGGTATTGGTGATATGATATCAACTATCTTATTAATTATTGCTATTATTGGATTTCTAATAATGATGGCGCCGATAGTTTACTGGATCTGTATCTATATCAAGACCAAGAACCAGTATATTACTACTATGATGCACGCTAAGAAGTTTGCACATGTACTCAAAATAACTCCATGGATATATAAGCAAATTGAACTATCTACTGATAGTATCTTTGGTAGAATGCAATATGAGGCTACTAATAGTACTCCTCCTAATAGAACTATTTCTAATGAAAGATACCTAGAAGCAATACAAGCTATTAGAACTCACTTCTATGGCACAGTACCAATTGGCATTGCTAAAGATATGATGTTTGAGTACATTGATGCAAAGCAAATTGATATCCTTATTATGAACCAGTTTACTAAGGCTAATAGCGGATTCTTTAAAATTGAAAGTAGTAGCAGCGCCAATAATAACACACCTATCCCATAAAGGAGGTGAAGATACATACCACCAAGCAATAACAAAACTAATCCATTACAGAATGCTAAGGATACTCTCAATACTATATCTGGATTACCACCCATTGATGTAGATGGACTGATTACTAAGCTATTAAAGAAGACTGAAGATTCTATAGCCAATCAAGTAGATTGGAAGAATATCTATCAGTCCTTATCATCTGATAACAATAACAAGGACATCAATGAAGTAGTAAAGCAGATTAGTTCATTGGACTTTATATCATCGGCGTCGCATATGGATCGCCTTAATAAGTATAAAGAGTTCATGATGATACTTAAGAAGGTTCCAGTTATTAAGAAGATACTACGATTGTATACTTCTAATATATTGGCGCCCGATGATATAACTAAAGTATCTCTTAAAACAGTACCAAAGGATCCTACTATCAATAAGCTAGATGAAGAGTATTCATCTATCGAAGCAAAGTATCGTATGATTATGGATCGCATAAACATTGAAGATCACCTATATAACATTGTGTTTAAAACTCTGTTCTATGGTGATATGTTCGTGGAAATCCTCAGCTCTAAACGATACTTACTTCAAACTATCTATAATCTACAAATACCTATTCTAGATAAGCATGTTAAGCTTAATGAAAGTCTCAATGATCAATATGATGATTCATTAACCATTAACATGTATAATGGTAGTAGCAGTGATAGTATACGCGCCACTAATGAAGACATTGCATATCAGGTACATATTGAATGGCAGAAACCAATATACCAGCAGATTAACGAAACTATACAATTTGCCAATAACTACTTCAATAGCTATTTAGAGTCATTGGATATCAATGAAAGTAACTTTACTAGTAAGGTTAAATCCAATGGCATACTAAAATACATATGTGAAGAGTTCTATGGTACATTGGATATGTTATCTTCATATGATAACTTAGTTGCCTTTAGTGAAGCAGCCAATGAAGGATTTACTAGTACTACTATTGGTAGTAATAGTAATGACGACGAAGAAAACCAAAAGCAATACTCTTTAGATTACTTACCAGTACAATCAACATTATCTTCATTGCATATCAAGATACATACGCCGGATAAGATCATCATTCTCAAAGACGATGAAGTGGAATATGGTTATCTGTTTATCAATGAAGGTATCAGTAGTGTTAACAATGCTTCTAATGGTAATAGTGGTAATAGAAACTCTAACATCTCTGTTGGTGGAGTATCCGCCGATGTTGTTATCAGTAGTAGTAACTTCATTAACTCTGCTAATGCAATGGCAATGTTTACTAACAATGGCGGTAATAGTAAAGCAGATCACGCTAGACAGATATCCAATAAGATATACGATTACATTGTTAGTAAGTTCCAAGAGTATGAAGGCGACGTAAATATCAATAATTTATCGCCAAATCTACAGATGCTCATTGCAGATATCTTAAACAATGGATCCAATAGCATTACTATTAGATATATCCCGCCGCTCAATATACAGCAGTTTAAGATTGAGGGTACTGGATTCAACAATCCTTATGGTGAGGCTATTACAGAGGATCTATTGTTTAGGGCTAAGATGTTATTAGCTGATGATATCAATGGTATTGTAAGTAAGTTAACATCTTCTGGTAAGAGATTGTTATGGACTGTTACTGCTAATACTCACCAACAAGCAGCTAATAGAATACAACAGCTTAGTAAGGCAGTAAATAAGAAGACAGTATCTGTTGATAACTGTATTGATATTATGAACTCCGCCATCTTCCAAAATGATAACATCTATACTGCTAAGGTTAATGGGGAACGCCAAGTAGAATTAGAAACATTGGATCTAGGAAGCAATACAGATAATACCGATTCCAACATGTATATGATTAAGCAGTTGATTACTGGCGCCGATGCTCCACCGGCACACCTTGGATATGAAGAGTGGACTTCTGGCAAAAATACTCTTTCTAATGAAAATGTAGTCTTCGCACAAAGCATCATTGGATATCAGAAGCAATTTTCAAACAGCATAACATCACTAATACAAAAGATCTATCTAGCAATCTTTGGGTATACTAATGACTTTAATCTCAATTTCAAGAATCTACTCATTGCACTAAACTCTCCAAGGAGTATTGCATTAGCAACCTTTGCTGATAATGCTACCAGTCTATCTACTATTATATCTGCTATGTCTGATATCAAGGAGATTCCTCAGAAGACATTTATCAACATGTTTTGGCCAGAACTATATGATAAGATTAATGAGGCGGAGGCTTTATTACAAAAGCTTAATGATGGTAGTAAGAAAAAGGGTGGCGGAGAAGGCGGCGCTGATGATTTAGGTGGTATGGGAGCAATGGGTGGAGGCGGTGGCAGTGATTTAGATATTAAGAATCTAGAGGCATTAGGTAATGGAGAAGAAGGAGGAGGAGCAGCTGAAGGTGGCGCACCAGAAGAAGCTCCATCTAAATAGAAAGGTGGTGCCATATAATATATCATAGCTATGGATAATGAAGATTACGCTGCCATTGTGGATAGATTTGATAGTATTGTAGATAACATTACAATGCCATCTAGTATCAATACACATAAATCCTATTTAGACTCTCTTAACATAAGTAACAATAGTAGTAATAGAACTCCAAGTGCAATGATGGATAGTATACATAATATTGCTAGATCTTTAAAGATTACTCCATTGACATACGTAGATGAATCTAAGTTCTATAGCTATGTAGATGCTGCCTATAAGATATACCAGCAATTACTTAATAACAATGATAAGTTCTCTAAGAGGAATGCATGGTTAATAGCTAACATAGCTATGTTTAATTGGTATTATAAGATGCTATTAGGAACATCTCTTACTGGTAGAGAAGTGGAAAGGGAGGTTGATCAGGCGCTAAGATCTCCAATATACTATTCTATAGTAACATGTCTAATGGGACTTATTAAGTCAGTAGTAACAATGGCAGTTATATACTATGGCACCACTATGTTACCAAATAACGATATCACTGAAAAAGGGCGCCTTATTTTCTTTGGTTACTATATCATATCAATGATCATCAACCTTATTAAGATATCCATTAGGATATATAGAGGCACTGATGAATCTCTCGATGTAGTAAAACCAATTATTAGTTAGATATTGTGAGGTGAAGTAAACATCTCATCAAATCGCGAAGTACTAGAAAAACAGTTGCTAATGCAAGTACTACTAGAAGACTTCGACATGTCTGAAATAGATCAACTGATACACGAAGCACTTAGTGATGATGTTAATGATCTTATTAAGATTGCAGACATTGATAAAGAAACCAAAGAAGCATCAGATAGTACTACTGATGACATTAGTAACATCCTTGGTATTGATAATATATTGGCTAAACTAGATGCAGAAGATGATGGTGCCGATAGTGATGATAGTGATACTTTAACAGTAAAACTCACTGAACCAAAGAGCATTGAAGTTAATGTTGCTACTATGGTATCTCCAGATACTCCTACTACTGCATCTTATGATGATCTAGATAGTAACAATGATAAAGAAGTATCAGTATTATTACATCCTAATGATAGTACTAGTAATGATAATACTACTGATAAAGAACTTAATGTTACTGTTAGAAATAGTAGCGGCGCTAATAATAAAGACGCTGATGATATTACCAATGCTAAGGAATTAGAAGTAAAGATCAATAATACTGCTGATTTAGAAGTTGGTATCAAGACTGATAAGAATGCTGATAGTAACAACGATGACAATGACGATAAAGATACATTCAATGTACGTCTAGTTAACGATAGCGATGCTGATAAACAAACTGATATGTTTATTCAGCGCCGCGATAAACTTATCAATGACAAAGATCCCAATCTACAACTATCAGTGTGTATTAAGGTTGTTATGGAACTAAAGGAATCATTAGAGCGCCTTATATCACATGCCCCTAATGAAACCATGTTAGTTAAGACTAAGTATGTTATTGGCAATATATTAGAAAACATACTATCCAATAGCAATATGCTACTCAACGATCAAGATAAGATGAAAAGCGTTGTATATAAGGTTTTTGATCTAATCATCAGTCTCAATAAGTATATCAAAGAGAGATTCGATGATATACAAGATACTGTCAATGATGGATCTAAATCTACTGAAGATGGCGCCATATCAAAACAAATTACAGATATTGAGAGCAATATCGCTAAAGATAATAATAATATTTCTTTTTCTAATACCAATACAGTTATTGGCGGCGCAGTAAATCATACCACTACTGCTGCAGAGAAGAAAGTTCCAAACGTTAACAAGAAAAAGTACTAATAATGTGAATGAGGTGGTGTAACTAGTATATATGTCAGTTTGCTTTCTTAATGAGTGGAATGAAAGTTCCATTCTCAATGAAATAAATGTAGCAGATGATGGCTACGATACATACAAAATCAGAGGCAAATCTCGTCTACAGACTATCAATGAAGTAAATAGTAATAGGCGTATCTATGGCATGGCTATTGCAGAGAGATTCGTCGAGTCTGCTAATGAGAAGATTGCTAAGAATCGGATGTTGGGCGAATTAGATCACCCAACCATTACTAATCCCAAAGATCCAGGTCAGTTAAAGCGCCAAATGGTGGTACTCTTTGATAGAGTATCCCACAAGTTTAATAAGATGTGGATCGAAGGCAATAGTATTCTATCGGAACTAGAGACTACATCTAATCGCAATGGTGTTGATCTAGCTAGGATGGCATACATCGATAAGATTCCTATTGGATTCTCTTGTAGGGCGATGGGTAAAGTGCGCCCATCTTCTATGGGGAAAGGTATTGTGGAGGTGATAGAACCGACACATTTCGTTACATATGATAGTGTAACGGATCCTTCGCATAAAACAGCACAACTTACTGATATCACTAATGCAGTCAGCGCCATGAATAACATTAACAAGATTTGCACCACTAATGTTAGTGAGGCTAGTAATATTGCATTGGATGAATCCGTATCCTTTATGGAATTCAGTGATCTCTTTGAGATGAAAAATCCAATGGATGGTATTCTAAAGCGCTTTCTAGGTGAAACCTACTATAATGAAACTTTCAGCGAGAAACAAAAAGTAGAATGCGGTAAGACTGTCATGGATAACATCCTAAAGAGATTCATGAGTACTTCTTGTAAGAAAAGTGGTATTAGTACAGTAAAAGATCTTAATGAGTCTAATGTACATGATCTGATGACTGATTATGCATATACTCATAAGACTGAATACGATACTAGCGAAAAGATTCGCAAAAAGATTCTAAAGTATCTGTATTTGTAATTATGTAGTGGAGCGCATCTATATGATGAGATCTACTACACGTAGTAATAAACATAATGTTATTGTTACAGAAGATCTGAATCTTGATGCATTGAAAACCAATGCGCGCAATACTTACGATGCACTAAAAAGTTTAACTAAGAAGGCACTACTATTAGTAAAGTCTACTATTAATATGGTTAAAATTCCACAATTAGTAGATACTATACTATCCTTCGTTAGATCAATACCTATAATAAATGTACTAGTACCGAATCCTTCTAATGAAGAAGCGCGCGTAAAGGAAATGGTTAGTGTAACTGAAATAGGTGACATAGTCACAACGCTTGCTAATATTACCCAGTTTCTATTTACTACTATATGGAAGCTATTACCAGCAAGTAATGCTTTCAAGAAAAACATCATTATGCCAATCTTTAACTACAATGACAGGCTTACTTTCATGAGAGCTTTATATAAGATGATGGTGGATTCTTCAGTGCCACCCAAATATGCCAAGGCATATATTATTATTATGACACTGAGGATTCCAATCTATAACATCTTATTTGTATTTAAAAGCTTTTGGAGTAGAGAAAAGTCAGATCCTACTATGGATGACAAGATACATCCATGGACATCTGGTAATCCTGTTTACGATAAAGAAACCGGTATGAATGAAACAGAGCGCCGCATTCATAAGAAGATACAGCTATTTATACAAATACATAAGACTGCTACTACTGATGTAGAATCTTCATATAGGTTAACTAAGACTATCATTAAGGATTCTATAATGGGCATAGTGGTGCCTTTTCTATTACCAATGTTTAATTTCTTTAGGATATCCTTTGGTATTGGCAATGAAGAAGGATCGATGTTTTATATGTTAGATGGTATGATCAAAACAGTGCTTATCATCTACTACTATTATTTTCTAATTACTGCAATGATATTATCTTCCTTGGCAGTTGATAAGGAAGAAAGCAAAGCAACAGCTAATTAGCTCGTTATTATATTAGAATATGGAGGACAAGGTATGGCAGGAAAAAACAGCAATAATGTACAGTCACCTGCGGCGCCGGATGGTATCTTACCTATTGATTTCGATCAGGTACCAAATGGAATGCCCACTATGACTACTCCATCACAACAACAAACACAACCAACTGGTCCTATTCCAGGAGGTTTATTGAAACAAGCTGCTGATACTAATCTTTCACCAGCAATGCAGGCAGCTATTGCATCTACACCATCAATAAATACTATGTCTTCTTATATGAAGGCGCCGGAACCAACTATCAATGATGGTCCAGTATCTATTAGTCTGGATGTTAATATCAAGGATGTAGATATTGAGCCCAATAAGAAATACTTTGTAAGATTACCTCATAGTGGTCATGAATTCAATGTACGTGGTCTTACTGTTGAGGAAGAAGATACTATCAAATCTTCCAATAGCAGTACTAAGCGCGCTGCTGAAACCATTATGAAAGTACTATACAATTGTATTAGTAATGATGTTAAAAGCAAAGGCCAACCATTTGAAAACTATGATTCCTTTATTCGTAATATCTCTCTAGCAGATAGGGACACCATTGTACTAGCAGTAATTCAACAGACATATGAATCTACTCATGATATGAATGTACGGTGTTCTAGATGTGGTAAAGGATTTACTGAATCAGTGTGTCTACCTGAGTGTATTACATATAAACACTATATGGGTAAAGCACCGATCCTGCAAAAGCGACATATTCTTACCTTCCCACAATTAAAGTGGAAAATGTATCTTAAGATTCCTACTGTGTATGATGAACTTAAAACTCTCAATACCAATCAGATGGTTGCAGATCTACAGAAATCGGCCGATTATATCTTCATTGATAAACTGGAATATGTAATGACCACGGATCATGGACAGGTACTAGAAGATACTATTACCAATTGTGCTCAGATCTATGGTATGATTAAAGGACAGCCGGCTATTATTAGAAAGCGCATTGATAAAGAATACGATGCATTTAGGGGAGAGTATGGAGTGGTAGGTTCCTATGAAACGGTATGCAAATATTGCGATTCCCCAATTACCGTTAACATAGTGCCTATCGCACACTTTCTGTACCTGGTACAATAAGGCAGTTAAAGTAGGTCTTACTCTAGAAGACTACGCCGAGATTGGATACAATTCCAATAAGTACCATGAACAGATACTCTCTACTATATCAGTAGCGCAAGAGTTTCTGGGATTGTCATATAATAGTATTCTAAAAATGCCACTAAAGGATTTCTATGCACTGCTTAGAATCAAAAGTACTGAAGAAAAGCAAAAGCAAGAATATCTGCAGCGGCATCAAATGAACAATATGAATAGTCTAAGATCTAAGGAAACTAGAATTCGATTAGCATAATGCAATATATGTTTGGATGTGATATAACATCAAGCAACCTATTCATTCATGGTATCCAATGTTTGACAAAGATGGTAACTTTGTAGAACTCTATGGGTGGGACGTTGTGCTACGTCACATCTTTACTGTATTAGTAACTAGACCTGGTAGTAGACAATGGCAGCCGGAATTTGGATGCAGGTTATTGGATCTACTATTTGATAATACATCTAATGAATCCTCATACAATGATATCATTAAGGATGCATTTCGGTGGATTCCATATGTGACTCTTACTAAGGTTAATAGCAAATTACAGAAGATGACTAATGGTAGCGGTTATAAATTATCTATTGCGCTTACTGTATCATATGCAGGTGAGACGAAGCATGTTTCGTTTATTATACCGCCGCAGATGGATCTACTGAATGGGCAGATCCATTCTATCAAGGTACAAAGGTAATAGTATATTATGATACATGCACATAGATCTATAACCAATGACTACATTAAAGACTACATAAATCTCACCCATAGAGTTTACCCATCTTTTATAAGCAAGCTATCTAGTACATACTATTCTTTAGATGTTACTAATAGTAACATGAATGAAGACTTATTATCTATATATAAAGATGTATCTGATCCAAAACACGGTGGAAAGTATAGCGTAATATACAATGTACCATTACATACTTCCACTAATAGTAATCTAGAAAATAGTAATACTGAGAAGGGCGCTGGTATTATTGAATCTAGTAAGATTACAGTAAATATGGATCCATTGATTAACATAGTACCAAAAACTGGTGATCTACTATGTTTCAATACTGAAATTGCCAGTTACTTTGGTGTATATAGAGTGACAAATATCGATACATCTTCTACGATAATGGCGCCCTATACTAGATTATCAATAGAACTAGTACCAAATGTTACTATAGAATCTCTAAAGAGGTTTGTAATAGAAGAGTTGGCGTTTGTAACCAACTATCATCATATATTTAGAAAGGGGGACACTTTACTGATCATATCACTGCAAAAGAAGATCGATGAATATGTAAACTACTTCAATGAAATATACAATCATAAGTTAGATGCGCACGTAGATTATGATCATAGGGTGTTCCTAGAATTTGAAAAGGCGCTTAATGATCTGTTTAGTAAATATATGGCGCATACTAACATGTTACATATTAACAGATCTTTTCTATGTGATAACTTACTTAATTACTATGATGAGAATAACATCTTTACTCAAATGCTAGATCCAAATAAGACTATTGATACTAGTGTAATACCAATGTGTACTACTAGTATCAGAAGACTTGATAAAACACGGCGCCGCACTATCAATAACAAAGCAATCATCTATCGATTACTTAACTCCAATAGTGCAAAAGATAAGATCATTATGGATAATCCAATACTACCAAAGTATACTATTGATAATATAGACGCCTTAGCAGACTATAGTAAATGGTCTACTATAACTAGTGAAAAGTTCTTATTGAATGTTAAGGATCAAATGTCTTCTTTTATAGAGAATGATTGTGTTATTGATAAAACTAACATGTTCGGCAATGCTATAAGACTATCACAGATATTCTATATACTAGATCATCTAGTAAAGAATACTATTAAGAACTTTCCAACAGATAACAAGTTAGGATTACTGGAACATGGCAGCTAATACTATAACACAAGATAATCAGTTTCCACTAGATGATATACTAAAGATCTTCGACGGTGATCAGTTTTATGTAAAGCTATTTAAAAATCTACTAGATGCTATTACTACTAATGATTATAGCGCCATATCCAGAACTCCTAAAGAGATACAGTACTTGTATCTGCAAATGAGATCAAAGGTTGAAACCTTTGTAATGGATGAAATATATGAAAATATATACACGTCGGCTGCATATGATGGACTCATCACATCATTGATTGATATCTATGCAGTAATGCACACTGTAATCTACCTTAGAGCCAATATCAATGATATTGCTATACAACCGGATGAAGTAGTAGATAACTATCTAGATATGTTCGGCTTTAAGGCAAAACATCTATTTAACTATATACAGCGTCGAGAAATATGTAAAGTAGTATATTGGTATCTGAGACGTAAAGGCACACCAGCACTAATAGTAAAACTATTAGATATGCTGGGATTCACCTACTTTTACCTATGTGAGTTCCAGATATACGAAGTAGAACAACAGGCCGGCGTCGTTACTAATAGTGGATTCGATAAACATGTTTACAAATCTAAACTTCTTTATGAAGAGCTACCTAAGAATAATAGTATTGGATTCTTTACTGGATTAGAATATCCCTATAGCTGGATCCGCGATGAAGATCCACTATGTATACTAACTGATGATAATCTATCGGCCAATAAGAATACTACCTATCCATTACAATCACCGTATTATCAAGTTGGAGTATCTGTTACACATGCGGATCTAGAAAGACAGATATCAGCCTTTACGTATGCCATGATTAAGAAAACACTCATGGATATTGACATGGGTGAGGATGTATTCAAAAGCAAAGTCGAAAACTATGATCGGAAAGTATCATTCATATCATTGATATTGGGCTGGACATATCTACTAGCAGAATACTTTGGTATCAAAGACAATTATCTATATGAGGAAGTTAGCTATAAAGAAGCATATGATATCGGTGGATTAAAGTATGATATGGCTGATAAGAAGTATGATCAAGGAGATATCTCTAGAAGAGATATACTATATGATCCTGGTCATATTTCTAGAAGCGCCAATGTCTATGATAATAAGCCATCAGTTATCTACGATACCAATGATGTCAAGTATGATAGAAAGCTCAATAAGGATAACATGGTAACTGAAGGGGATCAAGCTTATAAACTTAAGTATCCAGTCTTTGGATGGCAAAAAGATATCAGAGATGCTACTCCACTGGATATCATGTATGATATCGATAGAGAAATTAAAAGACTTAATCAAAGGTTACTATGGCAGCCCAATGATAGTGAATTGAGACTCAATGATCATCCAACTAATACTATAGTAAGAGAGCGCAATACTATTAAAGACCGCAAAGATAAAGTACTTCAAGAGGTCTATGAAATTTTCTATGGTGCCCCCATCTTTGGTAAGTATGAAAAAGCAATACGCTTCTTTGAAGAGCACGATATTAACTTCAAAGAGTATCTAAATAGTGTAATGCTTACTAGAGAACAGCGCATGAATCTTGCAATGGATGAAAGATTTGAAGATATAGATGATAATTTCCAAAAAGTATTAGAAGTTATGGACAATATACTAGAATCCATTGAATACTATATCTTTGATAATACTACCTTTATGATCCCTGTAAGGAATCTAGTACTCTCTTATGAAAAGATCATTAGAATACTACATGAACTAGATAAGTATTATACTCCATATCACGCCAAGTTACTAGAGCCGATGGTAGTATGGCTTATTAGAGATCTACCTGATGATTGTGTAGCTATTGATGATACCAAGTATGAAACTTCTAGTAGAACTTCTATGAGGGATGTAGTATGGCGCGCCTCTCATTATAGTATGGATGATATAGATCCTCCTGATCCATATATACCCATCAATGATTGGGAATGCAATAATCCCAATATGCCACATATACCAATCTCTCCCAATTACCTAGATGATCCATATTACAATAGGGAAGAATGGCAGAAGATTAATAAGATTCTATATGCCATTGGATATGATTGGCGCAATCTTGATACCAAACCATTCATTGTAAGAAGCGAATGCCTAAGACCAATATATGATTGGGATCCGGATCTTATTGAATCATCCCTTGAATACAAGTGCATTAGCGCATTCAATACAGTGAAGCCCGATCACGAAACCATTGAAAGACTCAAGAAGATTGAAGAAGATCAACTTAAGAAGACCTGCTATGTTGATAGCCATGTATCTACCATAGTGGGTAATGGAGTAACTAGTAGATATGAGATAGCGCACAATATGTACAATAGGGATGTATTGGTGCAGTGTTATGAAGTATCTACTGGATGCGATGTTGCTCCTTCTATCAAGAGAACTACAATGGATACCATTGAGATAGAGTTTACTAATGCGCTTCCTATTGGTGTTAAGATCAATGTTATCATTATAGCAAGAATGCGCAAGAATATCTCTATCTTCAATCACATTGCCAGTAAGATGATTAACATCATTGGTAATGGAAGACTTAAGAACTTTCTAGTGTATCATGGTCTTGGTACTGATAATATCATTGTAGAAGTATATGATAGAATCATGGGCGAGATGGTTGGTGTTGGCACAAGAAGAATCAACAATAACATGTGCTATATAAGCTTCAATCTACCTCCCAATCAGAATAGAACCTATAGGGCCAATATCATTGCTCCACTAGATAAAATCAATCCCTCCTATGTTACATATCATACATTTGAGAAGAGTGTTGATATTACTGGTGATGATACTACCTATAACTTCCAAATTGATCACAACTTCAATAGTAACAACATTGTAACACAAGTGTATGATGGTATCAATGGAGAGACTGTGGATTGTATTGTGGATCATATTAATCCCAATCAGTTAGAGATTGAGTTTAAGAAGCCAATTGGTTTCCATAGATATCGCGCTGTTATGATTGGTAGTATGAACAGAAACGTTGGTACATCTACTCCCATGAACAACCTTACTGGTTATAGTAATACTATAGTTGGTAATGGTATTGTTAAGGAGTTTGTACTTGTTCATAATCTTAATAGCGCCGAAGTATTTGTGCAGATTAGAGACAAAACTACCGGTCAGTTTGTTAAAACTTCTATAGCACAAAGAGATCATAATACTACTATAGTAACATTTGGTAAAGCACCAGTAGTAGATCAAGAGTACATTATAAGCATCGTTGCACCATTATACATACATAAACTTACGCAGCCTTCTTCTTTCTATAATACTATTATGAAACAAATGAAGATTGTTGGTAATGGATTCAACAATCGATTTGAATTAAAGCACCATATTAATAATGATCCTGTGATTTTACAGGCCTTTGATTGCACCAGTGGCGAGTTAGTTGATATATATGCTAAAGTGGTAGATTCTAATACAGTATTAGCAATCTTCAAAGAGGCGCCGCCCATATCAAAGGAATACAATATTAACATACTATCGTTACCTAATCCAAATATCAAACCCACGGCCAATATGGCTACTACTGATCTCAATCTAGTAGACCTCTACAAGAAAGATCTTATTGGTAATGGTAATACTAATAAATATACTATATCACACAATCTAGATACTGATAACATACTAGTCAGCATCTATGACCATACCAATATAGAAACAACTGAATCATCTATTACTATAGTAGATAGTAATAATATTGATGTTGAATTTAAAGAAGCAATAGCTAATAAGAAGAAGTACACTGTTGTTGTTATTGGCGCCCTACCTACTACACATCTACTAAATGAGTTTGAAACTGTAGATAACGGCGGATATCTTCCTCCACATCACTATAGAGAGATTAAGACGTATATCACACATCCACTTACTATTCACAAGAGCAGTGATAGAGATCATCTAGATGCAGTAGATGAAATAGTAACTGATCCGGATGATATAAGAGTCAAGTATAATCTCCATAAGTTTGATGTGCCATCTATAATGGAAAGGGTTGATATTATTCACGAAGTTAGAACTGGTAGCGCCGCTAATAGTGGCACTGATCTAGCTGGATTCAATCACAATGATGTATTAACTAATGATGCACGTTATAACAATGAATCTGTTGCTGATATCTTCCCACAATATCCTGCGTATAAAGAAGCACTAGGAAATGGACAACCGCCCTACACACCATAGAATAAAGGATGGTGAGCTCAATATCATTAGATAATAACTTTATATCTAGTAATGCATTAAGTATCAAAGAAAACGTTACTATTAAGGATGAAATCGATAGAATCGAAGCAGAACTATCTAAGGCGCAAAAGACAGATATGCGTGGATATGTATATGCTATTCATGAAACTAAAGATGGCGCCAAAGAAGTTCTAAATCTTAACCACAATCACATTGTCATCAATGGAAGGAAGTGGTTAATGCAAAAGGCTATTGGTAGTTCTTTACCAGATACTCCAGGACAACATGAATGGACTATCAATTGGTTTGGTCTAGGAGAAGGCGGCGCCAATAGTTCCGATCCACTTAATCCACTATATACACCAGATCAACAGGAAGATCTAGTAGCACCTATCAAGATTCACAATACCTATTACGCTGATTATAAGTATGCCGATGATGGCAAGAAAAAGACATTTAAGCTATTTACTGGTAGTAATGCGCAGATGAAATACGATGTCATTAACAGTGAGATTGTGGCGCTATTTCATCTAGTGGTAGACTATAATGATTGCCCATATGAGCTACCTAATCTAGGAGTAAAGATTAATGAGCTGGCTCTATATGCTTCGCCTTCTAGAGAGCCATCATGTGAAGATTTTGTAATGTTTAGTAGGTATTGTCTACCAACCAAGTATAAAAGCTTTAATGATAAGTATACCTTCCTATGGTATATCTACTTCTAGCTTAGGAAAGGTGTATATAAGATATGCGACCAATTAATCCACCTACAAGTTTCACACTAACTAATAACTGGCACGATATCCAGTTCACCAATCTTCATCAATATCACGCGCATGTATCACAGGAGTATAATAAATTACTAAAGGCGCATGGTAGAGGTAGCTTCTTTATCATTAAGGGCTTTAAACTAGGACTATTTAAAGCTACTATCAATGGTAAAGAAACATTGGTGGCTAGACTTACTCCTGGTATCTATGTACATGATTGGACTATTATTGATTATGTACAACCAATGCGCAAAAGTAGATTATTTATCTATATCAAAGTATTCGATGAAGATGATCATCCGGCGCCAAGACAAGTCTATAAGATTGGCTCATTCTATTATCATGGTATCTATGGTGATGGCATAAATGCGTGCCCAACCTATAGTATCATTAAAAGTATTAAGGGCTCTGATGATCACACCAACTTCAGAACCTTCTATAGACTAACATTGGGCGATGACTATGGTCAAAATGGTAAAATTGATATTCCAAATATCAATGTAGATGACTTTACTACCCCGCCTAATGATAAAGATCCAACTGATCCAGAAGATCCATGGAATCCAATTCCTAATCCAGATGATCCAACCAATCCACAAGATCCAGAAGACGATCCAGATGCAATGGATTATGTTACTATTATTGCTAGATCTACTAGCCTCTTATGGGCCATGGTCGTCGACGGCCATAAATAATAACTAATGGGCAACTGGAATGATCCAGATATCAGAAATCATGTTACTGGTGATGATACCTTACGATACAATCTCTTTCTAGTACCAAATGTATTTTACAATGAGCCGATGCGTATCTTCAATCCCTATATAGAGAAAGATATGCGCTCTCATGCCAATATAATATACAAGTCAGTTGACAATGAACAACGTGATAAGTATCATCGTATACTAGAAGAAGTATCGCCAAGATATCGATTTGCATACACTAGTAACTTGCGGGCCATGCAAGATTCATATTTTGCTATAGGCAATGTCTATCTATATCAATTGATTCTAGGTATCAATAATCTATGGACCATATTGGATTATACTGACAGTAACATTCCTAGAATTTATGTACCAACCAAGTCACAAATAACCTCTATGTTTAGGGGGTTGTTAACTGAAAGAAACTATCACAATATGCATGAATTGAATAACGAAGAAGAGATCAGACGCGCCCTAGAAGATCTTATCATTAATACTGAAGTGGATTATACTTTGGTTAGAATGGTATCCGATAAACTACATATCTCTATTCCCAATGCTATTAGACGATTGAAATCACCATTGATTGCTAAATATCTTAGTAGAAGTATATCAAAGATGATTGCCAATAGAAGTAGTATTAATGATAGATTACTAGTTAAGACTATTACTAATATGTTACATAAACTGAAGGTATACATAAAAGATAATAGCGATGATAAAGATAGTGGTGCGCAATAGGAAGTGATCTTGCATATATAAAAACTTTACATTTGTAACTAGTGGAGAATTGGGCGCCAATGTTGGTAGGAAGGCATTAACATCACCAAATGTAATCTCTTTAGATACTTATAATGATATTGACGGCGTGAAGATTACCGCGGCGCAATTACGATTACAGTATCTATTTGATTATGTTCCTACTAGTAAGATCATGTTCGATGACTTTACTCCTGAAGAAAATGGTTTAGTATCTTCACTAATCTATAACAATCAGGGCATTGGCGCCATTTGTAATAAAAAGTATGCTACTGCCGCTGCAAGAAGAGATGACGGTACATTAAGATTCTCTGATAAGATTGATGGACATTGTAGTGCCATACATGGTATGTTAAGGGTTATGTTCAATACTATACCACCAATTGATATTATACTAGGACACGCACATAACATGTTCACTACTATACTATACAGTCTAATCATTAGAATCTTCAATAGAGATTATTCTCTTATTACCTTTCCAGAGCAACAGCTAGCAGCCATTAGATATGCATGTGCATGTATTAGTGGATATAAACATTTTGAAATGAATGAAGCGGTTAATATGTGCGCCGTGCCAATCACTACAATGATCTTCAATAGAGTTAATCCCAATTACTATCTCTCTATACACAATCCAATCAACAGTTACGATGCTTTTGTATCGTATTTGGAAGATAGGTGCGGTATCACTGGTATTGATAAATCTACTGTTATCAATGCCATTCTAAGACAATTAGGTTATCGGGCGCTTATAACACTTGAATGTGGTGCGGATATGATGATTGATATTTTGCTATCTAAATCAGTTAACCATATTATATCGCCCAATCTATATAAGATCATTGGTATTAAGAACTATGATAACATACAATCAAAGATCTCACAGTTATATAACAAACAAGCAAATAGCAATATTCAAATGTAACTATGTAAGTAAAGAGAGGCGGGTGAAACTGAAAGATTCCAGATCATAACCTAGCTTCACCAAGTGCATTTACTAAAGCGCTTAGAGATTCAAAAGATGTTAATCCTACTGGTAGTAAGTTCAATGGTATGAATGTATATGTATCACAATACTGTCCCATATGCCATAGAGCCATTACAGAAGGTAATGAAGATGAATCGTTACCTAATATACTAGCAAAGAGGATTATCACTGATCCTGAGCGCCGCTTTATTACTGACGATCAATTACATCAACTGGAACTTATCAATCAGTCATATATGAACATTACTATATATGATAGCGATAAGAATGGTGTTGTAGATTTGGCAGAGCGGGCACTAAAGGCTGAATCAGTTGAATGGAATAAAATCGAAGGACGCCCGCCTAATCTTACAATAGCAGCAGTGGATGAATTGATTGCCAACATGCACAAGCATGATAATAAAGTTGCTCTAGATAACATCACTATTGATACCAATCGCAATCTTCCATTATGGGGCGGCGTAGATTGGCCTACTAATACCACCGCTAAACAAATGCCCCTTGCTAGTAAAAGCATTAGAAATACTTATATTATGCCAGATATGCCATCTGATAGTACTCTAGGCGATGTGTGGATCGAGAACGAGCGCAATAGAGATACTATGAAAGCCATCCATGTCAATAAGGGCGGCAATCATTGGATTACACTATCTGTCAATGAAGTATCTGATATAGTAAAAGACAAAGTACTTGATGCTATTAATAATAGCGGGGGCGGCGGAGGTGGTGGTGGAGGTGGAGCTGGTTCTATACAAACATATACTAGAACCTTCAGTGGTAATAACGTTGACACTGAATACACTATTACACACAATCTCAAATCCACCAAAGTATTGGCACAACTAATTGATATGAATAGTAATGAAGATGTACAAGTATGCTTTACTAGAAATAATGATAATATGGTAAAGGTATCATTCAATAGGCCGCCCAAACCAACTGATACCTATCTACTAATGCTAGTAAAGTGTCAATAGAGCCATGGCAAATAATAGCCAGTTTTTAGGATGGACTATAGAGTTTCAGGATGAAACTAACGACATCAAATACGATACCGAAATAGTAGATCTTGCTATTGGACAAGATAACAATAGTTCCATAGTAATGTGTACTATAAAGTACAGTGTAGATAGTACCTTCATGAAATACTTTCTTAAGAAGCATGAAGGTACTCTCACACTAATTAACAAGATGATCTATACTGAAGATACTAACGAGATCTTCACTATAAAGCTTGAATCAGTTACTAATGTTGGTAGTATACTAGAGCGCGAAGAAGATGTTTCACGAAGTAATATCACGATGATTCCTATAAGATATATGTGTAAGGAATCTACTGCGCTTATGAATGCAAGGGTAGGCGGCGTTTACCATAAAAAAAAAGTAGAAGATGTGATTCGTGATATCTATAAGAAGAGCAAGTGTAAACTACCACTTAAACTAGAAACACTCAATAATACTACCAAGTATGATTGCATTATGGTACCAGAGGGCTCATTTATAGAAAGTATGCGCTATCTAAATCAACAATATGGACTATATGATAATCTGTTCCTAATGTTTGGTAAGACTTTTATAGATAGCTCTCCACAATGGATCATCAATAACTGCAATAAAATTGATCATGAAGATATAGAACTATACTTCACGCCGCATGAACAATCAAGTAAGGAATCTAAAAGTATTGATAACAAGAAGTACTATACATACCTTCCAATCAATATAAGGAATACTTTTACACAGATGATCCACAAGGTACCAAAGATGATAAAGTTAGTTGCCTTTGATAATAACAAGTTCATTAAAAGGAAAGACATACCTTTTGCTAAAACTTTAAAGAATCTCTCCTTCCTAGAATCCAATAAGCAATTTGATAAGCTTATGGAAGTAAAAGAACAGATGTTTAGTTGCGGGAGATTTGATATGAAAGACTATACTATCAAAGACTCTATTCAAAAGATTGGTATGAATACTTTAGATATACCGGATATCATAATACCCAATCCATTCCTATTAAAGCACTTTAGTATTGGTAATACTATAAAGTTCATATCACAAACACAAGGGTTCATGGACAGTGATATTAAACTAGTAATACTAGGTTGGTTATTAAGGATTAAACAGGGTACTTCATTGGGTGGCGGCGCCAAATGGAATACTACTCTTAAGGTTAGAACTTGTGCAACTAGTTATCTGGGCAATGATTAGTAACTATCAATACAATAACAACAATAATGGCACTGGCAGTTATAGAAGATGATATCTTTCCTCTATACATGTCAGTGCCACTTCTTTTTGCTACTGGTATAATATATATGTAAAGCGAGGTATCTATAATACATACATGAATACAATTATAGAAGCAGTTATCAAGGTAGTACTATCTGGCATACTAGCAATGATAGTACATGAAGTGGGCCATAGTTTTATGACACGTCTATATAAACGCAAACTACACTTTAAACTCAAATTTGGTAAGCTATTCAAAGTGATTCCAATACCAAGAGGTATATGGCAAATGCCATTTGATATTAGTAGGAAGGCGCAAAGGAATATAGCAATGGCTGGATTTGGTACAGAGTTTCTACTAGTAATAATCTTTGCAATCATTCCCTATACTAGAATCACTATACTACCATATTATGGATTAGTAGCATTACTACATATACTATTATATAAGTTCTATGCAGGCAATGAATCTGACTTTAGATGGTTCTAATGAGATATTACTATGATTATTTCATTAGAAGATCAGATTCGTGGTATGAAGGGCACCGAACTTAAAGAATACATAAAAAGCAAATACAATCACTATAAAAGCTCTCCAGAAGGCTGTGTAGACTATATACAAGAGTGTCTATATGTGGGTATTCCTGGCGTTGGATATAGGCCATTTGAGCTATGGGACACCCAGCGCCGCATGATCATTGATATAGTAGAAAATATGTTCGATAACAGAAAGGACATGTATATACTACTAGGTAGTAGACAGTGTGGTAAAACTACATGTACTACTGCTATATGTGATTGGTTAACAACCTTCTACCAAAAGTACAATGTAGTATTGATTCACCTTGATGATACTAGAGGTAAGGGGCAATGCGAAGAATTCAGAAAAATGCGCGAAGAGAAAACGCGCCTCATGTATCTACCTACTAAGAAAAATGCCCTTACTCACCAGATCTTCCAGAATGATAGTTCCTTTAGATTACAATCGGCACAAAAGAGTAAAACTGGTAAAGATGCCGATACTGGTAGAGGTCTATCTGTAAACTTATTATGGGTTGATGAAGCCGGGGGTGTTGATCTAGATAAACTAGAAAGTAGTATTTTTCCTACTACATCAACTACATTCATCTTTTGTAAAGAAAACAACATACCACATATAATACTACTCAGTGGTACTGCTAATGGTAGAGTTGGTATTGGTAAGAGATTCTATGATCTGTGGAAGCAAGTAGAACCACCAAAGAATAAAACTAATCCTTCTATGGGTGGGTATTTATTGTTTTGGAAAGATATACCATCTAAGGATCAAACATGGTATGATTCATGGAGTCAGATTCTACCAGCACGTAAAATCAATCAAGAGATCGGATGTGTGTTCTTAGGGACTGATTCGGCGCTATTTACTGATGATCAAATAGCTAAGATACAGGCCTATTCCAACCAATTAATTAATAAAGAGATACCAACCAATTACACTTATACATGCCCATCGGGACATATAGCCAGGGGTACTTTCTATAGAACTCTTATCAAGGGCAATAACTACCTCATCGGCGTTGATATGGCCAAAGGTAGGAATCAAGATTATAGTGTTATAGAGATACTAGATTATGATACCTTGGGGCAAGTATTTGAGCTCACTGATAACAAGATACAACATGATGATTTTGTTAAGTTACTTAATAATATAGTATTAACTTTCCTTAACAATCAATGTAATGTTTGTATATCTATAGAAAGTAATATGACTGGTAGCGCCGTTATTAATGATCTCATTGCATTGAATAGTATATATAAGATGTTGATCTATAGGAATACTATTGGCGCCGATATATCTAAGCTATCACAATCAAAGACCATTGAATACAATGATTGTAGACACGGTGTGGAAATTACCAATGCCACTAGAGATCTACTCATTAACTATATCTTCACCTATGTTGATAAGTATCTATATGGTATAAGATCTAAGTATCTACTCAATGAGATCGAATCATTGGAAATCAACAAAGATGGTAGAATTGAAGGCGTACCACATGATGATAGTGTATTTGCATTGGGGCACTGTCTATTATTGAAATTTAGAGGGCGCATAAGAAACATACTAAGTATCTTTAGATCTTGTGAAGATATACGCAATGATCCAATGTACGCGCAATATATCTATCTATCTCTTAATAACTATGACACCAAGAAGATACAATCAGCACTTGACAATAACGATAACATACTGTATAATAGAGTTGGTGTAATTGAGGGCGCCATCTATAACAATCCTGAAGGATATGGTACTATTACTGATAGTAGTAATGCTGATATAATTGATCCAGAAACTCTTAATAACTTCTTTACGCCCACTAGTATAGAACTAGATAGTAATGGACAAGTTGATGCCAATTCTTTAGCAACTATTAGAGAGTCATTGATGGTACAAACAGAGGCTATTAAGGCACGCATACAACAACAACATCAAGAAGAAGCTAATAGCTTCATGAAGAAGATTAATAAGAAGGTAAGTAAGAAGATTAGCAGCAACACTGAAGATGATATACACATCTTCAGTAATGATTACCATGGTCAGTTTAATGATAGTAAGGATCCAATGGACTGTTGGATTGGATCAGTAATACCATAGCGCCCATATATTCAAAGGAGCTGTATTGTTGTGAAGGAAGAGATTGATACATTGTTACCAAATGTTATATCTAACAGATTCATATACAACTTCTTTAGCAATAGATCACTATTACAGTTTCCGAGATATGTAAGTACTATTGCGGCAGATCTTATCAATGAGTACTCTATCAACATCAATGACATAAGACTATCAATGTGTCTAATGTATTATTATAACAGAAAGTTCATTGAAGAGATTGATAGAGATGTGGATCGTAATAGCGCCGATATTTTTATCAAGCATATGGAAACAGTATTATACAAGAGTTCCAGTGATACTAATACTATGGAATTAAAGGCACAGTATCATCAATACAACAACATAGATAGCGGCGCACATAAGAATCTCTACTGTTGCAACTATGATAACTATATCTACTCCTTCATATCAATACACAAAGAATACATACCACAATCACTGTATACTCTACTACTAAGTACTATACCTAGTATGACATACTGTAGTAAGAATACCTATATAGATAACTATATCAAGAAGTTCATAGTAATGAATCTACTGAAGTATCTATATGACGATGTAGTTATAGAGTATTATAATCTATGTAGGTTTATGTATCTGTATACACATGTTAGTAATATGGGCGCTATTCCTATACTATACAGTAATCAAAATGGTGTTCTATATTTTGACGTTTCTTATAACAAAAAACACAAGAAGGAACAAATTATTGAAAGGATCTACTCAAATACTGATTCTTTTGGCAAGATTGATGTAAATGAAGTATTCTTTCATATACATTACAGTAACAATGAATATAAGGATTGCGCCGGCGGTAGTATCACTAAGTATAGATCTCTATACAGTAGTAATATTACTGTTAGCAATGGTATTAGGAAGTATCGTACTATTAAGATACATGATACCTTTCCAATGAATGATTACTGTAATGTATCTAGAAAGATACTGCATTCTATGATCAAGGTAAAAGATTATAAGAGCCAATTAGGATCATTGTATACTCTATGGAGAGATAGGATTGCTAAGAATCGGGCCCCGATAGAATATGCTTGTTTATATAAACAGGAAGCACAATATAGTATGTATAGGTTACCATTAAAGGATTATAGTAATGGGGCCGATATATGTGCCGATAGTGAAATATACAAGTATTCTTTCAAGGACCTTAATATTAGTAATGTTATTGATAAGTACCATAAGATCCTATCCAATACAATCAATACCTTGTTATCCATTGGGTAATATGCATATGAGTAAGATCCTGCGCCCTGTTATAATACAGCGGCGCATCTTCTTTTAGTTAGGAGGTGCATTGAATAGCAACAAAGATTGACTTTGAAAAATTAGAAAACATGTTTGACTCGTTCTATGGGGTAGTTGGTTTTAATGGATTACTTAGGAAGCATCTATTAGCTCGTATACGTACCATGGCCAATAATCGTATCCAGTTTTCTAGTACCACTTATTCTATATTGTATAATCTGATTAACAATAAGAAGGTTGGTATATACTTTGCACCAAAGATACGCATAAAGAAGTTCTTTAGTGGTAATAAGGCGCTAAAGGTAACAGGTGGGTACGATGTTGATAGCAAGAAAATCAATGTATTTGTATCATGGAAGTTTGGGTAAATTGCCCTCATACTAGTATAAACTAGTATGATAACTATAACAACTGCTGGTAACTTCTAATACATAAGCTACTAAATATATATTGACAAAAGATTCAATGTTATGTAGTTAACGAAGCTTATGGTGATATAGTAAGTCAATTTACTATATCAATACAATGAATGTTCAGCAGGATAATGATTACAATCACTTCTTCAACGACTATATTAGACGCATATGCGTCAAAGTGAGTAGTGCCTTATGGGTAATGATATAGTCTGTGCTATCTATAACTAGATAGTAAGTTGGGTCTATATTGGATCAACAAAACTGCAAAATATACGTTGACATTCACCTTGACTTATGGTATACTATATAATGTAGTGAGCAGGTATTCCATAGTAAAGGAGGTGAATCGGATGAATGAAGTTCAGTTATTTCCACGTGGTTATAAGGTAAAATTACTTCCAACAGAAGAACAACGTCAACATCTCGAAGACATAGCTAATGCTTGTAGATACTTCTGGAATTGGGCAGTAAATCTTAATATCCAACTGGTTCGGAATGGTTGCGCCATACTTGATGGTTTTGCTCTTAATAAGTTACGAACAAGCCTTATGCGTAAAGGTAATTTCAAATGGCTTAAAGAACGCAAGATTCCTAGTCGTGCCATTAAAGAAGTACTTTTGAATGTTTGGAAAACTTATAAACAAAATAAGTACATCTATATGACTACTGGTGAGTATGGTGATACTATTCTAACTTGTTGGCGCCATCCAAAATTTAAAAGGAAGAAACGTAGTAAACTCTCCTTCATGGATGGTAAAGATATGTTGTATTTTCCAGATGAGAATACAGTGAAGATTAGTAGAGTTGGTAAGGTAAAAGTTAAGTATTATTATCCTAACCTAACTATACCAACCACTAGAGCAAATGTTGGCACGTTTTGTGATCCACGTATTCGGAGAGATGATAACGGTAATTGGTTTCTATCATTTATGCTTTATCGTGAAAGCCAAGCAGTAAAGTTGAATGATTTCTCTGTTGGTGTAGATCTTAACTGTGGAAATAATCTAGTGGCAATTAGTTATGATAACGATAGTACCAATACTAATGACAATCTTCATACCAAGGATATCAAACATCGTTTCTATAAGAACATTAACAAGAAACCGCGGATTAAGCGCAAGATCCGGCGCCGTAAACATCTACAACGAGAATTATGTAGATGTCAACGTCAGAACGGTTCTTATAGAGCGAAAGATGATTCCAACCACATCAAGCAATTGAAAGAGAAGATTCGTCATCAGTATAATCGCGTTACAAACATGCGCAATGATCATATACATAAGATTTCTAGAAAGGTTGTAGACCTACTACCAAAACGTATTATACTTGAAGATCTTAAAGTACAGAACATGCTCAAGAACAAACGTCTGCGTAATAGTATACTCGACGCAAAGTTGGCCTTTATAAAACATTGTATTATGTATAAGGCTGAAGAATTGAGTATTGAGGTGGTACTAGCAGATACGTTCTTTCCAAGCAGTAAAACATGTTCTAACTGCAATCATGTTAAGAAAGATCTAAGACTTTCTGATAGAATTTATGTATGTCCGCATTGTGGCGCTGTTATCGATCGTGACGTAAACGCTGCTAAAAATTTAGAGAAGTATACTGACCATTGGCGCGATATTGTTATTCGCGATAAGAAGTAATAAAGGTCAGTTTACTGATTCTAGGACTTTGTTGCATCCGAATCATAACTACAGTAGTTACACTAGTTATGGTTATGCCGCTGGAGGGTATAACAACCAAACACGTATAGATAGTACATTATACTGCCTTTGGGTATCCGATGAATGCGGAAATAAAAAATAATACAGGTCATCGTGTTGTTTGCAACAGCCGGATATTGTAAACGATGTAGTTAGAACATACCTTAATGATGCTTGTAATGAAGCTATTGCTCTTATACTAAGTGAGGCATTGTATGTTTATAACTATAGAAATAATGGACGTTTATGTAATCTAGATATAGTTACTGATTGGTATGAGAACTACTTTGAAGCAACTTTATCAGCCATTACCAATAGAACAACTACTGCTTCAGTCCTTGCACCTCTAATTGCTAAGACTTATCCCACTACCATCTATAATCAAGTAGAAAAGGCAATTCTAGAAGATAGATCACCTGCTGTAACGATAGTTAACAAGGGCGGTAATCCAGATCTAGATATCGAAGGAATACCATCTATTAAGAAAGGCGATAAAACTGTACTTAATAAGATCTTCGAAGATGCAATTGAAGATGTTGTTCTAGCTAATAAGGAAGAATTACATCTTGATACTGTTCTCTTTGACGATCTAACTAAATATAAAGATGACTTTGGTCTATTTGGTACTTTTCTTTATCGTAATAGAGATCTTGATCTCAACATCAATAATCTAGCAGATATGCCAGATGGTACCAAGATATCCAATCCTTCTATTCTATACCAGCAACGCAAGGGAGAGCAGAAGGCAGAAAGATCTGATAGAAAAGATTATAATAAAGAAGTACATCAAAATATCCAAGATACGCCGACATTAAAAGATGCAAGAGACAGAATACTTGATGCGCAATATGTAAAGAAGTATGGTGCGCGTCCACCAACAGAAGCAGCTCTTATACCCGGCACTACATATATCGGTAGATATCTACTAAATAGTAATAGTAAGGTTACATTACAGGATCTTAACTATGCTATCGATTGCACTAAGAAGTCATACGATACTTATCTATCGTTATCTGATGGTATTGATAGAATCACTGATAATGATAAGCGTATGAAGGCATTAGAGGCTTTAAGAATACAGGCGCAAGCAAGTAAGGCACTATATACTGATCTATTTAATCTGTTTAGGAAGGTATCTAAGAATACTCCCAATGAACAGTTCTTTACCAATCTTGGTGCGATTCAAAACAGTCCCAATACTAATAACTACAATAACATAGAAAACACATTATCAGCGATGCGTCGCATGGTTGGTAATGAAAGATCCAGACAACATGATAGTAGTAATATTAGTAAGGAAGCAAAGCAACACAATGTACAAATTACTAAAACTGCTGGACAGATAACACAACTAACAGATCGTTTAAGGCAATTATCAAACATGTCTGGTATGTCTGTTGATGGTAGGGATGCGGCCGCCGTCGACAAAGACATAACAGTTACTTATAAAAACCTGGCAACTCTACTAAGCGATAAAGTTGAAAAGCGTATGTCTAGAAGAGAGATCAACGATCGACAGCAACTTATCAACTACGATGCAGATACTTTAAAGAAGTTGCGCTATATATTACCAGAAGAAGTAGCCAGTAATCTTAGAAAGTCTCTACATAGTAGTAGTGAAGAAGCTATTAGATCTGATGATTCTCTAAAACAGGTATTCAATGGTATTAATCTTGCAAAAGACTATACCAAGAAGGCTGCATCTGTTCTACCAGATACTGATCCAAATAAAGCTAACTATATCAGAAGTACTAGTAACTATGTATTTCGTGATAGCAATAGTTTGCGCACCTATCTAAACAATAAAGCGCAAGCTGCTGCAGAAAGAAATCCACGTTTTGCTAATGCTTCTGCTAATGAGAAGCAAAGTATCCTTAATCGGTATTGGGTAAGTGAACTAGATAGAATCAAAAACCAAACTATACAAAACTATACTAGAGCCAATGAAGCTAATACTAACAATATTAGAAGTATATTGGTTAATCATCCGGTAGCCAAAAAGGTTATGGAAGACTTGTATAGTAGAGGTATAGTTAGAAATCAACATGATGCAAATAGAATGCGCCGCATGACTAGAACCGATATTCTAAAAGTGCGACAGAAGATATATACCAGAATGCATCAAAATCAAGCGCTGCTATCTAAACACAAGAATCCTAAAAGCAATTTAGTAAATTATGATGTGCAGCTACTACCAAATCAATCTAAACCCAATGCCAAACAGATCAGTTCTATTATTAGGGCCGCAGATAGAACTGTTGATGCCTATATAAACAAGGAAAGTGTTCAACCGCAACTACATGTAGTTGATGAAAGAGAGCGCGAGTATTCAAAGAGCGAAGTTAGAGAAAGATCTCTCTTTGGTACCGGATTACAAGCAATTAGTGCCATTATCAATAGTACACCAAGTTTAGTTGATTCACTTAAGCTTATCTGGTCTTCTAGAAAAGATGCAGCCAGATTATGGAGTAATCTTAAGAATGCAGTAAGATTCATTGGTATCATGTTACCAACCAAGGGCAATACTGAAACCTTCTTCGATGATAAGAAGTTCGGTTTTGGACAATTTGCCAATAAGGATATCTTTGATTATTGCTATAAAATGACCTGTGGTATTAAGAAGATGTTAACGTGGAATAGAGGTACTATAAAGACAGATCATGTGTGCTCAGAAATCTATATGCCTACCTCTATTCTCGTTAAGATTCTATATGAGTCGATTGTATCCGGCGCACAACTAAGTGACAACGTGATACAATTACTTACTTATGCCAATAAGGGATTAGAAACTTTCTTATAGGCATATATAGTAACAACTAACTGATTAGGCTATGTAAGAACTGATTAGTATACTAATCTTTATATAAGGGGCGTGTTATAGAGCTTTTGGCAGAACCCTGGAGAGGTGCGAACTTACTCCCAAACTAGTACATCCTAGTTTGTTAATTATAACAATTGCTGGTAACTTCTATAAGCATAACAATATAATGTATTATAGTGTAAAAATCTATAGTACTATTTGATTGTTTATGATAGTAGTTATTACTATTACAATGAATGTTCAGCATGATACTACTAATAAGTAGCTCTTCAACGACTATAGTAAGCACATATGTGCTAAAGTGTATAACATGCATTGCATGATGATATAGTCTGTGCTATCTATAACTAGATAGAATATGTGGTATAATAACAACCACACATAACAATAGAGATACTATCTCTATACAGTTTGTTTCCTGGAGTTTATACAGAACTAGTAGATAACTCCTTTTCAATTGCTTCAACACCTTCTAGCACGGGCTTTATTGTCTTTATGTCGGAAAAAGGCCCCGACAATCAGCTAGAACTAAATGGGCGCACTGATGAACTACTATCCAAATTTGGTAATGTTGATGTTACTAGATATGGACAAGGTTTGAAGATTGCGCTCAATTATCTAACATATGCTACCAGTTTGTATTCTATTAGGGTAACACCTGATCATACAAACTGTGCCGCTATGTCTAATATCTATAACAATTTGTATGGTAAATTCCAGAAGAGCGCCATTCAGATGCGCGAAGCAGCATATGCTAATATCGGCCTTGCCACGAATGAGAATGGCGAATTCGAATTCATACATGTTGGCCCTGAGAATCTTGGTACTATTATCTCTGTAACTACACTAGTACCACCGACTACTCCTAAACTCAACGACCGATATTACATTCCAAACATTAGTAACACTCCTGCTACTGGTACTTGGGCCGGTAAGGAAGGGAAACTAGCTATTTGTATTTCTGAAGCGCCAGTTGTTTGGGCTTACAAAGAAATAAAAGATACTAGTATGGCCACTATCAATAATATTCCAATGTGCGCCGCTGTTACTTATGAACAGCTACCATCATTGGCACTATGGCGTCCATATGATAATATCAATCCTAATAAGTCTGGTACATATGCAAACGTCATTGATATTATTGATGAAATTCCTTCAGGGAAACCAGAAGATAAGGATGCATACCTAGTATGTAGTAATCCAATCGATACTAAACTTGCTGGTCACGAAGGCGAGGTATTAGTTTATCGTGAGGATATGGAAGAGTGGTACTTTGAGAAGTACAATAAAGTCTTCATTGAAAGAGATTATGTCTTTGCAGATGAGGCGCCCGCAGTAGTAAGTACTGGTGATAGATTCATCATTGGTGATGTACCTACTACTGTGGAATGGCAAGGTCATGAAAGAGAAATTGCAGTGCGCACTCCTTCTGCATGGAAGTTCTTGAAAATTAATGTTGCTGAGCCGGAGCAAACAGATAAGTTTCAATCAGTAGTACTAGATCAATATATTAGTGCTATTGAGACACGGCGCATGGAATACAAGCGCAAGTACGTATTCCAGAAAGATATCATTTGGACTGCTGATATCAATGCTACCTTTGTAGCATATGCACACCGTGTACAGCAGCTTAATGATATTGTACACAATGCAGAACCAGATTCCTCTATCATTAATCAAACTATCGAACCATTCATCTTGTTCTATCCAATTGGGCGCGGCTCTTACTATAACAATGTCCACGTTGACATGCGCCTTAGTAAGAGAAGTATCCATGAACCCAAGGACTTCGATAGAGTACTAATCCTCGATATCTTCGATACAACCGGGGGTAACAAATTGAAAGTTGAATCCTATGAAGTATCATTCAACCCCAATCATAAAGACCTCAGTGGTAATAGTATGTTTATCGAGGATGTTGTTAATCGCTATAGTAATGTTATTAGGGTTGCTATCAATAGAGAAATCTTTACTGATAATGCTCTATTCACTAAGAACATTCATAGTGATCTACAACAGTTGTTCCAGAGATTCTCGTTGAGAAATAGGGCCGGCTCTACCAGTCTACCGCCAAAGTTCCAGCATGGCGATGATGGCTCTATCTTCGATAAGTATGATAATCTTGATTGGGAGATTTCCCTCATATCAATATAACTTGTTATGATAACTGCAACAACTGCTGGTAACTTCTAATAAAGCATAAGCTACTATAGATCATTGGTACAAGATCCAATGTTATACATAGTCAACAAAGCTTATAGTAGATGTAGTAGTTAATCTACTATATCTATAACAATGAATGTTCAGCAGGATACTAGATACATCTAGTTCTTCAACGACTATATAAGAGCGCATGCTCAATAGTGAGTAGTGCCCTATGGGTAATGATATAGTCTGTGCTATCTATAACTAGATAGTAAGTTAGTCTTATTGGATTAACGAAACAGCAAGATACACGTTAACTTTCTTTATAAAGTAGTTGCGTGTTATTTGCAACAGAACAAGCGACAAGCATTCTAGTGCGTGCCTATACTGGACAGTTAATCAATCCTGCGGCCCCAGACCAAAACAATCCATATGAATCTGATGTATTAGATAGAGAGATGCGTCTCTTTGATCTAATCTTCGATGCAGGGTATCCTGGTGATGTCAAAGTGGCTATTCAAACACTTATTGATGCACGACACCAGGATTGCTTTGGTATTGTGGACCTGGGAGATAACTCCAATGCTCGGGCTGCGTATGAACAAAGAGTTAATGAAGGTGGTGTTGGTAGGCCATTCAATACGCCATTCATTGCTATCTATGAGCCCTACTCGCAAATCTATGACAGTTATGCTGGCAGAGATATTTGGATTTCTCCAGTATATCACGCTGCCAGAGCCTATGCTCTAACAGATAAGAGATATGGTAAACATCATGCTCCTGCTGGTACTAAGAGAGGTATGTGTCCAGAGATTAAGAAACTGCGCTATAATCTCAATAGAGAGCCTGCATATCAGGATCTGTTCATAAACTACAATATTAATCCCATTATTCAAAACAGGGATGGGTATGTTATTTGGAACCAGTCAACTTCATATCTTCGTACCTCCAAGTACCAAGATATCAACGTAATTCGACTGGTTTTACAAGTGAAGCGAGATCTAGAGAGAGAATTACGCAACTTTATCTTTGATATTAATGATAGTATGACGTGGGTGCTCATGGACAGCGCAATTAATGCTTATCTAGGTAATCTAGTAGCAGAACATGCACTCAATACATTTGCTACTAAGATCTACGCAACCGATTATGATATCTCGAGACATAGAGTTCGAGTAGATATCATGCTTGATCCAAAGCAAGTTATCTACCAAATTCTATTGACTATCTCTGTTTAGTTAACAATATATAGATAAGATATATCGGCGCCATAGTTTTTATAACAGAGATGATATCGGCATCTAATATGGCGCACATTACATATGAAAAGAAGTGAAGCGTAGTATTTGGAAGCCAATAGCAATTTCTACAATGCAATAAATCCACACGTAGCATTGCAAGAGGAATCAAAGGGGCACATGAAATACCCTGATACCTTTAGGCGGTTCTTTGGTGAGCCCAGCAACAATGCGGAGCCCATGATTACGGGCTTTGGTGTTATTTTCTTTACACAATTACCACAACCATTGAACCAGTCTATTAACACTAATTACCTTACTGCAATGACTACACAATTGGATATTCCCGATATGACGCAGGATGCAATTACTTATGAAGGTAGGAACGGTGAAATTATATCACCCATAGCAGCATAAACTGTTTTGCAAACTACAGCAACTGCTGGTAACTTCTAATACATAAACTACTGAAGTATATTAGTGAAAAATCTAATAGTTTTAGTTAATAAAGCTTACGATGACATAGTAAATCAATTTACTATATCAACAACAATGAACGTTCAGCAGGATAGTGATTACAATCATTTCTTCAACGACTATAGGCGCATATACGTCAAAGTGTGTAGCTTTCTTTGAAAGATGATATAGTCTGTGCTATCTATAACTAGATAGAAATATAATATAATACATTTATATTAACTGCAATCACATAATAGTGATTATAACAGGTCAATGGCACGTTCCTGGCGCTTCTAAGATGAGTGGCGACCTATCTCTAACCCTATGGGAAATGGAGGGCGTTCCCACTTATCGCATCCTGGCTCGTTGGATCCATATTATGCGCAATCCTATCTATGGATTCATGACAGATGTATCGTGGAAACAGGCTAACTATAAAGGCAAGCTAATGTATATCATTTGTACGCCGGATCTACAAGTACAAATGGCTAAAGTATATAGTGGTATTTGGCCAACAGATCTTAGAGATTCTGCGTTCAAGTATGATCAGAATCAGGATAAGATTGAGTACCAAGTCACATTTAAATTTGACCACTGTGCGACACGTTCTATAGTGAAAAGCTATAGCATGGAGATTATATCTCTAGAGAACTAATAACTCGAAAGATCAAATGAATGGGTAACGCCATAAAGGATCTTCACTAATCTGCGAATAGCGTACAATACGTTATAAGCTCGCTAAAGTCGGTAGAGTATACCGGGTGTCCTATATAAAGTATCTATGGTTAGTATGATCTATATGATCTGACAAACTCATGAACTAAAGAGTATTACTGATGAGGATTAGTAAGATAGTGGTTATGAACATCCTTATTGGAGCGAATCTACTACTATATATAGTATATGTTAGTAGAGGCGGGCCCAATCAAGTTAGTAACACTTATAATGAGAACCTAAGGGTACATATAGAAGAAAGATAGAGTTATTGGAACGTGGAAAGGTATTAGGCGTCATAGTTTCTAGTCGAAGAATAATAAGCTGGTTAACTGATACTGAAAAGCAGAGATCGCACCAATGAAACTTCTGTAATGGAAGTAGAGGGATGGTCTCAAGTCATATCTAGTAAGTGGATTACATAAAATCCGTCGTATTAGATATGATGGAACGCCGTATGCACTGAAAGGTGCATGTACGGTGTGAATCGGGGGAAAACTTAGAGATAGTATCAAAGAGTTACCTATCGATATATCCATATACTTCACCAGAAATCAATCAACAGGCACAATCACTACTTAAGCAGTCCATTAGCGTTCTTAATGGCGTTATTGGGCGCAAGTATTCGGATGCAGCTAATGCTGGTACATTCACTGGCCAGCCGCCTAGCTCAGACGGCTCGTTCTAAAGGTAGAACTAGATATCTAGTAGTACTTAATACATATCATACAATGCCATCCAGCATAACTATATAGAAACTCTCTATATACTATGTTGGATGGCACCGATTTTTTATACATGGTAATAAAAGAGGTGAATCAATGCCACTATATAGACTATCTGGAATAGGTATTGCTAATAACAATGCTCATTATATGATCACAGAGAGTCATCATCTATATAAGGATACAGATGAGCAATCCTTTCCATTTAAGTATACATGTAACAATGATAAGAGAGTATATTATACTGGTAACTTCATTAAGACTACTATTACATACAGTGATAGGGATAGTAGAGTAGTATCTGGAATACAGGTATCGTATTCTATTGATTTAGTAGATTGCGCCAAATTAAGTAGAGACTTTGAAAATCTGCGCATGGAACATATCAATAGTATAGTAGATCAGTTATTATATGAATGTATAGATCTAGTGAAAGATAACATCATTAACGTCAAGGACCAAGTGTTTAATGTTAATATTATGTAAATGTAGATGGCGCCACATATTATATAACAAGTCATAACGGGCCTATTTGCGCTTTAGTTTTTATAGGCATAGTAACATATGCCTCATGCAGTTACAAGCGCATATGGTGCGATTTGGACGGGTTACCGGCGATGTAATCATTATCTATCAACTAGTACAGCCATCTCTATATAAAGGAAGTGATTAGGATATCGTCATCGTCATTTGAAAACATCAAAGAAGTAATGTCATTGGATCCATATGATATAAAGAAATCATTAGTAGATCTCATTGATAAGAATCTAGGAATCAAGAATCCAGATACATATGAGGCCGGATTTCTAGGATACTTAACACAGGCACAAACACTTCTTACTAGTGATGTACTGTTTAATAACAGTATGGCATGGAATGAAGCCTTTACACATCTACTAACATTACCCACCTCATTACAGAACCATGCCAATATGTTTGACTATAAATTGGCGCATGCTTCTCCATGTACTGGATACATTACTATATATATACCGTTTCCAACGGATGCGGCCGCATACCAATTAACACTAAAGAATGGCACTGCTTGTGAGGGGCCGATACCATACCTTATTAAAGATACATATCTGATTAATGTTAGTATGACTCCAAAGGTGCAAAAGAAGGATGCGGTAACTGGAGTAGTATCAGATATTGACTTCAATGTTGAAGTTAAGGATGGTAACAGGTATCTTATCTTTAACGCCAATGTTTGGCAAATACGTATCTTTGAATACAATGAGAAGTTTACCAATGTGGTATATAAGGAGTTCTACGATATAAACATTGGTGGTATTGAAGATCAGTTCTATGATATTATCATTGGATGCTATATGAAGGATGATAATCTATCGGAGGCGCGCCTAGTTAGATTTGAACAAATTGCATCTATATATAGCGCCACTTCTAAAGACAAAGTATATACATTCAAGTACTTTGGTAATGGTAGAGGCACTATCAGATATGGTAATGGGGTATTTGGATTACAACCTAAGGAAGGATCTTCTACTTCTATCCTAGTATATACTACTAAGGGCAAGGATGGATTAGCACATCCTGGACAAATACAACTAGATACTCGACTTATTGATTACTACTCCAATAGTCCAATTGATATATACGGCACCAATATCCTACTAATAGATAATGGCAATAATGAAGAGTCATTAGAGAGAGCTAAGAGTAATATCATTGCACATACCAGCGCCGCAAGAAGACTAGTCACTAAGGATGACTATATTGGATACGAGGGCGTGACTGGTATTAAGAATCTTGAGATACATCCAATGCTACTAAGAAGAGATACCAATGTCAATGAGATTGATCTATTTAGTGTTATCTATGATGAAGATGGTATGCCGGTTCCTACTACTAATCTTAATTACATTATTAATGATGAAAGAGAAGTCCTTTCTAAGGATTATGTATATAAACTAGCTATGAAACATGGCAATAATGGAATCGAGCTAGTGCCTAATACTATCAAGATAATTAATACCGATGCAGTAGATCCAGATAAACATGAATTATATGCGGCGCTATATGTTGATAGTGATTATGATAACTATGATCCTATATATGAAACACACGATAAGAAGATCATCTACATCTATTCAGATAATACAGAATCATACGTTGATCCAGATGAAGTAAAGGAATTCGTATGTCCGTTTAATATCTCTATTGAGAAGAGAGAGGGCAATAGAGTTGGTATCTTTGAATACCTGCCATTGAATCTAGTAGGACAGCCCAAGATCGAAGATTCCATTGACTATATAGACATTGATATAGCAATGTCATCGGCGCTATTAGAATTTCTACCCAATGAATCCATGTATGCTTCTAATATCAAACCCACGCATATCAATGTTATCAATAACCTAGTTATATCTACTAATGTATCCGATGATCTATTGAGAAGCTATGTAGTGATTAGTCAGAAAGGTAAACCCGCTAGAAGATATCCATGTGAGCATAAGTTCATTAGTAGTGAAAATAACGAGATGTCTACTACGTGCATGATTCCAATCACCGATATCTTTCCTGGAGAGTTCTTGTTTGAGTATGTAGTATATTATGGCGTCAAATACTATAACACATACAAGAAGTACATTACTATCATTAATGACTATGATCTATCATTAACAGATAAGTATATTGGATATCCGATATCCTTTGCATATGATCCATCGGATCCTAGAAGTATGCAAACACAACCTGCTATTAATAAGGTATATGTTGGTATTACTAAGGTAGATGTAGAATGGACTAAGTGGAAAGATTCTAATGGATTCAATATAGATGGATATACTGTTGATGTAGTATTGAATAAGCTACAGATAGTAGATATCAATAAGGTACAATGTAGATTGTTTATTGGAACCGGTGGCAATAGCTATGATATAGATAGTATTGCTAGTTTCAATGATACTATGGTAACTTATAGATTTAAAGTGCCTTATAATCCAAAATACATTATGGATGGTAATACATACTATAAGGTACAAATTATGTACAAGTTCAATGATAATAGTGGACAACCTACTAATATATTCTCACCATTTGCATCATATAGTGGCTTTATAATCTTTAGGCGCCGCTTTAGTGAGCTAATGTGGTGTAATATAGAGAAAGTTGAAAACCAAGTTACTGAAGTATACAAAATCTATAGAATCCCAGTAATAGAAAGAGAGTACTATAACAGTCATACTGCATATCTAGAAAACAACATATTTTATCAGTTGGCACAGATTGATAGTAAGACTATTGACTACAAGATGCTTACAGATACTATGAACTTCAAGTTTGCTAAAACTATCGGCGCCACAGAGAATCTCAAATACAATGACAGAGTACATAAGATTGATGAGTCTCTTAAGTATGGTAACTGGACATATGATCTACCACCTACTATAAGGTTACAGATACTAATTACTAGGAACACTACTAGGAATAAGAATGATATAGTAGCCGAATGTAAACAAGTGATTCTTTCTTTCTTACAACTTAAGGCCAATTTCAATGCCAAAATTGTAATGTCAGAGGTTACTAGATATATACACGATACTATTCCAGAGATTCTATCATGCAAAGTAATTAGTCCTAATAGGGATATAATCTACATGTTCGATGAAGCACATCTTCCAAAGGACAAGGATACATTGCTATCATATAATCCAGAGTTCCTGTGGATTGATCCAGCGAAGATTAGGATAGATACAGTAATTGCGCCGGTATAAAGTTAGTAGCGAAGGATGCAGAGATAACTATGATTACTGTTGATGATCTGCTACAGAAGATTGACATATCACCAAAACTGATATACTTTATCAACAATCAATATAAGAAGATGATTGGGCAGGTGCGCTATTCTCTTGGTATGCTTAATGGGATTACCAAGATGGAGATTGCGCGCCTATTTTCTATACTGGAGATATCACCATCAGATCTCGATGACATTATGAACCAGTATCCAGAGAATGTGTATGTTATGAAACAACCAATCTACAACATACTAACTCTTATAATGATCAAGGCATATCAGATTGGTAATACACAACTTGCATTAGATACCAATAGTCTACTAGGATTAGTATTTCTAGGTAGATTGAAGTATAAGTACATTCGCATTATAAATCATGATGTTCTAGATAAGACTATAGCAACTCTTACCAAGAAGACATACATTGGTATGCATGGAACAGTATGGATGGTTAATACCATATGTCAGAATACATATGATAAATGGATCGGTGACATTTTAAAAGATCCTAATGATATGTATCCGCGATACCGGTATATCATTGATATGCGAAATAAGTTCAATCAAGTTATGAAGACTGTTGCGCGCGCCTATTACTATAACATAGTACACAAGAATGATGTTGATGTTGCTACTGTTATACGCAATAAGACTAACGAGATTATAGAGTATATTACTACTAAAAGTATACCAATGAACATCATAGAATACGCCGGCATGGTTAATAGTAGTAGTGTTGATAAAATCAATGAACTGAATCATGATATCCAGGTATACAATAGTATGCAATCACAACTATCAGTTATAGTATTCAATATACTACATCGTCTACATAACTATATGACTATCTATAAGGAACAGTATGGTAAGAATGTCGATATCAATGATATAACATTCATTAGAAGCTTCTTTGTGGCACTTAAGAGAAGTACAATAATCCTTAAGAGTGTTGATGACGAAGTATTTACTAGTAGAGGCTATGATAGATTTGAAGTATTATCATATGCACTGGTAGTAACATTGTATATTGATAGTATCAATCATAGTAGTGATTATGCTCAGGATTATGATGGCACCGCTAGTAATAGCAAACAACCAGAAAAGATCGACTATAGCAGTAACTATGATTACATGAATGGTAATAATGATTCCACATATGAAGAATCGATTGATCCGATTGAGTATATTATGGCTGGAGGTGAAATGATCTATTCCTAATGTATCAGCAGATGCAGTAGCGTCGATGTTTGGTGGTGGATTAACTACAGTAGGAGCATTATCTGCCTTTGCTAATAGTGGTAATGCTTCTACTACTGCCAATTCCATTAACAATGGATTTGCTAATGCGCTTAGTAATAATAAACCGCCGGTACTCAATGGTACCAATATAGCCAATTCTATCAATAGTGGTTTTGGTAGTAATAGTGCGTCTACTACTGGTAGTAATACTATGCTATCTACTATGAAGAGCATAGCAGATGCAGCATATACTATTGTTAATAGGATTGAAACCACTAACAATCTATTACAGAAGTTGATAGATATTGGTAGTGGCAAGATCCAACAGAATGATATCAATAAGATTGCTATGACTAATAATAGGATCTCTGTTGCAATGTCTAGAACTGCAATGGGCAGATTGGCTATGGCTGTTATGGCTAGACAACTTGGTAGAAGTATGGGGCAGATGGATTATAGATTACGCGGTGCTATTCAATCCGGCGTTACTTCTAACAAGGAGATACTTACTGCTAAGTTATTAGGTAATCTACCATTATTGGGCCAGATGTTTACATCCATGAAGGAAATCAATGATAAGTTATTGAGGGCCAAGGATGTATTCACTAATGAAACCAATGTATCTATCACTGGAGTTATTCCAAAGAAGTTAGAAGCTATTGGTACATATACTAGAGACATTAGAGACTTCATTAAGGCCAATCTTTATAAAGAGATGATGTTACAGACACAGGCTCTTATACAGATTCATAATACTATGGATAGGGGCCTTAATGAAATGATTGGTAGATCTGGTAATAGACCGCCTCATAATGGTCTTATTGTACCTGGTGGTGATAATAGGCCGGCGCCGCAACAAAACACTACGGCTGCTATTACCAAAAATGATATAATCAATGCTCTTGCTATCTATGATAAACAACAAGAAGAATTACTCAGTGAGCAACTTAAGAGTAATAGTAAGATAGTAGCAGCGAGTATGCAGATGGTAGATGCACAGAGAAGAGAAACAGAGCTTAGTGAAAAGTTGAATGTCACTAGTGATAAGATTCTTAATGCCAATGTCAAGAATTCTATATTACTAGGTACTCTTGTTACTAAGCTTCCTAATCTACTTAGTAAGGGTATTAACAGTGCACTAAAGATATCCCTTATGATGGGTATCGGTAGAACTATCTTTAAAGCATTTGGCGCCGATAGAATAGCAGAGAATATTAGTGTTAGAGGTGCTGTTGGATTTGTCGGCGCTACTAAAAACTTCATTAGTAATATCATCAATAGGTTCAATAACTCTGAAGTTGGTAAATCTATCAATCAGTTCATATCAAAGCAGATAGAAACTATTAAGGAAAAGGCAAAAGAAGTTATCAAGTATACTATGACACAGATGTTCAGAGTGTACAATACTTTTGTGTTCTTTCCAATGTTCTTTAGACAACATCTACTTCCATCAATGATGAGAGGTCTTGATGCATTAAAAAGAGCAAAGAAAAAGCAAGATGAAGTAACCACATCATTACTTTATACTACTGATTATGAAGCTACAAAAGCGGCGCCAGCGGCTGGTAAAAGTCTAACTAAGACAATCTTCAGTGCTCTTGGTAAAGTTGGATCCGTTATTGGAACTACTCTTCGTTTTGTTGGATGGAGTGCAATCATCTTTAGATTCCTAAAAGATGTAATTGGTACTGCATTCAATGCATGGAAGCTTACTAAGTCTAAAGAAGAGCTCAAAAATATGAATCTTACTGATCAAATCTCAGGATTCATTAGTAGTATCTTTAGTGGTCTAACTAAAACCATTGGTGGTACTATTGGATTCTTATGGAAAAATCTTGGTCCAATTGTTACTGGATTTGTAAAAGGAATCTTTAACTTCTTATGGGAAGGCATTAAGAGTGCCGCACAGTCAATCTGGGGATTTTTTACAGGTGGTAAATCAGAAGAACAGCAACTTAGAGAGGCAATAGAAGAACAACAAAGAGAAAGAGAAGCACAAGAAGAAGCACAAAAGAATACAATTGATGCTATCAAAGAATCCACTGATGAAGCCAAGAAGAATACTAATAGTCTCAAGAATGTACTAGTAGAGAATCTGGCTAATATCGGCAAAGCTATTCATAATGGATTCAAGTATGTAATTAAGATCTTTGATCTTATAAAGCCAAAAACTCTTGGAACTATTACTGGTAATGTACTTGGAAGTCTTAGAGAGTTTACTAAAATCTTCATGACTGATGAAGAGAAGGCCGCATCTGATGTTGAATATAGAAAACACATAGCTGGAAAGATAAGTGCAATTAACGAAAAAGTTTTTGCGATAAATCCAAAACTAAAAAACACTGTAAAATTTGACGAACTTGGTAGACCAATCTCTGGAGATACTAAAGGATATTTTAGTGTTCTAAACGAAGCTGGAATGAGAGCAGCATTTGAGCAAGCAATGTATGATATGCTTGGATACTCTGCTGAGGGTAGATGGGGCGAGCAGTTTAAAGAAAGCACCAAAGATACCATTATACAAGCTCTTAATGATGATCAAATTAAAGCTACCAAGTTGCTACAAGAAATTGAAACCAATACTGGCGCCACTGCTCTATATACTAAAATAGGATTTAACATTACCAAGTCACTAGCAGAATTATCCGTTAAGGGCGATACTGGTACTATTGATCTAGTTGGTGACAGATATGATGAAAAGAATCCATACGCAAGCAACTTTACTAGACAAGCAAATACTGTAAAATTCTTAACAAGCGTACCATCAGCATCTAATGAATACAAAAACATAAATGAAAAGTTCTTTACACCAACAAACTTCAATTCTGAAAACGGTATACTGAATGAAATGGCTTTGTATGGTGGTATTTCAAAAGCCAATACTATGAACGAGTACCTTGAAGACCTCATTAAAAATAAGGGTCTTACATCAACTGGTATTGGTCAAGCAATCAATTCGGATATTTTTGATAACATGTCTATCGGAGACGATGGCAAAACTAAACTATCAGATTATATCAGAAAGTTTGCGCCACTTAATACTAAAATTGCCAATGTAGCTGGTACTGCATCAGATTATAACAGTTACTATGGGCGCATGCATAATGATCTTAGAAGATTCTATGAATACTGGAGAGATAGTATACGTGGTAGTAAGATTTCTGATGAACAATACGAGAAGTACAATAGCATTGAAGAGATTTCTCCAGATAGATTCTTTAGATCTATACTAAGTGGCCAAATAAGTAAATTTGCTAGAGAAAATCCAGATTTCTACTCAAGAGCTTTTGTAAATCCTGAAGAATACAACTCTTTCATAAAAGCTATAGAGTATCATATGATGTCTCTTGGTTATGCCTATGGTGATCAACTTAAAGAATACTCCGATCTAATGGAACAGAAGAATATTGGTAAAAGTGATTCAACTACTCTAGCTGATAATATTAAACGTTCCATTAAGAATTTAACAAATCTTCGTGAACAAAACGATAGCCTACTAATCTCACCAATTAATAAAAGTCTGGATGCTGCACTAGAGAAGTGGAAGTTACAGAGACTTCTACCACAGCAAGAACAAGCCGATAATGTCAGCTATGGTGATTGGAGAACATTCAAACCCCGTAAGTTCAATGACTGGAGAGATACGATCTATCAAGCAGCTATTATGACTGGTATGGATCCAGAAATCATCTCTTCTATCATACAGCAAGAATCTGGTGGTAGACCAACTGCTAAGAGTAGAGCTGGTGCCTATGGATTAATGCAAGTTATGGCTGCGGCGCAAATAGATGCCAATAAGTATCTGGGTGGTAACTATGATCGCTTTACTCCAGAAGATAATATCTTCCTAGGTACTGCATATATCAATCAGATGCTAAAGGGTGCTTCTCTTATTGATGGTCTTATGAAGTATAACTGGGGTCCAGGTAACTTTGGTAAGTGGAAAGCTGCTAATGGTCCATTAAGTAAAGTACCAACAGAAACTAGACAATATCCAGGCAAAGTATTACAATACTATGGTATGCATAAGTTTACTGATGCAGCTATGCCTGTCAATAAAGAAATACATACCACTATTAGAAACGCCGCACTTACACAAGCAGGATTAAAAGGTGCAATCAATGTAGCACAAGGATCAGTTACACCACCATCCGCTAGTGGTAATATGGAAGGTAATGGTCCTACTACTTCATCAGATCATAGAGCCAGAGCTGCGCAGTATCTTGTATTTCGTGGCACTAATATCGATAAGTTTATGAAGGTTAATCCACTACTAAGAGAACCATTCCTTAGATATGCTGAAGAGATGTTCCGTACTAAGAATAAGCGAGTAATGGTAACATCTACATATAGATCCATGGCAGAACAACAGGCGCTATGGAATAATAGACATAACAATCCATATACTGTTGGTAAACCAAGTCAATATAATAAGCATAATCTGGGACTTGCTATTGATGTTAATAGTAAGGATGGTAGTATTGATCCGCACATACTTAATAAGTATGGTATGGTAAGGCCCGTAAGAAATGATCCAGTACATATTGAGATGCGAGAGTGGGCTGGTCAAACTGGACCAAAGGTAATACAGAAGTTTGGTAACTATCCACAAAATATCGGCGCATCCGAAGCAGTAGCTATGAGTCAGATTCCTATGCCAACTTATGAAGTTACTCATAGTAATACCACTGAAGAATTTCAACGTAGTATGTATGATATGCTTGGTTATAATAGATCGCCTATAACAACTAGTAGTTCTTTGGGCGAACTTATTACAACAAAGCTACAAAATCTTGACATTAATACTAACAATCCAGATCCATTTGCCAATAGTATGGCACTATTAGGTCTTGGAATGGATGGTATTGGTGATAACATCCGCGGTGAAGAGAACATAGCTATCGCTGAACCAGTTAATTATACTGGACTTACTGCCGGATTACGCAATACTACCTTTGAGAATGAGCTAGCTAAAATTAATATTGCTGGTATCTCTAATGCACAAATGAGAAAGATTAGTGGCGGTAATACATCTCCATTAGAATCACAGCTAACTAAAGTAATGACATTACTAGCTAAGAAAACTGTAGAGAATAATGAGCTAATGAAGCAGATTGTTGCTACTAATAATACCACCAACAACGTTGTTACTGTTAATACCAATCAAAATAACAATAGCGCCGTATCTTCTAATAGTGGTAATGGTACTGGTAGTAACATTGATAACTCCTCAGTCTTTGGTGGCAATGATATGGGATTACGAGCCCTATACATCTAATAAACTACTCAGTTATTTACTAAGGGGGTGTATATGTAAAGTATCATGCCAATGTTAATGGATGATTTCAATGCCGGATCTTCTGCTCCAATTACCACAGTACCAAAACATGTATCTGGGCCTGATCATGATGTAAGTGATATTGGAGGATTTGTATCCAGTAGACCAGTGGAATTGGATGGTGGAGATCCATGCCCATTAGATAGACCGCAGCCTGGAGCGCAAACATCACAACAATCGTTTCCTGGGCAGGATATGGATCTCAGTAAAACTATCTTTGGATTACCACCATGTGGTATAGAGAATCTTAAAGATCCAATATTATTGGGTGCCTTCTATAACTCATTCCCAATACTAACTATTAGACCCATTAAGGCAGTTAGACCAGAAAATTCACAAGGGGTAACTACAACACAATATCTAGCAGAACCATATAAGTTTGCTATCAAAACCGATGGATCTGCTGGATATAATATTACCAATGAATACGGCCCCAGTATGATCGAAGAAGCCTTTACTAATATGGTACAACTAGATAGTATTAGTCAATTAATACAGTTTATAAAGACTAATAGAAGCATTGGTAAAACAGCTGATGATATATCCAACAAAATACAAGAGAATTTTGGCGATAAGTTAAAAACTACTAGGGATGAGCTAGATGTTATAGTATCTAATGCTCAACGAGCAGCAAGCAGTAATGAATTAGTACAAGATGTAGCAAAAGCAGTAAGTTCTTTTGGTAGTGCTGCACTAAATGGTATCTTTAGAGGCCACAAGATTGACATTCCTAATATCTGGAAAGGTTCATCATCGATAGTAAGTCAACAGGCTACTATAGTATTACATTGCTTTGATGTAAATGTTGATTCGGAATTTCAAAGTAAGGTTATACTACCATTACAGATACTATTGAAAATGGCATCTCCATATGCCACAGTTAATAAATCTAGTAGTGATGGCGGTGATGCTAATGAAATTATCACTTATGAGAATCCACCATATGTAGAAGCTTCTGTTGATGGATTATTTAGAACTAAGTTGGGCGCCATTACTGATATGACAGTAACTACTAACTTTATGGATCAAGCATTATGTAAGGGTGGTAGACCTACTATCATAACAGTAAATCTTACTATCAGTGATCTATATAATGCTATCATATGGACCGATGAAGAACATCCATATGCTCCTAATGGTATGGGTATTACTAACTTCCTTATGGAACATGATAGAGATGAAGCAGTTATTCCTATTGATGTTGGAAGTGAATTTTGCTTTATGCCGGATGGCGGAGCCGATGAATCATCACAGTCAATAAAGCCATGGAGATCTGGATTTAGACAATCTAGTAATCCTTGGTCATTTAATGGTGCTATTGGTAGCGGCGCCATTGAAAATGGCAGTAATTGGTTATCTAATGCTAATATCAATGATATTAACTTCTCACAGGAACTTAATATCAATACTAGCAATGTTAATGTACCTTCTGATGTATATAATGCATGGAATAACAATGCATTTCTAAATACTGATAGTAATGGTAATCTCTTTACTGATGGACCTACTGCATATAGCATGAGCATACTAAATGATAAGCAGTATACAGAAATTGCTAATCAAGAGGTACAATATACAGCGCCGACATCCTACGGTGGTTATATGTTTTAAGAAATGAGGTGACTATGCAATCAGTGTAACTTCATATGGTATACCAATCAATCTAGGACTTACCCATGGATTACGTAGAGATGGTAGTTATAGTTATCTATCTAATACTATGCCAAAGTTTTTTATTTTTGACTATAACAAACCACGACAGTTTAAATCTATGGAAGATATGCAATACTATACCAGTAATATGACTAATGATCTATTACCTGGTGATGGCGCCGTAGTAGATGATACTGATCTAAATACTCCTGGTAATCAGAATCAGCACTTTATATGGAACAGTGTAAAGTGGATTCCAATTGGCGCTCCCATAGTCAAGGAATATCTCAATATCTATGAAATAGATAAACACACTGATACCAATGGAGTAGAAACACCAATAGCAAAGTTCTTCATGAGAATACAACTACAGAATCTACAAAGTAACATACGCTTACTATCAATGATCAACAAGAACTACATTATCAAAAACAACGAAATCATGACCTTTGCAGGTATCAGCGGCGTATACAACCTCAATAACATTGGTACTAATAATGTTATTACCAATATGCTAAACATCAACATTGGTAGTTCATTGGATCACTTCTTACAGAAATTATGTGATACATACCAAGTACCATCATTGAGATTCAATGACTTTATACAAACTACTATCAGATCTGTTAATAAGATAGTAACAGATACAGCATATTCATTCTATCAGATCTTTATTAACTATCCCAATATAGAGTTATCCTTATACTTTCACTATATTGCTAGTTGCTTTGCATCATTTGATAAGGTCTTTAAGAGCTACTATAATAATAATGTTACTATGACTACACTGGATCCAATGGAATCATTGTCTATTATAGACAAGCCATTGATAAATAGATTACGCATTAGAAATCAGATGTCTATGGATTTTGAGGCACTATTAAGAACTATTGATGGTATTATATATAGGAGAACTGGTGGTGGTACTAGTAGCAACATATCGAATGATCCCTATAACTACTATGAACAATTAGATAAGTTAGTATCATATATACTTACTAACAATCCCAAGTTAAATCAACAGCAAGGCAACAGAGATAACTTCTTTAGGGATTTGAATGAAGGAATCGCCGGTATAGTTAATCTGGCGCTATTTTTTGCAGTGTTCTCTAATACTGGATATGGTAGCAGAACTACGTTATACTTTCACTTCCTGGCGCCACGTAAATACCAATACATTATGTAGGGAGTGAAAGACATGATTAATAACAACAATAGCGCGGCGCTACTATACAACAATGAAGATAGCTACTACTATAACGATGATCCATCAGTACTATTAGATCACAACTTTGAATCAGTGTTATCAACGTATTTGGTTAACTATAGTGATCGCAATAGTAACTCTTCTATAGTATCTGAATACTTCATTGATGAACTACATGCTTTCTATACATCCTATCTAGATACCATGGTATTGATTGAGGATATAGATCATGGCAATGGTAATAATAGTGATACAAAGGATATCACTGAATACACTGACAAAGATCTTACTGATGGGGGATTCATTAAGAGCTCTTATGTAATACATGAACATGATTCGCGTAAGGCGCCATTGCATTGGGATAGATTTTCCCTCATACTAGTATAGCCTAGTATGATAACTATAACAACTGCTGGTAACTTCTATATATATAGACTACTAGAGACATCTAGTCGATAAAGTCTATGGTGAAACTAGTAGTTCAATCTACTAGTTCTAGTACAATGAATGTTCAGCAGGATAGTGATTACATTCACTTCTTCAACGACTATAATAAGCGCGTATGCGCCGAAGTGAATAGTGTCCTTTGGACAATGATATAGTCTGTGCTATCTATAACTAGATAGCAATATGATCAAATTGAATCATAAGAACTGCAAAATACACATTGATATTCACCTTTTAATGCTATATAATACTATGTGTAAATAAATTTACAGTAGTATATATATAGCAAAGGCAAAGGAGGTGAATATAAGATGAACGAAGTTCAAATGTTTCCAAGAAGATATAGAGTAAAGTTACTACCAACAAAAGAACAGTGCAAACATCTCGAAAATGTAGCTAACGCATGTAGATACTTTTGGAATTGGGCCGTAAATCTTAACATCCAACTCGTTCGTAATGGTTGCGAAATACTCACAGGTATTGATCTCAATAAGCTCCAAACAGACCTTAAGCGTAAGGGTAACTTTAAGTGGCTAAAGGAACGTAAGATTTCTAGCCGCGCAATTAAAGAAGTACTCCTTAATGTTTGGAGAACTTATAAGAGAAATCGATATATCTATATAACTACTGATGAGTATGGTGATTCTATTTGGACTTGTTGGCGTCATCCACGATTTAAAAGTAAGAAACGTAGTAGACTCTCTTTTATGGATGGTAAAGACTTACTATACTTTCCAGATGAACATACCGTGCATATTAGCTGCTGTGATAACATCAAAGTTAAATACAACTATATAGACAATACTATACCAGTCGATCCAAAACATAAAAACGTTAGCACTTTTTGTGATCCACATATCTATCGAGATAATAATGGTGATTGGTACTTGTCATTCGTCTTATACCGCGAAAGCCAAGCAGTACAACTGAATGACTTTTCTGTTGGAGTAGATCTTAACTCTGGAAACAATCTAGTAGCAATTAGTTACGATAATGGTATTAATGATAATCTTCATACTAAGGACATCAAACATCGTATCTACAAGAACATCAATAAGACGCCAAGAATTAAGCGCAAGATTCGTCGCAGAAAACATCTTCAGCATGAATTATGTAGATGTTGGTGCCAGAATGGTTCACGTAGTGCAAAAGATGATTCCCAGCATATCAAAGACCTCAAAGAGAAGATTCGCCATTTGTATAATAAAGTTACTAATAGTCGCAACGATTACATCCATAAGGTTTCTAAAGAAGTTGTTGAGATTCTTCCTAAACGTATTGTGCTTGAGGATCTTAAGATTAAGAATTTGCTTAAGAACAAACGCTTGCGTAATAGTCTACTTGATGCCAAGCTTGCTTTCATAAAGCATTGTATTATGTATAAGGCACAAGAACGTGGTATTGAAGTAGTACTTGCTGATACGTTTTTCCCAAGTAGCAAAACTTGTTCCAACTGCAACCATGTTAAGGAAGATCTCAAGCTATCCGATAGAACTTATGTATGTCCTCATTGTGGTGCTGTTATCGATCGCGATGTAAATGCTGCTAGAAATTTAGAGAAGTATACTGACCACTGGCGCAAAACTATTATTCATGATAAAAAACGCGCCTCTAAGAAAAAGAAACACAAGTAAAGGTCAGTTTACTGATTCTAGGACTTTGTTGCATCCGAATCATAGCTACAGTAGTTCCTTTAGTTATGATTATGCCGCTGGAGGGTACAACACAAACCAAACACGCATAGATTGTACTATTATGCCGTCTTTGGGTATCCGATGAATGCGGAAATAAAGAATAACATTCAATGTGTTATTTGCAACAGACTTTCGATTTAAGACAGAGTTTAAAACATCTGCATACTCCTTTGTAATAGTGAGACATAAGATGCCAGCTACTGATGAAAAACTCCTATGTAAGAAACAAGCAATGCATCCGCCAGTATGGGTCGATTTAGACCATACAGATATTGCTAGTGGATATGGCGCCGGTTCTGTTAAAACTATTGATAGAGGTACTATTTACTATAAAGAACTTCCCAATAGTAATAACAAGAAGGTCAATAACTTTATATTCTATCTAGATGGTAAGAAGTATAGCGGCGCATATTTTCTCATTGCTATCAATGAATACAACTATCTGTTCTTTAGAGCTACTAGTAATATACTACCAACTACAGAAGAGCGCAATAAAGAGTGGTATACTTATGCTAGTAGATATATAGAGTACCTTAACAACAGAATCGCTAAAACATTACTATTTACTAGTAAGAATTGCAATAGAATTAAATATGCGCCCTATAACTACATCTCTAAGAACTATCCAATAGATTACCAAAAAAGTATCAATAACAACAATCATCTACTAGTAGTGCCATCTTTACAATATATATTAGATACCATCGATGATGTAGATAGTATTGTATCTAAGGATTGTAATATCAATAGTAATGAAGATCTTATGCGCCTATTTCTTACTAGAGAGTATATACGCAAATGCATTCTATATGATCTTACTAATGAAGAGCGCGATACACTTATACATACTACTAGTAACATTAACTATAGTGATCCAGAGCTATTACATTCTTATAAAGATAATCCACTAGAGAAAACCATTAGAGCCATTAGTGATATCTATATGGGGCACAAGTTCTACGGATCAGTAGATCTAGAAAACTTATTAGCGTATGCTCTTAAAAGTAATATAACAAAGGGAGTTGATTAGCACATATGTATCTAAAGATTCTCAATGATGACTTTGATGCCAGTAAAAGCATTCAATCATCTGATAATGGTCCAAGAGGCTCAATGTTTAATGGTTATCTCATTAGAAACAATCCTATTACAGTTAACAAGCGCCAATACTATCTAGAGGTAGAAGGACTACCATATAGCTTTCCTGGACACAAAGATCATAAACTGTGGCTCAAGTTTCTAGAAGCAAATCCACATATAATTAGTAACTTCGATACACGTGATCATGGAAAGCTATCCTATCTATTTGATCGCTGGAAGTTAACTGATTTTCGATAGAGGTATTATCATGGGTGACGCATCCAAAAACTTCAATAGATCTGAATTTGCATGTAAGTGCGGTTGTAATCTGAATATCATTGACGATAGAGTAATCAATATGTGCCAGGCTATTAGAGATGGTATTGGATTATCTATTACTGTTAGCTCTGGTACCAGATGTACTAAGCATAATAGTAAAGTTGGTGGAGTTGCTAATTCTTATCATACACAAGGATTAGCTGCGGATTTGCATTGTAAGATCGGCTCTGAAAAACTGTATCAGATGATCGTTGGTATGTATAAGTTGGGACTATTACCAGATCTACAGTACTGTAAACGTTATATTAAGAAAGACTTCGTACATATCGATTGTGGTAAAGTACGTAAGAATCGTTTCGTTGAAGACAACTAGATAATATAACTATTGCGCATGTATCTATTATACATTACTAGATACATGCGCACCCTTTTTCTCTGCTTTGATTAGCTGAATAACTACTATTGATGATACAACTAGTAACATCATGGCACTTATTTGTATAAGTCGTTGATATAAGTAGCTTTATACAGATGGGCCAAAATCATTGAAAATAATTATCTTTATAAATAGTTGGTATTAGTAGGTTTGCGTATTTTACGTATATAAAGTTACGTAGTTTTACGTATTGACGTCCTGTGGGGGCATGCATTATAATTCTTTTGGGAGAAAGACCAACCAACCGTTTTCTTCGATTGGGGTTGAAGATTAAAATATTAGCCGAAATGCAGATTCAAACTGAATACAGTGTATTTCAAGTAGAATGCAGGCAGGCATTGAGTGCAAGGGTGGGAGGTTTTATTTAAAACGGCCTGCCGCCGGCTAAAGATTAAATGCACTTAATGCATCTACCGTAAAGCATTAGATGCAGTAAATAATTGCATAGCAATCATTAAATCGCAATAATCAATACAGTAATGTAATCTCAATCGAGATGCAATGAATTAACCGCAATCAGTGTTATTATGTGCAGTTATTTAGTTAATTGCTATTATAATAAACCGTTAAGGATAACTGTACCTAAAGATCTGTGTAAAAGTGATGGCTGTGGATTATTGATGATATGTTACTGAAATTAACTACTTATAACAAATTATGATGAAGTAGTGATTACTTCATCAATTTTATAATAAGGAGTTTAGAGATTCGTGTATCTAAAGATACTCAATGATAACTTTGATAGTGGAGTAAATACGTCTGTTGGTAGTGGTATAGTGGTGTATGGAAGAACTGCGCCATTTTCTAATTTGGATGAATATGAGCGCAGTAGAAAGAGACAGAAGAAAGCAAAGAAACATTCGCCAAGAAAGAAGCTTACTACTTCTAGACGTTCTTATGATGATGAAGATTGATATGCTAGAAGATTGATATGCTACTCGTAACTTCTTATCTATAAAGAAACATTGCGCACTTGTATCTATTATATATAGTACTGTATATGTGGATATGAGTGCGCACCCTTTAACTCGCTTAGAAAAATCATATCTATTATAACATCTTATAGAAAACAGTTGATTTATATAATGGACTGCGTTATAATATGTTTAGAGAGAACAAGTTTATAGAAGCGCTTAAGTAAGTTATTTGCGTGAATTTCTATGTATTTATTAATGAAAGGAGGTGAAACTGATGATAACTACTATTAACAATAAGAGAAAGATGCATTTCTATCATAGTAACTATACTGATGGAGTTAGTAATATTGTGGAGAGGGTATTGGGGGTAGATAATCCAAATCAGACAATAGTATCAGCATTGCGCAATGACTATGATGATGGCAAAGAGTATATGGTATTGAATGAAAGGTATACTATTACTAATGATCATAAGTTATATAGATTGTTTACAAGGTGCGCCGTGCTATCTAACAATCTATATAACGCTGCTATGTCTATTGAGAGAGATAGGTTTCTTAAGGAAGGAAAGATCTATCTACATCAAGAACTAAAACAGTATATCTATGATTGTATAGAAGTACAAAGACAGGCATTCTTACCATATAGAGAATCATTAGTGGTATCTATGTTTAATGCATTACCAAAATGTGTAAGGCTTGGTACTGTATATGATCTGGCAGATAGGTGGTATAAGTTTCTTAATGATGAGTATCTAGTTAAGGAGTATTATAAGAGAAACTGTAATAGAGTATCTACTAGTTTGATAGAAGCTATGGCGCCAGTAATACCAAGAAAGAAGAAGGGAGAGAATAGGCGCCGTTCTTTTACTATTGATCCCAATAAGATCAAGGTAAGGAATAATCCACAGTATGTTGATAAGTATCGTAGAAAACAGTTTTCTAGAACTGGTTCTAGGAATACTATAGAGAACTATCAGTATCTTATACAGTTGCCTAAAGAGATACTATCTGCTATTACCTATGATAACACTATCACTGAGAAGGATCTAGTTATTCCTTGTAAGCAACGTAAGGTTAGTATATTGGAGGTAAGAGTTACACCCAATAGAGGGCGCTTTAATATTGATATCAAGTATCGTGTACAAAGAATGACTAAGAAGTATGAAAAGGGATGCTATAGTATTGATCGTGATCGTATAGCTGGTATTGACTTTGGATTAGATAATCTTATGGCCGTTGCTAACAATGTCGGAGCAGCGCCGTTGTTAATCAATGGTAAGAGTCTGGTAGCAAAGAATACCTACTATAACAATCTCATCAATAACTGTAAAGAAGAACTAAGAAAGTATAGTCATAGGGTGTTTATCAGTAAGAAAATTAAGGCATTGGAAAAGCGGCGCCTTAATATCATGCATAATACAATGAATCATGCTGTTAAGAACCTTATCGACTATCTAGAAGTCATCTCTTGTAGAACACTAGTACTTGGTATTAGTGATTCTTTATATAATGGCTTTCTATCAGATGCAGAGATAGAGAACTTTAGTCCAGTGGATTTTGAGTATCTGGTAAATTGTATTAGTAGTGCTTGTAGAAAGAGTAACATTGATGTAATATCAGTCAATGAATACTATACAAGTACTACCAGTATACTAGATAATCGTCTACCAACTAAGAAGAACTCTGAGCCATATAGAAGAGTTACCAATAGGTTATTTATGACACAGAACTTTGGCATCGTTAATTGCGATGTCAATAGCGCCATGCAAATCATCTGCAGGTATAAGAAGGATGCTTTTGTTAAGATTCTTAGACACTGTAATGTTGGTGATATTATGGATAAGGATCTTAGCGGCGCCCCTATTATCAAGAAGACTATTACTAGGGATATTATCTATAGAAGACCTAACAATCTACCATTCGATAATGAATACTGTTGGTCTACTATGGGGCCCATTGATGATTACTATATTGATCCAATCAATGTACCATATAGTATTATCAAACAGATCCCCTATAATATCTTTATGCAGATGTGGGCGCGTGGTGGCTGGTATAAGAGATACAAGAAGGTACATAGAAGTAAGTTCTTGCATACCTTTTTGGCATCGGATGTTGATACCAATACTATACTATATAGTAAAAGCCGCCCCTATCTCTCCAGAAGAGATTTCTGTAAGCTTATGTACATTGATTATCTAATGCGCACTAATCAGTATACAAGTGCAAAAATAGAGCGCATATTCTGTTTACGTAACTATTATCACTGTCCAGAAAGATACTTCCATTCAAAACTTAATACTGCTATTATACGCGAGTTAAAAAAACTTGGATATAAGGAAACTGTGGAGCCAATGCTTAAAGCCAAAGGTACTCCAATGGTTGGCATGCTACAACCTGTAAAGATTGAGCCCTCTGATCAGCTGATTACTGATCAGAGAATCCAGCGTATTTGTCCTCCCAGGTCCTTCATGGATATAAGGAATAGTCAGCTAGAACTTAAGCATATACAACACCTTATTAATGAAGCCAATAATAATAATGGGATTACACAGTTTACATACCCACAGGTTATCCGCTATAGATAATCTGTGACTGTGTAATTGATGGGGAGCATACAAATATGGCGAACAAAGATGTCGCGCAGCATCAAGCATGTATTTGTACGTAGCATTCGCGCACTATAGTAATATATCTGAACTACATAGCTCGTTGGCTGCAATGTGGTTAATACTTATCTATCGTATCATATCATTCATTACTGTCTTACCAATCTTTCTATAGTACTACTATAGCTATCATCGAATAGCACGCATACTTATCAATGGATCTACTATGATACATATATGGTAGGCCTACCTTGAATATGCTCATATATCTCCAGTAAAGTATACCAATTTATATTACTATATAGTATATAATAATATACAGATATATTATCTTACTGATATAGTGATTATTTAATAGAAACTTTGACGTCAAAAATCTATCAGAATATGCCTTATAACGTGAAATTTCATAGCAGAAATTTAAGTTTTTGATATAGTTTTTGCGCATATAAGCATGATTCTGAACACGGTGATTTTACACAAGGATAACTACCTTGCGTGTTTTACTGGATCATCATGGATCTGCGCTTATAAGGTATATTTTTGCAATAGTTATAAATAGCCTTATTACTGTGTTATTGCGACACTAGTAATAAGGCTCTTATGATTGATGTATAGTAGCTGATGATCTTATAGATAGATAACGGTGCACTACAATTCTTACTAGAAATCTTCGCATCAAATATCTTATCAAAATATCGCTTATAAGCATAATTTCATAGCAGAAATTTTATTTTTTGCTATAGTTTTTGCACAAATAAGCGTAATTCCAAACACCACTCAATAACACAAGGGTAACTACCTTGCATGTTTTACTAGATGTGCATGAATCTCTCTTATAATTGCTAATTTTGATCAATGTGTGATAAAATGTTGATATCAGTTGCTTTATCTATAGGCTCATTATATAATAGATAGAGTAAAGGGGGCGCTATTTTTATGAAAGATATCTTAGATATGTACAACAACTACAGAACCATTGCGCAGGGTATCAATGAAGTAAGAGATGATCCAAATATCATCAGTAACAAAAAGTATGTGGCGCTATACATATACAACAACAAGATAGTATCTATAGGTGTCAATAAGAGTAAAACTCATCCACTATTACTTAAGTATAACTATGATACCAGTTACTATTACTGTGAAGATAACTCCATGAAGAATCATAAGCCACAATATCCTATTCATGCTGAATTAGATGGCTATATTAAGATCCTTAATCAATCTATCGACTTCAATAAGCTATTCATCTATAGAGGTGATAATGGTGTACTTCCTAGTATGCCTTGTCATGTTTGTGCCGCATGGATTAGTAAGATAGAAAAGCTGAAGATAGTGTATACTACCTCTGATAATAACATTGAATGTATCTACTCTAAAGATCTAAAGGGGCACTATCGTAGGGCATTATTGTAGAGGCCATTATGATATAAGCAATCTATAGTAGTTATTATCATCTTCTCTATCAATGACCTACTATCATCACTTGCTATCGCTTTTGCCACAGATCTTTAGGTACAGTTATCCTTAACGGTTTATTATAATAGCAATTAATTAACTTAGTTGCACATAATAACACTGATTGCGGTTGATTCATTGCATCTCGATTGAGATTGTATTACTGTATTAATTACTGCGATCTAATGATTGTTATGCAATTATCTACTGCATTTAATGCTTTACGATAGATGCACTATATGCACTTTGTCTTTAGCCGGCGGCAGGCCGTTTTAAATAAAACCTTCTACCCCTACACTCAATGCCTGCCTGCATTCTGCTCGAGATACACTGTATTCAGTTTGAATCTACATTTCGGCTAGTATTTGGATTTCCAACCCCAATCGAAGAAAGCGATAAGTTGGTCTTTCTCCTAAAAGAATTATAATGCACGCCCCCGCAGGACGTCAATACGTAAAACTACGTAACTTTATATACGTAAAATATGCAAACCTACTAATACTAACGGTTTATAAAGATAATTACTTTCAACGACTTTATGCCATCTGTATAAAGCTACTTGTATCAACGATTTATACAAATAAGCGCCCATATGTTACTAGTTGTATCATCAATAGTAGTTATTCAGCTAATCATAGATAGTACAGATTCTGCCAAACAAGTTACTAATTTGCACCATATATAATTAGTTATTGATTGTATGGAATGATTGTACATCTCCAGCAATCATAATAAGGAGGGATATATTATCATGGCAACGCGCTATACTTTAGTGGATGATATTGAGCACAGTAACTATTGTATTCTAGTAAAGGGTAATGTATGTGGAGAAAGTATTCTATCTACAGATAACAGTAATAGCAATCAATCTACTACTAGTGATGTTATATATACGTTATATCATATAACTAGTTTTGCACATTTAGTAGAACATATAAACGGCAAGTATGGCACTGATATGTATACTTATATAAGAACGTTGTATAGCGCTTATGATGATTTTGCTAAGTTGCTAATAGTGAATAGTAATACTAGTAATGATGTGCAGTTTTATATAGCGCACGTTAACCATGGTATCAATGGTAAAATGCAACATAAGTATCTTACTAGTAGTAACTATAAGTATGCATTCAATTGCGTTAATGGAGTGTTTCTTAGATGGGGAGATAAAGTATCTAGTAATCCACGTATGGCGCCAATGGGTCCAGAAATTGCAGATATTGAGATAAGTACCATATGCAATGGTCTTGATGGAGTTGGTCCTTGTAAGTGGTGCTATAAGAGTAATACTGGTAATGGTCATAACATGACTATCGATAGCTATAAGAAGTATCTAGATGTTCTTAATCAGAATGGCACATTATTACAAGTGGCACTTGGTATTGGAGACATTGATGGTAATAAAGATATGTTTAATATTATGCAGTATACTAGAGATTGTGGTATTATTCCCAATGTTACTATCAATGGCGCACGTATGAATGATCAATACTATGAATCTCTAGCTAAAGTATGTGGTGCAGTATCTGTATCACATTATACAGATGATGTATGTTTCAATGCAGTAGATAACTTATCCAGATTCCTTAGAAGAAATAACAAAGGGTATACTATCGACGCCGTTAATATTCATCAGTTGTTAAGCGATGATACTTATGAGGATTGTATAACGCTGATTGATAAGTATCATAGCGATAAAAGACTATCTAAGTTGAATGCTATAGTGTTTCTTACTCTTAAGCCAATTGGCAAGAGAAACAATCTTCATTGTATTACTAATAACGATTATTATAATAGAATCATTGAACATGCAATGAATAATAATGTACCAATAGGATTTGATAGCTGTGGATGTTATAACTTTCTAAATGCCATAAAGGAACATCATAACTATGGATCATATCAAACAGTTGCCGAATCATGTGAGTCATCGTTATTTAGTATTTATGTAAACAGTAAAGGAATAGTATCACCGTGTTCTTTTACTGAGCACATTGATAGTACCTTATTGAATGATATAGATGATATGAACGATGTAATTGATCTTAATAAGTGTAAAGATCTGTTAATGGATGTATGGTATTCTAGAAAGTTTAATGCTTTTAGAAGGGAACTGCTTTCTACCGAGAACAATGAGTTACAATGTAGATATTGCCCAGCATATGATCTAAATCTTAAAACAGGAGGTAAAAAGTAACCATGCCAAAGACAATCGATGAAATGCGCAATGATATGTATATCATTAGAACATCTATTGGTATTGATAGTGAAAGTAAGAAAACTGCTTCCACTATTCTAGGTCATTTGGATGGACTATATGGTCATGAAACCTTATATGAACATCCTAGAACATATCAACGATTGTATGATATATCTCTTATGCGCAAGAAGAATCTCGCAATTGAGATTCTATGTGAATGGTTGACGCATTACAAACCATACATTAGAAAGCAATAGAGGAGGAGATATATTATTATGAGAAAGTTTCTTACTGTTGATAGTTTGCGCGAGGATATGATGGCTATTAGATTATCTCCAATAGCTGATACTGAATCCAAGAAATGCGCCTTTACTATATTGGGGTTAATTGATGGCTCCTATGGTAATGATATGTTAGAACAGGATTGGTGCGCTTGTGAAAGGCTTGAGATACTTCTTAATACGCGAAAGAAATGCGCCGCAACTGAAATACTGGATACATATCTTCATCCAAAAAGGTAATAATATATTATGGGCGATGGAGTTAGAAATCCAACGGTAGATATTAAGAGATATACTAACATTGACTGGCTACATCTAAACAGGGCGCTCATACAATGTAATCACGATATATATAAGCCAATGTTCCATAAGATACTAAAAAAGTATCCAATATGTAGTATAGCTGTCTTTGGTAGTACTAGGGAACTGTTTAATATATACGATACCAAAGAACTTGACTATCGATTCAATCTACTACTAGAAAGATACTATGGTACTACTAATAGAAAGAAGATCATTGAGTGCACTGATCATGATAAGCATAAAAACTTTCTTAATAAGTTAGTAAGGATATCTAAAGTGATTCTTCGATATGTATCCTCTAGATCAATAGCAGAAAAAGTAAGTACTTCTTTCGTTGAGATACTATCGCAATACTATATGGATCATCTTAGTGATAGTAACTTTAAGTGCACCGATGTATTATTCTATAGTATAGCGTATGATCCTAATAGTAGTTTACCTAGCATTGGTGATAATAATAAAAGTCCCAGTTATGATGATATGGTATTTAGTCGTTATGTGCCTTTCATGTATTCTAATTTTCAAAACGTGGTATCTAGTTGGTATATTGATATCAACTGCCAACAAGAACATCTTGCTAAAGATGTTATAAAGAACTTCCTTGACTATATAGATACAGAGGTCCACAAAGAAGTTATTTATGGTAATATTGATAAGATAGAATCGTTGTATGATTTAGATTGTATGAAGTGGCTTAAGAATGGTACTGTTATTAAGTGTGCCAATGCAATAGTGGCGTGCGATAAAAATAACAACACAAGATTATATCTATTACCAAATAGAACTGATTGTATTGGAATTTTTGATAAGGAACATCCATTTACTATTGTGCACAATGATCTTATTAATGGTAATCCAATAATCATTACATCCAATACTAAAAGAACAATCGGTTTTTCTGAAGAGTCTATAGTATCATCGTATGATGTACCAGTATCAACAGTTATAACAGCATCTGATAGAAAAAGTGATCCAATAGTTAAGATGCTTTATGATATCGTCTTATCTACTATAGCAAAGACCTTCAATAGAGTTAAGTATGTGGATACCAATTATAACAATCTATATAGTAATTCCTTTGATTATCTATATTGGTTCTATATGAACACATTGATAAAGAAGTACTATATAGATGTACCATTGATGTATACTTATAGATCAGATCTTATTAGTAGAGACAGCGGCGCCGTTAATGAAAGAGTATATGGAACATGGCAAGTATCCTTTAGTATAGAGCCACAGAAACCTTCTTACAGAGATGGTAATCCACATACACTATATAATCCAACAAGTTGCGATAGATTACTCACCACGATACAACAGTTGGTCTTTAAGGTAAAGTATAATATATGTAATCTAGAGATACTAAATGATGCAGTTAGTATACCAATAGCTTTTACATTCGATATGGATAAGAACAGCGCCTTTGTAGATATCGATTTGTTTGAAATGAAGAATGAAGGTATTCATCCAAATATAGAATTTACTGGTACTCTATCTGAAAACAACAGTAAGATGGCATTTGCTATAGTGGATAGAGCCAAAGAAGAGTTTTATAATAAGGTATATCCAGAAGCACTTAGAGGGATTGTTATGTATACTAAGGAATATCTATTGAAAGAAGCGCATCCGATGATTAGATGCATCTATGAATATCTATGTAAGTGTGCTATAATATACAAGAAGAAGCGCATGGAAGAAGCGCCGACTTTTACAGAGATAGCATTCAATGGTAGCTTTAGTAATTTTGTTACTGAGTATCGCTATTATAACATTGATAGTTATTCAAGTAAGATGGAAGAAGACGCCGCAAAAAAGCAGTACAAGTTTCTAGACATGAGAATGGTCTTTATGTATGGATATACCAGCGGCTTTGTTATTCGCAATAACAATACAGATGATAGAAAGGATGATAATCATGGCAGAAAAGAAGGAACATCTAGTTGATACACCAGCATATCAAAGATATCCATGTATTGATCTGTATAGAGATAAGGCGCTGTTTACTCGCGCCTATCATCATTTTCTAGATAGAATATATCAGCGTATTCATGATGAAATATACAAGGATAACTTACTAGTAATGCTATTCAATCATGGATACACTGAGATCAATATCGAAGATCTTGTTAAAGATAAGAAGAAGTTTGCACATGATATAGTTACCTTTCTAAAGAAGATATGTCATGGTAATGTATTTAAGGTAATTGGTGTAGACTATACCAAGTACAAGAATCGAGATCATGATCTTCTATTAGCACTGTTCAAAACTACTATGCACTTTAATAACTGTGGAACTTTTGATAGTAGCGATGAAATAAAGATCTACCATAAGATAACTGATGTATGGGAACAAGTATTTAAACAAACGGCCGCCTTTTATAATTACAACATCTACCATAAGATTTTAGCTATAATAAGAGATGAGTTGAAGGCTTCTATCGATATTGTACTAGAAGATATTGCGCAATACTACTTCTGTGATCAACCTTACTATAAGGATTTAAAGAGTATTAAAGCATACTGTAGAACTTCTATTCTCTTCTCTAATATGGATGATATCAAGAGATATAATGAACATAGTAATACAGATGCGGCGCTAATGGATCTATATAACAAGTACATTGAAAACAAGATAGTAGATTCTACTAACTTTAAGTTCAAGAATAACTGCAGCGACTTCTGCATACAAAACATCAATATTTTAGATCTTATAATGGATATCTATCTCTATGATTGTAAAATGTTATCTACAGTATTGTCTAATCTTCTTAGCAATGGTATCAAGAGTACATCACTATATACATGTACTATGGATCAGTACATATATATCGTCTATTTCATGATGTATACTATAGCGATCGACTTCGGTAAAGATAACCCACAGATACTGTACTTTATAGATAGAGATGGCGCCAGTAATTGCTACATAGATAACAAGAATTACACTATTAACTATTATATGTTACTAAGAGAGATATACGCTTTTTCTATGGATATATCAAGTAATCTTAACCTTGCCTTGATATCATATAAAGAGGTATCTGATGTAGATAATAATATAAATCTTAGAATCAATGATATATGTAATGAAAGAGATGAAGATAGTATCATATGTAAAGATAACTACAGTGATATCTTAGAGCGCATGTTCTTTAAGTGGCATTATAATCATAATATACTGTATGCGATCATGCATTTTGTCTTTAACTATAACTTCCGAGATAGTTATCGTCTTATCAAAAGCATTCGCATTAGAAATACTAGTGTATCCATTAGTAAACAGTATCCAGATATACGTCTAATGTTAGATAAGAATAAGTCATACTATACATCGCTTCTTATGTATATACCAAAGAAAGATGCCTCTGATAGTGAGATAAGGAAGATAGTTAATTTACCATGTATAAACAGTGATGACAGTATCCTTACTCCACTGAGAATGATACTACCATTCGATGTATATAATGATATCAATGGTATCGAATGTCCATATGTGTATGTTGTTATCAAAGTAGAAATACCATGGTATGTTATGCTATCAGATGATCCAAAGAAGTGCGTCGCTATTTGTAATTTGGATGCTATATCTATAGTGGATAAGGAGATCAAAGAGGAAGCAAGTCATCCGGATATGATAGATAGTAATACTATTCTATCCAAGTGTAGAGAGATACTTACCAGTGGTGGTAATATGACAGTGTTAACCAATAATGTGTGTCAATATTGTCATAAGAAGTATAGTATCATAAAAGAGCAACTACTGTCATTGGATTACGACTATCATAGAATTATAGAAGATGGTAATAATCCTTCTAAGGAGATATACTTTAACGGCTCCTTTGAAAACTTTATAACAGAGAATATGTATTACTATGAGTTATATGATAAGCTTAAGGATTTCAAGTATCTTGTGCTTGGGAGGCATGAGAAGCATGAGTGACGAGAATCGTACTTATATGTCCGGTAAGGTAATGTGTGTATCATGTTGTAAGAAGAAGGATATCCTTAATGTATACGATAGATACATAGATGATACTACTAGTAAGATCTTTAAAGAGGTTTATAAGAAAGATCTTATCTTATCTACCATTCTATATGGTATACACGATGATACCTTTACTAATCTAACTCAGTTAGAAATACAGGATAAAGTATACAGGTTCATAAGTAGTTACTTTGATGTACACGATACTACTACCTTATTGGATATGTTAGCTAATCTAGATAGCTATGATCTTACTGTTACCTCTGTTACCTATAAGAGATTGCGCGCCAGATTGTTCAAGTTTAATAAAAGCGTCGCCTATACTATCCGTAAAATCATGAGAGATGCTATTCATTCTTCAGTAAAGATGTTTATAGAAACAGTTACTCATAATCATGATTTTATTGACCGTATAGAAGTATATTATAGAAAGCATCCATCATCTACTAGTGATGATATACTATTAGATATCGTTGGAAGCGCTTTCTATAACAATAATAATATGGATGATATAATCTACAGAAAGAATAGTAGATTGGTATGTAGTTGTTTGGAAGATGATATCTTTATGAAATGTGCACAACTGTTTACTATTAGTAATCCACGAGATCTGATCAATAGGTGTTTAATGTTATTGATAGATATGCTATACTATAGAAACAGTATAGATAGAGTCAATAATAGCTTCTCTAGTTCAAGGCTTACTGTAAATGACTACATTCATTGCATACTTGGTAGATTACCAGTAGTAACAGTGCACACTAAAGATAATCAATGTTATCTTTGTATATTAACTAATAACTGCACCGCTAATAACATTGGTATTATAACAGAGTCATTGAAGGACGATGATGTTATTTATGATGTTTGGTACATTGATAAAACAACCAAACTCTATGCACATGATATACTAAGACTGTTTAGTATGTTAGGCATGAATGGATTATCCTACTTTAGTAATACTACCAATGGTGGCCGCGCTGATATCAACTTCAATGAACTGGATAGTAAGATACAACCTAAGATCAACGAAGTAGTTATTAGAGCCATATCTAATTCCACTGATCTATTCACTGATGATGATATCTACTATGCTTCATTGCTTACTAGTAATAACAATGGATACGATGGAGAGATTTTCTATAACCATAAGTACCTCAATGACTTTATATCATATCTGATGCCGCGTATTGGTAATGATGCCGCTGATATCAAGAAGGTAGAAGATACTCTCAATGAACTAAAGGTACCATTTAGATCTTCTTCATTTGATACCGTAAGCTCTGAGATGTATTTGCGATTCAGTAATATAACAGTTAAAGAAGTAAAGATTGCTATGAATGATATGTACTATCTAAATAGAGATAACATAAAAGCCAATATTACTGTATCATTCACTGTATCCTTTGTAGATAGTAATGGTATTGACTATAGTAATCTTGGATATCAGTTTCCTATGGTACTAGCATTTAATATAGTTGCTACTAGAGGCAAAAAAGATGTAGATTGTGAAAGTGATTTGATCTACTCAATCGATGATGTAGATACGCTAGCTTTATCAAGATTTAGTAACATTAACACTGTTATCAATGGAATTATTGGTGCGCAAGATCTTAGAAAGAGTATCTGTAATAGTATAGTAGATTCAGATATTGGCGCTAATATAGTATTAGCAAATGCTTTGATTAGCGGGCCTATATCTACTACTATGAGAATGGTAGATATTCTATTTGCCAGAATCACAGAAGAGTATTATAATACTATTGATAAACTACTAGTAACACCTATACAGTTCAATGGTTCTTTTGTGGATCTCTTTACTGAGATAGGATACTATTATAAGTTCGATGATATACCAATATACAAGACAATCTATAGTTACGATGTTAATAGCAATACATTGGATATAGCTAAAGATGTATTCGTTGATACTACTACTTTGATCGAGGAGTGAGTATGAGAAATGGGTACGAATCTTGAGTTATCTAAGATATGTAAACGTATCGTTGATATACATAATCTAGAAGCAATTGAGTACAATCTTCGGCGCCATTATCGATATGATAAGTACTTGTTACCAGTAATACAGAAGTACTTATCTGATGATACTAATCCAAAGATCAAGTTCAATACTATGAGTTGTATGTATATAAAGGATGCCATTCATCTATCTAATAAAACGGATATCACGTATAAAGATATCTTTGTTAATGTAAAAAATGTAGTAACATCTATAGAGTTAGATTATGTAAACGGTATTGAGAAGTTTAAAGAGAGTGCTTGTGGTTTAGTTATTATGGATAAGCTATATGACTTCATTGTTAAGGATCTACTACCGGCTATGTTTACTATGTATAGAGTGGCGCTCCTCGATACTCTATCTAGTAAGCATAGATACTCTTGTAAGAATCTAAAGAGTATCAAGTTTGTGCCACATATTAATAACTTACATGATCTAATCTATAGTAACATGCTCACTACCTTCTGTAATAATGTAGAAGAATGGCATATGTTATATAGTGGCTTTACTTCAACATCAATAGACTATGCAAAGTTACTTACCAATAGCTATAACATGAGATTCATGTTGGATATAATATACAAGGTATGTAGTAAGAACTATGAATATAAAGGTAGTATAGAAGACCTGGTTAAGGAGTTTATGATTATAAACATCAATCCTTCCTTTATATTTAATAACATGGTAGTGGATCTTACAGTTGATGATGGTAAGACTTACTATTCATATGCTATTCACAATAACATCAATATTGCTACTACTTTATATCAGTATACGTTGACTACAAACATATACGAATGCTATGCTATGGATCTACTAGATATGAAAAGATATGCGCCCTATTGTTATCTTACTAGAGATACTTCTACTACTGATGATGATTGGAATGAATCTAATAATAGAACTAACTATGGTAATAAGATCTATAACTATATCAATAGTATCATTACACAGGATCATAATGTAGTAGTTGATGATACAATCCTCAATAAGGATACATCATCTATAATTACGGCGCATCTCTTTCCAGATGGTAAAACAGATGACTTCGTTAATGTACACCTTAAGAATATAGCAGCATGTATGACAAATCTTAAACACAAGAACAACCATGATATCCTTAAGAGGAAAGACATTCGATTACAATATACAATCAAGTATAGTCCAGATATCGTTAATGATCAAAAAACTAGAGATCTGTTATATGTAGTATACAATGAAAGTAGATCTTCTGTAGATCAATCACCTATCAAAGTACATGTACTTAGGGATATAGTAGTAGATATACTGTCATTAACACTTCAACAGATCATATCATTGCAATCATTAGTAATCAATAGATATCCATTAGAGAAGATCTATGATATCATTGATGATATGTGTAGGGCGCTATACTTTGTAGAAACTAGTACTTATGTATACTTCAACGAAGAAGAAGAATCCAATAGTTGGACAACACCTAGTTTCAAAGAAACATCAGATAAGGCATACGACTTCTTTAGACTTACTAACACTGGTAACTTTAAGATGATTATGAAGTGCGATCCTAATACTAAGGCAGTTAAGGCCTTTATGGTTAATAGGACAACTGGCGCAACATTACCAGTAGATGATACCTTTTTTAAAGTACCAACATCTACCAAGTTATCTCCGGCGTTAAAGTTTGCTAGAAATATAACTAAGACTACTAGCTACTTCATTAGTAATAGTAGATACAAAAAGCATCTAACAGATAACATCAAAAGTATTATCAAAGAGCTTATTACCAATGTATACAATTTGGTGCCAAAGATTGATGACTATATTGTTACCAATAGTACTCTATTGGAACAGATTGACAATGATCGATTCAATCGATTACCATTTGATAAGAAGCTTGTTGAGTTGGAGTATTATGATGTTAACAACGATAAGATCTTTGTATCTGATAAGCTATATACCATAAGATGCTAATGGGCGTCAGTTTTATATGTAGGCATAGTAAGATATGCCTATCATAGTTTCATGCGCAAATAGGGGCGCCTTGACTTGTTATACGCGATGTAAGAAGGCGGTGTAATCTTGCTAGATAAAACTAAGGCATTAGATGCATTCAAATCTCTAGGGAAAAGTATCTTCAATAACAATGCAATGATACCTCATATCTTTGGAAGGAAGAATACTTCCAAGGATAAAGACATGCAACAGATACATAACAACTTTCTAGAGAAGTTAAACATGGATATGCTATCTATTTACAGAGATCACTTTATGGATATGATAAACTCTGTTGGATACACTCCTGATATAGTAAAGCGTTGTAACTACGATAAGGAACTATTTGCGGCGCAATTGATTGATATACTGGATAAGTACTTTGGATTCATAATACATAGGGATCTTCATATTAGTAACAAGTTAACCAATCATAGAAAACTGGAGATCATTAAAGACTTGTTGCCGGATATAAAAAACAAGTACAATAACAATACTAATGAGAGAGATGCCAGGGCATTACATCTTGGTCAACAACAACTAAAGAACCAGTATACGTTCAATGACTCATATATTGAAGACGTGGCTAATCTGTTTAGGAGATCTATTAGCGATGCTATTAGTGATATGATTGACTATGTACTATCTATTGTACACGGTGATGGCTATAAGAACATGTATGGTGGATTTGAAGGCGTTGCTATATATGTTTCCTTATCAACTAAGGAAGATAAATTTGCTAGTAGTAACAGTTATAAGATATTTTCTACCTTTATAGAGAATAGACTTGATATCAAACCCAACAGAGGGAAAATGCGGCGCTTTATAGATCATCTAACATCATGTACCAATAGATATGAGTTGTTGTATGTGATAGTAGATATGTATTTCAATAACGGCGCCTATGTACTAGAAGATATATGTAAAAGAGCAGATAAACTGATAGCAAAGGATCTGTTTAGAAGTAGTGATCTTATTGATAACTTTATCTGCAGTTATGATCAGTTTTATGGAATGGTAGTTGAAAATAAGATAGTTAACAATACTATATGGGAAGTACAATTTAAGAATCTCAAGTACATTCATCTTTTTTCAGAAGATGAGTTTGTTAGACAAGATGTGGCTGATCCTACTATCACTATAACTAATCAGCGCCCCATATATAACATTGAAACATTGAAGTTGATAGATCAGATGATTGGTACTACTAAATCTCTATCAAATACTATGTCTAGATATTGTTTGCGCGCTACTGAAATGTTTAAGAAAGATGAGCTACAGAAAATATACAATGAATGTAAAGTTATACCACTTAGTCAAAGATTCCTTCATAATCTAGTAAACCATCTAAAACACAAGTTTATCATGTTTACTGGATATATGAATGTTATCAACTTTGATATTGTTAAGAAAGTGATACAGTTGGTATGGAATGAACAAGATTATAGAAGTCATAAGAGGAAGTTTCTATCGTTATCCAATTATACATTACAAGATCTCAATGATGATAATCTGTTAACTAAAATCAATGGGATAAGCGATATAATTCTTAATGATAATAAGTATCTAGTAGATAGTAGAGGCCGCATACATATTAACATTACCTTTGCTATAAATACATCGCATATGCTGAAGATAAATCCAAAGATCTCGATCGATAACTATCTTATTTTCATTGAAACTAGTTGCATCTTTGGATATAAAGTTAAAGATTGTAAGTGCACTATTGTATATAGTAACAATGAGCAACATCGTTCGTCGAGTATCAAGGAAAGAATCGAATCACTTATTGCACAGTATCTATCAGATGTGTATCCATATATAGCGCAAGCTCTTATACTAGTGGATCATATCTATAAAAAAGTATCTGCTACTTCGGGTATGGAGGAACAAGGTATTATCTACCGTGGCAATGTAATGGATCTCTTTGCTGAGATTAACTACTATAATAGTGATCTCTATGATAGTAGTAGTAAGGCATTAACTGTTGGTCCATGTAAATATAGATATGATCGTAATGGTAAGGTTACTATTACTGCTTCACAATAGCTCATCAAATGATCGTGAGATTAAGGGTGCATCCAGTACTAATGATATCATGTTATAAATATCAAGTGTACTGGATGCATTGATTTTAGCTATTTCTTATGTTTCTTATCAATAGCTGCCGACATCTCTGCCAACCTTCTATTGATGTAATCTGGATCATCGTAGTTGGGAGTTTCATTAGTGGATACAGTAGAATCATTGTCATCTGTATCTTCGTTTACTGTATCATTATCAGTGTTACTAATAACTGGAGTGGAACTATTCTTCTTATTAGAAGAAGCGATCTTCTTGTTCTTATAAGACTTTAGCGCCGATGTTGATGAAAGCTTGTCATCATAGCGATCATCTATCTCATTCATAGAAGAGCACTGATTGTTACTATTTTCATCATCAGCCCAAACTGGGCGCTTATTAAACTTTCCAATTTGGAAATCGGCGTTGTCCCATGCCTTCTTAGTAAAAAGACCTAATATAATGGTAGAACACATATCACTATACCAATCTGGTAAATCTAGCACAGGTACAGTAACACCAAATATGGCAGTTACTAGTGGTGATAGTATATAGTTAAAGAATACTACTATTACTACCATCCACAAGATTGAAGGAATTGCTCCTGATACAAAGAGAGACTGATTGTTCATCCACGATGATTGTGCCTGTGACTTTGCTTCAATCTCTCTGATATCAAGTTCACGTAAACGTATTTGTGCTTCTCTCTTCTCTTCTGGAGTAGAGATAACATCATCAAGAATCTTACCAATAGCAGGAATCGCATCTAATATATTGGCCACTTACTTTTTACAACACCTCATGTTATAATAATTATGTAATAGGTAGCGCATGTTATATACATGGCCGGTAAGGCACCTAGATCGCACCATATGCGCTTGTAACTACATGATGCATATCTTACTATGCCTACAATAATCTGGCACAATGTGGGCGCCCTATGAAAGGAGAGAAAGTATCAATGGCATCAACTGTTGAACAGATTATCAGAGATGCAATCATAGAGTACTTTCCAAAAGGACTATACTTAAATAATAGTGACTACGATAAAAACGATGGAGATCTTCTTAATGGATTGATGTGTATGGACTTTACTTTATTACCAAAGGCATTCAAAATGTCAAAGAAGTTACAATATAGATACAAGAAGCTACTATCACATCCTTCTAGTAATATGCTGTATTGTAATGGTTGTGATATACCATCACTTCTATCAATAACCGTTGATGACGGCAATATCGATGGCGATGACATCCTGTTTAATTACGAAGGTCGATATAATAGCGCCATTGATATGTTAACTAAGTATGGATGCACTTCTATTATAGACAAGCGAATACTTCCATTGATTAAACACTATCATCTAACTACTGATAAGCATGCTAAGATACTATGTTCTTTGGTATACTGTGCTATTCAGCGCTGTAGTAACAAAGAGATAGAAACATTCGCCTATGCGCACCATAACGACTTTGTTAAGATGTTTATCGACTACTATATGTTTATGATTATGTACATCAAGGAACTAGAAGAACAGATGCTCGATACTATCATTAGTAACCTTCAGAAAGTAGATAGTACTGTTAGTAATGTACATCTACATTATCTATATCCAGATAACATAGATAACAATCCATTTGCTATTAGCTTTCTGTTATATAAGTTTAACTATATCTACTTCTTTGATCTTCTGAATACTAAGAGGAGATCTCTTGAGTACTTTAAGGATCATTGTGTTGATGTAGATAAGGTGGTAACTAAGTTTCAACGGCGCATAGAAAAGACTCAATTTAACTCTATCTTTTCTATGAAAAGGGAAACGCGATGCCTTTCTAAAGAGTATAATAAGTGTATACAGTATCTAAAGCAATCGATACCTGCGTATTCTATTCCCAGTAGTCTTTCTCAAATAGGTATTAGAGAGTATATTGGGTGCATAATTACAAACAGTATGGTAGATGTGCCATTCTTTAATACACATCATAATATCACATATTTGCCCAAGTTCTTTAGCTTTGTAGTTGAACATAGTGATGATGCCTCTAAGAATCGCATATACAATGTAACTAGTGTTGGTAGTGATAAGAACGACAACTACTGTCTATACTATATTTATAGGAATCCTATTACACACAATGTTACTACCAAGGTTGCGGGGTTTACTGAAGTTATTGGCGCTAATGATATAATCGTAGAGATGTTGGCACCGACTTCTCTTTCAATGAGAAGTATTATAAAGGATGGCACAAATGATATCGTTATGGATGCTTCTTATCTGATCAATAGGTTTAGTACAGTAAAATCTCTTTATCATAAGATCCATAACAATCCTTATACTATATCGGCGCTCGATAGATATCACATTGATTACAATATCTATGAACATGATAATCTTGATCAGATTACTGATAGTTATGCTTGGCTATTTAGAAAGTGTAAGATTATAGCAAGGTCGTGGATGTTATTTGCTAATGAGAATCGCCATGTCTATAATGATATAGTAAGTTATATTAATCATTGGATCTATAAGAAGATGCCCAAGAAGTTACAATCTAAGATACATTCAATAGAAAGACGCTATAACATTACTATGCGGCCCAAGATTATGATAGACATCGGCGATAATCAAGATATCGTTGACTTTACTGATAGTACTTTCTGTTACCTTAATGTTAATAGAAGAAGTGATCATGATCAAACTATTAAGTATACTGTTTGTACTAGAATGAAGTTACATTCCTTCGATAAAGAGTACTCAACAATCAATGTCTTATACTATATGTGTAAGTATAATCCATGTAACATCTCTATAGAAGATGTAAATGATAATCCATCATACTTTCACTATAACTATGTAGTAAACTATATAGAGATAGTAGATTTGACTACTGGTAAACCCATTACTATAGATACTCTTACTGATAATATCAATGATGTTATTGGTGAAGCCTTTATGGAGCTAACTCATTATATAGTGTATCTAGAAGTACACAGAAACATCTTCTCTAATCACTATCTAGCTAAAAGATCTAATAAGGTCGATAAGAGTCCAGTAGATAAATACATGAATCTAGTTAGTAAGATAGTAAGGAGACGTATCCGTCTCTACTATTCCAAAGAAGAAGAAGTACAGCTTACTTATGCAATTTTCAAGTATGTTACAGATAACTTCTGTAAGGAGCTATCTAATAGAATCAGCTATAATACTCCATTTACATCATTTGAAAACTTGATGGCGTGTCTTAGTTACTATGGGCATCTAGATGTATAAAGGAGGAGAGATATGAATTATGTGGCTGATAATGTTTCTTTATCTAGTTTAGAAGAAATATCGGTAGAAGTTATTGATATTGTTGATAAATCTGTAAAGCTTGCTATACAAGATGTACTGTGCCTTGATTATGAAGAACATTCGTTTGAGCCTGATCTATTTGATGAGCTATTAGTACAGTCGTATAACAGGATTTATAAAGGTACTTATTCGCCAAAACCATTATCAGAAGAAGATATAAGAATGTTGTATATGAAGTTAGTAGTACCTAGTCAGCCGGGCTTGTATTATGATAGAGCTATTAAGATGATTCAAAAACAGGGCGAAGAAGTTGAGTTATATCATAAGCAAATGACGATGTTCTATCGAAGATTCTGTAGACATTGTTATGAGATGTTTAAGGATATAGCTAAAAGATACATTGTGCGAATGATACAACATAAGATTACGATTAACGATATTAGTGAAGAAGATTTAGATGGCGCCACTATTGGTTACTTCTATGATATCGATGATGTATCACATAAGTTATCAACGTTTTTAGATTATATGTGCACTATATATCTGTATCTTAAGTTTAACATACATGAGATAAATCCGCATACAAAGGCAGATCTTAAGCGCCATATGATCTTTGGAAGAATCTTGCGCATGAATGAAAATTTGTTTAGATTTGCATATAAATCAAAGGAAAACGCTCGTTATCTTTACAAGAGCATCAATTACGCCTTTAAATCATATAGTAATCCACGTAAATTTGATCTATATCTGATTACTAAGGATCATCGAGTTATCTATCTCAATTATGATAGAATCGATATACATGATTCTCACATGATACCAAAGTATTACTCTCAGTTAGTATCATCCAATAAATATCATCCATCAATCTTCTTTCTGTATCGATTTGCCGAAATCTATATCATTTATAACAATGGTAATCATTGGTATCATACAACTCTCTCACATCAAGAAGATGTAGATAGTATTATAGATAACAAGAACATAGCAAATTGGCGTGCATATGAAGATTCAGTTACTGAGGTTCATTCTATTACATATGATGGAGATCTGATGAAGCTGTTTTCAGAGTTATCGTATTACTATAATAGTAACATTAGATATAAAGTGGTTGTTCCAGATGTAAAAGAGTTAATGGGTGATGCTGTTGCATATAACCTTAATAAAGATGAAGGTGATCGATATGATGAACTATAGTGATTACATGATTCATATTCATAATGAAAAAATTTTACCATCATTAGAAGATACACCCAAAGAGGTTATTATTGCAGATGCAGCAATAGAACAGGCTATACAAGATGTACTTTGTTATTGCAAGGAACATTCGATTCAAACAGAGCTGTTTGACATGCTATTGGTTAGACATTATTATAAGATGCGAAACGATGGCTCAATAAAGTTCTTATCAGAAAAATATTTGCGAAATCTGTTTGATACGTTTTTAACAGATGATCACCTTGAACTACTTGATAATATCAAAGCGATTCGGTTGCTGTATGATAATGGAATAGAAGTTCAACTCTATAGTAAACAGATGAAGATGTTTTATAGAAGATTTTGTAGAATCTGTTATAATAGATTCAAAGAAGAGCGCAGAAAACATCTTATACAACTATTGCGCCATAAACTTCATATTGAAGAGATTGTTGAAGAAGATATAAGCGGCGCAACTATTGGTTACTTCTATAATGTAAACAAGGTTCCAAACTGGTACATGTTGATATCGACTACTCTTCGTCAACTGTATCTAATGTTTCATGCTAACTTCCCGCGATTGGGTAGTACAATATCAGAAAAGCGTAAGTATAAGGCCATATATGAAGAAATTGAGCAAATGATTGAAAGTTTGTTTCATTTTCTATACAAACAACAATGCAATCCCGACTTTTTATATAATGTCCTCTATCATACATTTGATAGAAACATAAACAAGTTCGATCTATATATGATTACTAAAGATCATAGAATCATCTACCTTAACTATGATAAAATAGTTATCTATAATCATGATATGAATCGTGTACATACTGTTCCATCATCTATCTCTATTGGTACTACATTCTCATATCCTCCTATAGTATTCTTTGAGTGCAATATTATTGATCAGTATCATCCGCCAGTTATATTTGATAAAAGCGATGATATAGAAAAGATACCAGAGGATGCATATGCTAACTTTTTTGCAAATAGCATAAAGATTTCAAATTGGTGTATACATCAGAAGCATCTTGATGAATGTAGAACTATCGTATACGATGGAGATCTGATTAAGTTGTTTTCAGAGATAGCATATTACTATGATTGTAATATTGGATATCAGGTGATTGTTCCAGATGCAAAATCATTGCTTTCATAGAAGGGGGCCGCCATTCTTATGATCAACATAGAAACATTACAAAAGAATGTTAATAGCTTTATACTTAACACTGTAGTACAAGATCCATATGATCCAACTATAGGTCATGATCTGAGTAACAATGATGGTAAATTACATCTAGAGTTATCTAGAAACTACTTGCTGCACTATTTCCCATTTAAACATGATAAAAACATCAACGGTATTGTTCTTCCAAACAAGTACATGATAGCAGATAGTATACATAGCAGTAGTAATAGTACTATGATAGATCTATATAGTAAGATACGTAATCATTCGCTCTATCAATACTGCTATAATAACAATCTCAGTAGAACATGTCTTGTTGATTACAATAATAGAATACTAAGTTATAGTATAGCAATGGATGCTGATTGTGAAAGTAACTTATTGTGCTATTCACGATACAAAGACATTCTTTATGATTATGAGCGTATAGATCTTTATCGAATAGTATCGCTTATGAGAATCATAGACGTTGATAATATATTGAAGATCGATTCATTCTTATCAAAAGTGTCTAAGGATGCATATAGAAGTAGACATAAGGCCAATAGATTCTTAGCGAAGATATCCGATAATATTGATAACAAGGTCGCAATCTATCTACTAGATAACTTGATTAACATGATTGAACAGTATATGAAGCTTAAAGTCCAATACATGCAATTGCAGTTAAATCTAGTGATAGAGGATTTCAAGAACTGCATCAAAGCATCTGATGATGGTACTAGCGGCGTCATAAAGAATATTGGAATGTATGTTACAGTAGGATCCAATTACAACAGTATTAATAGGAACGATTCATCTATTGATGCATATAGGCCAACTGTTGCTGGATTTTGTATACGAAATTTAGTATTGGATTCAGCATTTAGAGAACTTACTAATAAAAAGTATCATGTTGATGTTCTTGATGATATTGGTGATAGTACGTGCCATATTTGTAATGGCAACGATTGTCAATATGATAACAGCGATGATTCTATAAGTAGAGTTATGGATACAATAACTAAGGAATGTAATGCAATGCGCCGCTTTGTTCATAACTATCGAAAGTATCGAGGAGTAAACTCATATAACTATTATAAGAATCCGATAGCCTTGTTAGTAAAGTGCCTAACATATCGTAAGATGATGATCGGCGTTAATGGTTTTGCTGTTGATATGATCAATCCTATTGAAGTTATCTACGATGATGGTCATACAGAATACCTCATTATTAATAAAGTAGATTGTATACAGAATTATAAGAACTATGTAGATAAGGAGAAGTGTTGTGTAGTATTGAGTAGTTATAGTAGATATCAAAGCAAGGATGCTATTGATTCCAATGCTCTTAGATGTATATCTACACAATCTAACCTTCTTACTATGCCATATGTAAATAACGCGCACCTTATAACCAATGGCACTTTTAGATACGTTGGTAGCATTCAAGATATCAATATTGATGATATAGAGGTTACTAAAGAAGAATACAACTATTATAAAGGTATCTTTCATAACTTTTCTAACATGACTGATATTATATATAAAGAACTATATAAGTATAATATCATTCGTGAAAGAAAGCAGATATCTGAGATGATAACTACCGCAGTTATGAAAACCTTCGTTGCTAAATCCTTCTTTAAAAATGATCCAGAACGCATACAATCATACAATATAGATCTAAGTAATGTTGTCAATAGTACTGCTAGGAAGATTCCGCTCTTTAAAGACATGATTGAGAAGTTTGAGCGGTATTATGATTGTCATCTGGAGTGGATTTTACAAGTGGATCCAAAGTATCTAAAACACATATACATTAATGATGATACAGGTATTTATAGTACATTGATTGATCCATCAGAAAATACCTATCGTAATATCATAGAAGCTAATGGTAATGGATACTATGGCTCTATTTCTACTGATCTATCACATCCGTTTATTGATGCAACCAGAGAGATCAGATGTAATCCGGCATTTGTGCGTCTATATAACAATCAAGATATGCTAGTTAAGAATAAGCGCGGCGATGTTAAGTTTTATAGTAAGAAGATTAAGAAGATTTTGCATTGTGATTATGATAAACAACATAGCAGAGATACCTTTATTATGAAGATGTTTACAATGATAACAAGTAAAACTAATTATGAGTTTACATTCAATCACAAATGCCCTATGAAGAACTTAACTACTGGATCAATTTTATTAGCATATGGTGATAGCAGTAGTTGCGATTTTAATATTCCAGTACTAATCTATACCAAACTCACTGATAGAAAGAGTGGTGCGCCTCTTAACATTAACAAGTTTACATACGCTTATGATATACTTCTATCATGTAACATACCAATATATATAAGAGGTATCTATGGTAGAAAGTATGGTCAACCATTCTATGATCTCAATAAGAAGTACATTGATGGCGATGCTATTGATGTCTTCATTGATCTTATTGTTAGAACTATTAAGGGTTATAAAAGATACTTCGATGATCTATCTAGTAGTTTACTACATGATCAATCAGTTTGCTTTGGCAATATCTTTGAAGATACAATTGCAGAGATTGTCTACTATGATGATACTAACACCATCTTCGACACCAAGAATCCTTACTGGCGCATCAGTTAAAATGTTATGTAACTGATGCATATATAACTTCTATTTCAATAGGAGGATAATTGTAATGAGTTGGGATTATGATGGCTATTCCTATCTGTCTACTGATACAGTGTATGAACTTGAGGATCAGATGAGCATTGATGATCTTCGGCGCTTTAATCGTAGTTTCCAGGATATCAAGGTATCTACAGAGTTCACTAATATGATCAAGAGCTCTCAATTACGATTAAAGGATCTTCTTGAGAAACATGGTAGTAAGTTTAAGATGTTCTATTATTGTATCTATTTTTCTGTTGATCACTATAATAGGATTTCAATCGATTGCTATTGTATTGATTATGAATACAAGGATGATCTAAAAGATTCATCTATATTAACAAAGGAAGATCGCGAGCATATTGATCATATGATCAATGATCTTAAGTTTAGTTATACGGAACCAGATTTTGATACAGGAGAATCTGGAGATGACTATTCAGAAACACAGTTCTTAGATCTGTATCTTAGTGATGAAGAAGAATTGAAAGGTAACATTGACTATCTTAAAGAGTCTTATGTTTCTGTTATCACTGATATGCGGCGATGGATCGATGATTCTATAGAAGCAGGAGAGTTTATGAACTTTTGTCCAGATGACTAACGGAGGTGATCATAAATGCATGGATTTAGATTCAGTAGTAATGGTTTATTGTATCCTATCATTGATGGTACTATGATGAATATGGATGATCTTCGGCGCTTTAATGATCGATTTCAAAAGATCAAGGAAGATGAACATTTACTTGATATTATTGAGCGCAGTAATAACTCAATGGTAAAGTTATTAGATGATCATTCTGATGATATTACTAAGTTCCGATATGTAATGTTCATAAACGTTGATAGTAAGAACAACATTGCACTTGATTCGGATATCTATTGTGAACGTAGAAGCGGTGCCGATATACCAGATGATGTTGTTTTTATTGATCACTGTGATGAAGAGTTTGATACCTATTATAAAGACCGGCGCGTTATGTATATCTATGATAGATATCTTGTTACTGATGATAACAATAAGATCACCAGTAACATGATTAACTTCATTAGAGCCAACTCTAAAGAGATTATTCGTTTTATTCAATGGTGGATAGATGAATCTCTAAAAGAAAGTCACTTTATAAAGGCCAATGAAGTTGATGATCGTATCAATGTAACTATATCATTGGAAATCCATAGCTAATACAATAACAAGGGGGTAATTGATATGGCGCGTTATTTAGATAACGATGGAAATCTCATTAATAGTGATCCAGAGATGTCTTTCAAGGATCTCAAGAAGTTTGAAAAGAAGCTCAAGAAGATTGATGAAATTGCCTTATGTGAAGATATCTATGACAGTCAATGCGCAATGAAAGATCTTATCAAACAGTTTAACAAATATATCGGGCCCGGCATGTTTAACTTTGTGATATATCTACATATGGATAGCAATAGTAAGATTGCTATCGACTCTGAAGGTAGTTTCTCATTGGATGATACACATTTATATAAACTGAACATATTGGATGAGAAGAATGTTCTAGAGAATGAAATACAGAATGCAATGGATGATGTTAGATTCAATTATGAGCATTCTGATTATGATGTTACTGATAAAAATAAAGTTGCGTTACCGTTTCTATGGATCAATATATCCAATGAGTATAACCGTGTACGCATTAGTTACATGTATGCTTCTCCTCAGCAAGTATTACATAAGATCAAGAAGTGGGTTCATGGTATTGTTGATAAGAAGAGATCCACTGAGCCACTTGATGAGTTTGATGAACTTTGTGATATGGATGAAGCAGAAATGCTCGAAGATGATGACTAGTTAAAGATGGTGCGCCGGTTTGTTATTGATTATAAACAAACCGGCGCACCGTTATTTTTTGCTAACCATTTACCATTTCAAACTTAGTTACAACAAGATTCTTATTGATACTGGGTTTAAAGTCATTAAGGAAGGTAATGGTTTTAGTATCTTTAACGAATGTATAATCCAAAGTTTCCACTAACTTGATACCATTGTATTGGATCTTCCATAGTGTATCCTTAGCTGGATCGAATCTATTATCTAGGATAAAGGTATCTGATAGTGATTCTACCTTCTGTGCAAATACTGCCATCTTTCTAGCACCATTAGCACCAACAGTAATTACTTCGTTCTTATATAGAAGCTTTCCTTCAGTATTGGCGCTTAGAAGATCCAATACTGTTTTATTGGCATGTTCATGCGCCTTATCAACCATATCATCAATATCACCAATAGCACTAGTGGGTCTACCCTCAATAATATTCCATGCAAGAGTTGCGCTGGTATTATTGATAGTGACATATGGGATCCACACTACTGATGGCGTAATAGTCTTACAATAGTATAGTACCGGCTGCTTAATGGTAGGTCCAGTAGGATCAAGTGGATTGGGTACTTCGGCCTCATTAACTAATACTAACATAGATGGTTTGATATCAGGAAGCGCATCTCTTTCGGCAAGAGTAGTTACCGATACAAATGGGCGCCTACTTGCATAATCAGTAGGCAGAAATGCATCAGTAATCTTCCCCTCTGAATCCAATGGCGCATATCCATCTGGTTGTCCCTTCTTACTAGAATCAAGTGGTACAAATGATAAAGCATCTTGCTTATTATTCCACTTGGTAAGAGACTCTTCTGTAATCTGATTTAGAACATCAAGATTAGTATGATTATGTGCCTTTAGTTCATTCCTAAGTCTTGTAATAAAATCATTGATAGATTGACCACCAATGGTCTTATAGTTGAGTGCATTTGCTCCTCCACCAATTTGACCAGGTGCGGTATTAATCTGTGTAATAAGATCATCAGCGGCTCCATATGTAAATCCAGTACCACCAGTATCTACTGTGATATAGGCAGTACCATGATCTTTCATAACCTGTAGGGCTGCATTAAGTAGAATGATTGGATTAGCCATATACTATATGATCATTCCTTTCTATATATGCATATATACAAAGTAGAAAATGTACTTTCTACTCTGCGGTGCCCTTCTCGGTTTCCAAATTCAACTTCTCATTCTGGAACAAAGACCATCCAACTAGAGTAAGTACTCCAGTAGTCTTCTCATAAGTGTATCCATCAGAGTCAACTAGAATACCATTATAGTACACACCGATGATCTTGTCTTTATCCTTCTCGAACTCATCGACGCCATCAACAGTAAGCTCAGTTGTGCCATCTGTTTGTGCCGTGAGAATTACATTCTTTAGAACACCAACGGCCTTAACACCAACTACAATAGGCTTACCATCATATTGTAGATGATTCTCTGAATCCTCTGATAGCTTATTGAGAACCTCAATATTAGCATGCTCGTGCTTCTTAGCAACAGCGTCATCGATCTCTGTAGCGGATTTAGTTGGTTTTCCAGTAATATTGGCCCATTCAAGGACCATTTGGGTATCACCCAGCTTAGCTGCAGCAACCCATGTAACAGCTTGGTTAGGGAGGCCGGCGTTGGTAACATCTTTACATACATACAGTACTGACTGCTCACCTGCTGCAACTGCATCAATATCAATGACCATGCACTGTAAGCCTGGATATACACTAGTAAGTGCATCTCTTTCAGCAATACTCTGAACTACTACTGACTCCTTAGCCACTGGTGGTAACTGAATAACTGGTACTTTACCAGTACTATCAAGAGAAGCGTATCCATCAGCGATACCCTTCTTAGTAGAGTCTTCTGGAATATATCCAAGAGCATCTTGCTTCTCATTCCACTTCTGTAGAGAGGACTCGTCGATTTTATTGAGTGTTTCTAGATTAGCATGTTCATGTACCTTGAACTCAGTTTTCAAATACTCAATAAACTCTTGAATAGTCTTTCCATCAATCTTAGTAGCATTAAGAGATTCGGTGCCCTTGGTATTAATATCATTAACAAGATCATCAACGCCAACCAGCATAAAGCCAGTACCAGCGTCGTTAATCTTGATATACTTTGAAGGATTGATATTAATGCTGCGCAATGCTTGCGCAAGAATGATAATAGGATTTAGCATACTATCTATTTACCTACCTCTTATCTGTTATATGATTAGCGGTCTTTATCGGCCGTAACATAACTAATAACAAAGCGATCATCTTTCTTGACAATATTATCAAGGCCTAAACCATCCCATGTAATGGTTTTAGTATCTCTATTGATAGTAAAGTCAAGTCCTTCGTATTGGTCAACACCTTCGCACGATAGAAGAATTGCGCAATCATCCATTGGATAGTTCCGTAATACCAATGACTTACTATCTTCTTCTTGCTGTGTAATGGTTCTATTAACTGTGATAAGCTCCCAGTAACTACCAAGGGCGCCGTCATCTGTAATATAGAATCCTCTATCAGACCAATACTTGTCTAACTTAGAAGGATCAGTTTCTTGTGCCCAAGGATAGAATAACTCAATGTACTCTGAAATAGTCTTACTATCTTCGTCGATATCAAGTATCATACCTTGTGGTTCTTTAGCGTACGCATTCATATTACTTACTGTAATAGCTTGCATATACTTCATACCATCAATCTTACTACCATCGCTCTTCTTATACATATCAAACAGATAGATAGATATAAGTTGTTTAGATTTCCTACAGAACACAAAAGCATTCTCTTCTACATTGGTAACCTTAGTAATAGTACCATTTACAAACTCTACCATCCATGGATGATTCTTACATAGGTAAGTACCATTTAGATCAGATAGATCGATGTTATCAGCACTCCACTCACAGTTACCATTGATACTATTTGGGAACATACCATTTCTAGTACCATCATCTCCCAGATACTTACACTTCATGATACTAGTGATAATGGTATTCTCTGTAAGAGATTTGATAGTAATTTTGTATTCTGTTGTATATAGCGGCGCCGGTATAATACACATTGGCTTATCTCCTTCAGAGGTATCAACATATACATAATCATCAATGAAGAAGAGTCCACCAAAGTTATCAGTAATGGGCGCCCATGGTTCAATTGGCTTGTTGTTGATCTTCTCCCATGTTGAACCATTACATCTATACCATTGTTTCTCATTTAAACAGTAGATTTCTGTTAGATATGACTTGGGTGGTATAAACTTCCACGATAATTTGGTTCTATCGTAGATAGCAATACTTCCACGTTTTGCTGATGCAAACTCTCCACTATTGCTATTACCAACTATATAGATACCAACTTCATTCTTATCAGATTCAGTTGGCTTATTTAGAAACTTCTTAAAGAATAGTGGTAAGTTTAGTGAAGATCTATCAATCTTAGATGTGTTCTTCATGGTGTTAATCTCTCTTGATTTTTCTCTCTACCATGTACATCATAGTAAAGTAAACTTTCTTGTTATTATTGAGCAATTCTGTAAATCCAAGTTGATCCATACCAAGACCACTCCACCGGATAGAGTTGTTTTCGATTTTATAGTCTGGACCTTCTATCTGTGTAACACCATTAACTGATAGCCTCATAGATTTGGCACCACTCTTACCAGATGCAATTGGAGTTGATAAGTATAGTACCTTATTGTTGATATTAGATTGTGTAAGCGCTACGCTATAATGCAGTATACTATATTTAAAGAACATCCAGTTTTGGTATAAGTTTTGATTACTGGTAGTATTAGTGTTAGAGGTGATTGCTGATTCATTAGTTAACTCATACTTTACTAATCCGCCCATCTTTGGAGTAGATGGTGGATTTGTATCTAATCTAGTGGTTTTTGGTGCACCACTAAAAGTTGTTCTTTCTTTATTGTATACAATCCATACTGTATCTATTTTATCGTCATATGTTGCTATAATAGAAGAATTATCATAATATAGCATATTTGGAGACATCTTGTATATTGCGATAAGTCTTCTGCCATTATATTTGTATATGATTCCATCATCAATACATAAGAATCTATTACAATATTTTGCACGGCTTTCAAAAGCACTTTGCGCAAATTTAGTCCATTCATTAAGAGACGTATAGTATACTTTTGCAGTGATCATATCAGTTGGATCAACTTTAATCAAATTATGAGCTTTTGCCTTTATACTATCATCATCAAAGTTCTTAAAAGTTATAAAGTAACATGCATTTGGCGCATATTGTTGATCAGTTGGTTTATTGTTATTATAATATGTAAACTTAGCTACAACATTTGTTGGATAGTTCTTTTTATATTTAGTTGATACTGACCATTTATAGGAACCATCTATATAAGCATAGTACATGATACTATTATCAGATTCATTATACATGAGATCGCCATTTTTAGGAGCAGCAATAATCCAATCAATACCATTGTATGTAGCAATACATCCATCTGGTACATCTTTAAATTGAGATGTGGGCTTGGCGCCAACCACAAGATACTGATCATTTATATTTGGTGATACTGGTGGCTCATCTATAGTACCCTTAATAATAAAGCTGTATGAAATGTTTGAATAGTTAGTAAGTAACAAGTTTTCATTGGCTATCAGATATCACCTCTATTCGTTAACAATAGCAATGCCTTTAGAGCTCATGCTATTGAATGTAATGGCATACCAATCAGATGTAGTTAGATTGATCTGCGCAAGATCCATGTTATTCCATTCAATGATGCCAACTGTATCATCTTCTGTATATTGACCAGTAAGATGTTGTCCAATTTCATACTTGAATGCATAATCTTTGCCATGATTCATAACTAGTCCACTAACACTGAATCTTACTATTGCAGGAAGAGAGCTATAACCAATAGGATAGTACCAAGGGTTGGTGGCTTTATCAAATTTGATAATAATCTTACGATCATTGATTTGTGTAGTTGTAAACTGTGCGCGCATACTCCTTAGACTTAAAGGAATACATACATCAGTATGCTCTTGATCTTTCTTAGTAGAGATAGCTATATTGGAACAGATTGGATCTTTTCTAATAAGCCCTTTAGTTATGGGAGAAGCTAGTTTACTTTTTAGTTGAAGTGGATTAACATTTGGTGGAGCATCAGTTTGTCTATAACTATTTATATTATTGCAGTAACCATCTTTATAATATGAAACTGATGTAATTGAAGATACTTTTGTAATCTTAGGATTACCTGATAGAAGACTATCGTATTCTATAAAAAAATCATAATCTGTAAACTTTGGAATAGTGTTATCGCTTGTATCACTCTTAATCTCAATCTTATCATTAACATATATAATCTTATATACCTTAAGATTAGTTCTAGTGAGAATGTAGATTGGTACAAAGAATGTATTTTCTAATGTATCATTGAAAGATTTACTGTATCCTGGAGCACTATAAATCTTAAGATTAGTAATGGTACCATCATTACCAATCCTATAGATCTTACCAGAAGATAGATCTAGTACACATAGTTGTGTTTTTGTGTGATTGAAATTATATATGTTGTCTATGCCTAATTTATATCCTGAAATGTTTCTAATACCTTTTTCTATAGGATTATATTGACTGATATTAGAAACAGCATCAGCAACGCATGTAACTGGATACGGATACATAAGTTTGTTATCTGTACCAAAATGACTACGATCATCATCGCCAACATAAGCAATATACGCCCAGTTCTTGGTATCGGACCTATATCTATAGATACTTTTGTTGGTTACATCAAACAAAATATCGGTGTAATCTTCTGGATCATAGAACTGCCATTTACTAATGAATCCATTGTATCTGGCAATCTGATTCTTTTTTGCGCCACTGAATAGTCCAACAGGTAAATCGCTTACAATGTATTGGATGTTGTTTGATGTAGTTGGTATTGATTCACCATTACTAAATCCATTACATACTACACTAATACCAATGTTGTTTCTATCTAGCATACTAGCCATGGTGTAATAAAATCACCACCATTTCAACTAGTTAGTAGAGATATGCCAGATGTTATACTTCATTCCAGCCTGTTGATAGAATGGATTGGCAATCTTGATACTATTATTGGGAACATCTAGATCGTAATCTGTAGTACTGATGCATGATCCAAAGATAAAAATGATGTAGTCGTTCTTATTAGATGTAACAACCTTATCCGCCGGTAGTTTAATGGTACTGAGATCTGGTGGTGTTAGTTCACCTTCATGGCGCCATACATTTACATTAGTAGTACCACCACTACCGCTACCACCAGGAGTCCACCCAGAAGCGGTTAGCGCCGCCTTTATTCTATCCATAAAGGCATCATCAATCTTAATATATTTACTATCAATATAGCCATCTAGCTCAATGCCGGCCACACCATCTGGTACATTGCGATCGGTCTTCTTAATGTATAGAGACTCATCGAATGTTAGGTTATTGAGATTGTTAAGTTGTAATAACTCTTTAATCCTAGTGAGGTCGGTAGTAAAACCAAGTTGAATGATCTCAATATTGGCACTTGGTCCAACATCGCTATCAAACTTAATGGTATTACTATTAACAATGGTATACTGTTTAGTAATCTTACCATTTAGGAAAACAAGGGCGCTCTTATCATGTAGATTGGTAAATGCGTGTCCCTTAGAGATAGTAAAGGATACTCCACCAGCAGGGCCGCTATTAATAGTCTCTCCCCATAGGAATCCCACATACTCTTCATTCGGTAATACTTGTCCAAGTTGAATGATAGTAACAGTAGAATCATTTGGAATAGTAACAAGGGCGCCATCGAATGTAATATCTCTTGTATTATCAATAGTGTACATACTAGTTGGAATATACTTACCATCAATGTACACTAGTACCGAATACTTATCAGGATTTAGGAAAGAATGACTGTTATCTAATGTAAGCTTTGTAATGTCATTGCCGGTATCATTCTTATAGCTATATTGCCATGTAGTAGCAATAGCCATAAGAGTAGTATCATAGTTGCTAATTTGGTTTTCTTTATTGAGGTGAATGATATGTACTACATCATTAAGAGCAATAACTCCATTCTTAAAGTAGAATTGGCGCTTATTGGTAATAATGTATTTGGTAGGAGCAACATAGTTATCATTCACAAATACCATCAATGACTTACTATCTAGGTCATAGAAGCACTTATTATTTGGAAGAGTTACTAGATTACTGTTATCTAGAATCTTCTGATTGATAACTACTGTCTGATACCAACGGTAGTTAATACCATTATTCTGCTCAATGGCTTTGTAAACGGAATCCCACTTGTCGATCTGATCCTGCGATACAAATCGATTCTTATAGGACTGAATAATCTTCTCTGCTGGAATGATTGGTGATACTGTACCATTACTAGTATCCAAATTACCAATACCAGGAATACCAGCAATGTTACCACCATTGCCACTTTTAAAATTAGGATCTAGAGGATAAACATTAGGCATGATATATTATATGCATCCTCCTTTCTTACTTATGGAAGTAGCCGTTAAGAACAACATTAGTTAGATTGCTCTTGAGAGTTAGCTTTAGCTTTAGTAGATTGGTTGAAGTATAAGGAATACAAACAACATCTCCCTCTAAAGTAAGAGCACCGCCGCACCATCTATCTTGTAGATTAATAGTAGTATACGCATATGCAATCTGATTGTTATGGAAATTATACTCGATAACCTTACTAGAGCCGGCGCCGGCAGGAATAAGATACATTCTATTATTGGGCGCAACTACTACATCTCTAAACTCATCATATGCATCTGTCTCAAACGATACATACTTGACATCATAAGTATTAGGATCGAATACCATAAGGTTATCGTATCCATATGCTGGGATACAGTAGATTAATCCATTGGGCGCCAATACTGCCTTAGAGAACTTATTGGTACCAAAGTCATTAATCACTGCTACTACTTTCATGTTCTTACTAACTGGATCAAACTGTACAATCTTGTTATTCTTCTTGGGAATCAGATATAGCATATCATCGATAGGATTAAGCACAATATCACAGAATCCACTATCAATATCAAATACATCACTATTCTGATAGTACTTGTATGTATCATTAGAATTGGGATTGATTTCCAGGATACTTTGGTTATTATGCGGCGCAAAGTAAATCAATCCATTAGTAGATAATACCCCATTAACAAACTTGGCAGTCATTGTAGTATCTAATGTAATGTGATCAATAGTTTCCACTGTTCTATTGTGACTATCAATCTTTAATACATTGTTACTATTATATGGTGAACAATATACATAGTTCTTATAAGCAACTCCGCCGAACCATCCGGCGCCCTTCTGGTTAATACTAGATAGATTCATACCAAAGGATGTTACATTGTTACCATTATAGTCACAGTAGAATACATCTGTGGCATTATATGGCACACCAATGAGACAGTTATTATGTCCTTTAACTACTCCACTGTACATGATAGTACTAGCAGCATTTTGAATAGTAGTTGGTACTAATGACGGCGCCACTTCTACTGTATTGGTATGATCATAGTAATCACTGATAAAACTCCTGGCATATCTATTGAATCTAATAGACGATGGAGTATTGTATTCATAGGGTAATCCATTCCATGGAATCACTCCATTACCCACCTTATGACGATAGGTATCGGATTCATATGCACTCTCTGCTACTCCGAGAATTGGATTAACATTACTATAAGTGGTTCCATTATCATATCTACTAGTAATACGTGTCTCTGTCTCTACTGATCCATCGTATTCAGATGTAGCATTACCACCATTGATAGACTTTACTGTAATCTTTAGCCTATCTAGATCAGATAGCTGATCAATTGAGATCTTGTCATTCTTGGTGAGAAATTTATCAGCAGTAACGCCATTGAGCGCCGTAGCATTGATATTACCATTAATATCAGAGCCTTTATGAGTGTGCGGCGCCGGCGTATAGAAGATTGGTTTGTTTAAGATGTTTTCCCAATTAGTAGAATCAGCATATAGCGCCTTATCGATAACGCCATCACCATCAACATCATAATCATTCTTATCCATAAGTGTTTCTGGTAATTTGAATGGGCGCCCATCGTATGTAAGATTCTTATCGTGGTCAATACCAATCTTATCTAAAATGTCGATATTATCATGTGTGTGAACTTGTTTGGCACACTCATCAATAACAGTAGTTGGCACTTCGGGTCTGCCTAATACGTTATTCCATAGGACTACATCTGCTACTAATGACTTCTTAGCAACGTCTACTAGACCATCATTATCACGATCATAAAGCTCCTTATACATAACATGCTGAGCCTTATGAGTGATAGTATCCAGCATACTACCTAGGAATACTTTCTCTTCACTACTAATGAACTGTCTATCATTAGTAGTAATGACATTATCGGCTGATACTTTAGTAATAGTTGGCGCCGACTTATCCACAGGAATACCAGTAGTATTGTTATTGAGCTTATCTGGATCAAATTTTTCAATACTGGGAGAGTTAGCTAGAGTACTAGTTACTGGCATCTACTGGACCTCATCCTCCTTCTTCTCAAAAATATCATCTATTGGAAAGATACTGATTGTAACTACCTCTTGATTACCAATCTTACTATAGCTCTTTATACACTTCATAATACATGTACTAGAATCACCAGTTTTAGTAATCATGGTAATAGTATCATTGTGATTAACGCTATTGAACTTTATAGCATCAGTAATAGCCTTACTAACCTTGCGCTTATCTTTCTTTGGTACTAGTGATAGTAATGATAGTTTCTTATTGGATATCATATCTGCGCTAACAAACATATCATCGAATATTCTATTACTAGTAATAACAACACTCTTCTTATCAACTGTTACTATTGGTAGATCACTTGTTTGATATAGTAAATCTAACAATGGAACACTATTGTTAGATAGGTATCCTCTAATAGTTCTATCTAGAATAGCAATGTCTATAATATTGAGCCCATAGTTATAGGTAAAGATTAGGCGCACCTGATGATTCTTATAGTGTATATCATAGCTATAGAGATTCTGTTGCGGAGATGTTTCTATCTTATCCCTATCATCAATGATCTTATTGATCATGTTGATATAGTCACTCTTGTTTGGATCAAATCTCAATAGCTCTTCAAAACCGTCATTACATGCAAGGATCTCCTTAGTCTTAAGATCCATGCGCGCAAAGGATATCATATCAGTATTACCGAAGAAACTCTTAAAGCATTGGCACTTATCCTTTAGCTCATTAACATATGTAACTAGCTCACTATTGTTAATCAACTTAAGGATGTCTTTATCGTTAATGTGATCTCGCGTAGTATTGTTGTTTTCATTAGTGGTGATATCACTGTAGTTGTACTTCTTGATCATAAAGTCATTACCAATGAGTTGTAGTTCAGTGATATTCTTCTTAACAGCATCTTCTGGTAACTTGAAAAGTGCACCAGCCTCCTGATTATGAATAATGTACTTGTGTATTGGATATGAATCAGTAATAGAACACATTAGCTGTACTTCATTCTTATCATCTTCAAATGGCTCTATATGTAACAATACATTCCTAGAGAAGTTCTTAAGGTGTATACTATTATCAATGTCCTTAATCTTCTTTTCAATAGTAAACTCTTTATAGTAGGTTTTAAAGGTTTTACTATTCCCAGATAGCATATCCTTAATGATGGTAGTTAGTTTAGGATCAATGTGATCTGTTATAGTATCAATATTATTAATGTTGATTGTGGAGTCCATTGATAGATCATTGTATGGTAGATCTAGCCAATCATAAGTACTCTTATTGATAAAGCGTATACCATTCTTATTGATGAAGAAGATTGGTATTTGTATATTGAGTAGAGTATTGTGCACTATCTCTTTATAGTTACTGTTATTGAAGAGCGAAAGATCAACATTGCAATTAATGCGCGGCGTTATGTTCTTGATGTTAAAGGTAACTACTATTATATTGAATGATTCCTTAGTGCTCTTATCATAGCGCTCTATTGTAATATCATAGTTAATAGAAACATTGATATACTGTGCTAGATCCTTTATATCCATACTACCAGAAGTTACTACTTTATTACTATCAATGTTATTAACGTTCTTATTCTTGGCAACGTCCATGATCACTAATAGTTCTTCTGGTATATCGAATATCTCAGTCATACTTACTGCATATGATAGAGATGGATCAATCTTCTTATATAGTTGCTGTTGTGGAGAATCTTGCGCCAATGATGGTGTCAACTTACCACTTTTAATCTGCGAAACATAGTAATAGTGCTTTACTAGTTCCTTCTTGTCAACAAAATTATATAACTGATAGAAGTTATCATTGCCCTCGATAAATTCCATACCTTTATCAGCCTTAAACTTACATTGAAATGGGCGCAAGTATTTTACCTTTGGTGGTGGTAAAGTGACATTACATGTTGTTATAGTACTAGTAGTATCATTACTTTTACTAGTAGCATTATCATCATTAGTACTACCAATCTTGAACATGTTTTCAACAGTAGATCCAAATGGAGCAATAGATGGATCAATCTTTATCAGTTCATCAAGTTGGCGCCGATTCTTTAATGCATTTAATGTATTGACATAATCTTTACCACTCTTGGTAAACTTCATGTATACTTTTCTAATGATAACTAATATAAGGATAGTAACAATAGCAATATACAGTAGCTGCGATACATCATTCAATCCATCATGATATCTAGCTAAATTTACATCTGGTATCATTGCTGATGATGATGTAACATTGGCTGCAGCAGCAACTCTATATACTGTCTTAGTTATTAATGCCAGGACTAAACACCTCCTTCTTCTTCAAAGAATGATGTAAGAAGTAGGTTGGTATCGTACATGTTGGTTAATGTTACTGTAAGATTTTTTACTATGTATCCAATATTAGATAACAACTCATCAATGGTATTGATGTCTTCAGTATTCATTATTAGGAACAAGATGTTATTGAATGATTCATCTAAAACAGTTATTACCTTATCCCTAATATCGCTATCTAATGTATTCTTTGATAGTATTGTAATCTCAGTAAGATACTGCGATTTTACTTCATCTAGTTTGTTTCGTAATCTGTTTTCAATGAAGGCCCGCTTACTTCTACGCTTACTTCTACTAGCAAGTATAATATTAGATAGATACTCTGCTACTAACTCAATTACGCTACTAAAGATCAACTTGGTTCTAATGGTTAGTATGTCTAGTATGGTATTCTTATCTGGGATGCGCTTAATAGTATTGTTAATACTTTCTAGAGTATTGATAATCTTACGTATATCAATAGCATTCTCTGATACCAGTTCTGATATCATACATACATTACTATTAATGTTACCATAGCGTTCATTGATCTGTTTGATTATGATATTTAAATCACTAACTTCTTTGTGTAGGGTATTATGTAGTATCTCGTTTATCTTGTTAGATTTGATAATGTTATTGATCTTGACCATTATAACAGTCATACAAAATAAACCTATTAGTCCTAATATTACGGCGCCGATAGAAGTAGTAGATAGATAGATGTGTATTGCATTGAATAGAACACCGTAATCATAGTTATACTTGATTGATGCTATAACTACACTTACTATGACTAATATGATACTAGTAGCAAAGAAGTGCTCTGTTATTAAGATCTTTAGTATTTCTGTGGCATTGAGATTAATACTAATACCAGAAGCCTTCGGTGGGGAAGTATTTTTAGTAGTGTCAGCCGTGGTTCCCTTATTATCACTATTAGTATTATTAGTAGTGATATTGTTGGCGCCGGTATTACTACTTTTACCTCTATTAGTCATACTACGTAGTTGATCAGTAAGGGAACCAATCTGATTTTTGTCGATTACTTCAACCACCCCCTTTTACATGGATATAGAAGTAGTGCAGTGAAGGATTACGCCCTCACTGCACATTAATTTAGATAATCAGCTCAATCCTCTCAATAACCTTTGGATCAGTGCTATTGATGAGAACCTTGATTGTATTGTTATATACTTCTTCAATCTTATGACGTGTATCTTCTGCAAGTGGACTATTACTAGCTAGATAAAGGTTATATTGTCTTGCAATATCAGAAGCCTTGCGCTTCTTAAGTTCATTGACCTTTACATCATCGATAGTCCACTTGCGTGTATCAATATTATACTTGTGATAGGAAGAAGGCCGAGTAACACATTCAATATCAGTAGGATCAATCCTATCGCCTTCATAGTAGTTGCCATTGTGATCAATGTATGCCATTATAGAGATCCTCCTTACCAGGCGCGCCTAACAATGACTCTATGTTGAGTCGTTCCCTCAATGTAATCATCATTCCAACAGAAGCGCTTAGTCTGGATACTAAGATCAGTGATCTTCAAAACTTGATCACCGTAGTTATCCATACTACTCGGCGCAATTGAACTATAGATATAGCTAAACTGGAATGGTCCATGATTTACATTCTGGTGGCCCCTATATGCAGTAACTACCACACTATCAGTACCAATATTGTGATTCTTATTATATGTAACATTTCTAACTACATTATACCAACCACTATCATACATACCATTAATAGCATATGTAGTACTAGTAACAATACCGGCCTTACTATCAACTTGTCCAATAAATAATACTGGCTTTGGCGCTTGTACATATGTAGTGCCATTGGCTAGATACATTGTATAGCTACTAATATCAAACCAATACTGCCCATCAGTCTTATCAGATGGCATATCACTACTATAGATTGGCTTCAATGAAGTCTTAGTGGCAGTTACATTCTCACCATCAAGTACTAGCATAATGTAAGCAGTACCGGCATCAATTACTGAAGGAACATTAAGAACAGTAAGATTACTCTTAATCTTCTTAATAGTTTCCTTGAATCTACCATTACTAAAGGATACAATTAGTGGCGATGTTTCAGATGCCCTAATAATTAGATCGCTGCCATTAAGATTAAAGAATCCATTAGCGGCGCTAATAATACACTGTCTTGTGCTACCACCTAGTACTACTCCTTCAATTGTATCAGGATTAACTGATGGAGGATTAGGACCAGTACCAGATCCACCAGTAGGAATAGCTACCAGTTTCTCTAATAATGTCTTGGTAACGAATCTATGATTATCATCTTGCTTAATGATAGATGGATCAATCTCAGTAAGTACTGGAGGATTAGTACCGCCACTATTAGTTGGTAGTGCATGGAATCCCAGTACTCGATTTTCATCAGTACCATAGTATTGATTTGCGGTGGGTGCCGGATTATCATTTTTAAGAGAAATTAATCCATTACTATCCAATACAATACTATTAGTACCAGCTAGTGGCTTTGGATTAGGAATCTCATAGAAGCCTCTAACTTCTGCATCATTGGTACCATAATATTTATTGGCGCCAGGGAATGAATCATCGTTAACTAGTGTGATCTTATTATCAACAGTATCAATAGTTACGCTGTTCTTTCCTTGAATAACACCACCTGGTACTGGAACACTTGGTACATCTTCTTTATAGGCAACCTCTTTACCTTTATAAGTAAGGCGCGTTTCGTCAACGTTCTTGCCCAGTACATTAAGAGTATCAAGGTTGGCATGAGTATGACTATTGGTAACAGCATTATCAATGTCTTCGATAGTACTAGTAGGTTTACCTACAATACCAGACCACTGTACTGATCGCGCCCTCTCTGCTTCATCTACTACACCGTCACTATCAGTGTCATAAATAGTCTTCTTCATATCATATGGCCATGCAGCATTCTTCCACAATGGCTCATCAAGACTATTCTTATCTAGTAGATTAAGTGCTTCAAGATTAGCATGAGTGTGCTTCCTATTAACAGCATCATCAATATTAGCTACAGTACTAGTGGGTTTACCAGTGATACCGGACCACAAAACATTCTCTGCAACCTTGGCCTTATCGATAATACCATCATTATCGGCATCAAATGTCTCAAGCTTCATGTCACCAGCATAAGGCCATTCAACGCCGGCCCATGTTGGCTGATTACTACCATTTTCTCCGATCTTATCTAGAGTAGTAAGATTAGTATGTGCATGTCTCTTAGTAACAGTGTCATCAATATCTGCAACAGTTGATGTTGGTTTATTTCCTAGGGCCTCCCATTGTAGTCCACGAATCTGCGCCTCTGGAATCTTACCATCATTATCTAGAGAAGCATATCCGTTAGCCACACCCTTCTTAGAAGCATCTTCTGGGGTAAATCCAATTGGTACCTGCTTTGCATTCCAACTATCAATCTGCGCATCTGTTACAAAGCGGTGCATTGCATCAAGGTCCACATTATTGGCATTGATGTTATGTGGCTCTGCTGGGAACCTTGCTGGCTTACCAGAAATATCATCCCATGCAACCGACTTTGCTCTATCCACAACACCATCGCCATCAGTATCATATACTGATTTAAGCATATCTCCTTTAGCGCCGGGCCAATCAGTACCATTCCATGTAGGATTACCATCAGGATTAGTACCTAACTTATCAAGAGATTCCTTATTGGCATGAGTATGTGATAGAGTATCTAGATTACGAAGTCGTGTTTCTAGAGTAGTAGCATCACTGAGAATATCTGGCGCCGATGTTTTAACAGTGTCCCAAGTAATGTCACTAGTCTTAGCTAGATCAGTTGGCTTATTAGTTACCTTGTTCCACTCAACTGCTTCGGCCTCAGTTGCAATATCTGCCAAAGAAGCTCTATTGGCATTAGTAGCTTCTGTAGCTCTATCTGCCGTATTACTATGTGCAGCATTAGTAGCAGTATCAGCATTCTCTGCATGTGTTGCCTCAGTAGCCTTATCAGCAAGTGTGGCTCTATTAGCTTTCTCAGCATCAGTGGCTCTAGTAGCAGTAGCGGAATGTACTGCTTCATCTGCAGTTAGTGCCTTATCTGCAATAGTGGCCCTATTAGCATGTTCTGCTACCGCGGCCTTATCAACAGCACCATCATTATCAGCATCGTATGTATCCTTGAGCATACCTTTCTTCTGTAACTGCGCAATAGCATAGCGTTCTGCATCAGTAATGAATCTACGAAGTGGGCTCTCAATAATTTGCGATGCGTAGATGGTACTGATATCTGGTGGATTACCAGCGTTTTGTGCATCTCTATAACCGCCGGCCTTTATTCCCAATTCATTCTCATGAATTGATGGCAATCACTATCATCCTCCCTATATAGGTTGTTACTTGATACATGTGTTATAAACAGTTCATTTAATTGCGCAATATAATAATAGATCATGATCATGTGCATCTAAAAAGAGCTTATGAGCGCAACTTTTGAACAAAGTGATTTCAAAAGCGCACTTCATCATCCATTTGTTCCTTGAATGAACATATGAAAAACAAATGGTGAAAGTTAGCTACAATATATCACATTTTTGTATATTGTGATATATGTGGATTATATGGGGAGGGTAGGTATTTGCGCCGTGGGGTTATTCTATAACAATATCACTAAGGAAACCGACGATAACAAGATCATTATAAGGGGACTATATTCATCTACATTGGATGAAGATATAAGGCGCATCTATAGAGTAGATCCAAATGAAGCAAAATTATTCTTTGCAATCTCTAAAAGTGGATTACTATTTAAGAAGAGCGCAATGGTATTTCATAAGTACTTTGCTCTAGAGATGTATAGTGTATTTGAGAAGCTATATGATCTTACTGGTAGAACTATGTATAAAATGACTATGGATCTTCTGAAAGAGGAGCCACAAGTTGGTAACTACTTTAAGCCAATACTAGAATTACCAGCAGAAGTAACTAGTAGATTAGATTCTCTTTCTACGCCGCTATTTCCATTTCAGAGAGCCTTTATGCAATCATACTATAATGCAAAACATAAGTTAGGATTGCATGGATATCTATTAGCATTTGAACAAGGATTAGGAAAGACTTTTACAGCTATTGCTGCATCGTATGCGTTTGATATGGCGCCGGCTATTATAACGGCTCCTAAATCCACATTAGATGGTTGGAAGAAGTCGATTCTTAATATGGTACCCGGTATTAAAAGTGAAGATGTAAAGTTAATATATGAATACAATCCTTCTACTGATAAGCATCCATGGAAGTATATGATATGTAACTTTGAGAGATTGGCACAGGCATTAGAGTATTCACAGTATGCAGTATCTAAGCCGAATAGTTTGCTAATAGATGAGTGCCATAATTTTAGGTATATGAATACCAAGCGCAGTCAAATGCTACTAACAGTTAAGGAAACCCTTGGTATTACTAATGTGATAGCTATTTCTGGTACGCCGATCAAAGCACTCGCTGTTGAACTCATACCCATTATACGACTATTGGATCCAATGTTTGATGAAACTGCTGAAAGAATCTTCAAGAGAATATACAGTAGAAGTAACTATGATCCAATGGCCGCGAGTGTACTTAAACAGAGACTTCAGTTGTTTATAGAGAGGCGGCGCCAAGAAGACTCTATCAAGTTACCCAATAGGGAAAGGTATAATGTAGAGATTACTATTAGCAATCCGCAGCCATTTCTTATAGAACAAGTAAAGAAAGATGTGTGGACTTATGTACACGATCATATCAATGACTATAAATCTCAAGTAGATGATAATTATAGTAAACTTAGAAAACTGGTTATTAGCACCGAGAAGTATAGTGAACTTGTTGATAGGGAAGAGTATCTGGCTATAGTGGAAAAGAAGATTAGGAATCCAATGTCTTCTAGTGGAGTATCAACAAACGAAGGTAGTATTACTATCAACGAGTTTATTAAGCACTATGAAGAAAATATATTAAAGCCACTTGATTCCAATACTTATAAAGAGGTACTAAAACTGCGGCGCAACTGTACATCATATATACAGATACTGATGGGAAGAGCTATGGGTATCTATTTTATCAAAGGGAAGATTAATTTGATTGGTCTTATGGTGAAAGAAAATGCGTCCGAAGTTGTTAAGATCATTAGAAGTGCCATTAAAAAAGTAATCATCTTTAGTACCTATGTAGAACCACTATATACAGTAAAGGATATACTAGAACAGTATGGTATTGGTTGTATTGTACATACCGGCGGCGACGATATAGTTGTTACTAGAAGCGAGTTCCAAAACAACAATGATATCAAATGTTTATTAGGCACTACTGCATCCATTGGTACTGGTACTGATGGATTACAGTTTATAGCAGATGTTATGATCTTTCTTAATCAGCCATATAGATCAGCAGATACTGCACAATGTGAAGCACGTATACATCGTAAAGGCCAGGATTGCACAGTTAAGATATACTTCATGAAGCTTATTACAGATGAGCCCAATATACTAGAGCAAGAGAGTCTGATCAATCAATGGTCGCGAGAGATGTTTAGATTGGCGATTGATTAGAAACAAAAAAATAACGGCGCAACTATATCAAGAAGATAATGATGGTTTTGCCTTCTTGATATAGTTGCGCACCTTTGTATCACTAATAATACTTACATGTAAGTAGTGCATCTATTGGTTTCGTAACCACTTCCTTGATCACAATATCTGTATCGTACATAATATTTGAATCGTCATCTTCTAGCTTATCATTACACATCATCTGATTATAATAGTTGATCTCGGTAATGATGTTTCTTATAGGTTGATTGAAGTTAACGTTACTGTAGTGGTTCTTTATGAAAGAAACAACTTTGCGATTTGTTCCCGATGATAGAATCTGATCCATACGATATTTGTATTTGTACACTGGTAGAATACATAGAAGAGATTTGTTAATACCAGTAATCTCACTAACTGCTAAGATAAACTCATGATGTACAGCAATCTCATTGACATGAGGTGATCTAGTTTTAGATATCGGCGTATTTGGAAGCAGTGTTTTCATTATATCTGACATGATTATTTGCATGTTATCCATGATATCATTTGTTGATAATGTCTCGTAGAAGATTCTACGGACGCCATCCTTATATGTAACCTCATATATCATGGATAACATCTCATCGACTATAAAAGAGATATCATAGAAGTTATCTACAGCTAATACTGGTCGATTTATGAATCGATAGATAAGATCAAAGTGCAGTAATATGAGTAATGCGGATTCAAAGTACATATTGATATCGTTCTGATATGGATATAAGTAGTTAACGCTTCTATCATACATATTCATAAGATTCTGCATAGTACTATCTATATCATGAATAGTAACAAGTGAGCCAGGTTTTTCTTTACCATCATTGTGTATCAAATGATATAGCTTGATATCAGCTATATCTGGATCAAGCTCTTTGAGTCCATTGATGATTGTATTAAATACACAGTTATATGCATATACTAGTATAGATAATGTTGTATATACATCCTTGTAGAAATAGCGGCGCATATATGTCATCATGTATTCATGACAAGATACATTATCAGTAAACTCTAAAGATTCTAGTAGATGTTCTGTGTTTTTATAATAGTTTTTATGTTTAAGATGTACTCCGCCGACCTTCTTAAATAGCGTATACAGATCATCCACTTTGTATCCAGAAAGTTCTGGATTGGTTTTATTGAAATTCATAAGAGGAACAGTACTATCTACTTCTTCGTGATAGAGATAGTACATGCTTTCTGGTTCTATTGATAAGTTACCACCTTTGTACAATACAAAGGATATCTTCGAGAGATGATTGTTAAGTACTATTGATAGATTCTTACGAAATCGATTAGCATACTTATTCTTCGACATCGTCGTCATCTCCGCCCACATCGAATGCATAGTTAAAATTTTCGAAGGCTTTGATACCCTGATAGGTATTATATACGACGTCATTGATTGGTCTAATATATCCAGTAAACATAGCAAACATAGTATTTACTGTGCAGTGTATACCATAGTTTCTTCTAATGGCATAGTATGCTTCTTGTGTCTCGTCATTGATTCTATGCGCGACATTCATTTCATGATCTAGTTCCTTAAGAGTGCTTTTCTTATATACTATACTATCATTCAGTGTAGTATAAGCGGCGTTTGTTTCTCCATATAGTACATCGCCTAATTGCTTACATCCAATAGCTCTATCAAATGGCTCATTGTGATTGACCATCTTGACAAAATGTTCAATACGATCATCATCATCCATACTATCTATATCGTCTTTGTTCTTGCGATTATCAATAACGGCATTCTTGCCAAGTTTCTTAGTAAGCTCCTTTACTAACATATCGTTCATTTCTTTCTCAGATTTGGCAGCGAGATCTTCCTTTTGTAACTTGTGATGGAACTTCTTCTTCAGGTAATCAATAAAGTCGATTCTATGATTATTGTGTTTGGTAATAAGTTGCGCCACCTTTAACATAGTTTTCTCATCGGTGCAGTTGTTTTGAAATAGGAAGGCATAGATATCATAAGCTTCTACTAATAAGTTATCTATATAGGTTTGAGAGATAGTCTTGTACATACCTTCGATAGGAATCAACTGCGCATCTACTATATCAAGATTAAAATAGAAGTAGTCATTGACTGCTTCGTTGAACTGTTGATTTCTATTATCCTTATCATCTCCAGTAAACCACGAATCATCTATCTGATGCTTATCGAAGTATTCCTTGGTTTTGAATCCAACGATCTTACCACGTTTATCTACCTTAACAAAGTCGGCCCTTTTGTCTTTATCCATATAGTTATAAAGAGCGGCGCCAAGTTTATCAAAGTATAACTTCAACAGCTTCTCTCCAGTAAATACTTCTAAATCCTCATCTGGAATCTTACTATCCTTAAGTACAATACCCTTCTCTTCAGCCTTCTTCTCCTTTTCCGCCGCCGCTTTCTTAAAGTTCTCTACCAGATACTTATATGCATCCTTTGCTGTTAATAGCATCTCTATATTATGGAAAGATTGATTGTACTTCTCATAGATAAGATCCGGATTCAAATACACAGTTTTACTAGCATCATGTAGATAATCCATTGTATAGCGATCATCATCGCACGTCATTATCTTAGTAAGATGGAACATTACTTCTTCTGGATTATTGATGAAGAAGGTGATGGTATAATTAAGGCGCGATCCAAGATGCGATAGTACCATATTTATAGCAACACTGGTGCCAATCTTCTTAATAGAATGATGAAAACAGAATGGTACCTGTTTAAGTGATTGGGGATTGATATTGATATTGAAGATATGTCTGTAGTTATTATAGAGCTTAAAGTTCTCTACAAACTTCAATATCCTATCAACTAGTACATCGACTTTGCTCTTATCTTCATTGTGGAAACAACAGCGCACCCAATCTTCCACATACTTGAGATACACTTCCCTTACTATTCCCTTATCATATGCCCTATCGCTCATTCTAGTAAGACGCATGATCTCTGTTGCATCCATTTCACAGTTACCAAGATACTTGTTGTACATGATAATTGTTCCTCCTTATTGGTTATTAGAATCTAGAGATGCGGATCCCGTGATCAGTCATCCACTTTCTGTTATATTCGCGATTAATAGGTTCATCTATTTCTGGTAGCTTGTTCATTGCTTCTTGACCAAACAAGGTATTCATTGTAACTCTTACTAATGATTGTGGTGCACCGTATGTAATACACGTCTTTGCATCTGTGAATTTATCACCAGCATTCTTGACAAAGTTTGGATCAGCGGCCATTGCTTTTTCTAAGTAGGCATTGAATATTTCTCGATTCTTTTGATAATGTTTAGCACGTCTATCAAAATCCTCTCGCGTCATTGGGTAGTAATCATAGTAACTTTGCCAAATTCCATCATACATGATGTCTTTGTATTCAAGAATTGGATCCATATCTGGTTTCTCTCTATAGTTAAACTTTCGATTTACATCCAATCGTAATAAGGTTGCACTATTATCTAAACACTTTAAATCCTTGATTTCATTCCAAGTGATGTTTTTATATGGGCGCTTGGCGTAATCAATAACTTCATTCGTTATTTTATTTTGAAACAGCATATCTTCATCAAGCCTCCTAAAGAAGTCAAATTGATCGTCTTTTAATCCAAAGAATCGTTTTAACTTAATTGTTGCTGGATACGATTTTGTAATAAGTTGTATTGGCAATTTTGCGTTTGGGTATACTGTCGTGAACTTAATAGTAATCTTGTCTAATAATAAACTATATCGTATATTAAATGTTATGTAGATTTATATCCTTATTTACATAAATTGCACTATCTAGATGATATGGATCAAGTTTGTAATCAAAATATGGATCTTGTTGAAGCGTTTCTTCATATTGTGCTAGATATTCATCGATTTCTCATTTAGTAATCAAATCGTTAAGATCTTCAATCTTATTAGCGCTAATTTCTTCATCAGTTAAGTAACGATGTATTATTTTCAAATTTAGCATCGGATTTTGCTGTATTTCTTCTATGGTAGCCATTTTACAATCATTCTCCTTCTCATAATTATAAATACATCTTATGTTATTATTATATGGTAGCTACTCAAGTTTGGCAACTACTAATAACTAATTATATATATCCAATGAAGCAATCATAAGTGCGCCGGATCTATAACTTCAATATGATCCGGCGCAAATATCTACTTTACTTTATACGATCCTAAGTCCTTTAACAATAGCAGCATAGAATGAGATACCATGTGCATCTGCCTTCACCATCAACTTATCACCAGGTTCAAAGACAAGTTTCTGTGTAGTATCCCATGCAACACCATTAGGTTCAATTTGATGTGGGGCAAGTAGATAGTGTACTAACTTACCATCCCTATCTACAATCTTAGCCTCCACTGTAATCTTCTTTGCTGGATGACCACTCATTGGAGTTACATTAGTAACTGAGACATCAAAGATCAATCCACCCACAGTATTAGATGTAATACTATATAGTGGAGTCCATTCATCAACTCTATAGTTATCGGGCCCGAGAGTTACCCTACCAAACAGTTCAGCCATGTCTAATCGATCACCTTTCTATAATAACTATTAATTATAAACTGCTTTCCAAACCTTAGTTGCTTCGAACTCTGTAGACAACATTAACTTACTATTATTAGGAGTAGTAAAGGTACTACTATTCATGGATAATGATCCACTTCCAAATTGGAAAGAGATGGCGCCGTTGTTATCCTTGGTATCAAAGTCCATCTTATTACTCTTAATAGTCAACTGTCCACTAACATTACTATATGATCCAGTAGTACTGTATGAAGAGCTCTTACCAACCGATTGTACATAGTTACCATTGATTTGACTATTGAAGTCTTCAGATGCTCTTAGGATCATATTATTACAACTGACATTAATAGCGGCGATGATATTGGCGCCCAGATTTCTACCCTGTAGTAATACATCACCTGTACTATTAACTCTTACTTGATTACTACCACTAATATCTACATTCTGTTTACCACTAACATTGATATCCTTGTTAGATGATACATTGAATGATTCGCTGGTATTGATAGTAGTATTCCTACTATTATATTGTGCATCTAATCCAACAGTACTGTTATAGCTCTGCCCAACAGTACTCTTATAGTTATTGCCAATGTTTTCAGTGTAGTTATATTGCGTAGATAAACTATATCCATCAACGCCATTTACTTCAGTATCTACTGATCCATTGATGGTTTCCTTCTTGTTACCAGTGATAGATACTGTAGTATTATTAGCGGCGCTGATATTGAGATTACCTTTAGAATCAAGGCGAGTATGCCTTCCTGATTCAATAATGTTATCTAGATTAGCTAGAATAGAGATACTTTGCCCAGTATCTTTAGCAGTATCTAGAATTAGATTGCCATAGTAGACATGTGTTCGTAGATCCTGATTACCAAGGCCATCATCACCAATGTATCCAGAATCAAACATCTCCTGTGCTTCATTGGTTTTACCAATACCAAGATAGCGATTAGGAATGTCTCTATAGCGCCAGCGTGTACCACTTTGCTTAATTTGTCTTACGTTTTCAGTATCTGGAGCCTGCGGCATAGATTCTATATATCACTTCTTTCTAGAAGATTTGTTTAAAGTTACTAAGACCATTATCTGAATCAGTACCGGCCTTGATCTTTACATACATATGACTAATAGCCTTACTACTCTTATCATATTGATAGAAGATAGATCCAATGGGCGCAAATCTTGCATACTCCATAGACATAACTCCACTATTAGTTGCATTCTCTAATGTAGTTTCTCCAGGAATGATATCGTAGTATGCAGTTGGTACTACTCCTACAATATTACTAAATTTACTATTCCTCTTACTAGTATGTCTTATTACTAGTGGGGAGATTACGTTGTTCATGGTATTAGTGACGCCATTGATAGATAATACGGTATCCGGATGATCATTAGTGATACTAGTATAATGACCATTAGTGCCATTCCTTTCAAATCCATGTCTGCGAATTTGTAAAGAGGGCCCCAAATTTTTAATGGTCCAGTCATATGAATACGATAGTGGGGAACTGGTAGTATTAGTAGAAGTTTTCATATTGTTAACTTCATTAACACAAGTATCTGTAATGTATCCAAGACCGTAGAAATCAGCATCAATGTTAAAGGAATCTTGTGAATAGGGTACCGGTTGTCTACCACTTTGACTATCGTAGGCGCCGCTTGCAGTATGATCATTATAGGTATAACTATTACTACTGGTAGATGATCCAGTTACTGTATTTAGATCCTTATTGGTAATATCTTGCATAGTACTAATTATAAAGGAACTATCAAGATCATCTTGTACAGTAATAGCCTTAAAGATGTTTTGTTCTTTAAAGACATTAGTAGTATTGAGTTTAGCGGCGTTATCTAACAATGGTTGAATATCATTAGTAACCAGATTGGTAAACTTGGTTGTAATCTGATCATCAATACCTGCTATTGCAATCTCATGCGCGTCTACTTTAGTCTTAATATCAGGAAGCGCTTCTAGTTCACTCTTATGTGCATCTATTAGATCAGTTGCTTCCTTGATCTTTGCGTCTTGTGCCTTAACTAATTTATATGGAACAGCATGCTCATCACCTACTGGATCAAGTACACTGAGTAATCCAGTCATGGCGCCCCCTTCTAATAATACATACTGTGGATGCGCATCTTTTGTTTCCCGATTGTGAAGATTATTGTGATCACTATAGTTATCAGCAAAGAGATTATTAACTTGTCCCAATGTAACTAGACTGTTCATATCACTACCAGGAACACCATTAATAGTATTAGTGAATGAAACAGTACCATCACTTAGTATATACTTTACTCCAGGAGGTAATGTACCGCCTCCACCACCGCCGCCACCACTTCCTCCACCACTAGCAGCAATTTGTTCAGTAACATATGTAGTCATATATGATACATTAACCGCATGTTCTTGTGATGTTGGTAATGGTATTGGTACTGGCGCAGTAAATCCTCTACTACCATCTACTAGTACATATTGCTTGTGATCATCGTTATTGAGGTTTTGTAATGAAGAGTGCGAAAGATTACTATTGATATTAGTAACCTTATTATCTACGTACTTCTTGGTAGCTAGATGATCTGATTCAGTAGGATCAACTCCACCAACTGGTCCAGTAAAGGCCCTATTACCATTTACTAGTGAATACTGTAAGTGATCATCATTACCAAGACCCAGAAGCTTATTGTGTTCTTTAACTCCGCCGCCTCCACCACCACCTCCAGCGACAATTGCATTGATCCTATTATTAACAGTTTCAATAACATTATCAACGTAACTTCTGGTAGTAAGGTTCTTTGGAGTTAATGGATCTACTCCATCAATAGGATTAGTAAAGGCTCTTGCTCCATTAACTAATATATACTGTGGATGTTGATCTTGATCCAATTCCGTAAGATCGCCGTGTTTCATAGATAGGTGCATATTAGCTATAGCATGTTGTACACCTTGATCTACATATTCCTTAGTAGCTGCTTCAAATGGCTGTTGTGGATTGCGCTTAAGAATAATGGCGCCATCCATTACACCGCCATTCTTACTGAGGAATCCATTAGTAACATAGCTTCTAGTAATCAACTGATTGTCTGTAAGGGGTGGTAGATTGTCTCTCATAGTTAATGGGCCAATCATCTCGGCGCCATTCTTTGTAACTATATTCTGTAGTAATCCTAATCCACTAATACCACCCAATGCATCAGTAACTACCTTCTCAACATATTGCTTATTAGCTACTTCAAATGGATCGGTTGGTAATACTGTATTACTATATAACTTACCATATACAGTGCCACCGCTTCTAGGAAGATATCCGGTCTTATGCCTTTCATCCTTGAAGTTATCCTTATTGCTATTAATCCAAGTAGTTAGAACAGTATCGTTAACTAATGTATTCCATCCATTGAGTCTAAAGTTATATAGTGGTAGATGAATACGATTATCTAAGTCTTCTAGTTTAACTCCCTTGATAACAGCAATTGGTGGTGGAGTAGTCTTTGCATAGATATACTCTAGTACCAATACATAGTTATCGATAGTTGGAATAGGGAATCCAACTAACTTAGCAGTAGTGGCACTAGTGATTTCTATTACAATGTTTGATATAATAGCAATACCGGGACTTAGTGTTACGGCAATGCAATTGGTATCTGGATCCGATTGGTACTTTATTAGGTCGAATCCATTAATGTAAACATTGTCGGCGCCCATGATTTTAGTAAGCCTACTGGTAACATCCGATGCTACATCAGCATATGGATCAATAGACTTTGTTTGTAATGATCCCCAGTTACGAGTTAGTTCCATCTATATCAAATCACCTGCTTTTTCTAATTATTAATATTACAATCATCCATAGATATTGGTGCTGGCATTATTGCCATATCTTCTTGAAGGTGGTTATTGATAGCAAGCTTTAACTTCAGCGCCGCTAATACATTGGATGCCATCTTATAGAACCTACATAGAAATGGTTGATTGCTACTATCCCACCAGCGCCTAATGTATTCCTTCTTATTAGAGATCTCATACTTAATAGCATTACAGCAGTAACATATCGTGGCATCACATCCTTTGCATTCAGTTGGTTCCGGAATATAACTATTGCCCCTATTAATAGCATTGAAGAACTTGTCACTGTTGATTAGATGCTTTAGAAAGGTTTTATTATCATTGAAGATATGTCCAAGATAGTGATCCTTCTTATGTGGACTAAATAGACATCCATGACATACTAGTATATTACCATCGTAGTTAACACACTTGTATCTATATCCGGCGCAGCATTTACTCCTTCCTCTAGCATAGTTGCTTTCGATGTTAGAAAAGCCATCAAACCAAGAGAATATACCAGGCAAGCCTAATTTATATCTCTTGTATTCATTGTTGGCTATCTTTATAAGTTGTTCTTCGAAGATAGTAAGTAACACCACAACCTTCGCATTATCTAACTTATTGTATGAAAGAGTACTGTAGTCAATAGTAGGAGTATAGTCGATAAAGTGATTATTACTGTATCCTCTACATTCATCAGATAGATCGCATATATCCATATACGAATCATACATCTTCGATAGGTCTTTGAATGTAAGAGTAGACTTGATATGAAAGCTATAGTTCTTTTTTGCTAGAGTAATGATATTGTTCCTTACTTCATTACCAGTGTGTTTGCCATCTCTGTCAATCCTATTAAGATCATGTATATCGAATCCATCATAGGATATCTGTACATTGAATCTCCCTTGGCGCTCTTTATTAGTCTCTTCAATAAGATCATAATAGTTACTTAGTAATCTACTATTGGTAAATATATTGAATGATATTCTATCATCCTTCATAAAGTATCTAGTGATCCTAGTAATAGCATCGTTGTTGAGAGTTGGCTCTCCACCCCAATATCCAAAGCTAATAGCATTACAGTAATTATTACTTTTCTTACTGAGTAGAAAGGAGGCCTTCTTGATTACTTCTTCTACTATATGTGGGTGCATGAACTTTGGTTCAAAATAACCACGTTCAATACAGTACTTGCACGCATAGTTGCAATCTTGTGTTAGTTCTAGATCAAGATTAAAGGCGCCACCATTAGCACCATCTTCGTTGTTATTGTTATTGTCGGCTTCATTAATAATAGTATCACTATGTGATGGGCACTTCTTATATATTGGATCATTAACAGTATTCAACATGTACATTATGTTTTCATTGGATGCCCATGTTGGTACGCCATACTTCTCTTCTCTGTATATAAAGTTATTCATAGACATATCCTACTGGTACTGTATCTGGTATCATTGGGACAATCTGTACTATATGCGCCTTCTCTTTATCCTCATCCGTAATAACTGGCTCCTCAATCTTATCAATGTATCTAGTAATAGAGGAACGATTCTCTGGATTATATGTTAATAGCTTCTTATCTAGATAAGTTGTATTCTCTTTATTCTTCTCAATCTTCTTACCCATCTCTTCTACCATAACATTCATAAGGTGTAATATTGGTTGTTCTATTGCAGAGTACTTATAGTAACTACACTTCTGATACACATCATGTAATACTAGCGCCGTATTATATAACACTGTATGAAAGGATTCAATGCTCTTTGGTTCCAGCACTTCTAAATAGTACCATAAATTAGTATCTTCCATCCACTTGTTATTATCGTAGAATACCTGTACTGCGCTATCCTTGTTGATAGATCTCATATGCTAATTTTTCCCTCCATTGTAATATATAAGCATGTTTGCCTTTATCCTTATATATTATTTATATTTGATTTTATGGTAAGTTGCGCACATATGTGGCCCTCAGTTGGCACTTGCCATATATAGAAAACCATGGTATTATATAGGTAACAACATATCAGAAAGGAGATGCTGCAATGAAGTTGTGTATTGGATTCATAGCTAACAGTTCATCTACCTCCTTTGTTATAATGGTAGACAATAAGGATCCAAATGGTGCGCAGATTACCATTCCAAACATTACTACCATTACTCTTAATGATTACTATGATCTAAGTAACGATGGTAAGAATGATAGTAGTTATAGTTACTATAAATATAATTGGCGCCCAACTACTTTAGATGAATGTATCAGTGAGGTTGAACACTATCTAAAGAAAACATGGATACGTAGACTTATGTTTAATAACGATACTAATACTCTTTCTGATATAGAGAAGTATTCGAGTAGATGCGCCGACAATGTATTACTCTTTAGATCCAAGGATGATAGTACTTATAATGATGATTATGATTCATTGGTTAAGTACTTTGCAAATGAGTTTCACTATATAGCCAATACATATGATCTTATGCATCGTATGATATCAGATTACTGGAACAACTTTGTGCTTAGTAAGTGTGAGTTGTTTGAGAAGCGACTTGAATCGTATATTCGTCATAAAAAGTACTTCAAGGATTTCTATCATATGGTTATGGATGTAGACAACAAAGAATGCTTTTCTTTTCAACAATATGTATGTAATCTCAGTATACATAATCAGGGCATTCATGCTGTTAATCCTATATCATATGAAGGTACTTATGTGGTGCTAGATGGTAATAAAGATAAAGAAGACGTTGACAGAAACGCAATCCTCTGGTATAATACTGTTATTAACACCACCATTCACATCAAGAAGTTACTGTTGACATACTTGTATTGTTACTTTACTGATCATGTTTTACAGAACCTGATCATTGGATCTGATGGTAACTGTAATAGCTATGAAGTGGATAGTATTGTAAAGGATATATACCAGAGTACCAGATTTAGGCGCCCGTTAGTTAACTTCGATGTTATCGATAAATGTGATGAATAGGAGTGATGATTGTAATGAAGCTTAGAAGTGGATTCGTTGCAAATAGTTCATCCAGTTCCTTTATCTTAAAAGCATCGGGTTCCACTATCAACAAGAGCGACTTTTTGCTCAATAATTTATATACTCCAATGGGACCTATTGGTGTTAATGTACTTGTTGACTATAGATCAGTATATACTGAAGATCATCCACAATATAAGCACGATCTAGAGAATCATCCAATTATTACTAAAGATAACTACTTTGGTATGTATAGAGACTTTATGCAGACATTTTATTATAAAGAGGCATATACATCATTTAATCATGAGATGCAAAAGAAATATTGCAAAGAAGAGATCCTCGATGATCTAAAAGATAATAGTTCTCTAGATTGGCTAAGAGATAAAGACATTGATAAGGTTGCAGAAGATATCACCGTGTTAGATAGAAAGAATCAGTATATATACTATCTACTTAATCGATATGCTACGTTTACTGCAACTAGATTGATTATCGGCGCCATCAGAAATCACAATCTCACTATCGACAATCTTTCTATGCTATATGAGAGATACAGAGATAAGTTGCTAGAGATGATACATATCCATCCTATTTATAACGATAAAGAACTTTCCAAGTATAGTACTATTAGATATGCATTACAAGATATTACTGTTGATTCCAGTTGCTATAAGTCCTATAATAAACTCGTTGAAGAAGATAACTATTCTCCAATTCTAATGTATCATCTTATTGAGAATACCATCGAGAAAGAAATCTCTGTCTATCTTAGATGCTTTGTAAAGTTATATACAATGGCAACCATATTCAATGAAGATCCTAATGCTATTCTAGTTGGTGTTACAGTAGGTAATGGTGGCGGAAGCGATAAGTATGACTACGATGTCTTTGTACATAATGCGCTCGACAACTATTCTCCTGAAGAGATTCGCAAAAATGGAGGACGTTTCTCCGTTATATTTAAAGATATTGAGTAAAACGGAGAATCTGCGCCGTAATTTGTTTTAAGAGTGAAAAGTTACGTATATTTCAGTTAAAACAAAGGAGGAATATGCTATGTCCCATCACAAAAGAATTATAAACATTGATAACAAAGAAGAAGGGCGTACTACTTTTACCAAAGGCGAAATCTCATGTAATACTGCTTTTCTGTTAGCGATCTATGACTATGTGCGTATTCATGGTTCTATTTATGGGTATACTATGGTTAAGCAATTGATATACATGGGTAAGAACTGTATACATGTAATTGATCATAAGAATGAAACGATTCCAATAACAATTGCAATGGTATCCAGTATTGCCAATCATAACAATGATATACCACAGTATTTATCATCTTTGTTATCTGGCAATACTTACAAAACTTGCGGATTCCCTATCTATGAAAAGACACCACATCTGCTTAATCTTATTGGGCGCAAGTATTCTGATAAGTTAACTATGTATATGCGCAATATGTATTACATATTCAAAAACATGAATGATGGGTATATTGGATCATTACGACTCATTCCATCTATCAGTAATATGATTCTTTCTATTAGGAACTTTAATGATGCGCTTAATTCATATTACAGTAAGCAAATTGATCCATTGTATGAGATTGCTATCTATTACAATTCCTATAAGCTTTATATTGATTGGTTGTTGGATGAATACAAATACAGTAGAACTCTTATTAATCATCCAACGTATATGGATCTAATGGCTTTTAATATGAAGGAAGTAGAAGTACTGAAGGCACAGTTGATGGAGATATTGGGTATTACTGATCAGCAGATGGTTAAGATCTTTAATGGTGGATATAAGTGTGATATTGCTGGACACCTAGTGGATTGTGATTTGATGTTTACTACGTCGAATAGACATCTTTCTACCGTGGATTTTGAGAATAGTACTAAGATTATAGAGTTAGATATACCGGCACATATTAAGCTTTCGATGAAGAGCTTTACATATACTATTGATAGTAAGTGTGATAAGTATAAAGAGATGATTCGGCGCCTTGGTAATTATCTCTTTACTGTCAAGGAAAAAGACAAAGATTGGACGTTTATTATTGGTGCACACAGGTTACTTGATCTTATCAAGATAAAGTATCCGAATAGTACTATTATGGAGAAGTTACCAGAAGAATTTAATACTGGTGAAATGTTACCAGTGTTGGATCATATTTGTCAAAGAGATCGGCGCTATACTATCTTCAGAAAGAAGAAACACAGTGATAAGAATATAAAGGCAGTTAAGGAGTATAGTGAGATTAAGGATAAGGTATATACCGTTGGTAATATAACGATGATTAATGATACTAGTATTTTTCCAGTCATCCAATCTGATAACAAGAAGAGTATCTTTAAGAAGAGATACTATGTATCATTGATGGTTAATTCAACACAGATAGAGAAAGATAATGTCTGGTATTCTGCTACTATTACTGATGAGTACAATAACAATGTTATCATCAATGTCATTGATTGTATTATATACAATGACAAGAATGTTAAAGTAGTATACCATGATATGTATCTAGATAGTGAGATTATTGATAGTATTATTGGTGATGTTGTATCTTCTTATAAGCAGCAGAATAATGAAGAAGATTCGTTTATGGTAACTGGACCGATATTATTTAAGAGTCATAAGGTGGTAACAGAGATTACCATTAGCGATGTAGATCTCACTAAAGGAAGTGATGAGCATAACAAAGAAAACAACGACTGAGATTGTAATATTGAGTAAATATGGGCGGCGCCCATATTATCATACACTGAAAGAGGATGAGTGCAATGGCTAACAAAATCAGAAACGATGCAACCAACGCAGTTCACGCTGTGCAGAATGAGTATCCTATTCATGCTACATTGAACATGGTTAGGAATAATCTCACTCTGCAGATCCAGGGAGAGCCTATGTATATTCCATGTTGGTGTGGGAAACCTGGTATTGGTAAAACTGCGCATGCTAAGATGATTGCAGATGCTATGGGAATGTCGTTATTGTATGTATCTATGGCCAAACCTTACGAGTGTGCGACAAGTTCGTCTATAACTATCCGCTGATAGGAAAAGACGGGCAGATATTTTAAGTATTCTGCTAACTGAATGATCGATGTAGGGAATGAGAGAGTAACGCCTCGAAACCTACACTCTAATCTCCAACTAGCTGATACTGCACCATCAGTATTGGTTAGAAGCTTGGTGAAGAAGATCATGTGTGCACCTTATTATTATAATTATTGCGCATAGCAATCGCATACAATGATCAGAGGCTCTAAACACCCATGGTGAGAATGATCGTAAGATCTGACGAATCTGCGAATGTACGGGTTTTATGTAATGTCTTTCAAAAAAAACTAGCCCTATTTGTTTGCACCATATGAGTGCGGGCACCCATAGCTACACCAATCCGCCATCAATGATAAACCTATAGTAAGGAATTAAAAATCAATGATGGCATAATGAAGTGAAAGACATTGCATGCGTGTGATGGGATGAGTAAGTATACTCGTGCTGAAAACTCCTTATCTTGTTACAGGCAAGATACTGATCACAAACTCAAAGCAGACACCTAAAGGTGCATATGTATGCTAGATCATTCGGAACTTGGAAAGCGAAGAAGATCGTTATGTATATGTCATGGTGGACATGATCTAGGCGCGCATATATAAAGGCGCTGAATCTTCGTGAGAGCGAAGGCATGAGAGATGAAATCTGGTAATGCGGATTGATCAATAGCCTTCAGTCATAGTAGAAATACTATGATGGCACGCCGTGTGCGATGAAAGTTGCATGCACGGTGTAGAGCGGGGGAAAACTCGAAGGAGTTACCTATCGCTATTCTTTACTGGCCTACCCACACCAAATAGAGTTACATTTGATGATGATAAATCTGTTAAAGAGAAGATGTATGTCTATTGGTCTATGCCTGATATGATTCATGCAGCTAATACCATGGCACGCAGGAGAGATACCAAGGGATGTATTATCTTTATGGACGATTTACATATCATAAGTCCCGATGTGCAGACTATGTTCTTTGAGTTGGTATTGGAAAGAAGTCTCAATAACTTCAAGCTCGATAAGAATGTGGCTATGTTGGCAGCAATGAATAATTCCAATATGGCTGGATTCGATGGATTTTTCTCTGCTATCAATAACCGAGTACAGAGAATTAATGTTACTATGAGTTGGAAGTACTGGTATGAAAACTGCGGCGCCGAACTCAATCCCTATATAGCAGGATTTTTAAGGAACTTCCCCAATAACATTGAAGAGCCAGAATCCACAGAAGAGCCATTCTGCACCTATAGAAGCTGGACTACTTTGTCTAAGCTTCTTGATCCTATTACTAAACAGTATACCAGTGGAGAATTTACCAAGGAGCAGTTTGTGCAACAAATTGGTATGCACGCTGCAGGATTTATGAGTCGTAAGACTATGACTATGTTGAAGACTAATATTGGTCAGCAGTTGCAGTATGATTATGAGGGAATGGTTAAAAATAACAAGTACTTTGTCGACAAGAATGATCCTATTTCGCAGTTTTGCTTTGGTAATGTGATTAGGTATATTCGTAATCACAAGGACCTTGATAATCTGATTGAGTATATCAGGACGATTATGAAGGAAGATACTGCGATTAAGGATTATTCCAATGCAATGATCAATTTGATGTATGAGCTTACCGCATTTGCTAACATGTACAGGAAGCGTCCTGATGATCCTGATAGCAAGGAAAGGTTACAGCTTATCAAGGATGCACAGGCTAAGATGTTTGAAGCTGGTGGTAACAAGATTCACAAGTTGATCTATGATCTTACTGTAAGTGGTACAGGAATGCCATCGTATCAATTATAGTAAGTATTGTAGATAGATATGGCGCCGATGAAATATAAAACCTTGCAAACCATCGGCGCCATCTTCTTATCTATTATCAAAGGAGGAATATCTACATGGCCAATAAGAAAAACAACAAAAATACTATGGGTAGTTACTTTGACTCTGGTGATTCTTCTGGGATGTTATCATCTCTAGAAATTATGGATAGTAAGGATAAGGTAGACTTCATCAAAAAGTTACTTAACATGATACTTATGCCAACCACTCATATATTGAGTGCCATGAGTGAAGAGAAGATCAATATCTCTGAACTATCAATGATTATGACCATGTTTGCATCAGTGCATCTGGATTGCGATTTACATAATCTGACTATTCTTGAAGATAATGTTACTACTAGAATGATGCAGGATATGTATAAGCGCAATGGTTTCTATGCAATGACAAGCGGGCCGGTCATTGATAAGAAAACCAAAGAAGTATGCATATTGATGGAGTTTTACAAGAAGAGCATTACTGATCCGATATCCTTCCTAGATGACGTTAAAGATAACAACGCCGAGATTTTAGGATATCTGTATATGAAGGAACTTGTTGGTATTGCACAGAAGAACTATAGAAATAAGTTTACATTGGCTAATCGTGCCCGCGTATATCTATTTGAACATAATCCATCGATGGATCCAGGTATGAGAGATGATGCGGCTATAGCCTTAGCTAAAATGGCTATGGAGTATCATCTTAATAGTATGTTACTGGATAACTTTACTATACGCGATAAGGATAACTATAAACTACGTAACAATCTCGAATACATTAAAAAGAGTAGTATGGTTCTCTATGATGAGCGATATAAGTATACAATGACTCATCTAGAGATACTTGAAGAGCTGCTTAAAGATGCTAATATTGAATTCATGGATATTGACGGTGGATCTTCTACTACAAATACCCAGCAGAATAATCCGGTGCCCAATAAACAACCATCTGATACTGATACTCAATCTGATTCCAATGATCAGCAAGATCAACCATCTGATAGTAATGATGAAGGAGATCAGCAACAGTCTGGTCAGGATCAGTCTGGACAAGAAGGTACCAGTGGCAATGGTTCTATGAGTGGTAATAGTGCTGGTAGTGGTAATGGTGAAGAAAGTGATAGTGCGCAGGAAAGTGATAGTGGAGATAATGCTGGTAATCAACCATCATTGGACAGAAACAGCGCCTACGATAAGGAGGATCATGAAGGTAAGTTATTGAAGATTACCTTCAAGAGCAATAAGAATAAGATTCACTTTATTAAACTACCACCACAGAGAGCCAATGATCGTTATGATAGGTTAGATGACTGCGATGAAACTAATATCGATTCCTATCAGGATAACATTGATTACGCAGTATCTAAGTTAAAGGGTTCTGGTGTACAAAACATTCTTTCCAAGATTGGCTGTCCAATAGAGATAGACATGGCATGGGAAGAGAAGATCATTAAGTACGTTGATGATATTACCAATATCTCTACATCGCATAAAGAGATAGCAACGTGGGCCAAGGTAAATATTTATACCAGGCACATTGCAACATTACCTGGGCGCAAATCTTTACCAGAATCACATCCAACGATATATCTTATGTTTGATCAATCGGGTAGTATGAGTAATCAGATAATCCGAAAGATCAACTATGTGATTAAGTACTTCTATGATAAGAAGTATAAGATCAATATCTTTGTACATGATTATGCACAAACTGTTGAAGATGTTGAAGCATATGAATTTTCGTGGCAGAAAAAGGATACCTTTGAATTAGAGCAACTTATTACCAGTAGAGTAAAATCGGGCGGCACTTCTCATAAAGGAGTATTTGATTTGATGGCGCAGTACATTGAAGATGTTAAGACTAGGGGCAATAAGAAGTATAATAGTCATTATGTGCTGATTGCATCAGATCTATATTCTGATATTGAGGAGATATATAAGAATTACGAGTGGGTTAGATTACTAGGTAAGAACATCATTGCTCTTACTGACAGTAAGGACAAACAGTTACCATTTGGACAAACATTGGTAATTGAGTAACAGTGCGCCGTATCTGTATATGATGTATATAATAATCTATACAGATACGGCAGATTCTTTTTTCTGTGTATATTAATTGGCACTTGCTATCGCCAACTACTTGCTATATAATAGTTGTATTTAATGAAAGGGGTGTTACCAGTTATGGATAACTATGATCTTATGGAACTGGCTAAGTCTCCAGAATCGTTACGCGGGATAGTTAAATATATAACATACTATAATGAGAAAACCAACTTCGCAGTATTTAAACTACGATACTATGATGAGATCTTTGATGATGGTAACTATAGTAATATAGTATGTACTGGTAGATTACCAGATATTAGAAAAGGAATGCTAGTAAAACTATACGGCGCCTATACTAACAATCAATATGGTACACAGTATGCATTCAAGAAGTATGAGTATGCGGAGCCAAAGTTCTCTGAAGAGATCATATCTTACCTTTCTAGTGGATTGATCAAAGAAGTGGATCTTATTACTGCTAAGAAGATATACAAGGCCTTTGGTAATGATACTATTAGTATATTAGATAATGATCCGGATCAACTATTAACTATCAAAGGCATTGCATCTAAGAAGGCTAAGGCTATTATAGATAGCTGGAGAATTCATAGAGATAATCTTGATATGCATCTTTTGTTGCAGAGATATGGATTATCTACTGATACTATTAGTAAGTTGAAAGATGCGGCCACATTAAGAAGAATATCAGTTAAGGCACTGATAACTAACTATGCATATGAGATGGTATATAAATACGATACCATTGCATTTGATACTATGGATATGTTACTAATGAATATAGTACCAGATAGGTATGAAGAGTATAAAGTATCGTATAAGAGAATTGAGTGCGCCGCATATTCCTATATACAACATCATACAATAGAAAGTGGAGATCTATGTATACCTTATGAAGGATTACTAGCGTCACTTACTAGTAAAACTTCATTATCATTGGATGTACTAGATGATATTTTCAAGAAGAATATTGATAAGATGTATCATCTATCGTGGAATACATCATTGAAGTCTTCTATCAATTACAGTGCCAGTGGTTATGTATATATAGCATCAGATGGTGCAAGGGAGTTCTATATTGCGGCGCATCTTTTACAGACTCTAAAGGATCAATACAATAAGAATATCGAAGAGTTTAGAATCAATGAGAGGCGCACCAATACTCTTATTGATACTATACAGAAGGAACTTAACATTGAGTACAATGAAGATCAAAAGAAGGCTATTACTACTGTACTCAATAATAATATTACTGTTATTACTGGTGGACCTGGTACTGGTAAGACTACTATCATAAGAGGCATTCTATCTATATTGGAAGATTATGAAAGACTGGAAGTATTATTATTGGCGCCGACAGGTAAGGCTGCCAAAAGAATGGCAGAAGCTACCAATCACAAGGCCAAGACAATACATCTGGCTTTATATACTGATGCAGATAATCTATCTAGTTATGATTGTGTTATAGTGGATGAATCATCTATGATAGACAATACATTGATGGCAATGTTACTATCAAAGTTATCTACAATGCAGAGGATTGTCTTTGTAGGAGATATCAATCAGTTACCATCAGTTGGACCCGGTAATGTACTAACTAACATTATTGATTCTGAAATCTTCGAAGTAGTAACTCTTAACAAGATTTACAGACAAGAGCACGGTTATATTATATACAATGCACATGAAATCAATGACGGGCGTTTCCCTTCTCTATACAATGATGACAGTAGTGACTTCTATTATATTGATAGCCAGAATACCAACTATGGTAAGATAGAGATATTGGAGCATCTGTTGCGACAGATACTACCAAAGATAGTTAACAGTGATGGTAGTAATGGAGAGTGGTATAAGGAGCTACAGATACTATCTCCTATGAAGAAGGGAGATAGCGGCGTTATCAATATCAATAACTTTATGCAAAGTTACTATTGGGATATCAATGAACAACATCATAAAAAGCAAGCCGAAACATGGCATATACATGATATAACTAGTAAGAGTAGGTACACTACAAACAAGATTATAGAAGAGAATAGATACCCTCTGTTTATTAAAAAGGGTGACTATACCTACTGTGTTGGCGATCGTGTTATTAATAACAAGAATAACTATGATAAGTTGGTATTTAATGGTGAAACAGGATACATTACTAAGATATCCTTGCGCCAGGAGATTATAGATAAGATTACAGAGAACAAGAAGTTTAGATCCGATGGTAAGTTTTATGATAGTGATTATACTGTTACTATTGATTTCAGTAATGGTGATGATCATATAGTAGAGTTTTCATATGAGGAACTTGATAACATATCATTAGCCTATTGTATTACTATTCATAAGAGCCAGGGATCCGAATACAAGTATCTTATAGTGTATCTCAATAGAGAGCACTATATTATGCAACAAAGGAATCTACTATATACTGCTATTACTAGAGCAAAGAACATGGTGATTTTGATCAGTGATGTAGAATCAATAGCAAGAGCCGTCAATAACAATCAAGCAATACAGAGAGTTACGTTATTGAAGGAACAGTTGCAGTACTACTATGATCACTATGAAGAGATTACTGATGATAAGATGTGTAGTACATTGGAGCAAATTACTAAAGGCTTGCCAACGATATTAAGGATGGCAACGAATGATATACAAGCAGTAATGCCTGATGATGATAAGGAGTGATAATATATGCCAATTACGCGCACTACTGATGCCGAAGAAGTACTTCAGCGGCGCATAATGTTTGTACAGAATGCTATTGACAAACATGAGATAGAATTAGCAGATGATTGTACTGATACCAACATTCACTTCCACTATAAGTCTATAGAGATTACTAGTGATATGTGTACTCCACCAAATAACTTTTATATTGATCCTGATACTAATGAAGTGGCCGGAATAATAAGAAAGATACACATTCATATGAATCTATTACCATATATGGAAGATGAAGGCGAAGATGGTATTGATGACGATGATGATAGTGATGAAGTAGAAGGATTGTATATTACATACAATGATAGACTCAAGAAGAACTTTCCAAGTATGTATGTAGATAACGAAACTGTTAAACAGTATGCCTCTGCTGGAGCAAAGTTACCACTATTTGCTTCCATGTTAGATGATGAGAATGATTCTATATTTGCTTTTAGTCATAGATTTGGACTTACTATTGGTACGCAAGAGACAACGTTCTTGGCGCCAGAATATACATTCAAACCAGATGAAGTAATTTTCTGGGCATGTAATATCATCAATAAAATTCTCGATTACTATCTTAAAGAAGATAAGGAAGAAGAGAGTAATCTTCTATTTGATCTTGATGATGATCTACTAGATGACGACGATGACGACTATTAATTAATAGAGAGAGATGATATAGATGGCAAGAAAGGTATCCAAGAATCGTAAATTTGATATGAAGAAGGATAGCGCCACTGGATTATATAGAATTAGGGCGCTTAGAGATATTGGTTCTATTGGTGGTGGTTTTGTAGAGGCTGGAACATACGGCGGCCTCATTTCACATAAGGAAGTATTATCCAATAGCGGCGCCTGTTGGATTGAATATGGATGTACTGTTATTAACAGTATCATCAAAGACGATGCCTATATTGGCGGTAATAGTATTGTAGAGAACTCTACAGTAGATAAGAGGGCCCGCGTATTACAGAACAGTACTGTTAGGGATAGTATCATTACCGAGAATGCACAGATACATAATAATGCCACTATCATCAATCACTGTGTTATTAAAGGTATGGCTATAGTAGCCGGTAACTCCTTTCTATCACATTATGTAATGCTATCTGGAAAGGTAACATGTAGAGATGATACTAGGATTATTGGTGGTATTACTATAGATAAACCAGTTATTCTTACTAAGGATCTATTACATCATATAGAGCAGAGAATGTTAGCTAAGTTTGGTAAACCGATAGATAATAAATACTATGTATGTTATAAGGTAGTAAAGAGTACTGGTAAGGATAAAGTATTTTTATCGTGCTATAATCCAGAGTTTATATACGATCTTCATAAAACCAATACTACTATCATAGAGAAGCAGTATAATAAAAGGAAGAAGGTATTGTGCGCCGAGGGATTACATGCGGCAATGAGTGAAGATTATGATTGGAGTGCCACTTATCAAAATGACGCTGATACTATATTGACATGCAGAGTCAATGTAGAAGACATTATTGCCATTGATGAAACAATGGGATCTAAGATCCGCTGTCGTAAACTTACAGTAGTGGATATAAGAAAGTATCCACTGGATAAAGAATTGGCGCAACTAAAGGTAGTACACAATCTTAATAGTTCCAATATGATAACCACTGTATACAACAACAAAACCTTCGAAGTATTCAATGACTATAAGGTCATTCCTTATGATAGAAAGACTACTATATTCAAGCTAAACATTGATCAAGATAACGATAGCGCCAATAACTACAATACTGTTATACTATCGGCACTACCAGCTAATGCTACTCCAGTATTACCTCCAAAGGTATATAGGGAGCTAATTATTGGTACCAATATAGATGATGTCTTTAATATAACTCACAATCTCAAAACCAAGCACCTTATTACTATCATCTATGATCTACATGATAAGCATGTTGATGTGCATAAGCAATGTAAGATCAAGTACATTGACGATAACAATCTCACTGTAAAATTCGATCATGTATTGAAGAGCAAGGAAGAGTATAAGGTAATAGTAGTTGCGCCCAATAGACCTCTTACTATTGGATCTATGTCTAGTAGAGGTATAGCTAATGCTACTCCATTTAGTTCCATATCAGTATTTATGGGCAGTAATGTGGATCCAGTTGACAATAGTATAACAATAGTGCACCCATATAACAAGATGGATGTATTTGGATCATTACTTAACAATGACCTCAATGAAACATGGCCAATGCACCTTACTAGAATTGATGATAGTAAAGTGCAGGTTACTCTGGAAAAGAAACCCAATAGAAACCATCAGTTTGTATTGATGATTACCAAGGTGTAACTCTTTCAGAAGGAGGAATACGTTATGAATGTTATGATGAATAAGGATGAGCCGGTTATGGCTAATAAGAGTGAATTACAACTAATGAGTGAACAGTATCATGAGATGCTGAGAAAACAACTATATCCGCGCATTACTAAGTTTGTAAGGAAGAATCTTCTAGTTGAAATCAATGAGACATTCTATCGGCGCATACGAAGATACATCAAAGATAATCTTATCAATATCTACTATAAGACTAATATCAATTGTAAAAGCTTTGTGATTAGCACCTCATATGATCCAACTTTCTATAAGCTGAATGTAGTGATTGTTATGGCCAATAAGCAAGGCAATACATTTAGATATACATTCAAGGTATCCTTAAACTAGTAAGGAGAGTTGTGATATGTTTACTTTAGTATTTCTAATGATGGAGATATGGTTTCTTATGAATCCGGCGCCAATATCTATAGATGATACTTTGGTATTGTGTATACCGGTGCCAATCACATCATTAGATACCATTGTAGATAGGAAAGAAGTGGAACATCAAGTTACAGTACAAATCATAACAGATCATATTGTTAATACCAACAAGAATCTATCTGCAGATACTGCAGAAGAGTACGCCAACTATATATACGATGCATCGGTTAAGTGGAATCTGGATCCAATGATCTTAACATCACTGATACATCATGAAAGCCGCTTCAATAAACATAGTGTCAATTCTGTTACCGGTGCCATAGGATTAACACAGATATTATGGAAGTATCATAAGAATGGACTCACTAGTTCCTTCTCTACTATTAGTAAGAAGGATGATCTATTGGATCCTAAGAATAGTATTTATGGCGGCGCATGGATCTATTGGTGCTATAAGAAAAGTAACAATGGTAATATTAGAAAAGCACTTGCTAGGTATTGTCCCGGTAGTAAGAAGTATGTGAATATGGTGCTTGATCTGGCTGATAGACTTAAGAAGCAATCAATTGAGAGAATTGGATGTTTAGTGGCGTATTTGAGATAACTTATGTATTTGGGAGATGAATGATTAAGTGAGCTTATATAATCAACTTACTGCTGCGCAAAAATAAGTAATTACTCAAATTATCCTGATTTATTTGGCAAAAGCGTTTGATATGAAACATCTTGCGATTGCTACTTATATTGATAAAAACATGATAGTTCATCCACAAGAACCAAGATGCGAGTTTTATATGCATCCACCAAAAGTATTAGATGTTAAAACTAAACATAGTATTTTAATAGATGATATATTTAGGATGTTATTTGATAGAGAATCATATTGTTTTATTGGAAAACTGAGAGATCGATTACATGAGAAGAAAGCATTCGTTTGTTTAGATGATATCAGACGAAGAGAATCTAGATGGTGCATGTTCTTTGTTAATGCGCAAAGTAAGATATTTAGGCTTGTTTTTAACTTACGAGTTCATAAAAGAACGAAAAGACCAGTTATTGGATTTATAACATCCTTTAATATTGAAAAAGAAGTTCTACAAAATACACCGTTGTATACTAATTATCTTAATTGTATTCGTAGTATGAATAAGAATTCTAAAGATGCAATGAGTGGAATTCTTGAACGATCCTTATGTCATGATATACTCGAAGAGGAGGAATGTTGGATGAAATATAAGAAAATTTCTACTGGAGAGATTGTAGATCTTAATGAGCAGCAATTATATGAGTTACCTACAGTTGAAGATGTTGATGATCTTGAGTCATATATGGATGATACTGGAAAAGCTGCAATATATCAACGAGCAACAGTCTTATCGCATGTTGATACTAAAAAGATGCCATATTATTACGCAGAAGACGATGAAAAGAATGATCCGACTGGTATGTTATATGAACGATATATTTGCATGTTCTTTGCAGAGCCACTTAATGAAGATAACTTACTAAAGTATAGTAAGTATAACGCTGATATCTATAATGAGTTGCTAGATGAGAAGTACAAAGAATTTGGTGGGTGGCGTAAGATGCCTAGAGATTATACTAGAACTAAATGGCCAGAGTTTGGACCATTATATAGATCACTAGGCTATGGCTATGATCAACCAATCATCTATGAGAACATGTGCGCCGCTTTCGGTAAAGAGAAAGTAGATCCAGTTTGGAAAAAGCATTATGGTGGAAGAATCGATGGGCTAAATCATACATAGATCATATGATCACAAGTTGGTACATATATTCTTTATATTTAGTGTTGCCATGTTTGCGCAGCTATGTTATAATAAGAAGATAGAGGCGGTCAATACCTTATAGGAGGGATATAATCCATATGAAGTTTTACATGCTAGAAGAATCAAACAATCAAGAGTATACATTAGATGAATTATATCAACTGGATCAATTTCAGATGTCAATAAGGCATCCTTATGATGAAGAAGCAATTGATTGGAAGAATTGGATCAATGATCCTATTTCTATCAAAGGATACTATGATCAATCATTACCTAAGTTCTTTGAAGATGGTAAGGATGTATTGGCGCCATATAAGTTAGATACATTGCTTGAAGAGAATCTTCAGAATCTAACTATGTATAATCATCTGAATGTTGATATATACAACTCTTTACTAAAAGAGATGAAGTATGTACTTGGTACTACTACATTGGATGAGGCAACGTATCCGTTATATTATAGACAAATTAAAGATGCCAGAGATGCCATTATGTCCGGTAAGAAAGAGGAATTAGTTGTAGAGTTACTAGTGAAGGCCTTTGGTAAGAAGAGTATGTCAAGGGCACTATTATATAGAAGAAGTAATCGATTGAATCTTCAAATACTAGAAGAATCTAATCCAGTATCAAACCCAGCTCCAAATAACTTTCTATCAATGTTAACTAAAACAGAGTTAGACAATATTAGGCAAGTCATGAAGCAGTATACTGTAAATGTATTGCCTGGGCGTCTTGGTGTTGGTAACTTTGCAAAACTACAAAAGAGTAGATTTTGGGATCCAAGCCAGTTTGGATATAAGGAGTTAACTAACTACAAGATTTATATGGATAAAAGCAAAGAGCTGGATGTTTTTAATGATCATGGCTACAAAAGAAAAGATATTATGAATGTATTGTATAAGTTAGACGAGTATACTAGACCAATCGGGATTATCGTAGATTCAAAAAATAGAGGAAATCCACTTGAGTGTTTAAGTGGACGCATATTACCAGAAGTACGATGGTGTATGTATAAGATTAGAGTTGATTCAACTGAAAGACTTATATCTTATGATAAGATTGTATATACACTTAGAGTAGATAAGAAGTGGCATATACCAGTTCTTATAATAGTTACTTGTTTTGCAGTTAATAGGGGCGAATTTACAAGAACAAATGGTCAGGGACATAAGTTATACAAGCAGTGGAAAGATTGTATAGATGCATTGCTTATAGAAGACAAAGATAGTTTTGCTTCAGAACAAACAAACATCTTTGGATATATGAGAATGTTTCATAATATGACTGGAGTGTTACTTGAAAATTATACACGGGGGCGATATGGCGTGGAATTTAGACATCGTGATAATCCATCTAAAATAATTACTCTCAATGAGAGTCAGTTGATGGACATGACAAGAGAAGAACTGCTTGCTTATGATGGAGTAGATGAAACAACAGATGAATGGTTAAGAAAACGGCGGTATATCTTACATCCGGCCGAGTTTGTAGAGAAGTACTATGACGCCGATGATACCACTGTTAAAAATGCCAGTTACAAGAACTGGTACTACCATGAACGTTACGATTGGGAAGAAGAGCCATTTACTGAAGAGCGACTAGATCGTTTGCGTAAATATAACCATAGAAACGCCGATATCTTCAATGAGCTGTACTGGAACATAGCTAAAACTTATCCAGAGCAGTTCATCCCATATACCGTACTAGATGAGTGGGAATCACAATGGCTTCCAGCACATGATGCTATTGTATATGGTCATTCACAAGATGACATTCGTGAGAAATTGAATGTAGCGTATGGTAAAGAAGCAGTTGATGAGGTTTGGAGTAAGTACTATCCAGAAGAGGAGATATCAAATGTCGAATAGTTCGGCTGTTATGAAATTAAAAGTAAGATCATGTCCATCGAAAGTAATTACATTTACTAAAGAACAACTAATGAATATGACAAGCGATGAACTGATTAATTACTAGGGCACCGATAAAGAATCAGAAAACTGGTTATATTGGCGACATAATACATTACATCCAGCAGAGTTTGTAGAGAAGTATTATGATTCGGATCATGATGAAGATGAAGTAAATTCGATGATGGATAGTACTGAAGACGAAGATATAACAGATAATGATTACAGAAACTGGTACTATCATGATCGTTATGATCGAGATGATGAGCCATTTACTGAAGAACGATTAGATCGTTTGCGTAAGTATAGTCATAGAAACGCAGATATTTTCAATGAGTTATATTGGAATATCGCTAAAACTTATCCTGGACAGTTTATTCCACATAAAGTATTAAATAAATGGGAATCTCGTCATCCACCATCCGATGCTATTATCTATGGGCATCCACAAGATGAAATTCGCGAAAAGTTGAATGTAGCATATGGTAAAGATAAAGTTGATGAAGTTTGGTGCAAGTATTACTCAGAAGATAAATCATCTAATGTTGAATGATATAGAGATCATCAAACTTAGACTAAAGCTTATCCAAAGCATATTATTCCATATACGGTATTAGATAAGTGGGATGCTCACTTAATTGCATATGATGCAATCATCTATGGTTATCCACAAGAGGAAATCTACGAAAAGCTTATTGGTGTATTTGGTAAAGATGATGTTGTTGAGCCATGGTATAAATATTATCCAGAAGATAAGAACAGTACGAAGTAATTGGCGCAATATCCAATCAAACACGGAAGGTGATGCTCGGTGATGTTTCAGATAAATGTTTGGGAAATGATGGATGATATGGCTCGTGGTCTTATGCAAAAGACATTTGACTATTGGTCTGAAAGAGGAGTACAGACATTTGATATTGATCACTTTATATATACAATGATCAAGAATCAGTATTCCAACATCATGAAAACTCTCAAGCACTTTAACATTGACGCCGATACTATTATCAAGGATATCGATCAGAATACCCTTGGTAAGAATAAAGGCAATAACAATGTATCCAGTCTAGCCAATGGTATTAAGATTACATCGGCTGTTGGTGATTCACTAAATGCAAGCGTTGGATACATTGATCTTACATCGTTGATTGCAAATGGCGACGTTGGTAATATTAATATACTAACAGTGGATCATTTATTCCTTGGTATGGTAACGGCGCCATCATCTAAACTTTGTGCCTATTTTGCTGATAGGGGTATTGATTCAACAGTAGTGGCACAGTATATGGCCAGTCTCGATGATACTACCATTGTTGATAACTATGGTAATATGGTTCCTAATACCAATGATACCAATATCAGTAATGTTGGTGATAATAAAGAAGCCACCGATACATTAGAGAGGTCTACTGATGGATCAGAAGAAGTACCAACAAAAGGCAAATCCTTTACTGATACTAAGGGTAATAGTAACAGTAAGAAAACACCATTACTTAATCAGTTTGGTACTGATCTTACACAATATGCAAAGGTTGGTAAAATTGGGCCCGTTATTGGTAGAAGCAAAGAGATTGATTTGGTACTAGAGATTCTTTGTAGGAAGAATAAGAGGAATGCTATTCTATTGGGAGATCCTGGAGTAGGCAAAACTGCTATTGCAGAAGGAGTAGCTATTGCTCTTAGTATGGGTAAGGTGCCATTATCTCTTAAGAATAAGAGACTTATTCAACTTAATACAGTTGATATGGTAGCTGGAACAAGATACCGTGGTGACTTTGAGGAAAGAATTAAGTATCTGATTGCAGAGCTTACTAACTCTAAGGATATTGTACTATTCATTGATGAGATTCATACTATTATGGGCGCCGGTAATGGATCCGGTGGATTGGATATGGGCAATGTATTGAAGCCGGCATTAGCTAGAGGCGATATTCAAGTTATCGGCGCCACTACACAAGATGAATACTCTAAGTACTTTATGAGGGATGGTGCCCTCGAAAGACGCTTCCAAACTATCACGGTTAAGGAACCTGATGATAGTGATGCTATTGATATCCTTAATGGTTTGAAGACGTCCTTTGAAGATTACCATATGGTATCTATTAGCAATGATGCTATTGACGCCGCAGTAAGATATAGTAAACAATATATCCCAGATAGGAATATGCCAGATAAGTGTATCGATCTGTTAGATATTGCTGGCGCAAGAAGCAATATGCATACTAAGGATTTACCAGAAGATATCATCAAGATGCAAGAAGATCTATCTAATGTTATTGCACTGAAGAATAAGGCAGCAAAGACGGAGCAGTTTAGTGCCGCGGCGCAATACTATAACAAAGAGAACTCTATTAGAGATAAGTTACAGAAGCGTGAAAAAGAGTACTATGCTTCTTTGGTAGATGTAAAGCCAGTTATTACCAGCGATGACATTGCCAATATTATCTCTAGTCTTACAGAGATTCCTACTGATAAGATTAGTAAGAATGAATCACAGGCTTTGTTATCTATGGAAGATAATATTAAGAAGCATCTGGTTGGACAGGATGATGCAGTTGTTGCAGTATCTAGAGCCATTAGAAGAGCTAGAACTGATCTGCATGAAAAGAAGCGCCCAATTGGTAGCTTTATGTTTATGGGGCCCACCGGAGTAGGCAAAACAGAATTAGCCAGGATACTTGCAGTAGAGCTCTTTGGTAAAGAGGATCGTATGATTAAGTTAGATATGTCAGAGTATATGGAGAGATTCGATGTATCTAAGTTACTGGGCGCACCTCCTGGATTCGTTGGTTATGAAGAGGGTGGTAAACTAACTGAAGCAGTTAGAAAGCAACCGTATTCTATAGTACTCTTTGATGAGATAGAGAAGGCACATCCTGATGTCTACAATATACTTCTACAGATACTAGAAGATGGAGTAGTTACTGATGCCAAGGATCGTAAGGTACATTTCAATAACTGTATTATTATTCTTACTAGTAATGTTGGCGCCGAGGAAGCTCTCAGTAGGAATAAAGTAGGCTTCTCTGAAGATAAGGAGAAGGATCTTGCTACTTATATTCAGAATACTATCATGAAGAATGCGAAGCTAACATTCCGTCCCGAGTTTCTTAATAGGCTGGATGATATGATAGTATTTAAATCATTGGATCATAGACATTTGGAAGTTATTGTGGATAAGTTGATTAGTAAGCTCAATGATAGAATCTCTCATCGTAATATTAAGCTTATCATTACTGATAATATGAGGAATGCTATTATTGATAAAGGATATGATCCAAAGTACGGCGCAAGACCTATCAAGCGCTCCATTCAATCACTAGTGGAAGATTATGTTGCAGATAAGATGCTCAGGGATATTATTACTAATAATATGGATGTAACACTTGATTATAATAAGGATACCAAAGAAATTACTCATACTATCGTTAATAACAGTAAAGAGATTCATGATAGAGAGTACATTAACAATCTAGTGGCACGGGAGTTAAATCTAACATTTGAATCTGCTGCCAATAATGGTGGTGATAGTACTAGTAAGAAAAAGAGCGGCGCTATTGATAGTGATACTGTACTGAATAGCACAGAGCAGTTGAAGAGTATGTGGGATTCAATGATGAATGGCGGTATGGGGCTAGATAAAGAGTAGCGCAACAAAGGAGACTCGATTACTATGGAAACAACAGCAAAGACATCTACTGCTGCAACTAGTAACACAAGTACGGAAACATCATTCCAGCTATTTAATCCAAAGTACTTCCCAACCAATATCAATGATTGGGTGCGCTATATTGATATTTGGTGTCATACTAACCACGTACCAAAGATCCGATCTTCTAGATCTGATAGGAATTATATGATTCAGAAGTATCGATATACTACTCCAGAAGAACGAGAAGATATGGCCTGGTATAACAAGTATGTATCTACTGAGGTATTTGAATCATATGATCTATCAGAAGATACATTGAAGAGACGCCATGTTAATCCAAAGCTAATGGTACAGTATTTCTTACACTGTTATAACTGGTATGAGCCAACAGATCCAGCATATGCTTGGTTATTAGAAGAGAAGCCATATTCTATAGGATATCGGCGCATGGTAATCTTTAACAAGTATAACATCATGTTATTCAATGCCATGTTGATTGAATACGCTGAAGAGAATCATGGCTTCCCTGATCAAGAAGCATTTGATAAGTATGATATTGCAGTTAATGCTGTATACCATTGTATACCACAGAAGAAGATGTTTAAGTGTATGATTGATCTGTTTGGTGAGGATAGGTTCGAGAGATTTACTGGTAATAAGAAGAAGCCAAAGCCACAGCACTATAGGCGCAAGAAGAAGAATAAGAAAAAGCGCAAGTATGAATCTGCTGTTACATCAGTTGATCCATTAGTGAAGCTAAGAGTTAGATTAGCGCCGGCAGATAAGATTGTTTAATTATTACGGCATATTCCTATCAAATATGGGGGTATGCCGTTATTTTTTGTGGTGAATGCAACAAATAACAGAAGTAAGCAGATATCTTCGCGCGGTTGCGCCATTATAAATAAAGGGGCGTAGATGACGATCTTTGAACAAGATAAAATAAGTACCTTCATTGATGATAAAGATGCACCATTTGAATCATTACTAGAAGGAGTGTCACTAGATGATCTGTTTAGTGAGGCGAATAGTTGTATCGGCGCCATATCAAAGAACACTGATACTACTGATGATACCATTACTAAACTATCTTCATTATTGGAAGATGATTCATCTAGGTATGTTAATGATGTGGGTAGGGTAGTTTTAGATAGCGCTAAAGAAATGAAGAACACCATCAATCGGCGCACTATGACTAAAGACAATAGAGAGAAGATTCGTGAACAGCAACTTGCTATTGTACAGAAACTACATGGAGAATCTTTAATAAATCTCAATAGAGCCAAGAACAACAAAGTTGTATTAGCTGCGGCTAATAATCCCAAGCAATTTGCTATGTTGAATCAGAACTCTATTACCATGATTCCAAGAGATATGCGCAGTAGTACTGTAACTGATAAGAGTTTATTAGTGGGAGCATCTAATCCCAATAACACTGATGTTAGATATGATACTAATACCATAATGGAACAGCCAAGTGAAGGTAAATTCAATGTAGCTAGTATTGCCAAGGGCGTAGCTAAGAATCCAATGAAGTTATATAGCTATTACTTTATGTCATCGGCGCTATTAGCTTTGTTTCTAATGCTTGGTAAGACTATCTTTAGTGTACTGAGATTTGTAACTAATGCTCTTAGTGGTAATCACATTGCCAATAGTTTAATGTTGGTACCAAGTAGAATTACTAAAGATACTATGATGGATATGCTAACTAAAGCAAAGGCTCGTGGTGATGATGGATTAATCCATTGGATTAGTACAAACATTGGCGCCACTTCTGAAGCACAAAACAAGTACTTTGAGGCAAATAGGCTCTTCATTAATCCTGATGGTACTAGAGAAAGCACTGCTATTATTAATATACCATATGGATCACGTTCAAAAAACTATATTAACTTTAATCAAAGTGTTAGTAGTTTTAGATATGGTTTATCTACATCAGTTAAGTATGTTGCTATTGCTGCGGCGATTGCAGCTTGTAACTATATACTATATAAGTATGTAAGTAAGAAGGTTACTAATAACAAGAAAGAACAATATGCTACTGTACATAGCATGACACAAGAATCAGTTACTATTGATATGCTACAAGAGGGCAATGACTATGATAAGGCATATTATAGTACTCTAGTGGTATTGGATGAGGGGATTGGAGATTTCTTCAAGAAGATAGTACCCACTCCAACTAACATACTTAAACTAATTAATAAGGGTATTATTGGAGCAGCTGCTTTAGCTAAGGTTACTGAAGAGGGATTACGTAGTGATTCTATCTCTCCATTACTAGGAAGAGTGTGTAATTTTTTTATTGCTATTAGTAATATTGTATTACTAGTAGCAAAGGGTATTATGATTGGTATCATCTCTGTAGTAAATGGTAAGATGTCTAATACATCCGAGATGATGAAATCAATGGCGCAGTAATTTGTATAGAGAGGTATATAGAAGATATGCCAGGTAATAGCGCCTATGTGATCACTAATGATCATGCACAAAATGAAAGAATCTTTGAAGAGTTATTAGCAAGAGTTACTGAAGCATTACTCAATCAAACTCCCGGCGGCCCATCACCAATCAACAATACCACTATTATAGATAACCTTGATAGTGATCAAACTACTGCGGCTTTATCTGCCCATATGGGTAAAGTATTAAAAGAAGAGCTCACTAAGGCTATCAATCAAGTATACGGTAACATTGTAAATAATGTTATCAGTGATAGTACTGATCACTTTCTATCAGCGAAGATGGGGAAAGAGCTATCTAATAGATTAAGAGTAGTAGAGAATGCTATTGCGGGTGGTGGAGGTGGTGGCGGATATTATAGTTCTGTTCCTAGAGGTTGTATAGTAATGTGGAGTGGCACTCTTGATAAAATACCTGCCGGATGGGCCCTGTGTGATGGTGTTGATGGTAGACCCAATCTACTAGATAAGTTTGTAAAGGGTGTAGCGGATAGTACTACTAATCCGGGTACTGATGGCGGCGCTAATGAAATTACATTGAATGTCAATCAGTTACCATCACATAATCACAATATACTACATAAACATACCACTATACCACACAGTCATGTTAATAGCCATATTCATGATATTAAGATGAAGACTGATATTGGCGGCGCTCATGAACATGAGTTCTCTAATGATGTTATGACATGGAAGGCTTGTCTATTTAGAACCAATAATATCATCAGTATTAGACATGATAATGGCGGAGATTCTATTATTGGCGCCGCTAGAAAGAAGATTGGTAATGTTCCTAATGATTACTTCTTCAGTGAAACTACTAAGAATGATGGTAATCATGTGCATAATATTAGAGGCAAGACTGAGAACTCTGTTGGTAATACAGGAGATACTGAAGTATACGTTAATAGCTTTGATGGTATAAGTGCCAATACTGGTCAATCTGAACCTATTAGTATTACTCCTGCATACTATGAACTTGCCTTCATTATCAAACTATAGAAAGGGGGCGCATGTTTAGATAAGTAATGGATATTACGCCTAGTAAAAAGTATGTACACTATGATAAAGCTACTGGTAAGATCTTTGGATTCTATGCAAAGAGTACCACCATACCACTACCAGAACCTAATTTAGAGATCAATGATATTTTGTATAATCTTTACTTTGATAATCTTGGGGTGCGTAACTTCAAGATCATCAATAACAATATGATAGAAGTACCTACCACTGAAAACGATGATCTTTCACTATCTGATTACAAGACTCTTAAGAATGCACAGCTTACATATACTGGCAGATTAAGGCAGAGTCTTCCATATAGTTATGAAGGAAACTACTATGATGTATATCATCTGCGGCGCAATTACTTTGATCAAAGATTCCTAGAAGAAATTAGCACCAAGAAAACTAATACTATCAAGATACAGACTATTAATGATAGAACTGTTACTATGACTAGTGAGCAGTTTCTAGAGTTCTATATTGGTTACTGTAAGCATATCAGAGATATACAAGATACACTATTAGAGTTATTAGATAAGGTATTAGATGCAAATAACAAGAGTGAAGTAGATCAGGTACAGTGGAATGATATTGGTACTGTTAAGTATCCGGCCGGTAGTATACTAACACCATTGAATGATGCTAGTAATACCTTTGTGTACTTTACAGATGCGCCCAATGATGGTAAGGTTTATGGTAGACAACATCATAAGTGGACTGAAATAGATATTTCTGGTAATACTAGTCCAATACCACCGGCGCCAACTATTGATAACCCACCCAATGATGGTAATGTTTATGGGAGATTGTTTAATCAGTGGAAGAAGATATCTAATGCCTCTTTATCTGAATCTAATCCACCCAATGATGGTAAGTTATATGGGCGCCAATATGATCAATGGAAAGAGATCGGCGCCACTTCATTACCATCATTATTAGAAGAGTGGGTGATGTTATAAAGCATGGCTACTATTGAAGAGCTTATAGAAGAAGTAAACACTATCATCACTGATAAGAATCCTGATTATAGGACTATTGATAGTGTTGATCTACATACACATACTATAGATGACATACCACAACTTACTATGCTATTCAATACTGGTAGATTTGGATACATTGAAGATATCTACTATAATAGTACTAGTAAGGTTGGATATATTAACTATAGTAATGGATTGCTTATCAATTACGGCGCCTTTAGATATAATAACAAGGATTTAAAGACTACTGTAGTGTTTCCATTGTCTTATAACCTTGCTACCAATTACTCCTTGTTTACTAGTAAGGTTGGAGACTATAATGACACTAACTACATGAATGAGCCATTTGATAATAGCTATGAAATTAGAATAGCAGCTAAGGAAGAGTATAATGCTCTCATAGTAGTATAAAACTGTTATGATAACTATAACAATGGCTGGTAATCTATAAGATACAACCACCAACAAAGCATAACATTGAAATATATGTATATGTAAATAGGGCAAAAGTAGAAACAATGGTTGTATTAGCGCATGGTTCAATCCTAAACGCCTTATATAATTGGTCTTCAGCCGCAGCTCCTTTATGAAGGACTGTTCAACGACTATAGTAGGTGCATATGCACCGAAATGAGTAGCACTTAATGAGTGATGATATAGTCTGTGCTATCTATAACTAGATAGCAATCAATACTAATAGTATTGGATAACTGCGAACACAAGAAAGATACAAATAACTAGTGATTTTTATAAACATCTCCTGTATAATAGTACATCATATGAACAAACATATGAAACTACACATTTATGTGTAGTAATACTATTGAAAGGAGGTGATTCGGATGTTACTTCGTGGTATTACAATGAGGTTATTACCAACACCGCAGCAAGAACAGTTGATGTTTAAAACTGCTAATATAGTAAGATCTGTGTGGAACAAGATGCTTGAAATTAATCTTGAGCTTGAAGCACAACATGATAAAACTCTTTCAGCTTATGATATGCAATACTATTACGCTGGTTGTCGTAAGTATAAAGATCCTGACGTCGACTACATGCGCGATGTATCACAATATGCAATACGACAAGTTTTCTTCGATATGGAAGAAGCTTATAAACGCTATTATAAACTTCGCGATAAAGAACATCCATATACTACTAAAGTATTGCAACGGTGTACTAAACAACAGCGCTCACCAAGAATTACTGAAAGAAAATATCATCCACAATTCAAGCGCAAGAAAGATGCCAAGATTGCCTTTGCCGATAGAAATGACCATTGTTATTTTACTGTTAGCGAAGATGGTTACAAAGTATATGTACTTCTTTGTAAAATTGGATTAGTTGAAGTACAAACTGATTACGTTCTATCGGTTGGTAAAGGTGCATGTAAGATCTACAATCCACGCGTATCTTACGAACATGGCCGGTGGATGTTTTCGTGTGCTTTGGAATACGAGAACCAAGTACCAAAACCACATGACTATTCACTTGGTGTTGATCTGAATGTTGGTAACTTAGCAGTAATTAGCTATAACTTCTCTTTTGAGAGTAAGTTCTACGATAACCCTAACAAAACTGATAAGAGCTTCATACGCCTTGAAAATTTAATCAATAAGTACCAGAGCCAACTAAGTGTTTGTTATGAATACAATGGTAAAGGCACTGATGATCCAAAAATTAAGTATCGTGAAACTCGTCGTACACGAATTCTCAAAGACCGTATAGCTAAGCGATTTAAAAGATTGCGAAAAAAGCGTAAAGACTACATACACAAGATGACTAGAGAAATTGTTGACCTTTTACCGTGGCGCATAGTTTTAGAAGATCTTAATGTACAAGGTATGAAGAAAAATCACCATCTTGCTAAAGCTATTAGCGCAGCCAACTTCGCATTTATAAGACACTGCCTTACTTACAAGGCCGAAGAGCTTGGTATTGAAGTAGTTGTTGCTGATCGTTGGTATCCAAGTTCTAAAGCTTGTTGCTTCTGTGGTGAAATCAATAAGAACCTTTCTTTAGCAGATCGAACAGTAACCTGCTCCCTTTACAACATAACTATTGATCGCGATCTAAATGCTGCTATTAACCTCGAATGGTATGTATCTAAAGACTAAAGAAACGAAGTAATAAGTATAGCAAGTACACTACACGTACTGCTATATATGTAGGAATTTGATGCATCCGAATTTAAGCTGGTATGAGTTATATGTGGCCCGCATACATTAATACAAACCTATATAGTTTGTATATAGTAGTACGCTCGCGTATGCAATACACTTGACCAAAGCCAGAATACACTAGTTACTATATAGTGTTCGCATCAGTGGGGATTTGTTGTTGTATCTTCACAGTTATATATCCCACCTACTATAACCTATAACTACTTTGCACTAGGATTCAGAACACCTTGATTGGATGATGATATAATATATGTCATTTGCGATAAATCAAATAGTAAGTGATGCTAAACAACAGCAACAGCAAGATAGCGGTGCTCCTATTATCACTACTAATGATACCATATCAACTGATATCAAAAGCGTATTGGATGGTATTACTGATTCAATGAATAGTAGTGATGGTAATAACTCTCTAGAACAAAATGTTGATAGAGATAGTATTACTAGTGCGCCATTAAATTCTTCTTCATCCAATGACTACGATACTATTATGAATGAGATACAGTCACATGAGAAGGCAATGGAAGTTGCTGTTAGTAATGCAGAAGAGATTAGTAAGGAGCTGAAGGATAGTATACTATACTATCTTAAGATCCGATCTAGTAATAGGAATGGTATACTGTTTAGAGGGGTGCCAGATGTATTGCAAGCATCCGCTAGATTGTTAGATATCTCTATCAGTGGTAGATATAAGATTGCGAGTTTGAAGAAGTTGCGCGCTTCTATTATCAAAGATAAGAATGGCGGCGCTGGTAATAAAGATGATCTCAATCTTATGTCGTTTCTAAATGAGGATTGAGGTGATTGTGTATTCAACTAACTCCTTCTCAACAACAAGTTTACTATGATAAGATAGTAGCGCCACTATTGCGGCGCTTTGTTGATTATAGATTAGCAGTAATCGATATTGCAAAAGATACCATTGTATCACATTTACTGTATCTGTTCAATAATAATAAACAGGAGTTTGATAAATTTTATAAAAAGTTATATGCTTATAAGACTGCATCTGTTACTAAATTCATTGCAATTCATTCAGATAGCCTATTTCAAAAACTAATAACTAGTAATGGATTCAGCACTAATACCAACAAAAGCTATTCATATACAGCAGTTGCTATTTGGTATCTAAACTATGTAATCTCGATGTTTTATGTCACGGTACTAGAAATAGATCCATCGTTCTTCTTTAAGAATCATGTTGTCTTTAAGGCATATATGGAATGCATGTGTAAGGTAATTGAGCGGATTCAGAAGAGCAGTAGTGCTGTCTCTAGTACTATTGCTAACAAGTTATCATCATTGAATCAGCTAATAACTAGTGATATGTCTAAGTATAAAATTGAGGCGCTTATTGCTGATTCTACTGAATATACGGCGCCATATCTAAAGGCGTTTAATGAAACGGTAAATCGTATTAATTTAGCTAGTGATAGAGTGGCGCACAATGTTGTATACTATGCTACTGGATCTATTCACATTGATGATAGAACTAATTATATGAAACAGCATCCTTTGTTTTGGAATCTTTCATCATATAGAGCATATTTGTTATCAGTATGTAATGCTATTGATGGCGCCCATCATACTAATTTAAACTTCAAGAGATTACTAGCGTGGTTATATTGTAAGAGAATCTCGGGAAAGAAATTCAATAGTGTATTTGGTTTTGGTGGGGAAGTAGCTAAAGATATCAAAGATGTTACTATTGATGATGTAAATCAGTATATGATCCTTATGGATAATAATGATCGGCGCCAACCTTATAAAGGATTCAATGTACAGCTAACATCTCCAATGCCTCCATATACATACAGAGATGTTCTTGCACTTCCAGAGTATACAGCTGATGAAGGGCTTCTATCTCTTAATATTGGAACTAGTTATCCACTATATACTGCCTTAAAGAATAAGCTACTTAATGAAACAGATGTATCTATTAACAAGTTTGACTTCTGTGGCGATTACGATGAATAGTAGAGATTGGTAGTTGCCTTTTTATATAGATATGTTATAATATGTATGTAAGAAACTGAAGTACACAACAATCCTAACTGGCTTAGCATGTAGCCAGTTATTGAAACACATAGATATCTCATAAACAGGGCACAGACGGAACAGCCCAATCATGAAAGGGGAACTATGATGATGAGTATTATTGATGATGTGAATAATGTGAGTAGTAGTAACAGTGATATGATTGATGTAATGAAGGAATCGTTGTATCGACTATATAGATACAATGAAAGAAACAATATCATGGAATGTAATTATAGTGGCGCCGCTAGTACATTGCTTCCTTTGTTTAGAGATGGTAATGGTAGTATTGTACTCACTATGTACAAGTATTTTGCTAGTGATATGTGTCCATATGCCGAAGAGGTTTTCAGAGATGCCATTGCACTTCTATATAATGAAACTGGATACAAAGTCGATGGATTTGTAAGGAAGATTGCTGAATCAGTTGGTTGGAAGAATATTATTCATGCTACATCTCACTGCGCCCGCGATATACTTGCGCCAATAATCAAAGATCAACTACAATATGAGTACTATTGGATCGCAAAAAGCAAATCCATTGATCATCAGTTAAGTGATCTAACATTGCATCTCCCATCAGAACACGCCAGTAACAATAATACTATTGCATTCGCTGAGGGTCTTTGTTCATTGATGGATCTTGATTGTCGTACTTATAGAGAGATGGTATCGGCCATTAGAGCCATTAAGAATCCATTGACTAGGCAAATGAGTGAGCGCCGATGGAGTCAGATTGATTATACTATGTTATCTGAACAAGAGATCAAAGAAAATTGCGGCGCTTTTATCAGACACGATAAGGATCGATTCACTAAGTTTATTGAAGAGCATCCACGTATTCTAAATAAAGATGATCTTCTAGTTACTTTGATGGAGCGCGGTGGTCTTTTCATTGAAGAAAATTTAGATCTCGTTAATAATGAAAAGCAACTTCCTGATACTGTTGATAAAATTTATAGTCAGCAAAGCGGATCTAATCACATATATAACAATAACGTTGCATCTTCTATAGTATTGCTATCATCAATTAGCCGCTGCAATAAGACTGATATAAGGAATTTTGATATGTTTGCTCAAGTTATCAATTGTATCAAACATGCGCCATATCAAACAATTACTCCAACCTTTTATCTAGATACTGAGTATGATTCTGCGGCGCTTATATCCCTTATGAATAAGTGCGGAGGGTTAAGTGGAGATAACTTCACTTTTAAAACCATCGATGTTAGTAAGATTGATGATCATAATACAATGAATCATGTTATACATACGATACTCAATAGTACAATAGAGTACTATGATAAGGATTCAAATAGCAAAGATATTACTGATATAAGTGTTGTTATTAAGACAGCCAACATCGACAAGACGCTATCAATGCTAAGATTAACACCGGCTCCAATATCGACATTTACTGATTTGTTTGAAGATAGAGGCCGATGTGTTCCAAATGTAACAGTTTGGGTGATTGGTAAGGATAAGGAGCACAGTTATATTCATGTATTTCCTGCTTGTGACAGAAAGAAGCGCCTTACATATACATATTCGCCCAATAATGTAATTGATGCTATGTTTGGGATATTGGGCCCAGATCATCTTATAAAGCAGATTTTAGATAGATTCTATAGTAGTAAGTAGAATGTAGAGATGGCGCCGGTGTTTTGCACTTTTATAAAATACTGGCGCCATAATATACACGAAGGGAGGTTATGCTGATACCAAGTACTTATTGTTCTTGTAATGTATACTGTATCTGTCAGGGGCAGTCTGTTACATGCGATGGTAAAACTAGCTCTACAAGTAATCCGCCGTATCCATTTGTACCAGTTAGAACCGGCGAGTTTATAACTGCGCAGCAAATCAAGAATCTACAGAATGCTATCAATAGAGAAGAGAAGCGCCGCAATGTTCGTATTGAACAATCTGGTACCTATCCAAATCAATCCGGCGTATCCGGCGGTGGTACTAAACGATGGGTTATAGACAAGCTTGTTACTACTGGATCAATGACTTCCTTTGAAGATGTATCTCCTGGATCATATATAAAGTCAAGTCACTTTACTGCTATAAAGAATGCTATTAAGAATCTCACTACCAAGACAATGGATTTCAATCTCAATGGTAGTGAACTTAATAGTATTGATACTAATACCGGCGCTATTATCTATGCCAAAGATATGAATGCTATGGCTAATCTAGTATCACAAATGGGTAAGTATTGTGTTTGTAATAACAAGGAAGCATGTAATTGCAAAGAAGCATGTAATAGTAACTGTAGCTGTCAGGGACATTGTACATGTAATAGTTATGATCCATGTGGATGTAATGGATATGTGCCATGTGAATGTTATGGGCCATGTAATAGTCAGTGTTCATGTAAAAGTGATACTTGTTCTTGTCAGGGTAAAAGTTCATGTGGATGTGATACTTATGTTACTAATAAAGAATATTACAGAGTGGTATATGTTAAAGATTCATATAATGGAGCCACTACTGTACATGAACGTAGTGGATTCTTAGTTTTCTTTTTTAAACCTTCGCCTACAGTTAAGAATGGTAAAATCAAAAGTGCTAATATATATTTTGATACAACATATACTTCATCAATTGGTGGGCCAATTCCAACACAATCCTATATAGATAGTATTGCAAATGAATCTAGTTGGTCAGTATTTTTATTACGAAATTTTATGATAGAATATAGAGGATCAAACTATTATTTAGATAATTCATATAACGTAAAGCCTGGACATGGTATAAAGCGAGATGCATGGAGTTATCGAATAATAAAAAACGGTGATAGCACATATGATCCTGATACAGGAACTAGTATCACCTATCATGGTCCTAATGTTAGACGTGCATCTAAAAGTATATCTAGTATGGTTGGTGTGCCGTTTGATTTTACTTCAAGTTTTAGACTGAGATTCATTGTTGGACCATTTGCGAATGTAGTTTTTATGCCTCCTTTTCATGTATCAGAAACACAGAATTACTTTAAAAACCCAAATCAATATAGACAGTGTAATATTATTCTAGATCTTATTGTTTCTTATCAACAATAAGCGATATAGGTGGTGATATCTATCAAGTTTAAACCAGATCTTAGTGCCTATATAGTTGAAAGAGATCGATATCTCTATGGCGCCGATGCAGATCAGCTGTTACTAGATCTTAGTAATCTGCATCTTTCTTATAGAGATTACCTAGATAAACTACCAAAACCAGTTAATAATTGGAATACAAATGATAAAAGCAAATACCTTGCTGCTAGTATGGGCGTCGTATTCAAGGAATACATTGATATGCTAAATCTATCCGGCGCCTTCAAAGGTCCACAAGGTCCACTTGGTCCAAAGGGTCTACAAGGACCAATGGGGGATGAAGGTCCTAGAGGTCCAACTGGTCCTGCTGGTCCAAAAGGAGCAAAAGGTGATCCTGGTACTGATGGTAAGGATGGTCAAGATGGGCCAGATGGTAAGGATGGTCAAGATGGTAGTAGTGGATCAAATTCTCCGGCGCCAGCAAGTTCTTACTTTAAGGGTACTACTTATACTATTGGTTATGGTAGAACTGGATCATTTTCATCATTGGATGCAGATAAGGCATATAGTGCATTTTTTGGTAGTGCCGTTCCTAGATCTCCATCAGTATTGTTTATCTTTCCAGTGATATCTACTGGTAATATTAGTAGTAATAAACCAACAGCGGCGTTCTATGTATCTAGTAGTTCTAGTAGTGGCTTTACATTCTATATGAGCTACTATGAACATAGGCCGATGAATCTATGTCCATTATACTTTGAGTACTGTGCATTTTGTTAATAATGGTGGTGATTCTTAAGTAATATGCCTGATCCTACATACAAGATTCTATCGCCACATATTTCTACCAAGGAACAACAAGGAGAGCTTATCAATAAACTTAATGATCTAGTAGATAAGTACTATACATTTGAAGAGATACATCCAATTGATAATTATACTACCAATGATCCATTGAAGTATTTATCGGCAAATATGGGCCGCGTACTTAAAGAGTATGTGGATTCTATGAAAGACCTTCCAGAAAATAAAGGCGCCGATGGTCTTAAAGGTCCACAAGGCGATCCAGGACCAAAGGGTCCAAAGGGTCCTACTGGTAATATAGGTCCAAAGGGTCCTACTGGTGATCAAGGTGATGCTGGTAAGGATGGTAAAGATGGCGCCGATGGTAAGCCTGGTAATAATGGTAGTAATGGATCTGCTGGTGAATATACTTATCCAACCAGTATGTTTTCTCCAAGTGGTAATGTAAGAATCTATACTAATATTTATAGTAGTGGTATCTCTGGTAATAGTACTGCTAGTTTTAATGCAGGATGTTCTCCAAGAATGGCCGGCGCACAAGGATATACTTCTTATGGCAGTAATACATGTCCTGGAGTATATATGACTTCTGCTGGATCAAGTATTGGTATCTATGCGTGGACTTCTCCGTGGGCCAAATTTAGTACTTCTTGTGGTTGTTGTACTTTTGCTATAGGATAATATAAATAACATGGCTAATAACTTTCTAGAAATCTCAAAGAAAATTCTACAGATAGTAGATCGCTATAATACTTATAAACTACCAGATCCTATTACTACTTTATCATCTTCAGATATCGATGCTTTTGCTAGTAGTGCTCTAGGATATGAACTGAAGCTCTATATCGATCAAGTTAAACAAAAGGGCAATTTAGAAAACATTGGTATTGCTGGTCCAGAGGGAGATATTGGTCCAAAGGGACCACAGGGGGATGTTGGAGATATGGGGCCACAAGGACCTGTTGGTGATAAAGGACCTAGAGGTAGAGATGGCAGAGATGGCGCCGATGGTAAACCTGGTCCCGATGGTCAAGATGGATCATCTGGTGAATCTGGTGGTGGCGCCTTACCTAATGTATTTAATGTTAATGGTAGTAATAGTAACTATAAGATATGCGCTAGCAGATCTTCATCTACTATAAATTTCAATAAGTGGTATAGTATCTATACTGGTACTAGACCGTATTTTGGTATGGTGCAAATACATCTTTCTGAGGGCAACTTTCATACCCACTTAGATACTAATGTAATGGTTGCATTAAGTGATTCAAGTCTTGCTTATTTCTGCGGGCAGATGGGGCGTAGATCATTTGGACAATTACCATCACATGGTATGGAAGTACATAGTATGTATATTGTAGCTGGATAACAGATAATATTACGATAGGTGTGAATATGTTCTTCAATGTCTACTAATACAAATAAGCGTCGCGGTAAATACTTTGAAGATGTTATAGTAAAGGATTACCGCAAGCTATTTAGACTAGATAAGTATCAATGTTATAGAGCAGGTAGTAGCGGTGCCAGAACTTCTATAGAATATAACGGTGATGTTAGTTTTAATGATCCAGAGCAGTATCCATTGATTACTGAATGTAAGTACTATAGGCATCTTACATTGGATCATTTCTTTCCAGCATGTGGTTCCTTTATTAATCAATGGTTACAACAGATTAACAATCAAAAGCAACACTATATAGATAGATTCAATAAGATACCACTTACTATTATAGTAGCAGGGCGCCCATATGATAAACATCATCATGTAGTTATTGAGAATCAAGATCTTGAACTAGAAGATCTAGATGTAGTAGCTGGTATACATCAATATATGGTATTCTATAGTACTAAGATAAAGCGCAATTACATCATGACTGATTATGTCCATCTAGAAAGATTATTAGAATACTATGGGCTGTTAGATAGGCGTCAAATTTTATAGAGAAAGGAGTTGGTACTAAATTCCATATAGTTATTGCTCATGTAATGCATACAATCCGTGTAGTAGTCAGAGTTTATATTGCAGTTCTAAGGTATCTTCCAACTTTAGTGGGCGTTATCCATTCACGCCTAAGAGTACCAATGATCCTATACTGGCCAATGATCTCAATGCATTAAAGAACAACATGAGGCAAGAGATTGCAATGCGTCGTGGTACCAATCCATCGTTTACTATAGTTAATCCAAATGGAGAGATTCGGGCCCGTGATTTCACTGAAGCCAAGGACGCTTATAACAACTATCTTAGGACCTCTCCAAAGGGTGACTACTCTGCCCAATCCAGTATCAATGATAATTATAGTGTTGGATCTGAAGTACAGACCAATCATATCAACATCCTCTACAGTAAGCTTAATGATATATCTAAGTACTGTGTTTGTAACAGCGAGACTAACTGTGGGTGCCAATCTAACTGTCCATCCAATTGTACCTGTAGAGGACACTGCACTTGTAACTGTAACAGTCATTGCCCTTGTAACACACAGTGTAGTTGTCATAGTCAGCAAGTTGGTGTTGCTATCTGTAGTTGGTCTGGTACTATTACTGGGACCGGCGCATGGAGCATGAATAACCATGTTAGTGGTAGGTATAAAGGAACCTATACAATGATTGAAATCGATTATACTATCTACCCATACTCTAGCGGATGGAGTAAACAGGAGTTTAAGAATCACTGCTCTTTTGTAGATGCGTACAGTTCAAATTATCAAAATGGTCAATTTATTCATGTATACAATGGTAGTTCTACTACATCTTGGTGTGTACCGCATGGGGGCAGTTGGTATTCAAATAACTGCTACATTTGGTCTCGTGATTTAGAAGGGTCTGATTTTGGATACTATACGAGTCATCTTGGTAAGTTTAAATATACTGGTAATGGTGGAGGTGGTATTATCACCAACAGCAGTAATGGCTTCATTATTAGGTGTAATGATACCTCTATTTCGGGTAATATCCGGCTATTAATTGAAATCACATGTTATGGGACTATATCTCAATTTTGATACACATATGGTCAGAAGGTGAGCGTATATGGCTAATCTAACAATCAAACATGCAATAGTGCAATCATTTACAACCATCCCAACTACAGTAGAGAACGGTACTCTCTATTTTGGTGAATCGGATGGTTCAATCAACTGTAACTTCGGTAATGGTATGAAACGGTTTGGTGGTGCCGCCCCTATCAACACGCTTACCAGTGATGATATAGACAAACCACTATCTGCTGCCCAAGGTAAAGTTCTAAAGACTATCATTGATGCCACTGTTACACATTCTATAGAATGGATCATGTTATAGGAAGAGACACAAACATACAACCATGAATCACAACATCAAGATCGAGTACGAACAGCGTTACAAAACCTTTGATGATCGTATTGTATGGAACTTACCTATCTTCTACAATAGTACTACTAAGACATATGGATACTTTGTAGTAGATAGCCATGGATACAATGATGATGGTACTGTTGATGAATCTACTATCAATACTGGTATACACTATACATCATATCCCAGTAACGATGAACTTCAATACATTGCTGCTGTAGAATCCGGCGTCGCTAATAGTAGCACCTATACTACAACTGTTACTAGATCATATAATGAGATAAAAGAAGATATCCGAGTATACAATCTACTAAAGGAATACACTAATAAGCATCCCCTATCATTGAAACCATATGATACTATCAATGAATATTTAGCTAAGAAGGCTAAAGATGACTATGATAGGTTCCATACTATGGAATATGAGATCTCTATCAAGGAACAAGAGATTGCATATGATAGGTGGATCGATGAATGCAGTGGCTTGGAATATAAGGGCGCTATTGTAGATACCGATGAAGTATCACAGAATAAGATTATGGGCGCCATTATCTACTCAAATACTATTAATGATCCAAACTATACATGTCGATGGAAGTGCCTTAATGGAGTATTCATTGATCTCAATCAAGCAGAACTTAATGAACTTGGTTCTCTTATGAGAGCGCATATTCAGGAATGTTATATTCAGGAAGAGAAAACATTGGCACAGTTACGTCAATGTAAAGATAAGGATTCTGTAAAGGAAGTCTACTATCAAGAAGTACACCATAACTATCTTACTAATAATAAGAAGTAGTGGATGGTGATGCTACTATAGCAAGCACTACTATTAGCATCAATAGAAAGATCTCTGTAGTGTATACAGTATTACAGAGATTGCAATCGTATATAAAGAGCGGCGCTGATGGTATCATTAATAGAGATCTCTTCATAGATATGAGAGATACCTTTTCTAGTGAGTATATCGGCGCCAGCAGATTCTACAATACCAATAACATAGATACTACTATGGTAAAACTAATGAAACATTCTCTACAATCCTCATACAATAGTATCTCTTTAGATAGTAATAGCAATGATGTTACTAGTACTATTGAATCACAATACCAATCACTATCAAAGGCTATAGATGAGGCAATAATAAGCGCCAATGGTAGTATCATGAAAAAGATTACAGCCACTTTAGATAATAATAGTGATCAGAAGATATATGTAAGATATATTAGGAAGGTTATAAAGGTACTAGTAATACTATCAGTTATTGATCATATGGAAGGTGTATTTGATAGTACTATTACTGATCAGAATAATAGCTATAATATTGTAAGGGATTGGAGACAACCCGATCTTACAATTCTTCAGGAACATATTGATGATATGAATCATATTATTGACGAATCTTCTGATACTATTATTAATAATGATAGTGATATTGATGATGGAGATGGAGTTGCGCCGGATACTATCACTGATACAGTATCTGATGAGTTACGGCGCATATTCTTTATCATAGTAAAGAAGCTACAATCACTAGTAGAGCGAATGGCATCATTAGATATACCATATAGATTTTTACCGGATATAAACTACATTGCATACTATACTATTATAGTAGCCATGTTAATAACTAACAATGGATAATGAGGATTGTACGAAAGGAGTCAAGTATAACAACATTGGCAAAAGATATTATTGATAACAAGGATACTAAGAAGGTTGTAACGGAAGCAACCTCACCACAACCTAAGTATACTGATAGTGATATTGAGTTGCTATCTACTGATCTAAAGAATCTTATGAAAGCTATTAATGAGGATGATGAGGCGCCGAAGCTTGATGGCAATCTTGATGATCTATTGAAAAATGATGATGGCGCCGATAAAGATGCTGGTGCTGGATCATCTGATGATCTAGATAAACTACCAGATTTAACTAATGATGATGGTACTGGTAAGGAAGAGGAAGGTGCACCTGATGATCTAAAGAATCTTGATGATAAGGATAAAGAGGGCGGCGCCGATGATACCAATACCAAGTACGAAACTGATACTAATGGTCTAGTTGATGCTATTACTAAATTAGCTAAGAGTGGACATAGTGTTAAGATAGTAGTAACAGCAGAGAGTAATGATCTAATGAAGAGTATTTTCAATATTGATGGTAAGGATTACTCTTATAAGGAGGCTAAAGCACTTATTGAAGCAGAGGAGTCTGATACAGTGAATAAGAACAAGGATGATGTTGTTAATAGTACTCTAGTAGAGAATCTTGGCGCCCTTACTGATGCAGTATCTAAACTTACAGCCAAGTTGTCTGATCCGGCGCCAACACAAAAAGGCGAGCCAGATGCGGCGCCAGTTACTGAATCAACCAGCACATTTAAGACACCCAAGGTTCTCAAAGAGAGCGACAACATTGTTATGTTAAATAAAGAGGACTATGAACGTTTTATTAATGAAACTAGTGAGCTACAATTCAAGGCTACTAAGGCAGAAGTGGATAAGTTTGCCTTTGATAATAAGCTACTAGAGACTAATCAGAATGATGCTATTACTACTGAAGAAGATCTACTTTTCTCAGAGGGTATGAGTAATGCATTCAATGATATAGATAAGCAGATGGACGCCCTTAATGAATCAGTAACACAAATGGCTAATATTAATAGGGCGGCGAGGTTTGTTGATGGTGGTCTTAGCGCACTAGCTATCTTCAATGAGACTATTGCACCATACCTTAATGAGATTAATGAGTATAAGAGCGCCGCACTATCTACCATTGCCACTGATAGGATTACTATGGAGGCAGTGAAGTCTATTACTGAGGGTATTGACTATAAGAATAAGTATGATACACTACTAACAGAGGTTAATAGCGGTGCCGCTAATAGTACCATTGGCTACGATAAGCTACTAACAGAGGGTATTAATGATCTCAATAATATGAATCGTATGGATCTATATAGTTCACTACTAGAGACACTAATTGACAATACTGATGGAGATACAGTACTAAAGGAGGATATTATTTCATTGCTAAATGAAGCTAATGATATTTCTGCAATGGATGCATCTAAGGGATACGACAGCAACTATCCCACATATGAGATCTTCTCTAAGGGCGTAATGGCGCGCATGAAGAAGATTGATATGAATTCTTCGAAATCTGATATTGCAGATATTCATAACGATGATAAGCTGATTAAGCCTAGTGACATTGACAAGACACAGCTACCAGTACTACAACCAGAGAAGTACAATGCCAATATTACTATCAAGAGTGCCATTTCTAACCTTATGGAGAATCTGATTGACGTTGATGGTAATGTCAACATTGATCTATGTGAGCAGGCCTATTTGTATAAGAAGGTAAATAAGCCCGAGAGTATTAAGGACTTTGCTATGCCTATTGCTATTGTGGAGGGCACTGGTGATGATAAGCATCTAGTAGCACATCCTAAATTGATTGAGAATGTGGCTCATATTCTTAAGAATGAGAGTTGTATGAGGGTGTATGATATTGCTAGTAGGAATGATCTATATGTTCTTAGGGAGAGCCTAATGCCATATCTTGAGGCAATTAAGATGGAGGCGCCCTGGAAGAAGACCACCACAAAGAAGAATATTACCAATACTACTGCTGTAATTAGCGAGGAGACGACTCCTACTACTACCACTGATACTGAATAGTAATAATATAACTAATAGATAGAAAGTGGTGGTGATACGGCAATGAGTATGAAACGTCGTGTTTATATTGCAGATCATGGCCAATTCACCTTGTTTGATATGAATCTATCACTCCCAGCAATCATTGAACTTACTGAGGAGCAGATTGAGTATATTAACACAAGTGGCCTATATAAATTAGAAGAACTTAGTGGTGCACAAACTGTTAAAGCTACTCCAACATTACTATCAGTAGTAGATGGAGATAGGTTTGAGAGGGCGCGCACTATTAGTGTAAATGAGTTATCATTTAAGACACCAATCATGGGGTCGCAATATGCAAGTAAGGCAAAGGATGCTATCATTGTTAATAAGAATAGTATTTATGCCAGAGCTGCTATTGCACAGGATACTAATAATCCAGTTAACTATACAGGTACTAATACCGTTAATGTAGGTAAGACTGATAGTGATAAAACATCGGCGCCCTCTTCCATAAGGGTCAATAACGAGGTACATGATTTAACTAGAGCGGCAGTATCTAAGAATAGTAGCAAGAAACAGCAACATGATAATAATGACGGCGCAGATCCATTCAATAGTAACAAGGATGATACTAGTAGTAATGAGTCATCTGCGACTAATAAATCTTAGAGAGGGATGATATCGTAGATGGCTTTGATTAATCCTATTGATAAAACACTTACTATTCTTGAGCTCATTACTGATAATCAGGAGAGTAAGGCGGCCGCAGAAGTAGGCCTCACTTGTGATAATACAGATACCGCACTAGCTAATACTCCTTATCTATTGAATAAGGTATGTGAGCTGGCTAATAGGAATTATAATATGCATGATAGTGGAGTACTAGTTGATTCTGCTTCTAAGCATCTGGATAGTAAGGAGTTAGTAAGTAGTGCTCTGGATATCTGTTATAGTGTTAATGAATCGGTATCATTACTAGTAACTAATGCTATTAATTCTCTTTCGTGTTTAACAGAGGATACAGAAGAGATGCGCGCTGCTGTTGTAGTTAGTGGCGATGATAGCGATGGTCCAATGATTGATCCTAATGAGGGTATGGACAATATCAAGAATAGCTATATCGATGGTCTTATGACTGCCAAGGATGCATTGATTGATATCTTTGCTGACACTGCTAAGCTACATAATAGTGTTAGGGCGCTTATTAGATCTAAAATTGGTGATAGCGGTAAGCTAGAGTATGTAGATTTGGTTGGCAATGCCGTTACTGGCGCCGGTATGATGTATGCTATTTGTGGTATGTCGAAGTTTAAGGATAGTATCAATGATGATGTTAATGAGTGCACCAATTCAGTAAATGTACTACATAGGGCCGATAACATTCTATTTGCGTCATTGTCTCTACAGGAGTCATTGATTAATTTTTATATTGGCATGAAGCGCTTTAATAAGGATGTTATTAATCTGTTTGAAGGGGTAGCCAATGAAGATACCACGGGTGATCCTTTTGCAGATACTAATGGCTTCTTTAAGACAGCACTTGATAGCTGCGTAAAGGATACTAAGAATCTCGGTAGTGCTGCACTATCCAAACAACTTGAATTGGGTGTAGAGGCAGTAGCGGCGTTATATGATGAGTATCTACAAGATTATGTCGAGGCTTGTAATGATACTTCATCTACTGCTGATACTGTTCCTGCAGCAGATGTTCCTGCTCCTGTGGCATCAGAGGAGGCATAGAGATATATATGGCAATTAAAACTTCAAAGAATGATCCAGTTATTACTAATGAGGCAGTAGAGAAGACTCCTGAGGAAATTAAGGCGTTTGTTATGAGACGCGCCGATATGATTAAGAAGGATTCTTCTGTCTATAAGTACTATATGAATACTCCTCTTAGTGAGCTGAAAACCAAGGATGAAAAGCTTATTAAGAAAGAGCTTGAGCGTAGAGAGCAAGAACTCCTTATTGAGCAGTATAATAAAGAGCAAAAGAGATTAGCAGCGCTATCAGAAGATACTAAAGTATTGACTGAAGATGATGGGGTTCCTGGTAGAAGTTTGCCAAAAGAGTCTCCAGTAATGTCAAAAGTTCCTACATATAATGCCCCTATTGGTAGGGGCGGCAATATTCAAATTGGCGATTCTACTCCAGATGTTGATGGTTCTACTATGAATAAATCAAATAGGCCAGCAGAAGTTCAGGATGGTGGAGATCCTGATCCCAATCTAGAGCCATCACTATTTGATAGTATTATGGATTTTATTACTTCTCTGCCACAACAGTTTATGGGATTGTTTGCAGAAGGCTCCGTGTTGCATACTGCATATAATGGTATTCTAGATTATATCCATGGTATTAGTGAGAAGGTATTTGGTAAAGATACCATTGATAGAGAAAAGCTAGAGAGCGGTGTAGAGTATACCTTTATGACTGCGGCGGCTATTCTTGCATTAGTTGGCTGTTGGAAGCTGGTAAAAAAGTATGTATCTAAGGATGGTACAGTTGAAGCTAATACTAATCCAGCAGACGTTTCTGTTGCAACTAGTGAAGGCATTGAGGATAATGAATCATATTATGCATTGCAGATCTTCAATGAGGGTGCCGATGCTAATAGTTCTACTGGTATGATGAATGAGCATATTAAGAAGTATGCAGATAAGATGCTAGCAGATCTATTAGTAGATGAATCTTTCGTTAAGTATATGTCTAAGAATAAGCCGGCACTTCTAGAAGCTCTTAAAAAGTATAAAAAAGATGACGCTATCCCTGTTAGTGAGAATGCTGAGTTATTGAATGAGAAATGGGCAGGTGTACCTGGTAGAAGTTTACCAATTGATACTCCTCCTGCTCAAAAAGTTGATACATATGATGCTCCTGTTGGTAGAGGTGGTAATATGCCAAAGCCAAAGGATGTAGATCTTGTTAGTAGAGCAGTAGATTCTATTAAGAAAACAGCTGCAGAAGTAAATCAACCATCTTTCTTTGGTAAGATGTGGAATGCTATTACTTCTTCTTATGTATCACTTGGTAATCATCTAAGAGATGCAACAATGTATGTTGGTCAAAAGATTGGTCTAATTAAAGATCAGATTGGTAAAGCATCTGATATGGAAGCTGGAATGTATGCTACTGGATATATTGCACTACTCATCATTGGTCTTGCTTCTCTATGGTATTACTATAAGAAGCATAAGAAGAATCCAAAGGATACTACTATTACCAATGAGTCTAATATGCTATATTTAGATAAAGTTGCTAGTTTATATACTTTACTAGACGAGGCTAAGAGTAAGACGCCTTCTAAGAAGGAAGTTAAGGCAGATGTCAACTTCCCTGATATTAAGGGCAAGGGAGAGTCATTGGTTAAGAATCTTTGTACAAGGGCGCGTCATGTATCCATGTCTTTGATTACTGATAAGGATTTTGTGGCCTTTGCTAAGAAGACCAATCCAGAAGTACTCTCTTATATGAAGGCTATTAATAAGAAAGCCAATAGCGAAGAGAGTAAGTAGAATTACTACTTATAATAATATAAATAATATCTAGAAAGAGGTTTGATATATATGGCAACACCACAGGAAACTGCATATGAGCGTAGAACTGGTAGAACTCCAGCAGTAACCTTTACTCCTGATCCTATTGTACCAGATCCTGCCAGAATTGAAACTCCATATGAACGTGCTACTGGTAGAATTCCAGCACCGGAGCCAAAATTTACTCCTACTCCTTCGGCTACACCAGATCCTATTAGAATTGAAACTCCATATGAGAGATCCACTGGAAAAATTCCATTGCAATATAATCCTAAATTGGATGCAGATGGTAATGTTATTGGTAATGGAGGTAGAGAGCTTGAGGGCGATGATGCTGCCGTTGGTGGACAACTTCCAGCTGGTGGAGGAGATGCAGAAGAAAAAGGCTGGCTAGATCAGTTTCTAGCAGATAATCCAAGTATCGCCGCCGTTTTTAAAAGCATGGGAGAGCATCCAGTGCCTTGGGCAGTTGGTACTGTTTTGGTTAGTCTTGGAATGTATGGTGCGGCGCGTAAGTGGAAGGAGTTTCGTGATAGGAAGAAAGCTGAAGCCGCTGATGCTACTGTTGTCTAATTACTAATATGAAGTCTATTAACTCTTACTTCGCTGATTATATTAGCGAAGATAGTAATACTTATAAAGCTATTGCGGCTAGAGAAAGTAAGTCTATTGGAACAGATACCCGTAAACAATATCTACGAGATCTAAATGAAGATACCTCTTACTTTATTCAAGCTAATCTAGATATGCTACTTGAAGACGAGAATGGCGGAGTTATGAGCGCCCTTTGGAATAGTGTTAAAGGGATGTGGCCATCTTTTACTACTTGGGTTAAAGGACATCCTATTGCCAGGGATTTAGTTCCTGGAAGTGACCCAAAAAACGTAACAGATAGTGCTGGTAATGAAGTTATTGGTGGTCTTAATCTACCAGGAAAAGTAAAGGCACTTGGAGAATGGATGCAAAAGAATCCAAATGCTACTGCTGCTGGATTGGCAGGCGCCGGTCTTCTTGGTACATACTATCTCTTCAAGAAGTTTATGAGTAAGAAGAAGCTCGATAAAGATGATCTTGCTATGTCTAGTAAGATTGATCAAACTGATCCAAAGAAACTAGATAATAGATAAGTAGACTTCTATGTCTACTATAATATAAAAACATTCATGATGGTGCTGTCTGTATGTATATAGATAAGGAAGGTGATGCTTTCTCTGTCTATTTGCTATAGACAGCACCACTGTTTCTTTATATACGAGAGGTGAGATTGTTATAGCTACTAAATTTGCGTGGATAAAGGATCTAACATTTAAGATTATTGATAACCTTACTAGTGATGATGATAAGGCGGCGCTATCTGCCAATCAAGGTAAGATTCTTAATGATAGAATCGAGGCAGCTATTGCTTCTGGTGGCGGTAGTGGTACTCCTCCTGCTCCTCCATCACCTTCAGATTACATAGTTAATAGTTTGGCTGGAGATGAAGTAGATAAGGCCCCTTCTGTCCATATAGTAAAAGAAGCATTGGATAGAAAAGCAGATTTGGTTGGTGGTAAGGTACTTTTAAGTCAATTACCAGAGATATCTGTACCAGCGATGATTAAAGTAGTTGGTGGGGAAGGTATCGTCGTTGATAAAAGTAATGATACTTATACTGTTAGTGCTGCGCCATCTAAGACAGATGTCATTAATAAGCTCAAGGATGGCAAGAAGGTAAAGCTTACATCTTCGCTTAAGTATAAAGATATCTGTTACTGTGATGAGCTGGGTATCTTTGTTGCAGTGGCTGAGGATAGTGATAAGGTAGCCAAATCAAGTAATGGTAAGGATTGGGCCGAAATAGTATTACCAGAGACATTAAAGTATAGTGCCATATGTTATAGTAGTAAGATTGGTAAGATCTGTATTGTAGCTAAAGATAGTGATAAGGTACTTGTATCTAGTGATGGGGTTAGTTTTGTTGCGCATACTCTACCCAAAAAACTAGATTACGTTGATGTAGTTGCATGCGATAATGTTGGCGATACTGGTATGTTTGCTGTATTGAGTAGTACTACTAGTATGATGGCATCTACTGATGGGATTAGTTGGATAGAGAAGACTATTGCTGCGCCAGTTAATGGTGGTACATGGAATGCCATTACTTATAGCGATAAGAGTAAACAACTAGTAGTTGTTGGAGATAAGGGCGCCATTCTTATATCCAAGAAGATCGAAGATGTTAATACTATTGTATTTAATGATAAGAAGCTTGATAGTAATACGGTTAATCTATCAGATGTATGCTATTCTAGATCATTGGATAAGTACTGCGCCGTAGTATCCAATGGTAGTAATAAGGCATATATTTATGATTGTAAAGGTGCCAATGATGTTACCAAGTGGAAAGAAGTAACACTATCTAGTTCATCAAATTGGGTAAAGGTAAGATACATATCATTCTATAAATGTTTCTTTGCTATATCTGGTTCAGAAAATAAAGGCGCTGTATCTCTTGATGGAGATACTTGGGAAGGTATAAACTTGCCTGATATTGGAACAAGTGGTACTAAGTATAGTGGTATTGCATGTTCTAGTAAACTTAGTTGTATATGTATGTCTATCGATGGCGCCGATAAATTCGTCGTTGTTGGTATTGATATACCATTTGTATGGAATACTATTCGTTGGGAAGAACATACTATACCAAGTAGTAATACTTGGCAAAGTATCTGTTGGTCACCAGAATTACGATTATTTTGTGCTGTTGCTAGTAATAGCAATAAAGCAGCAACATCACCAGATGGTATTACATGGACTGAAAGAACTTTACCAAATAATGCTAGTTGGTCTGGTATTTGTTGGTCACCGGAACTTCGATTATTTTGTACTGTTTCTGAAGGTAGTAATAAAGCTGCAACCTCACCAGATGGCATAACATGGACTTACAGAAATATAGTAAGTGATAGGTGGCAAAGTATCTGTTGGTCACCAGAATTACGATTGTTTTGTACTGTTGCTAGTGGTAACAACAAAGCAGCAACATCACCAGATGGTATAACATGGACTGAAAGAACTTTACCAAGTAGTGTTCGTTGGTGGAGTATCTGTTGGTCATCGGAGTTACGATTGTTTTGTACTGTTGCTAGTGGTAACAACAAAGCAGCAACATCACCGGATGGTATAACGTGGACTGAAAGAACCTTACCAAGTAGCACTTTGTATAGTAGTATCTGTTGGTCTCCAGAATTACGATTGTTTTGTGCTGTTGCTAATGATAATACGAGTGTAACATCACAAGATGGTATAATATGGACTAAAAGAACGTTGCCAAGTAATGATATGTGGCAAAGTATCTGTTGGTCTCCAGAACTACGATTGTTTTGTACTGTTGCTTATAACAATAAAGCTGCAACATCGCCAGATGGTATAACTTGGACTGAAAGAACGTTACCAAGTGTTGCTGATTGGATTAGTATCTGTTGGTCACCAGAATTACGATTATTTTGTGCTGTTGCGCAAAATAATAATAATAAAGTTATCATTGGCATACCAGAATAACCATCATGGTCAAATACATACAACCTATAACCACACCTATTCCTATCATCGATAACCTTACTACCCCTGAAACAACATCGGCACTCTCTGCCAATCAAGGTAAGGTACTCAATGATAAAATTACAACACTATCTACTACTATTTCCAATATAGTTGTAGATAGTTTAGATGGTAATGAAATAGATAGATCTCTATCAGTACACATAGTAAAGGAATCGCTAACCAACAAAGCAAATCTAGTTGATGGTAAGGTACCAATAGAAAACATCCCAGATGATATAGTATCATTGTATCAAAACAACAATAGTTTATCAAATATATGCGCCGGTAATGGTATTATAGTTACTAAAGGTACCAGTAATCGTTATGTAGTTAGTGTGGCGCCATCTTTAGAAATTATTACTACTAAGATTCAAGACTCTAAAAGGCTAAAGTAAGTGATACTCCATATAACTACAAAGACATCTGTTACTGTGATACTATAAACAAGTTTGTGGCTATCTCTGATAACAATAACAAAGTAGTTACGTCTTCTGATTGTAAGATATGGAATGAAGTAACTTTACCAACATCACTATCATATACATCGGTTATCTATAGTAGTAAGCTACATAAGATATGTATAGTGGCTAAAAATACCAATCAACTACTTATATCTGATGATGGTAATGTCTTTACTACAGTAACACTACCATCATTATTAGACTATGTAGATGTGGTGGCTATTGATAACATTGATTCTGCTACTGGTGGTATGTTTATAGCCATTAGTACTGGTACTACTATAGTAGTATCTACTAATGGTACTGATTGGGTAGAGAAGACTATACCGGCGCCAGTAAACAATGGTACATGGAATGCCATTACATACAATGATACCAGTAAGCAACTAGTGATTGTTGGTAGTAATGGATCTATCCTTATGTCCAATAGTAACATTACTAGTAATGTAGATAGTATAGTATTCACTAGTAAGAATCTATCTAGCAATACAGTCAATCTATCAGATGTATGTTATTCTAGTGTGTTTGGTAAGTATTGCGCCGTAGTATCCAATAACAGTAATAAAGCATACACTTACGATATTGGCAATGATACCTGGAATGAAGTTGCGCTATCTAGTTCTTCTAATTGGATTAAGGTAATCTATGTGCCATTCTATAGAGCATTCTTTGCTTTATCAGGATCAGAGAATAAGTGCGCCGTATCTCTCGATGGTATTACTTGGAAAGATATTAATCTTCCAAATACTGGATCCAGTACATCCAAGTACAGTAGCGTTGCATGTTCTGAACAACTTAATTGCATGTGTATGACGATTGATGGCGCCAATAAGTTCGTCGTAGTGGGCATAGATGTACCATTTGTATTAAGTACTATTCGTTGGGAAGAACATACTTTACCAAGTAGTACTTATTGGCATAGTATTTGTTGGTCGCCGGAACTACGATTGTTTTGTACTGTTGCTTATAGCAATAAAGCTGCAACGTCACCAGATGGTATAACATGGACTGAAAGAACGTTGCTAAGTAGTGATAGTTGGCAAAGTATTTCCTGGTCATCAGAATTACAACAGTTTTGTGCTATTGCTTATAATAGTAACAAATCTGTACTTGGTATTCCAGAGTAACAGTTTTATGTAATCAATCTAAAATAGTTAAAAGAGGTGATATTCTATAAGTACTAAGTATCTTAAGATCAATGTTCCACCTACTACTATCATAGACAATGTTACATCTACTGATACTACTGCTGCCTTATCTAGTAATCAAGGTAAGGTACTAAATGATAGAATTGAAGCAGTATCTGCTGCTCTATCTACTAGTATAGTAGATACGTTGGATGGTAACGAAACAGATAAGATCCCTACTGTACATATTGTTAAGGAAGCGCTTGATAAGAAAGCAGATCTTATTGGTGGTAAAATTCCTAAGAGGCAACTACCTGATGAAATTAGTGGTGCCGGATCTGGTAGTGGATCTACTAGTAATGTAAATCTTACGGCAGGTAATGGTATCATTGTAGATACTGATAGTAAAACTGGTAGAATGTATATTAGAATGGCGCCGTCTAAAGAAACAGTAATGAATGATGTTACTACGGCTAAAAAAGGCGCACTATCTGCTTCTCTACACTATAAAGATATCTGCTATGCCGATAACATGAAGCTCTTTATAGCCATTGCTGAAGATTCTGATAAGGTAATTACATCCTCTACATGCAAATCATGGAATACTGTTACTCTACCGGCATCTCTGAAGTATACTAGTATTGCATATAGTAGTAAGATGAATAAGACATGTATAGTAGCTACTAATAGTAATCAAGTTATGTTATCTGATAATGGTACTAGTTTTACTAGTAGGGTATTATCTAGTGGTACTATGGATTTGGTAAAGGTTATAGCTATTGATAGTATTGGTTCTGGAGTGTTTGTAGCTCTTGATATCACTAATAATAAGATGGTTACATCTACTGATGGTGGTATTACATGGAATGAGCAATCAATATCTGCTCCAGTTACCGCCGGCGCCAAATATACATCCATGGTATATAGTACTACTGATAAGAAGATAGTAATGGTTGGTACTAAGGGTACTATAATGGAATCAGATGTTATTACTAGTGATAACATTAGTTCATTAGTATTTACTAATAGAAGCCTCACTGATACTACTGTTGATCTATCTGATGTATGCTACTCCAAAGACTATGATATCTATTGCGCTACTATCTCTAATGATAGCAATAATGTAGTAGTGTTTGCGCCAGATGAACTTAAATGGTCTATGGTCTCCATGGGTAACGAAGTAGTTAAGTCTAATTGGATCAAAATTCAATACATGCCATTCTATAAGATGTTTATGATGATATCTGGATCAGAAGATAGGGCCGCCGTTTCTTTCGATGGTATATTATGGCAGAATGTAGTGTTACCAGATACCGGCGCCAATGGTAAATATAGTAGTATGGCGTATGCTTGCAATGATCTTATAATTGGTATGTGTCTAACTGTTGATGGTATCAATCAGATTGTAGTTATTGGTATTAATCCATTTCCGTGAGATTACGTGGATTACAAAACAATTACCAAATGGTGCTAGTGCTGATTGATGATGAATATGTATGAAGGTGCTAAGATGCTAAATGGTAAGTTGGAATAGATGGAATAGAGAAGAAGGTGATACAATATGCCTAACAACAAGTATATCGAACCTAAAACAAATACAGCAACCACTGTAGTAGATGGTCAGAGGAACTAAGAATCTTTTGCGCAACTGGTAATTTACTTGGTGGTAAGGTTATGATTTCAAGAGATGGTAATAGTTGGACCGAAAGATCTCTTCCGATTTCTAAATCATGGCGATCAATATGTTGGTCTTCTAAGCATCATAAGTTTGTATTAGTATCTCAGAAAAGCAACATAGTACTTACATCTACTAATGGCATTGAATGGAAGATTGTTACTTTACCAGAACAACTCGATTACACTAGTATTGCTTATAATAATAGCGCCGATACTTTCTGTATTGTTGGTACTAATACTGATAAAGTAGTTACATCTTCTGATGGTGGTATAACATGGACTACATCAACTTTACCAAGAAGTATGAATCTTACTTCTATAATATATGCGCCCAATCTTAACAGATTTTTATGCACTGAAAACAACAGTGATAAGCTTATTGTATCTACTGGTAGCAATGGTTGGGTTGAGAAATCTCTCGGTTCACAACAACATTGGAATCTTGTTGGATATTCTAGTTACAGTGATGTTATAGTATGCGCATCTAGAAACTATAATCAATGTATGGTATCCAAAACTGCATCCGATATGAACTTTACATGGAACATGGTATACACCTTCCCAAGGTTTTCACAGATGTTATATGGTATGGTATACATAGAAGATGACAATGCATACTATACATATAAGTATAATACGCGCGATTACTATAAGTCTACTGATGGCGGCGCATCATGGACGTCATTAACTGCGGCTAATGCATGTTTTCCATTTACTAATATGATATACAATAAGAAGTATAACATCTTATTGGCACCACAGAATGATAGCAGCCATCCATATTTGTGTATTACTAATCTACCAGTCATGACTACCGATACTTATAATACAACCAATGTAGCACCATATTCTTTCTGTAAGGATGTATCCTATTCAGAAGAATTAGACATGTTTTGTATGGTTGGTGATGGTAACCAGATCGCTGTTAGTAATAAAGGCGATCATACTCATTGGAGCTATTATACCTTAGCCACTAATGGTAAATGTGCATGTGTATGTACATCTTCTGGTAAATATAAGTTCTGTGCTATAAGACACAACAATGACAAATGTGTTGCGCTTTTAAGTACCAATGGTAAAGACTGGATAGAATCGCCAATTACAGTATCTGATCCGTCTACAGTTACATACATTAAGAGTATGTGCTATTGCGAGAAGCTTGGAATCTTTTGCGCCTTTACTACTTGTAGCACTGCTGGTAATCAATACTTCAAGTCGCTTATATCTCCAGATGGTATTAATTGGCAAGAATACTTAATTAACAATGAATACCATTATCTATATAACAGAGTTATGTGGATCAAAGATTACCAGTTATTATGTACTATGTCACATACAGGAACAATGTTTACATCCGCTGATGGTATACATTGGAAACAATATAAAATGTCTAATGATGCTGGCTATTCGTATATCTATGGGTGGGATTACGATACAGTCAATAAGTGCTTCCTAACTATATCATGTAGGTATAATGGCGATGATAAAGTTAAGACAGTGTGGCGCAGCTCATTAGAATAATAACAATAAAGATGGATGATGGATATGAAACTAAAGCACTTATATGAAGCCAGTTTACTGGAACCGGAAACACATGATACTATTATGGATCCACAACCACAATCAAGCATCATATTACCAGAAACAAGACCAAGTATAGTAAAACCAGAGTCGCATACGTCATTTTGGGCAAAAGAAGCAGAGAATCTGGCTGATGATTTTGTTAAATATGAGAGAAGTAATGGTAAAACTGGATCCAATGGGTTGAATGTAATTCACAAACTGAATCTTCTTGGTAAGCGCGGCGTAGATTCTCATTGGTATAATGATAATGATGTTGAGGAAGTATTTGTAAAACGCTTACGTTATAGAGATGACGAAGATTCAGCTGCCGGCGCTGATGGTAATGATTTTAATTATGTTACAAAGTTTAACATGACATTGGGTAAGTTAAATCATAGAACTCATTCATTTGACGAAAAAGACACGTCTCTTTCTAGAGATTTTATAGAGATTTATAATCGTAAAATGGCTCATGTAGCCAAAGAGCGTATGGAATATGAGCAACAGAAACAACGCGAATTAGAAGCTCAGCAAAATAGTGCCTCTACGAATGATCACAAGGAATCTAATAACAGCGAAACAACTTCGGCTCAATCAATAGAATCATCTTCTAAACAACAGGAGATTAAGAGTTGGTGGCAGGAGTTTCTTAAAGAACATCCAACCATTGATAATGCTCTTACTACCATGGGAGAGCATCCTATTGCAACTGCTGCTGGAGTAGCTCTTGTATCCCTTGGTATGTATAAAGCGGCGCGCATGTGGAAAGAATACAAAAGAAAAAAAAACAAGCTGAATCTATCAATAATATACTTAAAAGCTAAACATTCTTCTAATATAATATGTTCCAATCTTTTACAAATATCATAGTTACTACGACGAATAGTAAGAGATAGTAAAAAGTATCACTAACAAATAGATGATAGAGATTGTTCATATCGTCTCTATCATTATTTATATGATGGTTGTTGCTGCTAGAGACTTTCTAAGAGGTATATACTTCTGCGGCGCACTTCTAATATACATATAGATATAACTATAGCGGCGCATATCATCATAGTATAAAACGCGTATAGTAATAACAATACACGCTTAACTAATTCTACCTATCGATAGGGTATAATATGAGAGGATTGATAAGAAGTTGGCAAAAGTAGTAAATGAGTAGTCATATACTCTCATAGTAGTAATAGGAACCTACTATGATAACTATGGCAATTGCTGGTAACTTCTAATAGTAATAGATATGTATAAAGTATGTAGTGCAAGATCTACATACATATACAATCTATAGTAATACTACTACTGTATAGATACAGTAAGAAATATACTATTTATACTATACAATGGATGTTCAGCAAGATACTAGATACACCTAGCTCTCCAACGACTATATTGTAGGCGTATATGCGCCGAAATGAATAGCACTCTATGAGTGAAGATATAGTCTGTGCTAACTATAACTAGTTAGAAAGATATGCAGATATGCTATATGTAACAAGAGATACTGTATCAGTATATGACAGATAGTTCCATTAATTCTAATAAGAGGGGGACCGCAGAATTCCTAGATGTTAAGGGTCTTACTACACTACTAGAGGAGACTAATACTTCTTTAACTGGTTTTGGTATTGATCTTGAGAAATCTGATGCCATGACTAGGATCTATAGTGATGAGCAGACCACTAATACCTATATTGACTCCCTTTCAGAGGGCCTGAGTCCTGAGGATATTCCAATCTTCAAGCAGCTCTCTGTAAATATGATTGATTGCATGATGGGGCGCGGTAATTTCCAGAATCGGGGCATGATGAATGTCCTTACTGAGGATAATATCAGCGCCGGCTTCATGCCCAAAGCAAAAGTGTTGTTTCCGATGTTCAGGTTCTGTTGGCCACGGCTACATGTGCGAGAAATCTGCACAGTCATGCCGATGGATTCGCCAGAACTCATCAGGTACTTCTTCAAAGCAGTAGCAAAGAACGCTGATAATTCTATTGTGCCACTGCCTTCCTATTCACCAATTGGTAATGGGATTGCTATTGGTACGCATGCAACTCCTAAGGAGATTAACGTTCCTGGTACTGATGATCTACTTGCAGTTATTGCACCTGGTGATAAGAGGAAAGTTACGCACCTTGAGAAGAACTTTATGATTGTTGGTTGGTCTGGTACTGATCCAACCGGCACTGCTGTTTCCGATGCAGATTCTGTAACTCCTGTAATCTACGTAGTCGACTCAGATGGTAAGTTCGAGATGCATATCGATTGCGATCCAAAGAATACTGGAGTTAATGCGGTTATTGATGTGGTTTCGGGATTCGTGGACTTTGATCGTGGTATTGTATCGATTTCTAGCTCCAGGAGCGCTGAGGCTAATGGTAAGGTAACGAAGGTTAAGTGTGTTTGTGCTGCAACCTCCACAGAGCATAATATCGCGCCGCGTATTGTGTTCGATAGTAAGCAGGTGAAGTTCCAGGCTAAGGACGTTCAGCTGCAGTCCGAGTGGAGTGAGCAATATATCTATGATATGAACAAGCGTACTGGAATGGATGTTATTGCCGAACTTACAACCATTCTTGGTAATCAGACGCAGCTAACTATCAACAAGATTATCCTTGATGATATTTTGTTTGCAGTTGGTCGTCATGGGGATAACATCAGGAAGTTCTCTACAGATCCAAAGAAGGCGCGCACGTCGTTTGCCTTTACTCGTAAAGAGTGGGTTATATTGCCCTCATACTAGTATAAACTACTATGATAACTATAACAATTGCTGGTAACTTCTATACAGTAAACTACTACTTACATTATAGAAACATGAATGAATGATTTCATGTATTGTAGTTATAACTAAGTTTACTAGAGTATAGCATTCTTATAGAAAGTGTTATACTGTACAATGAATGTTCAGCAGGATAGTGATTACAATCACTTCTTCAACGACTATATAGTAAGCGCATATGCGCCGAAATGAATAGCACTCTATGAGTGATGATATAGTCTGTGCTATCTATAACTAGATAGTGTATTGATCATATTAGATCAATAGAACTGTAAAGAATGTGGTGTATGTATTTTGCGCCGCATATATTTACAACAGCGAATGAGCTTATGTATCATATTAATAAGTGCTCTGCTCGTATCTATACTGCTACCAATAACCAGGATGCAACTCACATCGTGGTGAATCCAGAAGATCTCGTCTGGTTCCAGATGTTAGATTCTTTTGCATATAACGGTGATTATGTGACAGGTGGCACGTATGGAAAGAGCAATGTTGGTACTATTTCCGATGGCAAGCAGATCATCGCCTCCCCACTCATGCCGTCAGGGTACATTTTGTTGGCTTCTAAGCCAGCTGATCTAACATTGGCGAATTACATTTTTGGTGCGACACGTTCTATAGTGAAAAGCTATAGCATGGAGATGGTAGCATAGCTGATATATCTTTAGAGAACTAATAACCCGAAAGATCAAATGAAGAAGTAACGTTCTGAAGGGTCTTCACTGAGACTGCGCGATGCATATAATTGTGTATTAGAGCGCGCAAAAGTCGGCAGAGAGATACCGTAAAGTCCAAGTAACGAAGTATGTATGGGGCAAATGAAAGTCATCTAGAGGTAGATGATGTATCCTATATGCCGGGTGTTCATAAAGCATCTATGATTAGAATGATCAAGAGATCTGACGAATTTGCGAATGTACGGGTCTAGATGTAGAACAAGTAGAAATGCTTGTATTTGGTGACAAATGTTGATGAGGGTTAGTAAAAGTCGAAAATATGAAAATCCTTATTGTGCGAATCTTGTATACTATTACAAGAGGCGGGCGCAATCAAGTCAACAGGCTCAGAGCAAAAATCTAAGGATGCATATGTATGGATAGGGTTATTGGAACGTGGAATCCCATTGGACGTTATAGTTTCTAGACGAAGAATATAAGCTAGTTAACCAATGGTAAAGTAGAGGCAGTACTGTTTGATCCTTCCTGTAATAGGAATGGAAAGGGATGGCCTCAAGTCATAACTAGTAGTAAGTAGATCTAGTGATCTATAGTACTAGTTATGATGGAACGCCGTGTGCGGTAAAAGTCGCATGCACGGTGTGGAATGGGGGAAAACTTAGAGATGATATCAAAGAGTTACCTATCATTATCGCCTTATGTACCAATGACAATCTCTCCATATCCTCTTGGTCAGATCCCAGCAATGACGTTCACCACGCGTTTTGCTAACCAGATGATCCGACCCGAAGGATTTGGAATGATTCGTATGTACTAATCTATATAACGATTAGTACTATATTAACTATAACTGATTAACTGTGCCAGCTGAATGATAGTAACAATATAATCATTCAGCTGGCACTTCTTGTTTATGTATTATATTATATTAGTATATGAAAGAGGGGCCGATCAATATGAAACGACCATATTATACCTCAAATAACAGCAATGATACTGATATGGATGCTGATAGCAATTTCAAGAAAAGTATCAAAGTAGTATTCAACAATGAAGGTGGTTATAGTAATCATCCTGATGATACTGGTGGTGCCACTATGATGGGAATAACACAAAAGACACTTAATAGCGCCTACAGTAATGGTATCATCAATCACAATAGACTTAATGACCTTACTAATAAGGACGCCGAAAGAATCTACTATCATATGTATTGGTTAGCATCACATGCAAATACTATGTCATATCCATTGTGTCTATTGTATCTAGATGCTTCAGTACATCATGGTATTACTGGCGCTATTAGATTACTACAAAAAACTATTAATAAGATACTAGATGGTAGTGTATTGAATGTTGATGGTATTATGGGGCCGATTACTACTAAGTATGTTAAAATGTGTACATCTAATATGGATAACACTAAGAGATTCTGTATGGTGTTTTTGGATGTTAGAGATGATCAGTTTGATAGATTGGTAGAGAGTAGACCCAGTAATAAGTCATTCATTGTTGGTTGGAAGAATAGAACACGGCGCCTTAGAAATCTTGTAGATGCAGTTTAATGAAGATTGCGCCGCTAACATTTGGTACTCTTATAAAATATATAGAAACTTTGCTATAGAATTTTCTATAGAAAATATCACTTATAAGCAAGATTTCATAGTAAGTTTTTGAGATTTTGATATGGTTTTTGCGCTTATATGAGTGATTTTAGAGGTGCTACTTTTATAGTAGGGTAGTTACCTTGCATTGTTTTATAAAGCGATGCAGATCATAGTTATAATGCGATATTTTGATTAATTTTGTATAAGACGTTGAAATCAGTAATGTTCGAAAACATATATATGATGGGGAGGCGATAATGGTTGCCAGGAAACTATGCTTGGATAAGAACACCGGAAGTAGTAGATAATTTAGATAGCGATAAAAGTACGGCGGCATTATCTGCTAAACAAGGTAAGGTACTAAAGGAGCTTATTGGTACTGGTACTGGTGGTGGCTCTGGTACTGATACATATTATAGGGGTGCCTATAATACCTCGGTAGAACTAATAGCGGTGCATCCTACTGATATTGCCGGCGCATATGCTACAGTAATCAATACCGGCACTATGTGGATATGGGACACTGCTACTAATGGCTGGAAGGATACTACCAGACCTACTGTTGGATCAAAGGGTCCGGTAGGTGATAAGGGACCCACTGGTGATAAAGGACCTACTGGAGATAAGGGGCCAAAGGGCGATCCTGGTAGTGGATCATCCGTTGATATAATAGATAATCTTACTAGTGATGATAGTAGTGCGGCGCTATCTGCTAAACAAGGTAAGGTATTGAAGGAGTTAGTAGATAGTAATAGTACTATAGATGTCGTAGATGATCTAGTTACTGATGATAGTACTAAGGCATTATCAGCTAAACAAGGCAAGGTACTTAAAGATTCGATACCGGAGTTAGAGGCTGGCACTAATATCAATATCACTAAGGATAACAATAAGTATACTATTGCATCGTTACTTAGTAGTGGCGCCGGTGTTACTGTAGTAGATGTTCCTAAGGATAAGAACTTTGCTACATCTAATATGAAGATTGAAATTGTTGCGCCCAATATACTAATACCAGGTCTTGGTATGTATAAGTATGATGCAGCTTCTACTTCTATTGTTGATGGAGAGACTGTTGTTGCAGTTAAAGATGGTACTCCTGGTAGATATCTATTAGTATTACCAGATTTGGATTGGTTGTTTGCTCTATGCGTAGAACAGATTGATACTCATAGATATAATCTTGGCGTTCTTATTGATAAGGCCAATGAAAGAATAGATAAGGTTAATGAAGAATACAGCGCCAAGTTAAATAAGATCATTACTTCTCATAGGGTAACTGTTCTTACTGCTACACAAGAACTAGACTTTGGTATTGTTTTTCGGAATACTATCAAGGAACTTACTATTGATCTTCCGGGCGCCAAGGTAAATGATCCAGTTCTTCTATCACATAATAATGAGGCTGTTAGTACTTATAGTGTATTATATAGTTACTATAATGAGTATGCATATGTTAAGGAAGATAATAAGGTAACTGTATGTGTATATAGAGTTAATACTAGTGGCAACATTGCTTTACCAAAAATGGAATACACTGTTCAGATTGTAAAGGAGTTGATCGAAGAGTAATGATTAAGTCCTATCAGCTTTATAATTTATTAATGAGTGAAGCGCTAGATGGGCCGACTCTTACTGAATTAATTACCAATAAGGAATATCTCGGTGCCCTCTATTCCTTTAGAACTAATCCTATTTGGCTTATTAATGTCTTTGAACATCCTTCGGCTAAAGATTTGATATGTGAGTCATCTACAGCCATGACAGCGATAGCCGCATCATCTACAGCCATGACAGCGATCTTAGCATCATCTAC